TTCTTTGTAACTCTTTTAGGATGTGCTTCATAATGGTATGTGGGTTTTGTTATGTGTTCTCTATTTTATATATTGTCTTTTGCGGGTTTTCGCTTCGTTTTCATACCACTTTGTAAAGATTTTTTTTTCTTTAAGTGTTTTCTTTTATCTTATTGATTTGACGAAGCATATCTATAACTCCTATTATAGTAACTATACATAGTATTCCTATGCTCATTAGTATCAGTATTCCTTTTAACATTGTTCTTTTATTAATCCTTTAATAATATCATACCAATCATCAGCCTTATCAGTTACTACTCTATTATATTCTTTTAATAGTGTATCTCTTTGAGTATCCGTTAGTGCTGTATTCAGTTCACTCTCTATCCTCTTTATATCGTCCGTAGTGACATTTGCCTTCATAGTATCTGCTGAATTTGTTTTTGTTTAGCTATCCGCGTTTTCGTTACTACCTTCACTTTCATTCACTCCCTCAACTAATTCATCCGCATTGATTTTATCCGTGCTATATCGCATAATCAGAACTTCACCACTTTCTTTGTCCAAATCCAATGCATATACCGGGTCATCCTTTCTATACCAATACTGCTTATCGTCTGTTTGTCCGATTACTGCCAATACTACATCATATTCGCCCGCTTCATCGGGTAGTTTACTCATCCATTCTTTTAACTCTTTTAATTTCATAATTGTTTATTTTTGTTTGTTAATTGTTTCTCTTTTATCAATATTCTCAATCATTGACTCTACTATGTCGTTTACTTTAAAGCTTCCGCCAAAATCTATTTGTACTATCATCCATCCAAATAAGAAGCCAATGCTAAGGTCAATAGTCCTTTTAACTACCGGCTCGGACTCCTCATTCATCGCCATATACCCACCCCTTTGTATTTCAAAGCCAATGAATGAGCGGCTCTGGCTCAAAAAGCTAAATTCTAATTTCATATTATTGTTTTATTGTTTAAGTTTTATTTTCCACTATTTCTTTTAATCCACTTATACATAAAGTCTGGATCCACGCTCTCATTCTTTTTATTCGGCTCTATATAGCTATGGTCTATTTTCACACCCCGATTTTGTATAAAGTATTTAGTATGTAGTATGAATACAATGGCATTAACTGCAACGATAGGCCCTTGCGATAGGGCTATTCCATATACTATCCACGCAATACACGCTACTGCATTGATTGCTCTAATCTTTGTTTCACCTTTTGGTATGAAACTTATTATTGTTAATGCCGTACTAATCCAACCTAATGACTCAATCATTTTATTTTACTTTTATACTATCAAAAAATTTAGGGTAACGACGTGTTTTCTATTTCACCCCCAACCCCCTCGCTTTTATTAACTTCTTTGCTTTATTCGTTTGGTTAATACTCTGCTTATTCACTATTTCCGCAATCCATTTAGGCCATACCTCGTGGTTTTCCTGAAAATTCCATTTAGGCGCTCTGCCCTCTTTTGTATGGTATTCACTTAAACACTTATTCTCAATTTGTTTACAATCCACCGATACATTTCGTTTCAATTCTATTCCATACAGTCCGGCTATTGGTACATCAATCTTTTGTGATTGTATTAAATAAAACTCTACATTATTTCCGCTATCCAATTCCTGCTTTATTAATTGATGAATACCAAATGTTCTAATCGAAGGTGTCCCAACTAATGCGTAGTCTCTATATATTGAAATTGTTTTTTGTATACCGCCCTTGCATACACTCGCACCTATTTTATATATTTCACCATTCACTACAATAAGATATACTCTACCCGATTCGTCTTTTAATATCGTTTTATCTGTCACATCCCATTTTAAATTCCACAACTTTTTAGGGTTTGAGCTATCGTTAGTGACAGTTGCTACCTTTATTGCTGTTTTAACTTCGCTTATATTCATTATACAAATATACGAAATTAATTTGAAACTATCAAAAAAATTTCCTAAAAAACGACCTTACCCCCAACCCCCGCACTACATATTATTTAGTACAATCCTCTAATTGCCCACCTAACATACCAATAAACATGTTCAAATCTAATAAACCTTTTGTTAGTGTTACATAGTTACTATTTTGGTCATTATACATTCGCCATTCGTTTAATGTACTTTGAAATTCGTTATATCTTAATATTTTAAACACTACCCATTTTGGATGTTTTACAAAAGGTATAAGGCCATAATTATATCTTACTCTAATAAGATAATCATTCTTTCGTTCCTCTATATCCATCACTACCCATCTTGCTTTCGTAGTGTGTAAGGGCGTTCCTTCTAATTTTTGTATGTTTTGTATTGTCAGCATATCTTATATAGTTTGCATACAAATAATAATTTTACCAATTGCATCAATTTCATTTTGATTTAACCAAAGTGTGCTACTATTGTATTCCATTATGTACATTCCATTCTCGGTTTTTTCCCTATGTAAAAGTATTGTTTCTATTTGGCTCATTTCTCTATTTGCCAATGTAAATTCATAATGATTTTTATGTTCTTTTACACCAATTACTTTTAACCAATCACTATAATCTTCACCAATTATCTTATGCGGATTTTTAATTGTTAGCATAACATTTTATTTTTACAAATTAATTCTACGAATTTTATCCACGATTTCATATCGTTACTTTGAACATATATGCAGACACCATTTGGATTGTATACTGCGTATCCTGTATCCTTGTCTTTATATCTATTTAATTTAATATAGACTACATTTTGTGTATCATATCTACCCGCTTGCATTGGTATAAAACAAAATGTATAATCCATTATTGTTTTATCTGCTCCGTATAATATCCACTCATTACCTTCCCAACTAAATTCTCTATTGATATTAGGAATAAGATTTTCTATTGTTAGCATATTAATTTTATTTTTTAATTCTACCGGCTCCTTTATATGCCAGTTTATATTTCGGCTCCAATAAACTACTAATCTTTACACCTTCATATCGGTTTGCTGAATGCACAAACATTGTTTCACCTATATAAGTTCCACAATGCCAACCCGATGGTGATTGTCTACTTCTAAAAAATACTAAATCACCAATCAATAAACTATCTTTTGAAACTCTTTGCGTACTATCCCACTGCCTATAACATACATTTTCTATTTCAATTTTATAGACATCTTTTGCTAATCGTTTATTGAATTGTGAACAATCAATACCCCTTTCAGTTTTGCCACCCAACTTATAAGGCTTACCCAACCAATGATACACAAAATTATTTAATGCGGTATCTGGTGTAATAAATGGAATAGAATCCAGTTTTGGTAATTCTTTTTTAGTTTGGGAATGTGCGAATATAGGTAAAATGGCTACCAATATTGCAATTAAAATAAACTTATTCATTTTGTAAATAACATATAAAAAAGATAACCTATCATTCGAAATCCAAAATATAAAACATATAGTCCAAATGATAATACTGCCAACCCGCCAATAGTTTCTAATAATTTGTTTAAATTGTTTTTCATTTTATTTTATTTTTCATCAATTCCGTAAACCAATATTAAGCTAATCCAAAGTGCTAATGCAATTGTTATTTTTAATAGTTTAATCATATTGTATTTTTTCTATTTGTATTTATCAATTACTACATTCATTGTGTCCCTACCTAATGTTATATTGCCCATTCGGTATTCTATTATCTTTGTATGTATTTCCAATTGTTTCAATCCTTTCATGTCCTCATTCAATTGATATACCGCACCTAATAAAAATCCGGTAGCAGTAAATGCAATTACTATACAAATGTCCGCAATCAATCCGCCGTTTTTTAATAACCAGTTTTTCATTTTATATTATTTCAATATTTTTAATTATTGTTTTATCAATTGGAAAATGTGATATGATTTCTCGTTCTTTATATCCATGCGAACCAATTTTGTATGTATAAAAATAATATGTCCCACTACCACTATAATCAAATCCTCTTGCTTCAATTGTGTAAGGTAGTATAACTCCACCTGATATAACTTCTATACTAAATCGTTTCATTGGATATTCACTTTCTAATTGCTCTTCTGCTTTTAATCTTTGTGTCAATTCTGCATCTTTTTGTTTTATCCTATTCAATTCGTTTTCATGTTCCAATACTTCAAATGATTGTTTGATTGGAAATAGTACATCTTTTATATTCATAACTTATAATTTAATTTTATGCTATTCTATATCCTGTATATCCGCAATCACAATGAACATTTTTTTGTGGTGGCATGCTTGTCAATGTTGTCATAGGATTAGTGTCCCACAATTCGTTTCCACATTCTGGACATGCTATTCCATTTTTTTGTGGTCTATTATCATATATTGCATTATGATATTGCCAATATTCTGCATTATGCTCATCAAGAGTTTTTAGTGGTTTGTTCATCTATTTGGTTTTTAATTCTTTTATTATCTGCCTCCAATTCTATTAACTTTTGTAACATTTTTTGTTTTACTGCAACTCCCAAATCAGTTACATTTTCAAAACTCAATATCCAATCTTTTTGGAAAGTTATAGATTTCGCAGCTTCTCTGTTAAACTCAAGCATTTGTTTTAAATAATAATCAGTCATATCTTTATTTATTATTTTCTTCTAAACATTTTTTACATTGTCCATCTGCATCTAATAAAGTATTGTGTATCGGGCATATATCATCACTCTTATTCATTTGTACTTTATTGACAACCCATCTATTTTCAAATTTATTACAATTGTAACATATTTTTTCGTCTTTATTTGGATTTTCCATAATTTAAAATTTATATATCAGTTGGTAGTATTGTTGTCTTATGCGCTTCATCACCAAATATTCTAAAACTTTTTACTAAACCCAAATCGGTTATAGTTACTGCTTCAACTTCTATTCCCCATTTTTTTACATACTCCTTAACTTCATTTGTTATTTGTGAATTTACATCTACCAAGTCCGGCCAATTTGTCATTTCTACAACATCCCTAATTATACCTTGCGTTGTATCAATTAGGACATCATTTGCATGCATTACTGTCAGCAAATATTTTCTCACATCTTTAACGTGGTATCTGATTATTGATTTTAATACAATACTTTGTTCATCCAGTGTAGTTAGTGTTTGTGATGGCAAATTAACTGATTGTGTAATCACAGGACATTCAATAATAGAGTCAAAGAAAGGTATTTTAATGTATATACCTGCTTTTAAATTCTTTATGTATTTTCCAAATCTTAATTGCACTCCCGCGTTCCATTGTTCAATAATCACAAATGGTAAGGCATCTTTATAAAACCTTACCAAAAAATCTATTAATTTATCTAACATAATTTTTTATTTTATAATAATATAATCATACCTGGATTATTTGATGGTATTGCAAACTGCATGCCCAATAACTCCAATGTTGTCATACATATTTTTAACATTTCGGTTGACTTTCCTGCTATTATTTCGCACATATCACCAGTATTATGATGTATGATTATCCAATTTTCTAATTCATCCATAACTTCATCGTGCGTTTTACCATGACAATCGTAAATGTGTTTCATTTTTTGTTTTTTAATTTATTAAATCTATGTGTATAAAGATTTCTATAATGCTGTTTTATCCATCCATCGTTTCTGTCGGTTATCATTTCACTAAAATACTTTGCTAAAAGAGTATCGTTTTGGCGATACTTCAAATCTTTGTTGTAATTGAATGTTTTTATTTTTTTCAGCATCAACTCCATACCGAAAAGAATTAAAATTCCAATTCCAATTATTAACAAATTTACTATTAATCTTTCCATAACGTTTTCTTTTATTTATTGTTATTAACAATCCAAATCCAGTTTCATCCAGCGAATATAAATCATATGATGTCCAACCATATAATTCAAATCTTCCTTTTTTTAATAATGTTTTTTGATATGAAATACTTTGATATGAAGTATCGTTATATTGTGCTTTACTTTGTATCGTTAGTAAGGTCATCAATATGCATATCAATATCATCTTCATCATCTTTGATTTTATTCTTTTTGTTTTCGATTTTCTTTTTTATGCTATCAACCCTTACTTGTCTAGCCCACTTACCCATATTGTTTACAGGTTGATAGTTCTGCCAATAATCTAATTCGTTGTTTAACTCTTTTAAACTCTTTTTTTGTTTGCCCATATTAAAAAGGATTTGAAGGTGTATTTTGTTTTAATTCATCAATTTGTTTTTGTAAATCTTTTAGAGTATCAATTAAATCAATGTGTATATTACCAGGTTGGCCGAATACTAATTTTGTTCCGCTATTCTGCACTACATTTAATATTCCACTATTTGCACTATTCGCGTTTATAGTTTGAGTTGCAGATGTCAACCTCATACCTAATAATTTATCAATCATTTCCTCAAATGTGTTTCTGAAAATTGAAATAGATTTCATTCTATCTTTGTGGATTGTATTTATTGTAGAACGACCTTCATCATCTTTTAATATAACAAGAAATGCATTAACTTTAGCACTATCACCGATTATGAATTTATGTTCGGATGTTAATACTGTCAACTCCCATTTTGGTTTTTGTGGTAAGTTTAAATTCAATATAGTTGCTTCATACTTTGTTTCATCCGCATTATGTATTGGATTGACAATTGAATAACCTTTGTATGTATATCCACTTATTTTTTCCCAACCTTTGATTTTCATTTTCTTAATTTTGTTTAAAGAATTATGACCACCCCATACTCCTAAAACGCATGCTAAATGATTATGACCATCTAAATAATCATATTCAATATTTGATGTATCTTTGCCACATATTTCACAGGTCCAATCCATTATCTGCCTCTGCGTTTTTTAACTTCTAATTCTTTTAGATATTTAGCTTTCCATTGTGTTTCAACTGAAATAGGTCCTCTACTAAACTTCTTTAAATCATATTTCCATATTTGAATGCACTCGTCATCCTCAAATCTATGTTCAAATTTTTGAGGCCTTTCTATTTTAGAAACCTCTTTAGCCATTTTAATATCCCTTTTGAATTGTCAAATAATAATTCCATTTTAACCAGCTGATTGCTATTCCACATGCAGGAGTAAACACACCCGTTTCTAAAAAATAGTTTTTGCTGTACCATATTTTAATAAATGGCAATATATTTACAACATCTACATTCTTTTGCATTTTATTATTTGCCACAAACCATTTACCCTTTGGTATTTCTTTTTTTCTTTTTGTTGTCATCTTTTTTCTTTTTATTTTCTTTTTTAATTTGTTCATCATATTGCTTTTTAGCATCTATGAGAACTTTATTTGGTGGAATACGCATCCCATAATCATCAAATTCATCTTCATCTTCTTGAGTTGCAGCATATCTATCTTCATCTTGTTCCAATGATACAATATAATCATCTTCTGGTTCATCACCCCATTCAAATCCTTCACTATCTTTAAAGTAATGTGTACCATCATTTCCATTTTGACCTATAATATCCATTCTCTCATTAGCCGCTTGCTCATCCCAATCAAAATGAGGTCTATTTTCCAATTCTTTGTCATCATTTTTATATTCATCCGCTCTATCTACAATCCATTGTTTCCAACTATCTGGATGATAGCCCAATCCGATTACCAATGTTTCAAATGCATCCATTAATTCGTCCAACTCCGTGTCACTATGGTCTAATTCAACTGAAATCTTTGTACCATATTGCTGCCCTGTAATGATTGTTGGTTTGTTAAAACCTGATTTAAAATTTTCGTAATTCATACTATTATGTTTTGTTTACAAATATACTAATTTATTTTCATTTAACCAAATAAAAATGGTGCTCATTTCTGAACACCATTTATTATATGTGTGCAAGGGTTTATTCATCCTTTATATTCTTATAAATTCTTTTTACTAATTCTAATTGTTTTTCAGATAAATTTCCTTTTTTTTCTAAATGTTTATCAAAGGAATTTATTAAATTCAATTTAGCCTCATAATACAATTTGAGCTTTTCCAGCATCTTTTTATCTCGCCAATAATTCATATTCAATTTCAGGTATTAAAACACAAAACAATAACTGACCGTTGCTTTTTAATGTTATATCACACATATAATATTCTCTCAATTCATTTAGGTATTCTTGCCCCAATGCATTTTGATTAAATATTCTTTTGACCTGATATAGGTTACTATTAAAATTTATCAAATCACCTCGCCTCATTTACTATTGTTTTATGTATATGCTCTGCCCACAATTCGTGTCCTTCTTGATTAAGATGCTTATCACCCTTTGTTGTCCAATATTCTGGATGCTCGTCCAACCATTCATAAAAATTATCACCACCATCCAGATTTAGTATAAACTTTCCATTATCCACATTGTATTGACTTAAATTTCCTTTGTTCAAATACCAACAAAATACATTATTCGTTCTTGTTTTTAATAAGGTATAAAATTTAATATATAATTCCGAATTACTTTGTATAATTTGTGGTTTTTTAGATAAGGTTTCTTCTGATTTTTTTACTCTAAAACCAACGCCATTTTCCTCTTTAACTTGCCAATCATTGTTATCAAAATACATAATATTAGCCTCAATAACTCTGACCGTTTCCCAAAAACAACTTTGATATATTACTATATCATTTTCATTTATGTTTGGTATATTTTCAACTATTCGTATACCAACCTGTAAATTGCTATTTCCAGCTTCGGCTGTGTTAATTAATTCCAAATCTAATTTATCTGCTAATAATTTGGTCCAATTATTTTCAATTTTATCAAATTGATGTACCCAACCGGTTGAATAACTATCACCAAATATCCAAAGTTTATTTTTCATTATAATAAATTATTTTTTAAGATAAACTCATTGTAATTTTCAAGTTTATTTTTAATTTGAGAAATCATATTATCATAAAAATAGTCATTTCCTTTTATTGATAAATGTAAATCATCCAAATCGCATTCATGTTTTATAGATAATTTTAACTTATCAACAGCCGGCGAAAACCAACTCAAATACAATTCAGGTTCAATTGGTATTAAAAATCTTTCCTTTATAATTTGTTCAAACTTTGAGTAACATTCGGTTGAAATTTCATCCAATGACCAGAAAAATACTTTTATACCTTTCAGGTCACAAAATTCAGCGATTAAAGAATACGCAGAGAAAGTATCAATCATTGCTATTTCTCTACTATGATATAACACCAAATATTTATCACAAATTTCCTCAAAATCTGGATCGTTTATGCGTTTGTCCATACTACCTGGTCCGGTTGAATGAAATTCTGCATTTTTTAATTTGTGTGTAAATGTTAATCTATTCCAAAATGTTGATTGTATAATAACAACATCATCTTTTTTAATTTTACTATAATTTTGAAAAAATAATTTCAAAATAGCAGTATTTGATATGCCACCCCTTGCAAAGTTATGCAATCTTAAATTCAATTCGGTTGCAATTCTATCTACGAATGCAACTTCATAGTCCAGTTTCTCACTATTAATATAGCTTAAATATGGCGTAAACCTAACACCATGTCCTGCACTAAAACTATCACCAAATACAAATAAATTATTCATTACTTTAAAAACAATTGAATTGCCACTATTGTAAAACCTAAAAATAAACACAATCCATTTTTTAGATTTAGCGGCTCTTTAAATAAATAGTGTGACATCAATGTGAATACAATTACACCAATACCAAACCCAACTAAACGCGATGGCCATATTTGACCACCAAAACCTTCTATAAAAGAATTTACTGATTTTATGTATATCCACCCCAAAGGTACGCTTACTAATATAACTGCCCATTGATATTTTTCATACCATCCATATTTGTAGCTTCCTTGCAGCTGTAAAAATGTACCAATTTGTCCTAACGCACCAAATACGATGCCTAATAATATTTTATAATAATTCATAACTAATTTTTAATATGGGTCATCATACGGCTCAAACGCTCTACTATACCCGTCCAATTCTATATAACCAATTTGGTCATATTTTTTTAATATAGATAATATTTCTCTTTGTTTTTTATTTGTAGTTAATTGTGCAACTTTGACCCTACCTAATCTCAATGATTTATCATCTACATCCCTTCCCATTGATTCCAATTTTGGTTTAATTGTTTCTACTAATTGTTCATGCGTTAATACATCTGCACCAAATGATACGTCAAACTCGCCACTTAATAAACAAAATGGTGAAATATTCTCTTCAAAAATATGGTCATCGTCATCCCAACAAACTTCTTGCCAAGTTTTACCCAATTGGGCATAATGTAAATACACTGCTCCAAATTCTAAATTCAGTTGAAAATAATCTTCTACTTCAATTGGTAAGTCATCTTTTTGTATCCCGTTTACATCCCAAAATGTTGTACACAAAAAAGGTTTACCCACACTAACTGCTTCCAATTCATGTGATAGGTCGTTCAATCCTCTAACTGCATTTATCAAATCCCAATCCTCACGTTGTTCCATCAATAGATACCATTTTGATTTATTCCAAACCTGTCCCATTAGAATTTCAAAGTGATGATGCACTATATTATGTAATTCCGTATTATATTCTTTTGGTGTTTCTACTTCAATTTTATAATCATACTCCGTTGCTAACCAACTTGAATTTATTTTTTTAATACAATTGTCTAATTTTTGTAAAAGTATTTGTGGTGACCTTCTATCCAGATTAAATCCCGTCCATCTTGTCTCTAATTTAGATTTACTCCTTAAAAACTTTTTGAGTTTTTTAACCCATAGTTTAGCTATAACATTATTTTCAACTTCAAACTCCAATGGATATAATGTATTATCTGGAGCCATAAAGAATATTCTTAATACCATACACTTATTTTTTACAAATATAAAACAATTATAACAAACTTCCAAATTATTTCTGATAAAAAATTATATTGCTTCTTTTTTTACAATCCACAATATCCAATTTACCATCATTGTTTATGTCTATTATTTTAATAAAGAAAATCCAATTTGCATTTGTATTGTATGTATTATTTCCATACAATTCGGGTGTTATATCTTTTAAAGATTGCACATCATACACCGATATTTTATAACCTTTATAAAAGCCAGATTTATCGGGGTCACCTGTTCTCAATACAACTAATTCGTTTTTACCGTCTTTATTTAGGTCAACACAAATTGCATCCAATAACAATGCAAAACCGGTAGTATCCATTGAAAATGTTGTGGAATTAAAAAACAAAAATGAATTATTTGAGTTGCCCCACATTATTCTTGTTTGAGCCGGACCATTATGATATTTAGGTAAACCAATTTGAGCAAATTCGTGACCAAATGTAAAATAATCGGTATAGCCGTCTTTATTCAAATCTTCTAACAAGCCACCAATAAGATGTGAATTTTGTAAAGATTGTTCATAATTTGTAGACAAACTAAAATTAGAATTTCCATCATTAATCATTAAGTATTGTTGCCCCGCAGTAGACATCAATATATCTATATCACCATCCTTATCTATATCTGCTGAACTTCCTAAATGCCAAAAGTTTTTTGTTGTTCCTCTTATTACAGGACTTATTATTTTTGATTTAAAAGATTTTCCATTTTGGTTAATTAGTAGTACAACATTTTCACCACCATTTGCACCTTCAAATTCATGTGAGAAAATAACGGCATCTAAATAGCCATCATTATTAAAATCACCGGATATACACGACCTAGGCCATACCGAATAAGACTCTTCATCAAATACATCAGTAACTTTCAAAAACACATTATTACCCTGGTTCTTTAATAGGATTGGTTTGTTACTCAATCTAAATGCCATTACATCTTCCATACCATCCAAATCAAAATCACCATATAACCAACAATTTGCTTTGCTATCATATGCCATTACATCAATATATTCTTTTGATAAAAGATTAATTTGATTTGAAGACAATCCTTTATAATCAATAATATTAACAATAGGTTTTTGATTTTCTTGTGGTTTTGGATTTATTATAACTTCCTTTGTACAACTAACCAAAAATGTCACTACGATTATTGCTAAATATTTTTTCATGTTTTACTTTTTAAGTTTATCAATGTGCTTGCATGTTTGTGGCAGTTGTTTGCTATATACAAATGATTTACAACTACAACTCCAATTTTTGTTTACATACTTAACATCGTGGTATACATCACTGCTATCCGATTTAACTAAAAATGATAATACACTAGGTCCATTGGATATACCACTTGCATTTTGTATATTAAATTCGTTAATTATATCTTCTACCATCCATTCTAAAAAACTTTTAAATTCATCTGGTGTTTTCATATTTTCATTCATAATGCCAAAATTCTTAATATGTGGTCCGTTGACACCATCACCAGCTACTGGAACATATACCTCACATTTATTTTTATCCCAAAAGATGTCAAAATAAAATACTCTATTAAGTTGTCGTTCACCCTCGTTATCAGGTAGTAACCAAACTCTAGTGAAATCACCATTACCTATATTTGCTAATCCTTCTACTCTTATTTCCCACTCAATACCTAAAAATTTATGTTTATTAAATGCTATCGTTTCAAAATTTACTGGCTTTTTCATATAATTAATTTTTAAATTTATTTAATGTAATTGCTTTTTGTATAAACTTACCCATTTGAATAATAAATGTATTTTTTGATGTTACCATATCGGTACTTAATAAATTGTCTTGAAATATATACTCACCGATATCACCCTCACCTAACACGCATTTTTTCATGCTAATGCAATTGTGTTCCCATTTCAATTCAAACTTGACACAATAATCACCTAAAAGCGGGCCGTTACAAAATACCCACACCCAATTTGAATGTTCGTAATTTTGCATATTATCAAAATCAAAATAAAAAGAATATCCGTCTATATCAAAACTTATTTTATCTATTTTTTCAAAATTTACTGGCTTTTTCATATTGTATATACTTTAATCTTTTTTAATTTAGTTTGTTTATCTTTTCGTCCAATCAATATATCAATTCGTTTCTTAAAACGTCTATGCATTAAATCTCTAACATAATATGTTCCATCATACTCTCCGGCTCCAACAATTTGGACTTTAGTGCCCCATTTCCATTTCTTTTTAAGGTCATGTGATACTGCAATAATTTTATGTTTCTTTGGGTTAGTAATCTTAAATCCACTTGCAGTAATGTTGGGTGTACTATCACACTCTTCTGCAACAGCTCTATATGTGGTCATTGTCACCACTTCCGGTTTCTGTGTTTGTATTATTTGCTCTATTCTAATTTCCTCTTTTTTTATTTCATATGGAATTAAAATATACAGCCAAACAAACATCCAAAAATAAAAGTTCATATTATAACAATTTAGGTTTCCAATCATCCGTTAGGAATTTAAGTTTATCCATTAAACTTTCTATATCTAATATATCTTCATGTTTTATCCAATAAGGATAGTTTACACTATAACTTGAATTACTCCATTTTCCAATTTCATAATAACCATTTTCTAATGGTTTTCTATATAAAATAATATGGTGTCTCATATGTCCTCGCCATACATTAATTTGATAACTATCAGTCTTTTCACTAACTTGTTCTATAAAATTTTTAGCATCCCAACCTTTACCTTTTAGTTTTTCGTAGTTTTTAATTGTTAAATTCATATTATCTATTGTTTACATATTCAGTTTGCATTTGTTTTATTCTCACTATTTGCTGACAAAATAGTTTCAAATCTTTAATGAGGTCAATTGGTAAATATAATTCTTGAGTAGAACAATGTAATGTATACCATGCTCCGGCATTGCATTCTTTATCCAATTCTACATGCCAATCACTACCAAACATTCTAAATCTAAACACATATTGTTTATCTTCATCTTTTATAGATGCTGCCCATACATTATCACCAATTTGTTTTGATAATTCATCTTGAAACTTATCTTTTAATTCGGGCGTAATATTAAATTTCAATTTCATAACTTATAATTTTCTTTTATGTCTTTCTTCAAATTTATCCTCTACTAATTGTGCTGCTTTATCATATCCTTTATCTTTTAATAAGATGATTGCAAACATATCAGCTGCAATTTCATCATCATCATTTCTATCCTTTGTATGTTTCAACATTATGTGTGCTACTTCATGTGCTTCAACCCACTTCAATTCATCTTTGGTTAACTTCGCTTCACCATCTATGAATACACAACCCGAAGATGTTTCAGCAAAACCAAAACCACACATTTCAAATAGTGGTTTCATTATTTCGTATCGGTAATCATCTTTGCCCAAAATAGCTACTGCAATGTCACTACGAAACTCGCTAAAATATGTTTTAGTTTTCATATTACATCTTTTTTCCCATGTTATAAAATATTTGTTTAAGACCACCCAATGAACTTATATTTTGTTTTTTAGTAATTATTTTTGCCAAAGGTAAAGGACCACTGTCGGCAACTTCAACCATATTTAGACTTGCAAGTTCACCATTCGCATCCGTAGTTGGTACTGATAATGCCACTTCAATCTTTTCTGGAACATTATAACCATGTTCTTTAACTTCATTAAAGGTAATGAAATATGTTTTAGCCGATTGTTCGTTTGATATTTCATCCACATTAGTACACACATACATTTGCTTTTCTGCATTGAATAATGGAATATTAAAATTCATATTTACTAATATTTTTGGACTCATTTTTGTTATCTTTTTCATGTATTATAAATTATTGTAATAGTGTTCAAATTGTAATACTCTATTATGTGCCCAATCAACAAATGAATTAATTGTTTTCATAGGTTGGCTTGTAAAGTTTCCACTATAAATGGTGTCAATCCAATTAGTCCCATCACCATTCTCTGCTCTTTTTATTTGATATGTTTCATTTTCCCAATCTATAATAAATGCTATTACATATTTTGTATCATCGGCTTCAGTATATACCCACAATTCAGGTTCTATACCATTCGTTGAAAATTTGTATTTAGTACCTGTTTTGGTTGTAAATTTTACATCGTCTATTTTTCTAAAATTCTCCGGCTTTTTCATTATCTATTTAATTTTGTTATACATTCATCAATCTTATCTCTTAATCTTCCACCATATCCAAAATCACCGTCAACTTGTACATGCCTCCACATTGGGATACGTGGTGTCATCCATTTGAACTCAGCACTTAATTTCATATCATCAATTGCAATCCAGTTACTAATCTTATTATCCTTAGCCCATTTCACAATTTGGTGTGCTCTCTCAAACTCTAATGATGGACTACTCATTTTATTCCATATCCCCATTTGTCTAGTATTCATATGGGTTGTGGTATCAATAAGTTTTGCATAGATACCATATTCAATAAACACATCACTCATTTGTTTTAATGTGTAATGCATTTTCCAATCAGAACTTAACACTAATTCTGCATTTGTTTCATCACATATCTTTGCTAAAGCCTCACAATCAGCCATATCCCATGCGTAAGGTATTGTAAATTCATTTGAGGTATTCTCATTTATCTTCACTTTACCATCACCCCACGTTCCCCATGCCAACGGGCCATCAATATCAATGAATATTATTTTCTTTCTCATAAATTAATTTTAATATATAATATGAATTGGGTTTTCAATTAGTAAACCACCACCATTTCGTTTACCCCATCCTTGATCCGGGTCTTGTTCACTTATCGTTGTTGGTATTATACCGGTGAAATATTTTTCTAATACAACTGCAATACCATCGCCTGGATTTGAATTGAACATTAGTTCACATACATCATTCCAATCCATATTCCATTCAAAATAAGTTTCATTATTTTCTTTAAACACTCTACCATATGAGTCATAATGGCCTCGCATTTCCTCTATAACTTTACCATCTTTTAATAGATACAATCTAACTGCATCGCCGTCAAACGAAGACGATGCGACCGGCAAACCACTCTCTTTACAAATAAAACTAAAACATCCCATAACTTTATTTTTTTGTTTTTATTGATATAATATGTTTACAATCTTTACCTCTACCGAAACCATGCGCCGGGCAACTACAAGTCCAAATACCGTCATCAGTTACTACCTTATACACATTTCCTTTACTACCTTTAACTTTGTATTCTTTTCTTTTCGTTTTTGTCACTTTGGTTTGTTTTCCGTATTCTATTTTATCCCACATCTTTTCTAATTCATTCCAACTATACCATCGGTTTACTTCTATCCACCCACTACCACTACCGGTACATACAATCCATTTTTTACCTGTAATCGGGCTTTCAAAACAAAATGGTGGATAATGTGACTTAATTCTCATAACTTATAATACTTTTAATGCTTGTTTAAATGTAAATTGCACATTCTTAATGTTACTAAACCATTTAGCCGATATCCTATGACCCATACCTGTACCATTATCAACTTTATACATATTTCTACTTTCTTCACTATCCCATTGAGCTTCTATATGTATATCAACACAAACCCATTTTTGTTCTTTGGTATCTCTGAATTCAAATCGGTATCTATCATCTTGTTCTGCAACCCGGTGTAGTTTATATCTACCATCTATAAAATTCATCCCTACTATATCATTTGGATTTTTAATCTTTAACATATTATTCGTATTCGTTTCTATTAATATTAATTACATAAGGAAAACGGGGTATTCCATCAGGAGTTAAATTGAAATATTTAATCGTTGCTTCCTTACCGATTAGTTTCTTCCTATTCTTTAACATTTCCGCAGTTTCTTCCCAAGTTCCTTTTACATTTGATTTGAAAGGTTTACCATCTGCTGTTTCAAATACCATATACCCAGCAGTTCCTGCTCTATTGCCTTCGCCTTCACAAATATCAATGATAGTATATTCTTCGTCAATGAATGATTTGTGTTTCATTAAATTCTTACTTCTTTTATTCTCATACTCTTTATTCAGCCGTAACATCTGTCCTTCATATCCTTCTTCTACACAATCTTCATATAAAATGTTCACTTCTTTTTCATTCCTACATACCATTGTTTTAACCAACACACAATATTTAGGTAAAGCATCATACATCTTTATTAGATTATTAAAAAATCTATTTTCAAATGTTCCACTTGCCGATGGTAGGTCGTAAATGTGATACTCAATATTCTTTTTACTTTCTTTTAAGTCCGCATCAGTTGGTTTACTTTTCTTAACTAACGATACAATCTTATTAAAGTCATTTGCGAACTTATCTGCATATAACTCACCATCAAATATCAAATCAGGATTTTCATCAAAAAGAGATTGTAAACCTTCTCTAATATGTGGCGCTGAAATGATTGGTTTACCATTTCTACTAAACATACCATCTTTGGTCACTATACAACGAATACCATCCAATTTAGGTTGTGAGTATATTGGGTAAGTAATTTTATCTTTACTATCTTCCCACTTACTCGCCAACATTGGTTCAAAGTATTGAGTTTTGTTAATGTGTTTGATATTCTCAAAGTAACCACTCTCCAACTTCTTTGTTCGTTTAGCTTCAGCTTCTTTAAGAGCCTGCTCACTATCCGTAGTACCATTTGCCTTACCTACATTCTTACCATATACTACCGTCCATTCGTTTGTAGTGATTGCTCCACCAACTTGTCCACTATGTGTTCGGTATTTGTTACCGACTACTTCAATTGTCCACTCTTGCGTTGCACCTGTCTTTGTCTTTTTGTATATTGTATCTAATTTCATAACTTATTTTTTATAATTTCTAGCGTTCCACCTTTCAAATTCGTGGTGCTGTTTTGCACACTCATTAAGAATGTACAAAAGCTTTTTAATAAATTTCTTCATATATTTGTTTTATTGTTTAAAGTGGTCCTATGCCTGAATAACTTTGTTTAACTCTTACATCTATCGTTTTATCTTGTTCGTTCCAAATTAAAGATAGTAATGTATCCATTGAACCCTCAACCCATTGTTCATCACCATCAATGAATTTGGCAACACACCATTTATCAGGTGTTACTCCGTTTAATTCCGTAAACCCACCTCTAATTTCTTTAATCATTGATACATTGATAAGTTGTGGTAGAAATTGACTACCATGTGATGATACATTTAATTTTATAAACATAGGTTTTAATTTTAATAATTTGTAATAATCTTTTTTTGTTTCACTTTGTTCGGAACTATATGAGTTTGAACTTCTTAATGTTTGTTGTTGTATCAACCCTGCTCCTAATAATACTCCTATCATAGTGTTTTAATTTTACCACCAACTTGTATAATAAACTGTCTTACCTTCCTTGATTGCTTCTCTAGCTTTTGAAATGAATTGTAAATCATCATCCATTTCGTCACCCATTGTATTTCCAAAAAAGAAACCTGCGGTATCTGGTAAATTACCATCTCTAATATCTTCTTCTAACACATCTAAATCATTATTAGTTAATACAACACAATCACCATTGAAACTATCACTCTTACCACCTTTCTCATCATATAATTCTTGCATCCAACCATGTAAGTTAGGATGTTTTCTCCAATAGTGTAATTCTTCAGGCTTCAAATTTATTTCTTCAAAGTCTACCTCTTTACTTAATTTTGCTTTGGTAGTGAAAGCGTACATATCTAATCCCATAATTTTTATTTTAATAAGGTTACAAAATTTCCAAAATGTTTATCAAATGTTTTTACTAATTGGTCGTAATTACCACTCATCATTTCGGCTTGAATTGCTTTACTATCCAATCCTAATTGTTTAGCCAAATTACCAGCTTTACCAATCAATACAAATGCATTACCATCAGGTCCTGTCAAATCTATTACAATACCTGTTTGTTTTTTACTCTTTATCATATATTAATATTTTACTTTACCAAATGCCATTGCCATTGCTAATGTATTTCTATCGTAGAACTCTACATTTTGTTTTACTTCGTTGATGTCAATTTTACAATCAACTGTCTCACCTTTCGAGTCACATCCTACAATCAAACCATTTCCCGCAAACGGCTGATGTGCTCCTTTATACACAAAGAATGTATTTTCATTGTTATACAATCCTTCATCATCTACCATAATAGTATCACGTTTCTTTAATGAATGTGCGATTGTGAATATTTGACAACCGATTTCTCTATTAATATCCTGATAATCAGATGTAATGTTTACTTCAATAACTTGTCTATTTTTTGCATCAATTTTAATTGCTTTCATTTGTTTAAATTTTAAGATTTTAACATATATAAATTTTTATAATGTGTACAACCACGATTACTCACCATCTTCGGTATCTTCATCGTCCATACTACCGCTACTGAATTGCGAGTGTAGTTCTGCTAATTCCCTATTCTCCTTTGTGTTACCCACAACACCGGACTTCAATAGTTTTTCCATTAAGTCAGTTTGTACTGCACCACTAATCCATTTTTCAGCATGTTCTTCCGATATAAATCTTTTAACAACATCACCTGTCTTTTTTTGTATAACTTCAACAACTACCAATCCATTTGGTGTTATACCATTTCTCATTTCATATTTACTTTTTCCTTTTGCCATATTATTTCTTTTTTGTTTTTTTAGCTTTTCTTTCGTTTTGTTTTTCTTGCAATTTCATTCTTTTATGAACTAACAAAGATAAATCCCAAAATCTATCTTTCCAATAATCCAATGGTCTCAATTCTTTATCGTATTTCACAATTCGTTTTTGAACACCAAATCTTGTCATAATCTTTTCGCCCAAAATCGGCGTATAACCCACTACATTATAATCATCACCTCTTTCTAATGTAAGTTTAGTTAAGTAATCAACCGCTAATTGACAATCTTCGTATGCTTCTTTGTGAAATTTATTTTCGGTTTTCCATTTTGCTTTCAAAAATACTTCTGGTAAATTCATATTTTGTTTTTTAAAAATTAAATTTGTTATATTCATTTGGATAAAAGTCTTCATCATCAATTACTGAATTATCCGATACTCTTTTCCATCTTTCTAATTCACTATCCCATTCTACAATATTATCATATTCATCAACCCATTGTAAATCATCTTGTCCTTCAAAATCTATTTCACCATCTTTACAAATTAATACACCACAAAACCCCATACCAGGTTCTTCATATGATAATCTAAATTTTAAGGATGGGTAAACTTTACTTGCGAATTTAATAAATCCATCATTAGGTCCCCATGCTGTATCATAGTGTATATTCAAACTTTCGCCATCCATTTCATCTACATTACCGCTTGATACATCCCATTTAGTTCCCCAATTATTCACACGCCATTCGTACCAATCTTTTGCACCATATTTTACTTCTAAACTATCTAAATAGTTTTCAAATTCTAATCTACCCTTCTCATCTTCCTTGTCACCTCGCCACATAGCAGGTGATGTTTGCTCTAGCAATTCAGGTGGTGTCGGCATCAATTCATTCATAGTGAACTCCACAATATCATTATCATTCACTTTTAATACTCTCTTTTTGAAATCTTGTAGTGCGTTTAAGTCTCCTTCAACGAACAATGTGTTTTGGCACCAATTTGGCATAAATTAAAATTTAAGTTTGTTAAAATTATAGTCTCTATTCATATCATTTGCTTTATGAATACCGTCTCTATCAGTATAAGAACGAGAAACATTAAGCTCTTTAACCCATTCTCTATATTTTGGGTCACTCAAAGTTTCGTGTCTTTCTTTCTCTAATGTTTCCCACATTAGTATATTCGGGTCAATTTCGTTATTGTATATTGCCATAGTTTTGTTATTTAGAAATTCTTAATGCGTATTTACCATTTAATTGTTTACTTAAATACCACCCACGTTTCTTTGATGGTTTTCTTAATGATTGTAAGTGATGTATAAAACTACCACCATTAATAATACTATTATTACCCCTTACATCAACATCATAAAATGCTTTCATTTCACTATAAGTTGCTTCACCAACTTTATTCATGAAACTCCATATTTGTTGTGCAATAGTACCATATGGTTTACCAGAATGTGGTGAATTTTTTCGTGTTTTTAAACTTTGTATTGCCTGATATATTGGATTTTTTTTAGTTTCTTGTTCATTTACCCAACCATCATAAAAACCTTGTTTGTGTTTACCCAATACTCTTGGTACTAACAAAGAGCCAATCATATTAGCTCTACGAATACCATTACCTTTATTTACCGATTGATAATTTGGATTTTTAGGATGTAAGTAAATGTCAATGTATTCAGCTTTACGCCAGGGTACATCATTTTGTCCAAACTTTCTCCAATTTGTTAATACTGATTTTCGGTCACTATGTCTACCTTTCAATACTACCCATCCAAATATTTGTTCTAATGTTTCCTTAACTTCTATAACTTGCTCAATACTTTTCATTGGAATAGTTGCAATGTAAGTTGATGTTCTATTTGTTATTCTCATAATGTTTATTTAATTAAAGATATGAAGGACCGTATTCACCCCATTTTGCAGTACCATCTATAATATTACCACGTGCGTGTTTAGCGGGTGCTTTCCAAGTTGCCGGTTTTAATAGGTCACCTTTCTTAATAGGTGCACCTTTTAACATACCATCCACTCTACTAATGAAACCCCAACAACCCGTACCTACCCATAAACGAATGTATTTGTTTCCAATTTCAACAATTAGGTCACTATACTGATTAACCATATCGGCTTTTGTATAATACGCTAATCGTTTAGCATTAACTTCATCTATAAATGCGGAAACAATAGGATTGCTTTTAAGATATTCTATTGCTTTTTCATCGGTTGTTCTCATATAAAATGTTTTGATTATTAATTATGTTTCATACCTTTACAAACTCCATAACCTTGTCGTTGAGATAACATATATAGTCTATCTGCAATTTCTTTGGGCATGATTTGTATCTCATTACCCGTTTTGTGATTAGCTATCGCTACACCACCAACTTTTTGAACAGTCGAACAATTAACACAACTACGATAACCAAATTTAGTAAATCGTAATTCTGGCATTTTGTTACCACATTTTATACAATCAATCATTACTAATTTTTTCTTTTTCATATTCATATTATTTTACTCCGTTATTATATTCGTGTAATAGTAATTCTAGTTGTTCTTCGTTTACCCAACCATCACCTTCAACATCAAATTGGTGAGCTACGAAATACATACCATCCACTTCTTTAAAGTATTCTTTGTTTATAGGTTTTGGTAAATACGGCTCAAACCATTGATTGATTGTTCTATGTGTTAAACCATCAACGAATTGTTCGGTCACTTCGGATAAGCTATCTTCTAACAATCTTTCAGCATCTAGCCTACAAATAGAAACCAAAGCATGTATCAATTCAGTAATATGTTTTTGGTTTTTATATCCGGCTTCATACCATCTATTATCATCCGAAAACATATAAGAAAAATCGTGCTTTTTAATTGCATCGAAATACTGATTGATTAAACTATCTTCATTCATCATATCCAAATCATTGTTTGGGTCATTTATAAAATTGTTATTCATATAGATTGTTTTTATTTATTTTTACGAGCCCACAATTTAGCGGCTTTTTTCTTTTTGTTAGGTACAACCTTTTGTTTATACCTACCATCATATACACCAGCTTCTACCTGGTCATTTCGTTTGTTACTATTTGGCAGCAACTTTAACTTTTTTGTTTTCGTTTTCATATACACTAAATTTACTATCCATTGGAATAATGAATGCGTTATTTGATGTGTCAATTTTGTTTCTTACTTTCTTAAACTTCAATCCTACAATAACACCTTGTTCATCATAGTATCTCATATCATACGCATCACCATCAATTACATCAAACCCCATAAATGTTTTTGGTAATACCTTACCTTCAAATACCATCGCAACACGTCCGTTACCTTTACTTAACAAATCAATACATTGTATCATATTATGTCCGCTGAATGAATATGTTAAATCATAGTTATCGTATTTCTTTAACATATCAAATCGTTTAGCAACTTTTGTATAGTCATAGAAAGGAATAAGTGGGAACATTTGTAATATATTCTTACCATTCAATTTGAAACTTTCTAAACTAATATCGGATGTACCATTGATACGAACTGAAAATTGATAACCTTTCATATGTGCATCAATTTTAGCTTTTGTAATTTCAACAACTAACCAACTCATAAAGAACTCTCTATGTTCAAAGAACAATTTAGTCTTTTTGATACGAGCTTTATTAATGTTATTCTTTTTAACGTCAATACGATTATGGCCAGACTCGGTTAAACAAGCAGTTCTACATTCTTCGGTACTCATTGGACAAACATTATATCCACTTTGAGAAGCCGGAGCAAGATACAATATATACGTCATTTCGTTGTATTGTAAACCTTTGGCAATTTTAGACGATGAAGCAACACTACCTAAATAACTTAAACCAGTTAATTTTTTGGCAGAACTAATTGTTGTAAATTGTAACATACTTTTCATATTAAGATTTTTTATAATGTGTTGGGGTATTCTTTACCGAACAAAACAAAGATACGATTTTTATACATTGCTTGCGCACTTTGAGTCAACTATTTTTAAAAATTCTTGCTTGAAAATCAACGAATTACACATATATTTTTTTGTAATATATGAATTCAATATCTAACTAATTCAGTATCAATAAGTTACATAAGTCATTGAAAATCAATGACATACAAAAACCCATTGAAAATCAATGACTTATGAAACCTCTATAAGCCGTTGATAATCAATGGGTTGTACAACTAATTGATAATCAATTAGTTATTTTCTTCAATATTTTGTATTAATTCAATCAAATCCCGTAATTTTGCACATTTTTCATAATCTTCAACTTCTGCAAGTTTTTGTAATTGACTTTTGAAAAACGGGATCGACTCTTTAAACTCTGCTGGAAATTCACTTACTAACGGGTAGTATATGTTAAAAAATTCAGATTGGTCTATTTCTAATTGTATCATTTTTCTTTTCATAATACAAATGTACTAAAAGTATTTGATACTACAAAAAATATTACCAACTAATTTCCCAATCTTTAAACTCTGCTGCTAAACAATCTATTTTATAATCTTTTCTGCCACCATTAACTTCCTGTATCTTATTCTTTGCAGTATTTCTTATACCATTGATACCATGTGTTAATTCTAAATTGTTACCATCTTTAATTCCCTTACGATAGTTTGACTCGTTATGCCAAATATGTAAATTCATTTGAGATAATACTACAATTGCTCTAATAGTTTCTGCGGTCACTACACCTTTATTTTCATCTAATAGGATTTGAATATCATTTACTATATCCGCTATTTCCTGTGCGTATTCCGCTTTGTGTTCAGGAATAAACACTTCTTTTAATTGAACAATGCTTAATCTGTCAATTAATTCACTTAATGTTGGTAGATACTTTCTCTCTGTCATATAACTTATTTATAATGTTTGTTGAACTAAACCCTTCCATTTTAGGAAAATATACAATTTCACCTACATACTCTTTTCCTATAATTCTTTTATCCCTATATTCTTCTCCTATTACCATTATTGTAGGTCTCATTGTTTTAATCAAAGTTTCTAATTGTTCATCCGAGTCAAATGATACAACTCTATCAACATATTTGATTGCTTCTAATAATGTAATTCTACTTATCAATTTATTAATAGGTCTATCTTCTCCTTTTAATTCACTAACTCTTTTATCACTATCAACTCCAACTATTAAAAAATCACCTAAATCTGCTGCTTTTTTTAGCATTTGTATATGTCCCAAATGGACAATATCAAATGTTCCGTTTACCCATACCTTTGTCATAATGTTACTACTCCTTTTTTCTGAACTACTTTTGTTGCGCATTCATTTGCAAATTGAATACTTCGTTCTATACTTTTTGTTTTAAGATAACTAATTGCTAAACCTGCCATAAAGGTATCACCTGCACCGCTTAAGTCTCTAACTTCAATATCATTATTTACAGGGTAGGTTATTCCATTATACATCGCACCTCTCTCACTCATTGTTATAATTAATTTATCTTCCCAATTAGAATACTCCTGTCCTTTACAAGCATCCCATTCTACCTCATTTATTTTTATGAAGGTATATCCTTTCATTTTTTCATTTAAAGGTTTCTTGGTATCTATAAATGTTAATGGATGTGATTTGGCGATACTTTCTAAATCATCATAAGTTAAATATCCCTTATCATAATCAGATACTATAACCGCATCATAATCATTAAATGGTACTTTTTTAATATCAAAAGAATTACCTACTTTATCATTACTATCAATACGAATGATTAAGTGATTTGCCTTTTCTTCAACATATCTTGTTTTGGTAATCTGTTCCCTATTTGTAACCAATTCAACTTTCTCAGCTCCTAATGATTTAAGATTAGCTACTACATTACCACTCATACCCATATTTGTAATTGTACGAGATGGCTCAAAGATAGGAACGGGTCCTTCTGGACATAATCGTTTACAATAACCATACACAAATACATCCGTGCAACTATCACCTATAACTAATAATTTCATAACGCAAGTTTTCTTTATTTGTAACTATAAAATTTTTTAAATTATCTAAATTATAGTTATAAATATCTGAATGTTTATTTATTAGTTCTAAATTTTCTTCAATTGGTTTTTCACAAAAGTTTCCTATGTTTTTAAATATAGAATTTAATCGTTGTTGCTGTTCATCTATTTCGGAATACGACTCATCAAATATAAAATCAAATGTTTTATATCCCAATTCTTTCAAACATTCTATATTATTTTTATATCCAAATAACATAAATGGTCTTTTATAGAAAAATGGTTTGAAACTTTTTTCTGAAAATTGAATAACATAATCACCATACGATTTAGATAGCGTTTCAATTGAAATTTCCGCTAAAGCATCTGGTGATGCATTAAATTCCAAAAGACGAGTATATTCGGATAGATTACTTGTTGTTTCAAATTCAATTTTCTTAAAAGTAAAATCTTTTATTTTATCAAACTCACCATACCCTTCAACACTTTCATTATATTCAATGATATTTTTGTCACTATAAATAAAAAATGAAACTTGATTATTATGTAAAAGATTATTATCTGTTAGATATTTTTGTAGGTGAAATCTAGGTGCTCTTTCTGCCGCATTTCCACTATAAAAGTATTTTGTTTTCTCTCTGTTATAATCGTACTTGTCTATATAATTGAAATTTAATTCAAATAGATAATTTATAGTACCAAAATGGTAGTATCTTTTTAATCCCAAATCGTATTGAGATTTGTATTTAAAATCAAAATAAACAGCTTCTATTTCAAACTCATTTAATTTAGAATGCAATTCATCTCTCAATGCATTAAATCTTTCCAACGAACAACATATGAAATCTTGTTCCTCCTGAAATATGATTATCTTTTTGTATTTGTTTAATAGGTGAAAGTTTTTATTTATACTTTCCAATGCTTTGTCAGATGATATTGAATATATCAATACACATACATTTGCATTACTTGCTAAAAATGAAATAGGCTGACAAAATGATTGTACCCATTTGAAAAATCCAACTCTATTATTATAGGTGTATTCTTCAAAGTTTACATTTACATTACAAACTTCAAATTCTGTATCTTTAACTTCTAAAAAATTTACGAGCATAATGCTTTTCTAATTATATCAACTTCATTTTTATAAAAAGTATTTAATACATCTCTATTGTGTAAAAATACATCTTTGTTTTTTTCCAAAGTTGCTTTTATTTCGTTTATATCCAAATATGAAATTTGTTTTACCATATGAAATATATAATACAATCTTTGTTCATGGTCAACTATATTATCATATTCTTCATCAAATAGAAAATCGAATGTTTTAAATCCTAATTTTCTAAGCTTCTTTAAAGAAAATGGATATGAATGTAGTATAAAAGGACGTGGTGAAAATAAACCTTTAATTGTTTTTTCACTAAACTGAACAAAGTCATCCTTGCAGTATGCAGTTTCAAAAATAATTTCGATGGCTGATTTTTCAATAATATCTAAATTCAATCCTTTGATAATTTCATGATTGACATAATTATCTTCTCTCTCATTATAGAATTTCATTGCACCAAATTTATAATCAGATGGTATCTTTCTTAATCCACCATCATCTTCTCTTTGGTCATATGTGAATTGACCATTTTCATCTAACGGAATATTAGCAAAATTAAAGAAAGAAAAATTACCATAATCAAATAATTCATTATCGTTTAGATATTTGTAAAAATGCATTCTACTTGCTCTCGGATAATTGTTTGCAGAGAAAAAGTGTTTTTCAATTTTCGAAAAATTGACATTAAAAAATCGGAATTTGAGATAATAACCCAATCTAAAAGTAAGAAATCCAAATGAATGAAATCTTTTAACTGGTTCATACTCAAATTCCGAGTAGGATGGTAGATATAATTCTACAACATCTATGTAATCGCCTAATGCGTTTTTTAATTTATGTAAAGTATCGTCTAATTTTGGTTGTAAATGTGAAAACCAATCCATATCTTCACAAAAGAAAACAATTTTACCTATTTCTCCTTTTTGTAATTTTTCTAATGTTACTTTAAAGTAAATACTTTCTAAAAAATAATCAACAAAATCATCAAACGCACGTGAAAATATATAAAAATGTTTAGGTGTATCTGCTTCTAATTTTTCATTTAGAACCAAATCAAATAAACCTCTACGATTTTGCCAACTTAAATCTTGCTTTTGCATATCAAGCAGATTAAAATCTATAATCGTACCTGCATCATCTAAAAAAAATTTTACTTTATCCATTGTTTCTTCTTACTGCATAATATTCGTAGAACTCTTTTATATCACCGTCACAATTTTCTACGGCTTCATCCCAAAGGTCTATCTTAAATGCTTTCTTTAATTCTTCTCTTAATTTAAATAGTAATTCTGTTTCTTTTTTATGTGACTCTTCTGCTAATTTTAGAACTCTTAAATTTTGCATTCTTGTTCTATCTCTCATATATTCCCATCTACCCGCATTAGTATCACCCTTATACTCATCCCAACATTTCTGAACATCTACTTTATATTTTTCCTTTTCACTAATCCATTCTTCCATCAAAGGATGTAGGTCATAATCTCCGTTACCTATTCTTTGTGCAAGTGGGTAGTGATATGGTAGAGGTCTATTTCTTTGCTTTGTTCCTCTTGTCCACCATCTATACGGATTATATCCCATAACTAAATATTTTCGTCTTTTATTCTTTGTTGAAAGTTTTGTTCTTCTTCTTCTGGTGTTGGTGTATAACCTGGATCATTATCCGTTTTAGATATATATTCCCAATATTCCTCATTCAATTTTTCTTGAGTAAGATATTGTTCATACAAATAATCTTCATCTTGTTTTTCTCCCAATGAGCCGGTTTCTAATTGTTTTAAATAAAGTTCTTTCATCTTTCCCATAAATTGCTTTTTATCTTTATATTTAATAAATTCAAATAAAAAATCTATACTACCTTCGGATGTTGATTCATATCCTTCATATCCACAATATTTTTGTGTAAATCGGTCACTACCTAATTCATCCAAATCATCAATCATTTCTTTTATCGTTGGTAGGTGTTTGGTTATCTTCGTCATTTTTTCGTTTTAGGTACAAAGATAAAGCATCCTCGCCATTTTTCCTAGCAATTTCTACTATTTTTTCATAGTCCATATCTTTATAAATTTCATCAGTACCAACATCACCTTTTGATATTGCATTACCTATGTAAGCATATCTTTTAGATAGATATGGTGATAGTGGTGAAACGTGTTTTGATAAATGAGCTGCTTTTGCATCTAAATATGCCATTAGTTCATCTTCGCTCATTTGTTTCAATTCATCATCAGTTTTATTAAACTCCATAATCTTTATTTTAAAGTTCTTCAATAATTCCCAATAATTCTGCTAATCCAAATGTGATTGCCGAATTACCAAATTGTTCATTGAATAGGAAATAACATGCTCCTAATCTTAATACACTTTTAAAAAGTGAAATGTAAAAGTGACTTTTCGCATTACTTGCTTTTGGTTGTGCCATATTATTTGTATTGTTTAATAAACTTAATAAATTCTTTTAACTTTTCAGTATTAATTGGCTTATAGAATTCCGATTTCCAAATTGGTTTTTTAGGACTTCGTTTTCCATCACATAGATAAAAGACATGATTTATATGCCCCTCATCCATATAGTAATGGTATGCACTATCACCAACTGCATCTTCTAATGCCAGAATAAAAGAAATTGGATTTGATTTTACACCATTTTTAATTCTACCAAAATCTGAACTTGCTCTTTCCATAAAACATCTATCTAAATATGCTTTACATTCTCCGATACACTTTAATTTTTTCCCGTTATATAAATGTCTATCGACCTGAAATTTTAATGTGTGGCCATTTTCACTAACACATTCAATAAAATCGTTTTTCTTTGCTTCACCGCCAATTTCAGTTTCCCATATCAATTCCAATAAACCTTCAACTGCTTCTTTCATTGTTGAACGGACAAATCCCATTTGGTTTTTCTTTGCGTATGATGAGGCAAGTTTTAACTTTTCCTCATAAAAAGAAATATATTTTTTCATATTAATTTGTTTGATAAAATATTAGTGTTTTTTCTAAAACATCTCTGATTAAAAGACAGAGTTCATCTGGAGTTTGCATTTCACTTAAATTCAATTGAATTTCTGTTGCTACTTGTAATCCCATATTGAACATTCTGTATTTTCCATTTAGTTCTGCTACTTTTGCTAAAACTATATTATGTTCTTTATTATAATCATTACCATCTCTTCTAGCACCGATTTTAAATACAAAATATTCTTTACCTGTTTTTCGTAAAACATCTCTATAATCACCCGCTTCTATTATAATTCTATCACCGGCTAACATTCCAACTATTTGGCCTATGTTTTTTATTTTTAGCATATTATTTTATTTTTGAAGATAGTAGGGGAATTGAACCCCTACAATGTTCCAAACTATCTTATTGTATGTTTTTAAACAATTGTGGTACTTGCCCATAAACTGGTAATTTACCATCCCATTTGTTTACATACTCCAATTGAATAAGTAATGGTGTCAATGTTTGTTGCTTCATTCTATTTGCTTCAGCCTCAGCTTTTGCCGATGTTAATAAAGCTTGTGCGTTACCTTCTGCTTTTGCAACTTGTATTTTAGCCTGTGCTTCAGCGGTTTTAACTTCGTTCTCTGCTCTTAATGCTGCCTGAACTGCGTTATTTTTAGCTTCAATCGCCTGCTTAAATGTTTCAGGATAAACTAGGTTTGATGTCAATTGATTGATAACAAATCCTTCTTTTAACAATGTACTATCTAATGTTGCTCTTACTTTATTTTCAAAAGTTTGTCTATTACTAATTAATTCCTCAGCCGTATATGCGTTTGCTGTCATACGGAACGCATCATAGATATTTGTTTTTAAGAAACCATCTTCAATAGATGATAATGTTCTTCTATACTTTGCAAATATGTACGGAACTTTCTCTCTTTGTACTGAATAGTTAATGATAGGTGAAATATGGAACTCACTACCATCTTTACTATTTACGATGAATGCGTTATCACCTGTATATTCCTTGTGCTGAATGAATGTTGGAAACTCATAAATGTTATGTGTAATTGGATTAAAGAACACAATACCCGTCACTTCTGTTACATCAGATACGCCTTTGTTATCACCATAAAGGTTTACTTTAACTCCAACATGTCCTGCATCAATTCTTTCACATGATTTGAATAAAAATAATAATACGAATAATCCAATAATTCCAGCCGTTGATAATTTAATCATTTTTTTAAATTTTAATTGTTGTTCTAATTTGTGTTGTTTCATTTCTTCTTCTATTTCCGCTTGTCTTCTTTGCCAAGCATCTAAATTGTCATACGCCATATTACTTTGTTTTATTTGTTTTCTTTCTTGTTTTTACAAAAGTTTTGTCACTTTCAGCTCCATCCATTTGTTTTGGATTTGATTTCTTTGTAGTTTTCAAATCTTCTATGACTGCTTCTTCAATTCTAGAAGGTTGTTTAACTAATTCATACAATTCTATTCCTAACCATAGGACCAAAATTAGCAATGCAATGCCACCTACAATATTTGCAAATGTATTAGCCATTGTTAAACATGGAAATACTCCAAATTCTAATAACAAAAATATTGTTACGAATGTGAAGATTTGTTTTTGATACTTTTTTATTTTTTGCATTTTATTTGATTTTGAATTTTTCTTAATCTTATTTGCCATCTTCTCTCCATTCGTTTTTCCATTGGAGATGGTGGGTCTAATAAATTCAACATACACTCTACAAACTTTTCCATAATTAAATGTTATTTTGTTGATATAATTTTATGTATTTGTCACTCATTGTATTATAGTTCATCCTAAATGTTGTTGGCATTTTTTTCCAAACTTTCGGATTACTATATGGTGAATTATTTGGTTTACTCCACTTACGGGTAAATTTCATATAGTTATAAAATTGTAAATACGCGTTTGCTTTTTGAACATACTCCGTAAGATTAATTGGTAACTTCCATTTCTTAATTAATTTAACTGAACGCAGTTCGTTATCATATTCTAAATTTCTAGATCTATTAATCGCATCTTTTACACTTCGTATTTTATTACCACTTAACCAATGTTCTAAATTATTTAGTCCGGTACTGCCTTTTTTCCAAGGTTCACAATTTTCTTCCCATTGTGTAAGATGTGCATATTCATGTACCAATATACCTAACCAATCTTTATGATTGCCGGCCACTACTAATTTTTTATTTTCATCATCAAAATAACCACCACATCTAATATTACCACTCAATACTAAATACTTAACTGGTCGTATTTCACATTTAATATCTACCCGTCTACAATGTCCTTTTACATGCTCTATAAAGTCTGTTACATTTTTAGTTAATGCCATTTGATTTTTTTTAGTGATGATTTAAAATAAATTACCCCCACTAAAATTAGTAGGGGTAATCGTGAGGTGGGCAAGTTATGAGTATGGGTTGGGCCCACCTCATTATCTTACCACACGATAGTTTCGCTATCGTTATCTTCTGTCACCTCATTGAACAATTGTTCACCATCTTTATCATCTCTCAAATACTTTTGAACTAATTGTTTGATATATGTACGCTCACTATCCATACCACCATCTTGCGAATAGAATGGGAAAATAGCAACTTCAGCGGCTTCTAACAAATTGAAACCATCATAAATCAAACCAGCCATTTCTACTGAAATACGGGTAGATACTGCGGTTGTCAATTTACCCGCTTCGGATTTGATTTGGTCACGAGTGTGAGAAGCGATTTCAGCAATTGCTTTCAAATCATCTTGGTTGGTATCAGGATACAACATATTCAACAATGTATATTCTTGCTCTCCATTAAGAGTATCAACTTCGATAGTTACAAAACGGTCTAACAACGCTCTATCCATAACACGTGTTGCAGTATATTCGTTACCAATGTTTGCGGTTGCAATAAATGTCACTCCATCTGCTACCTTAACGATTGGTGAATTTTCTTGCTCATCCAAACGCAAGTATCTTTGTGTTTGGTCTAACACAGTCATTAGGATATTAGCAGCTTCTGGATGTGAACGAGATAACTCATCCAATAGGATAACTGCGTAAGGTGTTTTGATTGCCTTTACGAAAGCACTCTCACTAAAATAAGTACCACTTGCTTTATTAAAGTGTGTGTTACCAATCAACGCTGCTCTCGGGTCTTGCGTTGCACCTAAATTGAAATAGAAAAATGGTCGTTTCAATGCACTTACCAATGCTTTAGCCGCCATTGTCTTACCACTACCGGCAGGTCCTGTCATCATAATATTACGAGCTCTAACTGCTGAACGAACTAAATATTTCCACTTCAATTCACTCATAATAAGATTAGCAGGTTTTAGTGCCAATCCTTCACCATGAATGAAGTCAATAATGTCTTTGTGTTCAGTAGGATTTTCCACAATTGTTTCAGCAATGTCAGTATTCATTGGTTTTACTTTCAATGCTTCAAATTCACTCATATCTACCATACGGAATGTTTTTGCACCATTTTTATTAATGTGTGCTCTAATAGCTTTGCCAGATGAATGTGCTTTCTTTCTCATTGTTGAACCAACTATTGTTGAATCGTCAATAATTTCATCTGCGGTGTTTACTAAATTAAAGCGAGATTTATTTTTCTCAACTTTGTAAATTTCATTTGTGTAACCGAACTCTGTGTTTTTAACTTTACTCATAACTTTTGTTTTTTAATGTTTAATATTTAGATTTTATTTTTTTAGGAACAATTCATTTAAGGTTTTAGAAATAGGTACTACGGCTTGTATGTCAATAAATTTACTGTCACTTCCGTACATTGTTTTGAAATTATCACGTGAACGGCCGTAACCATATCCGCTATCGGCAACGAAATAACTCATTACTTTGATACCTTTCTCTTTAATAAGAGATACCATTTTTTTAGTATGGTACAATGCGGCTTTTCCACTATAATTACAATTCTTATCTTGGAAATTAGGCTCACCGTCACATATGTTTAGAAAATAACTTTCCATATCTTTGGTACTTTCTACAAAGTATTTCATAATTGCTTCGTAACATAACCCTTCTGGTGTTGTACCATTGGCGTGCAATGCAGGAAATAATTGTTTCACTTTTGTAAACTTATCAAATCTACTATCATATGCTATACAAACATACGCTTTTTCATTCCAAGTACCCCTAATAGAAACTTGAATTTCAAGATTAGATACCATTGTAGTTGCTTTACAAAGTGCAATAGTAAGTTTAAGTGCACTATCCCATAAAGAGCCACTCATACTACCACTACCATCAATAGAAACATGCAACATTACTTTTTTGAACTTATCAATTTCCTTTGTACTGAATACACTTTCATAATCAAATCCCAATGCCGCAACTAATCTTCTATCAATTCTACCATTCTTTTGACGTGGTGTGACAGTTTCTCTTTCTTCACTACGAATTTGTAGTCTCTTACCTAACAAAGTACCTAATACAATACCTTCTTGCAGTAATCTATCGTTAAAACTATACCATTTACTGTCATAACTACTCCAATTTGCAAAAGGGAAACTATCCGATTTCATCAACTCTTCTGTCATTTTTTTAGATACGATACATTGTGTACCAGGAAGATAGTGTCCTTCGTCAGTATGCATACCACCCACACTTTCCATATCAGTACCACTCTTTGCAATTTGTTCAAGTGTATCTTCTTCTTTTTTAGTCAAACCTTTCTTTTTGATTTGATTGTTCACAAAATCTTTTTGATTTTTGATTTTCTTATCTAATGTTTGTTTTGCAGATTTAGATAAATAATCTTTATCATCATTCGATTGTTGGCCGATACCATTAACATTTGCATTACCCCCACCCATTTCATCAGTTTGAGTATCACCTGCTTCATTACCATTTCCATCTTCATTAATATCGGCAGGGTCACCACTATCACCTTTGCCATTTTGGTTTTGTTGTTGCTCGATAATAATATTATCTAACAATATATCGGTAATTTTTTCTGCAATATCTAAACTATCTTTTGTTGATTTTAGACGTTTGATGGTTTTTAAATCCAATAATTGATAGATTTTTTTCAAACCTTTTAATTTACCCAAATCAGTATTTGCATTTGTAATATTGATAATACGAAACATATATGATTGTAAATCTTCGGTAGTATATTCATCACTTTTCAAACCTTTATCAATCACTTTATCGTAAAAGTATTCTTCATACAACGCACGATAATAATCTCTATAACCTGGACAAGTATCATATATGAATTGGTCAATTCTTCTATCTTCTACAAAATTTGTAAGAGATTTAATTACATCAAATAATGTATCGTTTGCTATACGAACATCCGTACCACTACTTACATCTAATCCTATTGTTTTTGCGTATTTATTGAATAAGTGCGCAGGAACAACATATGAAGGAAATAGTTTAAAATCAGTAAGTTGGATATGTGATGCTTCGTGCAATGCCAAACCAACTGCAATATCAAACTTTTCTGGATTTACTTCTGCTGATAACACTACTTCTTTACCATCCGTATAAGAGTCACCTTTACGAGCAAACTTAACAGGAATGTTTTTGTTTGTAAGAATGTTTACGAAATTTGAAATAGCTCTACGATGTGCGTTTAGTTTAACCATTGAGACGGTATCACTTTCAACTTTTGTAAAAGTTTTAGTTACATAGTCCGTTCCGTTCCAATAAGTAGGTTCGCTATATTCATACCTACTCCATTCATCAGCCCAAAAAGATGAAGCTGATTTCTTTTTTTCTTTTTTGTTTTTACCCCATCCATTAGCGATATAGTCTAATGTACCGGTTTTAAACGAGTCATACCAACCCATAGTTTTAGATTTTAGATTTTATATAATATTGTGTGTGGAAAATCAATTAAGAATACCAAAATTACGAAATATTATTGAGACCACCAAATTTTTAGGGAAAAAAGTTATCCACATTTTTAAGTTATTGATTATCAACGACTTACGCCCCCCTATTTTATTGGGTTTCCAGGATCAATGACTTATATATTATGATTTTTTATAATATATAGGACATAAAAAAGGGGTCGTTTGACCCCTTGCTTTTCAGTAATTTTAGAATTACTTTGTTGCTGTGCTATCAGCTACCACTGCTGCGCTATCAACCTTTGCTGTTGAATCAGTTGCTACTGCTGTTGAGTCAGCTACATTGATTGCAGTTGTGTTGTTTGAACCACATGCTACCATTGCAAGAGTCAAAGTGATTGCTACGAAAGCGTACATTGCCTTTTTCATAATCCGTGTTTTTTTAATTGTTAATGTTTAAGTTTTACAAATTTACAAAATCTATTTGAAATAACCAAATTATTTAGTAGATTTTTTTGCTGATGTTTTAGCTGAAGCTTTCTTTACTTTTACTTCAACTTTTTCAACTGCTTCTTTTGCTTTAGCCGTAGCTTTCTTTACTTTAACTACCTCTTTTTTAGCTTTTTCAGCCAAAGGTTTAATTTCAGGTGCTACTTCTGCTGCAACTTCAACAATTGTTTCAACTTTTTCTTCAATCTTTTCTGCTTTTACAAAAAGACCTTTGATGAATGCGAATAATCCCATTGTTTTTTGTTTTAAGTTAATAATAATACAAATATAAGTATAATATTTTTAATTTCCAAATTTTTTACCGAAAAATTCATAGTTTTTATGAACGGATATTTCGTCACTTAACGATATTGCTTCTTGTTCCGATGAATATATTGCATCAACTGGACATTCAGGTACACATGCTCCACATTTAATACATTCATCTGGATCAATGTATAATTGATTTGTTTTTCTTTGTTCTTCCGTTATATCTGATAATTCCTTTCCCATTCCGCTTATATCAAATGGTCCGTGAATACAATCAACCGGACAAACTTTTAAACAACTTCCATCAATACATCCGACACATTTATTTCCGATAATAAAACTCATACTATTCTTCGTCGTATAGTGAATATCTCTTTATTGGTTTTTCAACCTGAACTTCTTTATTAAATATAACTTCCACCGTCCCTTTACGAGCCGATAAGAAAAATTCAGTTTGACCAGTTTCCTGGAAGTGATATTCCAACCCATCCGTAAGTGACTCGAAAATAGTAGAAGGAGAATCCACAGGAGACCATCTATCTCCTGGTGGAACTCTTTTTAATACTATTTCTTTTATTTGTTCAACTTTTGTTTCGATTGCCATATTAGAATACTTCTATAATTTTAGTTTCAGAAACTTTAACAACTTCATATTCCAATTGAACTGCTTCGGCAGTGAATTTCTTTACTAACTTAGCCTCTGCTTCGGTACAAGAAAGAGCATCTACTAAATAATTCTCTTTTTGTTTTTTGATTTTACCTTTTGCATCTTCTACTTCTACTGCAACTAATACTGAATAATACTTTGCCATAACTTTTTGTTTTAATTGTTAATAATATTAAATATACGAATTATTTTTGAATTTTCCAAATTAAAATGGGGAACATTTCTGTCCCCCACTTTATGTTTGTTGTTGTTTTTTAAATTAAGAAATAAAAAAGGGTGGACTAATTGTCACACCCTTTGGGTTTTTAATTACTATTTTTCGTTTCCTCTACCGAAGCCAATCGGTATTCAGTTACTAATTTCTTTAAGTTGCCAATAAGAGTTCTCGCATTTTTTTGAGATACTTTTGTTGATTTTGCGTTTTCTACTTCAAATTTTTCCCACAAAGCTTTCATTGTTTGGAAAATTTCATCCTTTTTACTAGCCATAAATTCTATTTTTTAGATTAACAAATATAGGGAATGTCCCCGATAATAACAAATTTTTTAGGGTATTTTTATCTAATGCATTGATATTCATACCCTTATAACTATTGTATATATGCTATAATCATACAATAAATGTACTGACAATTTTTCATATTTAATAATTTTTTAATATGAAATCTGCTAATAATTCTGCCCAAATTTTATTAGCTTCATATCCAGCGTGATAATCATTTGAGTATTCTCTACCTATTTCATCCAATATTCGTAACCCCTTTGTACCACTCCATATTGATATACAAGTAAAATATTTATCTTTTGGTGGAATTATATTTGGACGAATATCATCAAATATTTTAATAAAATGTTTATCTTCTAATTCTAAATTATATTTGTTATGAAAATCCAACCCCATTCCCGATTGCATAATATAAAAATCTATTCCCATATGTTTTAATATAGAAAATAATCCAATTAATTCATTTTCTATTTTTCGTTCATATACAACAGGATTATGAAAATATTTTATAAAATTCTGAATCGCTTCAAAATATTTTGTATATTTCATTTCCAATATATCATCTTTTTGCCAATGTTCTCTAACTAAATGAATATAATCTAAATCAAATGTTTGTAATCTTCCATCCCAACCTTTTTTAAAATCTATATTACAAACCAAATGTTCCATAAATTCATTTGACCATAAATCCAATCTATTAGTTGAAGGTATTTCTAAAATGAATAATGTTTTTTTTAATTTATCTATACTATTATCTTTTATATATTGGTGTATTTTTCGTATTATTCGTTCCGGTCCGCCTCCACTTTTAGCTTCATTTACTACTTTAATATTTAATAATTCAGATAATCTATTTGCATATGAAACTTCTTTTGGATTAGAATATTCTATATCTAAAATTTCTTTATATCCTTTTATTTGTTTTTGTTTTTCTTCTATTGTTGAAATTTCAAATCCACCACCTGCTGCATGTGAACTTCCATTTATATAGATGGTATCATATTTTTCTTTAAAATTCAGAATCTTCTGTGTCATCTTCTTCTATTTGTAATGTACTATTTGAACCATTTAAATTTCCACTTAAATAAAAATAGCAATTATAACATAAAAATCTTAAATTTTCTGCTTTTTTATTTCGTTTATCACCATCAATAAAATCTAATAATAAGGGAACTTTTCCATCGGTAACTCTTTTTTCTTCTAACTCACAATTAAAGCATTTGCAAGGAAATGTACCCGTATCCATCAATCTTCTTTTTAATTTTCCGATTGGATAATCTGGATGATTTCCATCCAATATATCAGTAAGTGCGTATGCACCACTTCTTAATTGTCCACCTTTTGATATACCTTTTCCACTTTGATTTTTTACATCATCAAATAAACCATATATTTTAGCCCATTTTTTATAGGTATTATATGATACTCCTAAATTTCTTGCTGCTTCAAATGCTGATTGAGCATTTTTTTGTGCTTCTTTAATTTCAGATTCTAATATAGGCCTTGCACCCCAACCCTGTTTTGTAGTTCCCTTACTCCAATTTTTAGAACCATCGGGTACTAAATTAGGAAAAAAAGAATTATCTTCTTTTTTAATATTGGATAAATCATCTATAACCATATTGATATACTTTTATTTTTAATAAGTATATCAAATATAATTATTTAAATTTAAAACCTGTAAGTTTTTCTATATCTTCTCTTAAAACTTCATGTGATTTTAATCCCGTTGGCTTATCAGCTACATTATCAAACAAAAAGAAAAACCATTCTTTTGTTTTTAAATCATGTACAACTTTCCAGCACATTTTTGGTACTGCTACTCTACCTATTCTTTTTAATTCACCAATGTTGCCTGCCCAAATATGAATACTATCATCTTTGATTGCCCATTCTCTTGTTGCAGTTTCTAATGATTTCCAATCTCCTGCATTTAAACTATGATATTGAGCTGCCATATTACTCATATAAAAACATTCAATTTGAACATCTGCAGTTTGACATTGATTTGATGCTGCAGGACTCATATGTCCTCTATCAAAACCACTACCAACATAATCTGCTTTAATATCCGTTAATTGCATATCCTGTGGGTCTGGTTGAAATGCATCTTTTCTTGGTAATGGATTTGGACAACCAACTTTTGCTTTGGTTTCCCACCATTCTACCATAACGGGATATAATTTTGATTTACTAAAATGCGATGTGTAGTTTGTGTGTTTGAATACAACTACGTCCTGCGAAAATGTAACTACAAATGCAAATAACAAAGTAGTCAATAACAATAATTTTTTCATTAATAAAGAGTTTAAAATAAATATAATAATCTTACAAAACCATTCTACTACCTATAAGGAAATTATGTAAAATTGGTGTACCAGGTTGTGTGTTTACACTTGCTCTATAATTGAAACTAAATCCAAATCTTTTACTAATTTTATAATCAAACGAACTACCCAACATAAACCCATAATGTCGTGTAACTAATGTATTTCCAGTTTTTGCATTATATGATATTGGTGAGTTCATTCCAAATACCTGTGGTGATATTGTAAGTTTTCTACTATATTGATAAGGTTTAGTCCAAAACGCCACAACGGAAGTCATTAAGTTGTAATTGTAATTTCCATCTGCATTTTTCATTAATAGATTTATCAATCCAACATTGTAACCATACGTTCCTCTTTTCATATCAGGTTTAATCCAAGTATAACCCAACATATTCATATAAGTTCCTTTGAGGTATGCAAATGTAGTTCCGTATGAATGTATTGCTTTTAATTCACCTTCCTCAAATTCCATTTTAGTATATCCACCACTCAATGCGTATTGGTCCAAAGAACTCCATATCATTCCGTTTACTGATACACTACTTTCTCCTGTCATACTTGCTCTACTCCAACCCAATCCTAATATTGCATTATATTTTCTATCCGGTCCTTCCGATGTTGTTAAATCCGATGAAACCAATTGTGGGTTAAGATTGATTTTCTTTTCTTTCTTTTTGTCATCTTTTTTATCATCCTTCTTTTCTTCTTTTTTTTCCTCTTTCTTCTCTTCCTTTTTTTCTTCTTTCTTTTCATCGGACTTTTTCTCTTCCTTTTTTTCCTCACTCTTACTTTCCGATTTCTTTTCTTCCGATTTACTTTCAGATTTTGTTTCTGATTTATTCTCACTCTTTGACTCGGATGATGAAGAACTACCTTCACTCTTTGTTTCCGTTTTACTTTCCGAAGATGAAGATGAAGAACTACTTGAGCTTGAAGATGATGAAGATGAAGAACTACTACTTGATGTAGAAGAACTTGATGATGAAGAACTACTTGAAGGTGGTGGTGCAGATGATGTGGATGCACTCGCTCCACTACTTGCTGCTGAACTACTTGCAGAACTTGCTGATGAAGATGCTGCCGAACTTGCAGAACTACTTGCCGCTGCAGATGCCGATGAACTAGCCGCAGATGAAGCGGCTGAACTCGCTGCTGATGAGGCAGCCGCTGCCGCTGCTGTTGATGCTGCTTGATTTACCGTCGCTTGTACAGTCTGTGCTACTACTTGATTAGTAGGGCAACCCATTGTTTGATATTTTGCATAGGTTGCATTTAACCATACTTGCGTTACACCTGATTGAACTTCTAATGGCGTGAATGTTCTTACTTCATTATAGAAAGAAACCGTCGCATTTCCGTTTATAATCGTTGTAGTTGCTATTTTTGCCTCACCGGTACACTTATCTATAAAAGTTTGAGTATAAGTCTGGCTTTCGGCTTTATTTGCCGTTAGGATTGTAACAATTAATATCGTAAGAGTAACAATCCATTTTTTCATTTTAATGTCTGCCTCCTCTTGGCATGTATTTAGGCATTGGTCTTGGTGATGGTTGAATACGAACAGGAGGTGTAGGTCTAATAGGAACTACAATTCTAGGTGAATAGTTAAATCTATAATATGGAGACCCCCAATAATTAAAATATAAAGGTGTGTGTAAATATGTATCATCATAAATTACTCTCTTTCTAATTTCTACTACTTTTGTAGAGTCTTTAGGGTCAATCATTACATATCTAACCGGTGTGCAACTTGCTATTCCTAATAACAATGTTGCCAATAATAATAAATTTTTCATAGTTATTTAATTTTATAGCAAATTCTATCTAATTCTTCTTTTCTTAATGCAATTGTTTGTTCTACATGTCCATTTTCAGAAATCATATCAACTACATACAATCCCTTCATTTTTTCCGTAACTTCTATTTCTTGTCCTTCTACGAATCCCATTTCCATCAATTTCATTCTCATACATGGTGTACAATTTTGACATGGATTGTTTTGTGGAACATCTATTACTTCGTAGTGCATTTCTTTAAGATTGCTAAATTTGCATCTACTAATTGTTTTTTCTTTACACCACTTCTTCTACTTTTCATTGGTCTTGGTTTTTTTGCTGCACTTCCCATAATCTATTTAGTGAATACACCTTTTTTAATCATTTTATCTAATATATTTGCACATGCTATATCCAATGCTTTCTTTGTAGATATAGATATAGTTGATTGATTGAATTTAATGGGGTCTACTGATGCATCTGAAACTAATGTTAATTGTCTATTTGTTTTAGCTTCACCCAAACCAGATGCTGCTATAATTGAACCATTTTCCGCATTTGTGAATCTAACCTGTAAACCTAAACGAGTTACCATATTGTCTTTGATACCATCTTTTAAGTTGATAGTTTCATCTTCTGATACTGAATAATCGTATACTTCGATTTCAACAAAATAGTTTGCTAATTTAATCTTTCCTCTACCTTCAATTTTGTTTTCAGAAATACCAGCGTTTGATGCTTTAAATTGTTGCACCATTCTGTTTTTGATTTCTGTCTTATCTTCGGTAAATTCAAAACGATTAAGGTTATCCAAATATTCCAATACGATATTTGCAACACCCAATCCAACTCTCTTTTCTTTTAGTTCAGGATACATTTCATATACTTCTTCACCGATACCACACTTTAAGATTTGGATATTTTTCTTTGGACCATCGTAATCCAAATATGCAGATATATCTTTCTTCTTTTCGAAATCTGCTTTAAACTCTTCTGTTTTTGTTACTCCTATTGTTTGCGCAACACCCGCAACACTGCTTAACAAAAAGAAACTTAATAACACTAATAAATTTTTCATACATACTACTTTTTGTATAAATATAGATTTTCATCTTTATCTATACAAATCGCAGTCATATTTTCTACCCAATCTCCAGAATTAACATAATGCTTTCCATTTATAGTTCTATCTTCGGGTTGATGAATATGTCCACACATTACTCCATCACAACCTTTTTTAGTTGCCATAGATAATGCGGTTGTTTCGAAATCGTTTATATAATTAGTTGCCGCTTTTACTCCACTTTTTATTTTTTGTGATATAGATTGATATGGTAAATTTCTCCATTTACGATAATGATTATACCATCTATTTAACCAAAGTGCAAAATCGTATCCTACTGACCCTATTTTTGCCAACCATTTATATTTTGTTATAAAAACATCAATAACATCTCCGTGGAAAACATAATAACTCTTATTAGAATTAGGTAAGTCGATAATATAATCTTCTCTAATTTCAATTCCACCGAAATGATTTCCGATAAATTCTTGTATAAATTCGTCATGATTTCCTCTTATCCAAATGATTTGTGTTTTATTTGAAAGTTTTAATAATTTACTTATTACTTTTGTGTGTTGTTTTTTCCATTTTGCACCTCTATTGATTGCCCAACCATCTACGATATCTCCATTCAAAATTAATAATTCTGTTGGGTGGTTTTCAATAAATTCAATAAATTCTTCTGCTTTACTATCTTTTGTTCCTAAATGCAAATCAGAAACAATAATAGCTTTGTATTTTATAGAGTGCATAGTTTAATAAGGATTATCATTAAAATTGAAGCACCAATCAATGCTTCATTAAAATAGATTTTCTTTTTCATATCCAATAGTTGTGATGTTTTTTGAAAAATTCTGGATTATTTCTATTAAAGTAACATTTTATACTCAACCAAAACATATAAAAAAATCCTTTATTTTTAAATCTTCTTGCGGATGTCCATACACCTTTTGTTTTGTGTATTTTCATTACCTCTGTTTTTTGTGATACCCAATAATCTTCTGCAAATAAATGTGTTTCATCATATCCACCAGTTTTCCAATATGCTTCTGTTTTCCAAAATTGAAAACCACCAATTGCAAATGGTGTTCCCAACCAATTACTCAATCTTTGCTGAATATCAAATAATCTAAATATCCAATTAAATCCTTTTTCGGTTTGAAATGGAACGGTCACTAAATCCGTATCGTATACTAAACATTCACCTAATACAAATTTATTTTGCAACATTATATCTGCATCTAAAAAAAGAATATAAGGTGTTTCAACCAATTTACTACCTTCTAAACGAGCTTTTGCAGGAAATCCACCTTCTATGATTTGAATATCCAAACAATATTTAAAATCTCTTTGAACAAAATACAAAAAATCTAAACTATCTCCTTCATCGGAGTTATCTGCAATAATAACTTTAAGTCCTGCGGAACCCACTTGTTTTGCAATAAATGAAATACACTCATATATGTTATCTTTTTCGTTTTTACACGGAATAACAATCGTCAATTTTTCTTTCATAACAATAAATAAAAAACCCTCACCAAAAGTGAGGGTTTATAATATTATCAAATTATTATCCTTCTTCTTCAACACCGGCATCTATTTTAGCTTTATCCGTTATTGATTTCTTATTGATGAATTTATCAATAGAACCAATACCAAATGCTCCTAAAGTTAGATACATAAATGCATTGAATACAAATTCATTAATTAATAATGGTTTGTTCATTGCACCAGTTACTAAATCAACAATCATACATAATACCATTACAAAGAATGATAAGATACCGATTACTGATTTTTCGTTTATGTGATTATCATCACTTACTAAATCTTTAAAAAATCCCATAGCTTTTGTTTTTAATTGTTATTAACTATGTAACCTTTATCCGTTATATTTTTCTTTTAATAAACCGCATTTTTGGCACTCATCGTGTCCATCGTGGTCTGCATCACCCCATACATGCTCACATTGACGATGTGCAAAATACATATCAATTACACCATCACCATCAAAATCAATACCATCCATTTTACCATCACCATCCTCATCCACTTCAACACCTGTTCTAGGTTGTGCTTTGAACGGAGTTTCACTATGTTGTGGATTATTTGGTTCTGATTTTACATTTACTTCCATTTTAGCTAATTCAAAGTTTTGTAGGTTTTCAACTACTGCTAATTTACTTGCAGCTGCTGCTCCTTGTACAAATGCATCTGGAATGGTTGGTGCGATTTCTTTGTTACTTTCTTTCATATCGTTTGTATGTGAAAGGGTAACACCATCTTCTTCATCCATCTTTTGTACTAACATTTTATCCTTATCAGTATCACTAAACCAGTAATCTATGATTTTACCATAGCTACCAATGAAAGCACCCAATAATAACATTAGTAATTCTTTCCATGCTGCCGCCATTGGGGTTTGTAAACTAATTGCGGTAAAGATACCTGCAATAATTACCATAAACCCACCTAATACCATAGCGGTAATATACCATCTACGACTCATCATTTTATTTAACAGGTCTCTAAACCCGCTTGGTGGTTGTTGATTACTCATCTTCTTTCTTTATTTTAAATGACCATTTAATTAATAAAGTCAATCCTATTATAAAAAATAGAACCGTCCCTATTTGATACCATACTACCATTCAGGTGCTTTTTCTTTAAACTCATCACCCTCTTTCTTCTTTGGTTTTGGTGCATCTGTTGGTTTAGCTGCTGCCCCACCATTGTTTCCACCACCATTTACAATTACAGTCTTGCCTGCTGATTGTTGTTGGGTGTTTTGAATGTTAATTACTGGTGCTGCGGTTTGTACCGGAGCTTCCTTTTCTTCACCACCTGTTAATTTTGTTGTTACCCATGTACCCAAACCTAATGTAATCGTAGATACAAAACCGATGATTACGTTTTTCATTGAACCACCTGTTGATTGCTCTTGTGTTTCTTCTGCCATTTTGTTACTTTTTATAATTTGTTAAAATCTGTTATACCTAATTGTTTTCCATTTACGTCATATAAACCAATTCTATATGCTGATGCTGGAAGTGCTGATGTATATACCTTTAAGATATTATCACCACTATTTACCCATGCCGTTTCTTTTGATACTACTCTGTTTGCAATATCAAATATCTTTATTGTCACATTTTGTCCTGCTTCAACTTTTACATTCATTGCTACTTCTGTTGTCACAAATGGTGATTGTAATTTAATACCAACGGATTGTGAAATTGTAAGACTATTGTCAACCGCAACTGGTGGGGTTACAAATGGGTCTTTTCTACATCCTGCTATAACCATAATTCCGAATAATACGAATAATAGTTTTTTCATCTTAATTTATTGTTATTTTAGTTTTTCCAATTTCTTTGTTACTCTCGTCTGTTAGGTATAAATATAAACTTTTTTGTGATAATGATTTAGTATATATTTTTTTTGTGTTATCTCCAACAATTCCAGTAAATTTTTCTTTTGTTACTACCTGTGTTTGAGTTGAATCCATCAAAGTAAGTATATATTTACCTGCTGATGTAAGTTTGAATTGTATATCTTGTCCATCTTTAACTGCTACTTCTGATTTTGAAAATATATCGGTTGTTGTAGGTTGTGGTGTTGGTATAACTTCTACTTTTCTACAAGCTACCAAACTTAAAAATAATATAAATAATATCTTCTTCATTAAAATTGAAAGTTTGTTCCTATCATAAATAGGATTGGGTTACTCTTTTTATATCCAACTGATTCACTTAATGTATCCCAAGTTGTGTTATATCTAACATTGGTATTCAACACAAATCTTTTAGTTATTTTCCAATCCATAGATACTCCATAATATAAGTCCAAATTGAAATCATCAAAGTACGAAAAATCAGATGTGCCACCATTTTTGAATACTTTGTATATATCACTCATTGCAAATACCTGTGGTGATATATTCACTCTTTTTGTTTTCAATGTATATGTGTACATTGCCATACCTCTATAAGTAAGTTCAGATGATGCTGGGTCTATTGGATATATGTTTTTTACCCAATTACCATTTTCATCAACAATAAACTTACCTTCCCAAGCAGAAACATTTTCATATTCTCCCCAAAATGTTTTTGATGCAGTTAAACTATATCCAAATGTTCCCCATTTTTTAGTTCTAAACACATCAATAAATGATAGGTTAATATCTTTTTGAAAATCAAAATCCGTAGAATAAAATGTTTGTATTGTTGTTGTTCTCTTTTCAGTATTTCTACTTAAACCATATCCCACTCCATAATATTTCCATAAAGGATTTATTGATGCTGCAAATGTATGTGCCCATTTTCCATTTAGTGATGATTTACTATATCCTAAATTAAGTGTTGTTGATACCTGTTTTCCAATTATACCAACCGAAAGATTTGATGATGAAAGAACATCTTTTGAGAAATCAATATAGGATTGTAATATACCCACATCATTCCAATCATCACTCTCTCCAAATAATTCTTTTGCGGATAATTGTAATGTATCAGGTTTTTGTATTTGTGCGTTTGATACAAATCCAATTAAAACCAATGATATGATTAATAATATTTTTTTCATTATTTTATTTTTACTCCCAATGATTTACCATCTTTACTAACTGCTTCCGAATTACCCACACTTACCAATCCCAATCCACCATTCAATTTTTGTGTAGTAGTGAATAGAACTTTGTAAGTTGCTGATGTAATTTGTGAACCATCCGTATTCAAAGAACCCACATTAATAAAAGTTCCTTTGTTTGCGGAATAGTTAGTTGGTGAACCATTTACGATATATTCGGTTTTATTATATTTTAACAAAGAGTTATCATAGTTTAATTGGAATTGAGTTCCTACTATGTTGTTATCTCCTGGGTTAAATACGATTTCTACATACACACTATCCCCACTCAATTCAGTCATTATACTTGCATTCATTGGAACACTTACACCCATTGATTGCACTCTTTCACCAAAGTTTGCTGACATATTTGTTATACCATTTGCCGGCGGTGTTGCTGAATGTGATAAGTTTACATCACCTTTCCAAGTTACCGCTAAATTGTATGAATAGTTTGTTTTTCCTTCTAATAAACTAAAACTATATTCCTTTCCTAAATAAGATGGAAATTGTTGCCAATTAGATTTTCCAATAGTTCCGTATGTAGAGTCCAACACAATTTTCATAGTGCTATCCAACACATAACTACTTACTAAATCTCTTGCACCTGTAAGGTTTTGTAATAATCTAAAACAATCTCTTTCATCAAATACATTATTACCATCTACATCCGCATTTTTGAATTGAATACCATAGGTAAATTGTGTTCCACTTCCACCACCAAATATACCACCTGCTTCTGAATATTCTTTGAATGCCAAATACACATCCGATACCGTCACAATACTATTATAAAGAGATTTTAATTGAACCGAATCATAATTTTGAAATACAAATTTATGTTGTTTATATGCTCCTTGTTGTGTAAGTGTGATTGTGCTTTGAAAAGCATAATCCGTATTCCAATTATTTACATTTCTAATATAAGAATTGTATGCGGAAGTTCCATCAGTTATTTTTGTTAGTGGTGATGGGACTGTGTATATTGCCCAACCATTTGCGTCATGCGAAGTATATGTCATAACTCCATCATATGCATCAAATATTTTTGTATGTGTAATTTTAGTAGGGTCAATACTACCAACTTGTCTCATATCTATTAACAATCTACTATTACCACTCAACCAACTTGCGTTTGGATTTGTATAAGACCATTCAACTTGCCCCGGTGTAATTGTTGCTTTGTATGCAGTTGGATTGGCAACAAATTGATAACTCAATCCCCATGCTCCCCAACTATCCGATGTTATACCATTTTGTGTTGTTGATGGATAGTCGTTTTGTCCTTCAACTATTTTAATGTAAACTTCTTTTGTTTGTCCGGCAGTTAAAATCCCAGCGTGCACTGCTGCTTTTGGAATATATGAATCGTTTGTGTATATGTTTGTCCCCCAAATTGCACCGCCACCTGTATTGCCCGTTATAGTCATTTTATATATCTTACCAATATCACTTTCACTATATTGAGTCATATCATTTGTTGCTGCTATTGATATTGCAGATGAAAATACCTTTGCCGTATCTAATTGAGTTGATAGAGTTACCCTTCCCACTCCATTTAATGCCACATTTGAATTTGCTGTCCAAGCTGATGTTGCATCATTTCTTTTATGTAATGCTGCTGAAAATTTAGTTTCATCTATATTGCCACCAAAGTTAATTGTAAATTGTGATTTTAAATTATTGTTTACACCATTATAATGCACCACACTATTATTGTAAAAATCACTAAAAGTTTGGTCATCAGGATTGTTCCAAGTTCCAAACTCAATTACATATCCACCCAATCCGCCAGGGAACGCGGTTGCTTCGGGTCCAAAATCATTCCATTGTGAACCATTCCATTTTGTTACAACATAATCCTCACCAGGTCCCCAGTTGTTTGGTTCACCATTTGCCCAGTTATTATATTGTCCTGTTTGATTTGTTGAGTTTATTCTTACGACAGTTCCATTTTCAGGTCCTGCATCAATTACAAATCTACCTTCGGTTACATTATCGGTAAGTGCAAATATAATATTATTTCCAGGTACATTGTTTACAACGAAGTTATCTTCATCTGATGATGTGATTGTCATTAGATAGCCAGTCTGTCCTTTGAATGATTGTTGAGTACAATAGGTTTTAAGATTATTATATGCAGTTACAGAAGTTCCACTAAATGCAGTTACCCCGGTAAACCCACTCATAGGTCTATAAAAGTGTCCGTTTGTTGGTAAGTAATAATATCCCGTTGGGTTGACAGTTGCTGATACTGAAATACTAATATCACCCGCTGTTCCCGTTGTGTTTATTTTCATTGATGCCAATACATTATTGATATTAGCCATTGTTCCGGTGAATGAAATACGAGTTTTGTTACCACTCATTGTGTAACCGGTTGATGCAGTTACGCCGGATGTTGTTGAGAAATAAAATGTAGTTCCGATTGGTGCTGTGGGTAAACCAATTGCACAAAGTAAAGTTGCAGTAGAATTAAATCCACTTAAACTAAATCCACTTGCATCTTGTCCGGATGTGTTGACAGTAAACTCTTTAGGGTCTGGTGCATTTATTTGCTGACCGAACCCTAAAAATGATATAAATAAGAATAGTGTAACTAATAATTTTTTCATTTATTATTCTATGTTTAGATTTAGTTTGTTTCCGTTTCCGTCAACTGCATCTGCTAATACGAAATAGAATAAACCTGCTGTATTATTTAATGTTACCTTTGGAGTGAATATCAATATATAAGGTGTTCCAACTTTAATTCGCGCAGTTTTTAATTGGTCAATAGAACCAAAAGTCAGTCTACCATCTGCTTTTGTTGAGAAGTTTGTCATTGTTGAACCTGTATTGAATATTACATTATCTAAACTTAATTTTGTGCTATCGTATTGCATTATGACCTGTAAACCTGCTAAACCTTCTTTTGTTAAGTTTGTACTTAATACAACTTTACCACCTTCCAATTTAGAAGTTACACCCAATGATATTGTTTCTAATGTAGCCGAATTATATGCAATTGATGTGTTTGTTGAAACTGCCATAGTTTTAATATTAGCTACATCCGATGTACCAGGATTAACTGCGTTTGTATAGATACCACTTGCTATTCTTGCTGCGATTGTATCAGGAAAAGATGAATGTGACCAGTCTAAATCACCACCCCATGCAAATACCGCTTCTGCTGTTTGTTGTGGTGCTGTTACATATACTTTATTTGTCGCCGTTCCGTTTAACCAACTTTGATTTAATAAACCACTATGCCATCTCCATGAAGTTGCGGTTGATGTTGGAATAAATGCGTTTGCTGATACATCTTGTCCCATTACATATGCAAATAAATTGTATGCATCTGCCTCTGTAAAGTCCATATCGTTTTTAGTTACATTACCAATTTTCTTTTCTAATGCTGGTCTTTGGAAATATGTTGGAACTCCCGTCAAATCTGTTTGAGTTATACCTAAAAATGCTTTATATGCATCAGAGACAGTTATCACATTATTCATCCAACTTTTTTGGGATGCGTTTGAAACAAATACACCAACACTATCACCAACTTTAATTCCAGATGTGAATAAGGCTTCACCACTTGCATCTAATACTTTTTGTGCTATTGGTTGTTTTGCCCAATCTATATCACCACTACCATCGGTTTTAAGTGGCATCAATTGAACATTGTGGTCAGTAATACTATATCCGGATGGGTATAATACTCTTACTTTAAAATATGATGTATTGCCTGTTACGCCAGTTATTGATAAAGGACCCGAAGTTGTTTTTACATATGGAATATATACACCGCTTGCACTATCCGTTGCGTATGAAAGGTCTAATTTATGAAAGTTCGCATATGCATTTTGGTCTTTAAGAATGTATTTTTGAGTTGCTAATACACCATCTATACTTTTATCTGCTCTTTGAACTGCTAATTGCCCAACATTCCAATCTGCATTTGTTACATATCCCCAAGGTGTAGAATTATATTGTGCATACAACGAAGTATCTGCTATATTTGCATTTGGAGTAAACTTATAGTTTGTCCAACCTGTATAATAAGTTTGTGATTGGCTACCTTGTGAAAATGTAGTTGAAAGATAAGTTAACGCCTTATTGTTATATTGGTATCGTAACCAAAAATAACGAGGCTTGGTTTCACCTTTATTGACAGTATATGTTATTGTTATTGTATCCCCAACCTTGTATGGTCCAGATGATACCGATTGATTAACAACAATTTGTCCAAATGATAGTATAGTTACAAACAAAGCTGCAACTAACAATGATAATTTTTTCATATTTACTCAAATAGTTTAGTAATAAGTTTAACAGAACCTTTCTTCAATGCATTGCTTAAAGAAGTCTGGTTAAACTTACCACCTTCATCTATTATGAGCGTTGACATTGAGATTTCAGCAGAACTTTCTTCAACTATAACCTCTTTGTCTTTTTTGCCATCTTTGTAAATTGTACCTTTAAGGCGGATGACTACTTCCTCTTCTCCTTTGTGAAATACGGAGATATTTGATTTTGTTGTTAAAACATCTAAATAGATAATTTCAACTTTTAATTTTTGTGTTGCTGATGGTGCTAAATCCAATCCTTTTTCTTGCAATGCTTCTTCCAAAACATTTTTAACACCGAATGCTAAATTTCTGTTTCCAGCTAATTTACCAACTTTAACTTTATTTTCTACACTTTCAACCCAAACATGTTCCTCTGCATTATACCAAATATTTTCTGGTGAGTTTTTGAATGTACCATCAAATTTCCAACTAAACCAATTTGCAATATCTGTTTCTAATTGTGTATTTCCACTAAAATGTATACCCACCATTGTAAGTTGGAATAATAATGCAAAAGCAATCCATATACCTACTAATGCCAGGAAAAATATTGCTATCTTATCTGCAATATAGTTTTTTATTTTTATGATTGTTGTCATACTAATAAGTATATGTCAACTATCCATTTCAAAAATTTGAATCTAATAATTTTGTAAAATCTTCTTTAAAATTATAATTTTCTAAAATATTTCTAGATAAAACATTATTATTTTTACAAAATACTATATTGTTGTTAAAATATTCAATTAAATCCATATTATATATGTAATCAATTTTAGTGTTTAAGAACTCTACGGTCTTATTGTAATCAAAATCTTCATTTGGAAATAAATTCAAATCATCAAATGTATAGAACCCAAAACTTTTTAAAAAATCTAATTTATCATTATTATACTCAAAAGATAAAAAAGGTGTACCCGTTACTAAATTCCAATATGTTTTTTCTGTTACTTTTACACTTTGATTTCCGGTGTGCTTTTGAGAAAACATAGATTCCGAATATACATTTAGATATGAGTTGGCGATTGTAAATTGAACATCAATATATGCATCATGTTTCCATTTAAACTTTTTATTAAATTCTTTAACACCAGCTATATCTGATAAAAGATATGTGATAACATCAAATTCTTTCTTTTTTTCAAGAAGTTTATTTACTAATGAATCCCTATATGGTCTTACTGCGTTGTTAAATGAAACTACATCATACTTCCTATTTTCTATAAAATCAGTTCTATGTAAAACATCATAAAATTGATATATTGCAAATTCTTTTGATGGTGTATAACATAAATCCGAATTGTATAATAAAATGTTTGCAGTAAAAACTATTGGTTTTTTTTCTAAATATTTTGATATATTTTCCAAATCGGTTATATCCAAATGTTCATGTATATTATCAATTATTAATATTTTTTTACCTATATTTTCTATTTCAGAAAATTGTTCATTTTTATATAATTGTTTTAAATGAAAAGAACTTACTATGTTTATATCAGCATCATTAGAATTTTCAAATATAATATTATTTTCATCACCTCTTGCTTTGAATGGTAATAATTTATGTAAATCAGAATTAACATTAAATCTTTCTAATCTATCTGGTTGTATTATTTTAATTTGTAACATTTTCTATGTGTTTTATTATATTCTCTGCAATAAGTCTCGATCCTCTGAAAGAATTATGTTCATCTTTGAATAGCCCATTTGTATCGTATTTGAATGCTGCTTTTTCTAAATGTAAGTAGTAATATATTAAATTATAATTTTTATTCATTCCCTTTTCAAACAAAACACAATTTGGATATATTTCTTTTTCTAATTTTTCACGTAAATCATCTTCATTCAAATACTTACTAACAACATTTTTTGTGTCGTGTTTAAAACAAAATTCTAAATTATCACATAAACAGAAAACAGCAATACCACCCAATGATTCTATATAATTTTTTAAAGTTAAACCCATAAAAATTTCATTTATTTGAAATATATTTGGGTCATAGAATCTATAATACCAATTACCTGCTTGCCCAAAATCATCAAAATCAACATTATCGAAATTATCTCGCATTGCTGTTAGATTGATGAATCTATTACTTGTATTCGACCAAAATTCACTTCTACTTCCGTTTGGCCATTCTAATAAAAATATAGTATCAGATATATCTTTTGTTTTAAGAATATATTGCATTGTTTTTCTATATACTCTTTCAAAACTACCACCATATATTGATTCATCTATTAATTCTAATCCAAAATGGTCAGCAACTAATTTCGGATATTGAAACTTTTTTCTAACCCAATCGTAATTATTAAAAAACGAATTTTTTTCATATATCATTTTTTCAGATATATCTATATTTTTCGTTTCTTCAAACATATGGAAAATATTAACATTGTTATGTCCGTGTCCCCACATATAAGAGCAACCATTGCTATATAATTTATTGTATTTTTTCATATAACTTATTTAATAGAATTTCACTTAAAAAATCATTTCCTTCATTTGTTAAATGCAAATCAAAATTACCGCCACCAAATGTATGCCAATTTGTTATTTTTTTATCAAATGATATTTTACTAAAATTAAATATATTTTTTTCAAATTCTATTAATTCTAAATTTTTTAATTTATTGAAATATCGTTTATCTATTTCGCCTGTTTTTATTTTATCCGTTAAATACAATTTATGAAACTCGTTTCTCGATTCTACCATTTCTTCTTCACTAGATACTGCTTCCCATAAAAAATGTATAAATTTAATATTTTTACTATCTAAATATGTTTTTAAAAATGTAATCTTTTTAATCAAATCATCAAAATACAATTTATCGCTATAAAAACAAGTTACAAACGACTCATACATACTTTTTAAATATTTTCGTTTTTCAATTGGTATATATGGTGGCCATTCACCTGTTTTTTCATCTAATAAAAAACTATGAAAAATCATATTCATATCATTTGGTAACCACAATCTATTTAAATAAGAATATTGTATTATGTAAAATATATTTTCTCCCAATTCCATTTCTGCATTTTCATAAACATCATTTATTATTTTATCGTTTGCATTTCCAGAATGTGCTATATTTTTTACATATACATTTTCATATCCATTTGATTTAAAAAAAGATATCAATTTATCTGTATTGCGAAAGGGGCCGTCAGCAGAATGTGAACATCCAAATATTTTTACAAAACAATTCATATGTTAAGGTAACTCAATGATTTCATTTTTCAAAATAAAATTATATAATTTTTGTGCGTATTTTTGATTATGTTCTGCTGTTGCGTGTTTACCATCTATTGAAAATTCTCTGAAATTTCCGTAATCACCATCAAATCTATTTGCATCGGTAACTACTTCATCCATTAAAAAGCAACCATTCCAAGTATATGCTATGTTTCTTGCTTTTAGAAAATTTGTTATTAATAAATGATTTTTATACCAATTTATTAAATCGTTTTCATCATGAGTAATTCTTGCTATTGCTTTATATTCTTCTTTCCCCTCAATATCATCCGCAAAATATCCCCATGGATTCATATGAAATGGCTCCAAATCACCATTGTATCTATAATATTCTTTACGAGATGGGTAGGTATACATTATATTAACCAATTGTGGTCTAAATGTGTCTACCATTGTAATAATACATCTTGCTATGTAATCATTACTTCTTCCACCAAACCCTGCGTTTAAATCAACACCATTATTTACTAATTGTGAAAAGTAATGAGGCCAAGATTGGTCATCATTCACACCAACTCCTTCCGTATGTGAACAACCAACGGACATTATACGAAATCCATTTTTATAAATGGAATCTCCTCTAAATCCTAATTCGTTATAAGTGTATGTATTTGTTTGTGAATTATCGGAACCTGAAATATTAGTTGTTTTATTTCTTCTATTTTCTAACTTCCAATCATATGTACCAACATCAAAACCACTTTTTTTCCAAAACCTTAATGAGTTCATTTTTGTGTTTTTAAGTAACGAACAGCTGCTTTATAAACAGCTTTTTTATCATCATAATTAAGAGCAGTTCTTAATTTAATATTTCTACCAGTTTCAGTATTTTTAATTGTTTTATCTAAAATATCTTTCTTTTCTTTTGTAGATTTATTTTTAAATGTTTCCCAATCAGGTGTTGATATTGATTTTGGTTTTTCTGTTGCTGCTATCTGATTTGAATCACCTGTATCTTTACTATCTTCTTTTCTATCTGCCCAATACTTTCCGTTGTGTTTAACGTGTTGAATTTTAAAAGTAACATCTGGATATTTGGTTTTTAATTCACCAACCGCTTTTACGTTTTTATGAGAATCATCTACAAAATAGATGTCATTAAATTTATGTTTTTTGATTTTATCTTCAATCCAATCTGCTTTCTTTTGTGGGTCACTATCACCCAATGCTGCAACATATACATCACCCATACCAATATCCTTTAAGTATTCTCTAACAGGTTGGTATGCACCTCTAGCAGTTAGTATTGCAACATTTCTTTTACCGGTTGATTCGATAAATTTTCTTAAAAGATTTGTGTATTTTTTAATTTCTTCTGGTTCATTTACCTTTTCAAAATCAGAGTAATCAAATTCATCTCCTTCTTTTTTATCATATACCGCATATTCTCCAGGTGATAATTTTGATTTTTCTCCGTTTTTATGTTTAACATATATAAATGATTTTGTTTTTACTAATGTATCATCAAAATCAAATATTCTTAATTTTTTCTTTTTTATTTCTTCTTTCGTTGCTTCTTTTATTGGTTTAAATGAACGAGCGAATGGATTGGAATAAACTTTACCCAATTCAATATTAACACCATTCCAATTTGTATTTTTTATTTGAGGTGTTAATCCAAAAAATTCATTTAAAACTCTTTTACTCACTTTTACAAATTATCCTTTTAATAATTGTTTTGCTGGTTTTGACTTTTTATGAAGTTCTTCGTTTTCTTTTGTAAGGAATTCAACTTTTACGGTCAATGCTGCAACTTCTTTTGTCAATGATAAAATCATATTACGAAGTTCATCTTTCTCTTTTGATGATTGGCTTAATAATGCTTCTAATTTTGCAATTCTATCTTTACAATCATGTCTAATAAAATCGTCATCTCTTTCCTTTCTCATTGATTTCTTCTCATAGAAGCGGAAAGCTGCTGCCGAACCTAATACTGATACAACTGATATTAAGACTGTGTATAAATTATCCATTTTCATTTTCCTCCTTATCATCAATTTCGTGATATCCAGTATTAGCCTGACTGATGAAGTTTTGTGATTGAGAAATATGGTCTTGTATCCATCCAGCTAAATTTTTTTCGGATGTTCCAATTTTACCTTTTAAAGATTGTGCATTCATTATAATATCATCTAATAAATTTATGGCCATACCAACTTCGTGGTCACCACCTTCTTCTTTCAAAGTGTATCGTTCTTTTATTACTCCACTTTCTATTAAAGATTTTCTAACAAATTCTTTTAGTTGTTTTCGTGTCATTTTTATTTATTTCTTTTTCTTAACGATTCTCTGATTTTTGCCTTTGCTTCTTTTATTGGTTTGATTTCATTAGCATATAATTCGGTTATTTTATTATATACTCTTTCATCCGCTGCTTCTCCCAGTCTCCATCCACCACCTTTTAATTCATATTGCTTAACTGCCGTTGCTCCTTTACCCAAACTATCCATACATTCTTTCCATAATTCTTTATTTGTAGGATATGCAAATTCTTTCTTTACATGTGTTGGTAACCCTTCATGTGAAGTTGATGCAAAATCTTTGGCATCTTTTTTAGAAATATCTTTAGCTACATCTGCTACATCTTTACTTGCTGGTTTTTCTCCTTTTTGTGCTGCATGCACCATTCCGAAAAATCTTTGCTGTGCTTTACTTACTGCTGGCATATTATATAAATTTACATATTTTTATAAAATTCATTTGCTATCATTTCTTGATAGTCTTTTCCATAATGATGTCCATCCTTTGCCTTTTCCCACTTATTGCCATAATCGGTTGAACTCAAATAACTAATTCTATGTGTATTACACACAGAATCTAACATAAAATCATTTAATTTATACAATCTACCATATGATTTTCCTGGTTTTTCATAATTCCAAGATTGTATATTATCAAATGAATCATCTCTTAATTCAAATATTCTACCAGGTGGTGGTTTTAATACAAATATATTATCTGTTTGTATTTTATCTAATACATTTTGTATTTGCCACATTATATAACCTTGAGAGCCACATACCATTCCTAAATTAAAAAATGGCAATCCTATTTTTTGTGATAATAGATATGGCCATGTTTCATCTTCATCTAAACCAACCCCCTCTGTAAAAGAACATCCTAAGCAAACTATTTTTCGTTGTTTTAATAAATCTCTATAATTTGTGGATGACCTATATCCAAAATCATTAAATTTATATTCAACTTTATAGGATTCATCACAATCATATCTTTTAATTGTTTTGTTAACCCTATCTGTTAGTATAGGAAGTTCGTTCATTATGTAATCCACCATAGAACTTCTTTTTACTTTATATAAATATACTCCTTTTGTCTTTCAGTTAATTTGTTAAATTTAAATAGAATATCCAGCGCTTTCATTTTTTTGCCTTCAATTCCATATTTCTTAATATGGAAAGGTAATTCTGCAAAAAATTGTGGATGAGATTGTGTGTTTAAGATATTACAATCTATTTCAATGTAAATATCGCAATCTTTTACCGATTGCTCTGTGTTGCTAAATTTTGTATATAAATTTGTTGCTGTATTTTGCGATTCAAAATTCAAATATCTATCGGTTGCTAATTTTACATTCATTGATTGATTTTCTAAATAAACCTTATCAAAATATAAATCAAACAACCACAACCAATCCGTATTTGTGTTTATTACCTTTACTCCCATTTGGTATCTTGGTATTTCTATTGGATGGCCAACTTTGTCTAATAAAGGTGTATGTTTCCATTTACGAATAAATTCTCTTGTTTTATTTATACTTAGCCATTCCCATTCTCTACTACGAGTTCTTAAATCTTCGGTATTTACAGCGTGTTCAAATTGTCCACCTCTGCATGTTAAATGATATACTAATGCAACTCTTGGTTGTATAAATTCATATCCTTTTAATTTCATTCGTAAAAATATATCCATATCTTCTGCCAATGAATTTAATGCAGGGTCATGTCCTATATAATCACTTTTATACATTAACCATGGTGCAAATATACCATTTGTTGTTTCAAAATTATTAAATGTATTACTTACGCAAAATTCTTCAAAATCTTCCTCTCTAAATCCATCTTCTATATCCGCTTCTGGCCATAATCCAAAATCTAATGTTATTTTATCCGCTGAGGGTGGGTGTAGTGGTGGTTCAACTCTTGTTGCAGATACTACTACTCCTTTTTTTACATATTCTAACAAATATTGTATACAATGCTTACCCATTATCATATCAGCATGATAAATCATAATAAGTTCACTATCTGCATTTTCTACTAAAAAATCATATGCGTTACCTATACCAAATGGATTTTGTTTTGGGTTTAACCACCATCTTACATTTTTTGGTCTAACCGATTCTAGCCATTCGTAAGTTCCATCTTCATTTTTATCAATCCATACCAATATTTCATAATCAATTTCTCCTATATTTTTTTGAATATAGTGTATTGCATGTTTAAGGTATCTTAAATTGTTTTTTGACGGTATACAAAAACTTATTTTCATATTTTAATTTGTTTGAAATCCTGCCGTTTCACCTTTATCAGTAACATGTCTACCCCAACCCGCATGTCTACAATATCCTTCGGTGAAAGTAAGTGCAAAATAACCTAATTCATAATAATATTTACTTAAATCTAATTCTCTACCAATTGGTGCATATCCATTTTCTGGATAATCTTTCATTTTCTTTAAAGATGGATTGAATGTAAATCCGTGCCAATGACCATCGAACCCCCACATTAATTTTCTAAAATGTATTCCATTTTTAGTTCGATATGTTGGTGGTATTGTTGGGTGTTTAGTATCATTTATATCTCTGACAGTTACGCATATACATTTTTCAACATCAATAATTTCTAATGCCGCTTCTATAAAACCTTCTTTGTAAAATTCCCAATCTTCTTCCATATGAAATACATAAGGAGTGGTTACATATCCGTATATTTTATCAATACTATTAACTTGTCCTAAATTTACTTGATTGTACCAAAAATTTACTAATGGGAATTTTTCTTTTAAATGGTCATTACAACCAACAACCGCACTATCATCTATAATATGAAATGCAGTTAATTCATATGTGTTATATTTAAAAAAACTTTCTAGTGTTTTCTCTAATAAATCCGGTCTATTACAACTTGTACAAACGACAGTTACTTCTTTCATAACCTAATTATTCTTTGTTTAATTTCTAATTTACTTGCTGGTGGATATAAGTAATTTTTAAACTCTTCAAAATTGTTAAATACTTTTATTTTTTCATTTTTCATGCCAATTTTGACTCTAAATGAATTGTATTTATCAATAATATATTGACTATTATATTGTGGATGATGCCTATTTTTAATATTTTTAATTAATTGTTCTTCTTTTATAAGAATTATTGCAAAGTTTATATTTTTAAAATAATCTTTACATCCAAAAATAAAATCAGGTGGAACTATATTTGTTAGATATATTTTATTATCAGATTTTTGCAATTCTACAATTAAATCAATAAACATTAATTCATTTTCATATCTAATATCTGGTACTGTCTTAATAACATCCCAATCAACAATTTGGTATTCGTTTAAATTGAATTTATTGTTTTTAGCAAATGTTGTTTTACCACTACACTCTGTTGTAAAAATTACCCAATTCATATAGTATCATATAAAGCGTTTTGCTTTTCTTGTCTTTTAATATCTTTATGATGCTGTATACAATATATTTCTTCAGCTGGTAATACTGAATATGATTCAAACCCCTGTATTCTTTCGTGAACTTTACCTGCCCAAAATATAGATTGTTTGTTTTTGTATATGCGTGTTTGTACATCCGGAAAGTTTACCCAACCCTTTTCGTTTACATTCCATCCCCATTTTTGAATGTGTTCTTCTGTTAATCCGTTGACTGTATTGATTCTGGGTACAAAGAAAAGGTCTATATCCTTATTGTTATCCAATACATTTGGTAATGCTTTTAAAAATTTGGAATCAATCAATTCATCTGCATCTAATTGATAAATAAATTCTCCACTACAATTTGCATTTAGATGATTTTTAAAATTAGCAAAATCACCATTTAAAGGATATGATACTAATTTATCTATTTTATTTTCAATTAAACTTTTATTTAGAAATTCTATAACTTCTAATGTAGTGTTTGAACTATCATATTGAACAACTATTTCAGTAGTTTTTGTTCTTTTAGCTAAAAGCTTAATTAAATTTTCTATTTCTTTTATTTCCGTTGAGACCGTAACTGCAAAGCTTAATTTCATATTATTTTATTACTTTTTTTGGTGGTGGAGGTGGTGGTGTTGTTTTTGTTGGTATTATAAATTTACCCAATTGTGGATGTGTTTTAACAAATTTTTTCCAATCAAAATACACTTCTCTCATATTTTTTATATTTTTTATCTTATATGTTCTATATGTTTCATAGTAATTCATGATAAGATTATTGCTACCAATCATTCTTTGATAGAAACTTCTACCAAATGGCTCATCCACCACATACGCATTTCCGTTATTTCTATAATGTAAATCCTTTCTCTTTAAGAATGTGTTTTGATATTCCATATTAAGTGACTCCTGTATAAATTCTCTATTCATAATTCGTTTAAAGAATTTAATAAAAGTATTAATTGGTAAATCACTTACTCTTATTGCATGTATTAAACCGGTACTTTTGACCGTACCAATTACCATTAAAATAGGTGCTTTTGTTCCACCATAGTTTTTACTTTTTCCTTCTACTGTCGTATAAGACCACAATCTATAAAAACCCCCTGGTTGAACATTCATAGGTGGAACTAATACTTCTCTTTTAAAAAGAGGTCTATAATATGGTAAATTATCCGGCATCGTCTTCTACTATTTCAAAATTTGGAAGATTTAATGGTATAAATTGTTTTATCGGTGGAACATAGTTTGTTAAGATGGTATCAAATAATTTTGTCATCTTTTCTAAACCAAAGTTTTGTAAATTTTGTTTTCCTAATTGATAAGCAGGTGTTTTATACTTATCATAGTTAGTATAAATATCTTTAAATTTCTTAAGAGCTTCATTGTAATTTACATAAAACCATTTGCTTCCTTTAATTAGGAACTGATTTTGTGCACTTTCATGTACATCTTCTAACTTACCATCTAACAATACTGCACCATCTTTTAAGAAATCTAGATGACCGCTCCAATTAGATGCAATCACCGGCTTTCCCGTCAAACTGAATTCTAATAATGGTCTACCAAATCCTTCACCATGTGTAAATGAAACCATTGCTTTTACTTTTGGGTGGTGATAAACTCCATTCATTTCTTCCTCTGTAAATTCACCATGTAACAGATATATTGATGGGGAAATTTTAAATTGTTCAGTAAGTGTTTTTATTTTAGCAATCATTGATTCTCTATCCAATACACTAAATCCTGCTGATGAAGTTTTTAAAACTAATGCAGGTGCATTCTTTTGTCCTGCAAATGCTAGACAAAAAGTTTTTATTAACATACCCACATCCTTTCTATCGTGTCCCAATCCACCTTGCAACCAATGACCTGCAAAAAGAAATACAAAATCTTCTTTTATTTGGTCTAATTCGGTAATATATGGAATGGCATCTGCTCCAAATGTTTTTTCATTAAATCCTTCAAAAAGAACTTCAATTGGTTTTGCAATTCTATGTTCTGCTATTACTCTTCCTGTTTGATTATCTTTTTCTGTATAAGCTGTTTTTTGTAAAACTTCTTTTGTAAATTGAGAAGGTACAATAATTAAATCCATTTTGTTACAACCATGAATAAATTCAATTGGTGCAGCGGTTGTTTCAACACCTGCTGTAATACCGATATTATATGTTCCTTTTGCTTCAAATTCGTTTGCTACGGTCAATTGAATGTATACGTCTGGTTTTCTAGTAACTTGTTTTCCTATTAAATTTAAAATCTGTCTATCTTCTTCTGTGTTTCGTAGTCCCGTCATAGGAGTTGACCCCCAACGAGTAGATATTACAACTATGTCAAATTTATTCATATCAATAAGAGACCTAACTAAATCTCTTGCGTGGTCACCATAACCACTTCTCGTTGCCACAGGTCCTTGAAATACTAATAAAGGTTTTTGAATTTCTGCCATTTTATTTTATTTTAAACAATTCATATTTTTTTCTTGGTTTCCAATTTTTAAATGCACCTTCCATTCCATCTACCAATGTCTGACACATATTTTCTGCACTCAATCCGCCATCGCCAAGCATCCACTTTCTACCCTTTAAGCCGGCTGCTTTTCTCGCCTCTCTTCCAATATCATACCAACTTTTAATAAGAGGTGTTACATCATCAAAATCAATTCTATCATCAAAGATATATGGAGTTGGTACAGAACCGGTTGCTGAACGAACTGGCCAAATTGGTTTAACCCAATCTCCATATTTTACTTTATCATATTGTTTTTTATCATGCAAAGAACCAATCTTTACATAATCATCAGCGGTTAAATATTTTCCATCAACTTCAAATCCACATTGGTCTTGTAAACCACCGGTTACTGTCGTAATTATAGGAGTGCCCGCCATTATAGATTCGGCAGTACCCAATCCAAATCCCTCATTAGAAGAAAGTGTAAGTGTAATATCTGCTAAATTATACAATAGATTTAATTCTTCGTCTGGTCTTTTTCTATCATCAAAAATTACATTACATTCACTTATACAACAATCTCTAACAACAGCTGGGAGGTCTGTTCCATTATCGTCAATAGGTTGTGTGTGCATTATCATAACAACCTTTTTTTGTTGTTCTGGACTTAATGATTTAACAAATTCATTAAATGCTAAAATCGCTTCAATTGGTTGCTTTCTTCTAATATTTCTATTTGTCCAATAAACAATAAAATCATATTCTTTATCACCTAATATTTGTTTCTTAAAATCAGAAGGAACATCTACTGGTTTATATACATCTGAACGAATACCATGTGGTACATAACTCACTTGCCAATCTTCTGGTTGTTTCCATTGAGATTGTGAATTACTTCCCCAAACTCTTTTCGTAATACCATAAGTTTGTTTAGAAATACATCCAATCCAATCACAACTTTCGTAATAATTACGATTATATTTTGGGTCTGGTAAATCATCCCAAATATGATAGAAAAATATTGGTGTGTGCTGTCTGATTTCATGCTCAATTTCATACAGCCAAATCCAATATCTTGGGTCAGTAAAGTGTAATACCGCATCTGGATTTTCTGCGTTTAAAACTTGTCTTAAAGTATCTGGTGTTCCATATCCACTACTTGCATAAATTTTAACAGAAGCATTTTCTACACCTGTTCTATTTTTTATATCTTCGGATAAGTCAAATACCTTTCCTTGTTCTGGGTGATTGATTGCTGCACCTAATTGTACCCAATCATATTTATCAACTGTCCCTAAAACTAATTGACGAGAAATTGTTGCAATACCACTCGTCATTCTTAAATCATCTGATAGTAACAAAATTTTCTTTTTTGCCATAACTTTTTTTAAAATTGTGAACCACTAACTTGTAACTCCGTACATTGTTTTATTTGCTCTCTATAATCTGCATCTTTAACATATAAATGTAAACTTCTGTTTACTACTTTTTGTAAATTTGTTTCATCTTCAATGGTATGAATTTTGAAACGATTATATAAAGTTTCCAAAACCTTAACAGAGGTAAGTCTTGTTTTTACTTTTGACATATTTTCCTCCTTTTATTTTATTTATATATATAAATATATATTTATTTAAAAAGAGGACATATTTTTTTATCTTTAAATTCGCACCATCTACAATTTTTATTTTTTTCTCCTGGATTTGGTGTATAATCTGCTTCCATATTATATGAACCATCCTCTTTAAAAACTGAATGCACGAATTCCATAAATTCTTTTACACCTTTTTTGACAGTAATTGCTCCATTTGCAGGTGCAAATACTGAAATATGTGGTATTGGATATTCATAATCTTTATTTATCTTTCTTTTAATAATGTGATATTCTACTTTAATCTTATTAATATCAATCTTATATTGTTCCGAAAGAAAATGTTTATATAACAATAACTGATTTAGTTTTGTTTTATCTTTTTTCATATCTTTAGTCCAACCACTTCTACTTGTTTTAAAGTCAATAATTAAATGGTCACCAGATGGTTTGTGTTTTAATAACACATCTATAAATCCCATATAGTTTACATTTTCCTTAACTTTGATGTTAAGTGCTCTTTCAACTCCTACCAATTCCCATCCTTTTTTAGAAAAAATTGTATCTGACTTTTTTGCAAACCAATTAAGAATCTCTATACCATCACCATAAAATTCTTCTAATTCTTCTTTTGTTGCAACAATAGTACCATCCGGTGCTTTTTCTTGTTCTTTTTTGAAATTTTCTCGTAAACTATCCAATAACATTTTTTTCAAGTCAATTTCATTTGCTTGTTTTTTGGATATACCATAGAATACGGTCAAATAATGTTGCAAAACTTCATGCATAGCAGTACCAAATATAGTATTGATGTTTGATGTACTTTCACTCAAGTCATCTATGTATGCCAATTTGTATTGTTGCGGACAATTTGCCCACATTGTATATTGAGAGTAACTAACTTTTGCCATTTAAATTTTAAGTTTTAACTTCGTAATTTCTTTTTTATCTATTCCATATTTTTCACATAAAGATTGAATATGTTCTCTACCACTTCTAGATTCATATAAAATATCCAAATATTCTTCAATATGTTCTTTACTTTCTTCGTATTCTTTTACCATCAAATCATATAAAAAATCTTCATAGTCAGTTGTTTTTTTACCTTTCATCCATTTAAGATAATATTTTTTCTTTGGAACTAAATCTATAAGAGTTTTGTATAAAATTTCAGGTTCCATTTCTTGTGCAAGAGATTGTATTTCCCCTATCATTTCAATAAGTTCATAACTCATAGAAAGATAACGAATAATCATATAATTACTCCACGTCTTTTTATCTTCTTCTGATATTTTTTTGAAATAATTTGGGTCTTGTACGGATGTAACTGCATTTATATGGTCAAATAGACCTAATCTTTTATTAGCTGATGATTCCGCCATTTGCTGGTTTTATTACTTTGTTTTTAAATTCTTCTGGTATTAATTCATCACAAACTGTCCCACAATTTGCACATAAAAAAACATCATATGGTCCCATAACATCGTTTGGTAACATAGATACTAATCTACTTAATTTTTTTACTTTTACTGCTGGTAAAAATATATCTCCGTTGCATTTAACACATTGTAATTCCTGTGCTTTACTCCAATCCAATTCCTGTACCGGTTGTCCTTTTTGCATAACTTTTTATTTAATAATCATTAATAAATCCATTTCTCTACAAAGATAATAGTCTTTGTTGTTTAATTTAATAGTTGATACACTCATACTACCACCGGGTAACATAACACTATCACCAACTTTAACTGCCATAGGTATAAGAATACCATCATTGGTATATATACCATCACCAACTGATACTACTTTTCCTATTTTATTATCTCCCATTTTGACCGTATCTGGAATAATAATTCCATTAATTGTTTTTTCTTCTGATTCAATTTCTATTAGGACTCTATCTCCCAATGGTTTTGCTGTTTTAAAATTTTCTGTCATTTTATTTTATTGTATTAATAATTCCAATCATTGTTGCCATAAACATAATCTCTTTGTCTATAACAAAGGTATCTTTGTACATACCATCTGCAATTGCAATAGTTACATTTGATGTATTTCCACTTGCATATTCATCAACTTTTTCATATAGGTAAGAATAAACTTCTGCAAAGTTTTTTACTTTTGCATCTAAAACAGTCTGTCTTACTTCCATATAAGTTGTTCTTCTATCTGCTTCCGACTTTAAGATGTCAACTATTTTTGTTTTAAAATCAGAACTTACAATTGATTGTTTATCCAATTTCAATTCACCCTTTGATGATTGTAATTGACAAGTATTTAATACTCTACGAATATCTGGATAAAATTGTTGAACAATTTCACTTAATACTTTTGGTTCAAATTTAATTTTTTCGTTTTCCAAAATAGAGGCTACATGCACCGCAACATCTTTTTTAGTTGGTGGTGTTACTGCAAATGTTTGACATCTACTTAAAATTGGTTCAATAATCTTTTCATGATAATTGCAAGTTAGAATAAATCTACAATGTTTTGAAAATGTCTCCATTAGATTACGGAGAATTGCTTGTGCGTTTGGAGTCATATAATCAAACTCATCCAATATAATGATTTTGAATCCTTTGAAACCCGCACCACTTGCGAAGTTTTTTACTTTGTTACGAACGGTCTCAACATTATTTTCATCCGAAGCATTGATAATCATACTATCACATTCAATCGAATTAACAATAAGTTTTGCTAATGTTGTTTTACCAGTCCCGGCTTTGCCATAAAGCAAAAGGTGTGGAATATCATTTTCATCAAGATATCCCTGCACCTTTTCTTTTAATAGTTCGTTACCTATATATTCACTTAATTTATTAGGTCTGTATTTTTCTACCCAAAGTGAATTATCTTTTTTAGTTGTTTCGTTTGTAGAGAAAAAGCTCATAATTATTCGTTATTTTATACAAAAATACGAATATTATTCCATTCTACCAAATTTATTCATCTATATCTTCAAATCTACCATCTTCTTCCTCGGATTCATATACAATATCATCAATTTCGGTTACATAATCCCATATTTCATCCAAAACTGAACTTTCTATACCTTCTTCGGTTTCTAAAATTCTTAAATTTTCTCTAATTTTTTGTGTTAATTCTAATATACTTGCCATTACGCTAATAAATTATAGTATTCTTTAAAATGTTTAATTCTATCTGCTAAACCAATTGTTCCACCATTTACTCTTTTAGTAATTGATGTTACTACTGCGTCAGTCGCACCACCATCAGCCATTATATGTAATTTGTTCTTATTGAAGAACCATGCTGCTGATAATAACGCGTATTTTTCAGCTACTACTTGTGGGTTTGTTGTTACATCTTCCCCGATTGCTTTACCAAATGCAGTATAGTTATCTCTACCTGTTAATTGAATATATCCACGGCCGCAAAACTTTGCACCATCACCACTACTTTCAGGGCCGTTACCCATTCTTCCACCATATACTTTGTTTGCAATCTTTTCAGGCTTTCTTTCGTAAGGTAGAGCTGATTCTAAAGTTGGGAAGTATTTCTTAAAGATACCATTCAAACCTTTAGCTGAATAGTTTAGGTTTTCTTTTGTTAATCTGAATCCACCACTTTCGTGTCCACATTGTGCTAAGAAGTGTGCCAATCTTAACGGAGTATTAATTTGGAACTTAGCTGCTGTATCAGGAATCATTGCGATTACTGCATCAGGAATATGTCCTTTTAATTTAGATAGATTAAGACCTGTTGAATTGGATACTGCTGCAACTTGTTGTTTAACTTCTGCATGTTCTTCTTCACCCATAATCATTGCCCAAGTCTTATCACCCACAATACCATCTGCTGCCAAACCATGAGCTGCTTGCCATACTTTAACTGCTTCTTCGGTTTTAGGTCCAAAGTTTCCTACCGGGTCTAAATGTAATTTCTCTTGTAGTTTTTTAACATTATCGTTGTTATCACCTCTTTTTAAAATCATAGTATTTATTTTTTTATAAATATATACTATTTGCCCGTAGAACCAAATCCACCATCGCCTCTTTCGGTATTGGATAATTCTTCTACTTCTCTAAATATTATTTTAGGATATGGAATAATCATAATTTGTGCAATTCTATCACCTATTTTGTAATCATTTTCGGATTGAGAATTGTTATTAATTTTATTGAATGTTGCTTGTAATTCACCTCTATATCCGCTATCAATTACACCAACTGAATTACTTAATTGTAATCTAGTCTTTCTAATTGAAGAACGAGGGAATACTAATCCTACAAATCCATCAGGTATTTCCAATGCCAATCCAATACCATATGTAATTTGTGTATTGGTTTCTGATATAATTGATGTTGCTACTAAATCCATTCCCGCATCGCCATCTTTAGCGTATTTAGGAATTACTGCATTTTCATTTAATTTTTTAATTTTAACAAACATATAATTAAGGTTTATAAAAAACAAATATTGGTTCGTATTTATAAAATTCACCACCTATTTGCATACTATTTTTTGCTTTTGACAAATCCATTCCTGTCATTGGACTCATTGTCATTCTTATTTTTCCTTTATACTCCATACCCAATTCAGTAAGAATATCAATACTATCTTGTTCCAAAGTAAACCATTTATCACTACCAACTTTGATATCGGCGATATTCCAACAAATATATCTATCGTTTCTCAAATACTCAAATGCGGTTGTTAAAGTTGGTCTTAAAAAACCATCTCGCCAACTCTCATATGAAGCAAACTTTTTAAAAGATTGTGTATCATCTTCAGAATATCGCTCTCTATCAAAATAAGGTGGAGAAGTGAATACAAAATCCAACTTACCTTTATACTTTTGAAATCTAGGGTCTTCACTTATAATTTCCGAACCCGTTGTGAATATTTCGTAAGTATTTGCATGTCCCCAAAATGGATTAGCAGCGCCTGGAACTTTATTGTTAAAAAATTCAGCTAAATATTCATATCTAGTTTTACCTATTTCAGGTATTTGGTTTTCGGTATTAGGGTCATTACCAATGTAGTGAATATTTCTATCATCTACTGATAATGCTCCTAATATTCTACCACCCCACCCAGAAGATGGGTCATAGATATTAATCACATCTTGTTCTTTGATATGTTCTGTGAATTTTTGGTAAAGATATTTCGCAGTTAAAGGTGGGAAATTTACTGCCGCCTGTGTTCCCATACCAATTCTAAATGCAGCGGTTGCTTCTGGAAATATTGTTTGACCTAATGGATATAATTTAATTTGTATAGGTTGCTTTGGAAGGTCTACCAAATTATCAATGTTATCACCCCAATCTGCTGTTTTTAAAGATGAAATGTGATGATATCCAATGATACCGGATTTATACAAATCTTTTACTTCTTGTGCAGTAATTGGTGGTGATGGAACTTTGCTATCCGCTTGAGATAAACAAAATTCATAACCTTCTTTAATATTACCTCTCATCCATTCTTCAATCCATTCTTTACCACTTTGTATATGAGAATTATGAAAATCAGGATGATTAAGATGCAATGTTTTTGTAAAACGATACATTCCATCTTGACGTGTTAATCTTCTCATCGCTTTTACAAATTCAGGAAGATATGCATCATTTGCAAATACATCATATATTGATGGTTTTGGCTTTTCATATGTTGAACCACCAATACCAGTTTTATACATCGCAGGAAAGAATTGATTAACAGGTGTTGCAAATTTATTGAAATTGAATATTACTTCATTTCCATCATCATCTTTTTCTTCAAACTCATTTACTTTATAAGTTTGTAATTTAGAAAAGTTTTCTATAATTTCTGCTTCATCAACACCTATTCTTGGTGGTGCACCGGTTTCATTCCATTCTTTTACAGCAACAGCACGAAAATATGCCACCCACTCTTCAAATTGAGTGAATGGCATTTTTAAAACATTTTCGTATTTGAGATTTATATCATCTCTATACAACCAATCGTTTCTTTCGTAAAAGTATTTTTTATTATATTCAAAACTCATTACGCTGTCAATTGTACTTCAACTAAATAATATTTTGAAGTAAAGTCATCAACTTTAAATTCAGCGTGTGCTAAACCAGATGTTGATACATTTAATACAACCGAAGTTGCTTCTTTGTTTGCAGTAAGAATTTCTTTAAAGTATTTTGCTGAAAAAGAAATTGGTTTAATCTCTGTTGCGAAATCTTTTTGAACAGAAAATATAGCTCTATTAGAGTTTACATTTGAGTACCCTAATACAACTTTCAATTCACCCTTTTCTGTTAAGACAGTGAATGTATCAACATCACTCAATGCGTTTTTGGCTTTGATGAATTTGTCAATAAATTTTCCGTCAAAATTGATTTGGATATCAAAATTAGGAAGTTTTTTCAAGTCAGGTACATTTGGAATAACCGCCAAATCAGCTAACTGAAATTGTAACTTTGTGTCATCACTTTTAACAAATAAATTGATTGCTTTACCATCAACTTCTTGTACATCTAATTCAACATCTTCACCTGCTACTGAAAGCAATTTTGATAAAGTAGATGTAGTGTAAACTCCTAATTCCGGAGATGTGAATGAAAAGTTATCCAATTCAATTTCACCTAATACTGTCTTATCATCGGAGATAAAACGAGTAACTAATTTGTTATCACCTGCTTTCCAAGCAACTGATTCTACTAATCCAGCCAAATTATACTTTTGGATAAATCTTGTAATTCTTGTTTTGTTCATATTTTAAGTTTTAATTTTTACAAATATACGAAACTTTTTTCTAAAAAGAAAAAAATTCTGCCGCTTTTTTTGTTTCAGCGGTTACTTTCTCCCAACCCAATGCAGAATAGAAATCATCCAACTTACTTTCCAATTCGGCTTCAAAGATTCTATCATAATCAATATATTGGGTTATAAAATCTTTAATTTCTTTAGGGTCATCATATCCTTTAAACGCACATCCATCTAAATTTAGAGGATTTGCTTTCAGATATACCCATTTTGTTTTATCACCATCTCTTAATGGTTCATATTTAAAAGGACAATCGTAAAATTTAAGTAAACGATTATATGCAATAGCTGCTTTAACATGCGCAGGAGTTGATTTCTCAAATTCAGCTAAATTCAACTTACTACTCTTTTTATCATATTTACTAATTTCTTTTACGGCACTTCCTTTGGCGATATGCTCAATTGGTAAATTAACAATGTTCTTTTTAAATTCTAAAATTTCATCATCAACATCACTTTGTTTCTTACCCATAAGAATATCTCTCAATACTCTAGCCATAAAGTCCTGAAATGCTTTGGGGAATGATGAACGAACTACATCCAATCCTTTAACATCCAATTTATCAACAGGTAATCCATTCGCTGCGATAATCCATTGTGCATATCGTTTCTTTGCAATCCAAATACCAGCTTTACTGATATATTCCTTTTTGATTTCAAATCTATGTTTTTTTACATTAAACATTTTATCTGCCATCAAATCGTAGAACTTATTGAGAAATTCTTGAACTTCACCTGCTATTTCATCAATTTTTATAGCTAATTCACTATCCGTAAAACTTTCCCAATTTGGAAAGCGATGTTTAACAAGTGGTAACGCAGAAAAGAATACAGAATCCGTATCAATATAAATGTTGTAATCTTCATTTGTTCCAAGCTCTTTGTTATACTTGATGTTTGCCATTTTAGCAGTGTTCTTAATAACTGTCTGTCCTGTTGTTGTAACGGCTTCTGCATTATCCACATCATAGAAACGGAAAGCAGGAAGTCCCAATACACCATACATTGAGTTAAGAAGAATTTTTTGAACGAGCTGTCTTTTTGCATAAAAAGCATGCTGTTGTTTGTTGCCTTCTTTTCCATATTGTTTTTCTAATTTACGGAACTCCACACGTTGAGAGAACCATAAATTTAGGATATCAGGAATTAATCCTGGTTTATCCTGATTATATAATACTCCATTAGAAGAGATTGCCATATTATTGTCATTCAATAATTCTTTCAACTCTTCATGTGTATAAACTAAATCCGAATTTTCTACCTCATATTCGTTTGTTGTTCCTTTAACCCACCCTTCCATATCAAATCCTCTAATCTTACCCACCTTTGTTTCCGGTGAAATATTAAGAGTCATAATGATTGATGGATATAGTGATGTCAAATCCAAGTCATATAACCAATCATATTTTCCAGGTATAGGGTCTTTCACATATGCACCAATAAACTTTTCTTGATTATTATCATTGATTTCTTGCATTCTTTCTTTCCTATCAGCTGGTTTATTTGGTGCAACTAATCCCTTTCTTTTAAGGTAGGTCATACATGCTCCTTCTAAATATTTTGAAGAATAAACAAAATCTTCGTATGGAACATGACCAGCGTGGCAGATACCTCTACAAAGGTCAATGAATTGTAATTTTCTATCTAATTCAACAACCAATTCAACATCCACAATATTATACTCAATAAACTTTTCAATATCTTCTCTAAATAGGTCATCTAAACTTCCCTCATATGCAATTTTCTCTCTACCCAATTCCTTCTTTGCAATATAATTCAAAGTATAAGATGGTTCTAACCCATAGTTATAATTTTTATATAAATTAATATAATCCAAAGAAGAAACTCCTGCAAAAGACCATCTTTTTCTATATGGTGAATAGAAACATTCACCTATTGGTGATAATCTATTTGCGTATGTTGGTCCAAATAAGTTTTTTAGGCGATTATAAAGATATGGAACATCAAAGAAATCAATATTCCAACCTGTTATGATAGTTGGATTTATGTGTTCATACAAAGTGACAAAATCACTTAAAAGTTCTTTTTCGCTTCTAAATGTTTTAACTGTCCTATTATTTTGTTTAGAAACATTTTGTTTTATTTTGCCTTCTTTATCTAAAACTAATGCATAATATTCATCGGTAGCAGAATCATGTAAAGCAATTGCAGTAATTTCATTTTCAGCTTTTTCTGTATTTGGTAGACCTGTTATCATCTCAACCTCAATATCAAAAGTCAATACAATATGACCTTCCGATGGTAAATCAGAATCATAATAGGCATCTACTAATATACGAGTTGTTTCGGGAACATCTGCTTCAAATAAATCTGGATCATCTTTTTGAAACTTTGTTAACTTTGAAACTCTATCACCATACATTGTAGTATGGTCACCCATTGGGTTTTTTTGAAATGCGTATGGTTGATAACGAAATGTAGTGTAACCTAATTTGTCATCCCATAAGTGAACAAGATTTCTTTCTCGTTGATAATAAACGTTTTGATACATATATAACAAATATACTAAAAAAAATCCGAATTAAAAAATATTAGGATGTGTTTTATTTATATGTGGTATTAATTCTTCTTCTACAAATATTTTCCACAATTCTGCCGATGGGTGATACCCCTGAAATCCTACTTTATTTAACCAATTAATTAATTCATCTTTTGTTTTACATTCTGAACTTTCTTCTTCGTGCCAAGTATACAACAATTCATCTTTATTAAATTTAGAAAAAGACCATTCGAATACTCCAGAATATTTTGTTGCTTCATTATTAAAAAACCAAAATGGTCCAAAATCAATATCATCTAAAAATATTTTCCAATATTGATTATTGAAATTATTCCAAATTTCTGTATTTTCTCTATTGTATGGTATGAATTTTTTAGAAGCCAATTCTCCAAATTTTAAATCGCTCCAATTTTCATTATAATATTTAAAATCTCTATGATGATTGAATGGATAATATGAGTTATCAACTAATTGATTTAACATAAAAAAGCAAACATATTTAATTCCTTTTGATTTTAGAAATGTTTGCAGATGATGTATGTTTTTTATCATTAAAAATGTTGCATTCGTTTCATCTAATAAACCATCATATATTTTATTAAATCTATTTTGAGCTTGGTTTTGTAATGGTGGTGACCCACTTCCTAAAAAAGCATATCCATTATCATAATAAGATTGCCCTTCATCTAAATAATTAGCAGTATGTCCTATACCTACTTTTGAAACATCATAATCTCTTAATATACTTAAATTCTTATCTACTAAAAATGAATATCTAACAGAAGTTGTGAATTGAGCAATCACAAAAATTTCATCAGTTGCTATTCCATTCTTTAATAGCTTATTAACTCTTTGTATAATTGTATTAACAATTCCACCATTATCAAATGTTGGAAATCCTTCGTTATGTAATTCTAAATTATATTTTTTAGCTAAATGATGAGCATATGTATAATATGTTTCAGTATCTTCTTTAGCTGAATTTCTTTTATGTATATCACTTCCAACATATGGATGCTTTAAACGAGTAAATGAACACCCACTAGTTATTAAATGCTTCACCATTGTATAATCGTATAAATTTAGGTAACGGGTCTTCGGAAACTAATTCCAAAAATCTTTTATAATTTTTAGTTGCAACAATTTCTGCTTTAGCAACTACTTCTTCAAACTCTTCATCAGATAAATTACATAATTCATCTATTCTATCCAAAACATGATTATTAAAATCTGGATGATTAAAATCTAATCCCCATACTTCCGAATAATCATCTAATTTTGCATTTTTAAGAATTAAATGACAATGATTTGAAACATATAAGAATGGTAATTCGTTAAATAGATAATTAAAAGTTTTTTCAGTTAAGAAATTACCATCTGGTATTTTAGTTTCATTTGGTGGGATGTTATTTGATTCAAAAACCGCATCAATTCTACCCATAAACTCAACATCTCTTAATTTTTTAATCCAACATGCTTCTTTAACCTGATTATTTGGGAACGAAAACCCACCATATGTTTCATCAATCATTGTAAATCTTGAGTCCATATATCGTTTATTATCATCCACCATATTAGCCATAGTAACCAAAAACTTTGGATTATTTAATGCCTTGTGTTTGATTAAAACTTTGTAAAATGCTTGTCTCCATTGAAATGATATTTTTCTCATAGAGAAAATAAATCTTTTAGATTTATCTTTTGCATCAAAAACATGCTTTGGTAATTTATGTAGTACAGAAGATGCAAAAAATCTTCTAGCGGTTAGGCCGAAATCATATATAAATCCAGGTGTATCTTTATAGTGTACTTTATCAGTTGCATGGTATCCTCTCAAATTTCTATCCGAATATATTTTCATAATATCTTCATAGATACATCCACCTTCGCCGTATGTAGAATTTATTATATAAACATGTTTATCGGATGAAACTGCATATTTTTCTAATCCTTCTCTAACTGCCGGATTGTAATCATATACATTTATGAAATGTATTCCTTCGGCTGCATAATTTGAAATACTATCTTGATTTCTAGATACCCATATAAGATTAATATAATCTTCCGTATTTAATTTTAGACCTATTTTTTTGTAATGATGTATATTGTCTTGCATTACAAAATCTTTATTAAGTTCAAAATTATTACTTAATAAAAAATACATTGCTTCCTCTCTTGTGCAACAATTTTGTTGATAAACAAAAAAATTTAAACCACCTTCGTAACTTTCATTTAAGTTGTATTCTATAACCATTATCCTATTTTAAAATCTTTTTTTAATTGTTCTAAAAATAATTCAATCCCTTTATTGTGATTTTCTGACCAATCTTTGTGATTACCACTATCACTTATATATTTGTATGCTGTAAAATCAAATCCATAAATCTTACATACTTTTGCGATTGAGTATGCTTCCATATCGGAAATTCTATTTGGTGATGTTTCAAATCGGTCTTGTGTATGACAAGTATGATATCCTAATCCGTTAAAATCAATTGAATCATTTACTAAATTTAATTTATTCCAAACAACTTCATCAAATGGTGTAATTGTTTTTTTAGCAAATGGTCTTGCATCCATATCCCTTTGGACAAAGTTTTTACATTTAAACAAACTATTAATCATAGTGATATGTCCACCTGCACTTCCATAATTAATAACAATAGTATCTGCTGGTGATAAATTTTCTAATGTTTGAGTAGCTTTAATTGCTGCGTTTATTTTACCAACTCCTGTATAAATAACATCTACTCCTAATGGTGCTTTTTCTATTGGAAACTCACTTGGTAATGCAACAAATAGTTTAATTCTCATACTCATAAATATAGTATTTTGGCTGTAAGGGAAGGAATCGAACCTTCATGCTGTGATTCAGTAAAGAACAAAATAGCCGGCTTTGTGGTCAACCCATATTCATTTACCTATTTCAAACTCAGCGCCCACGAGACGAGTGGGTGTGTCTGCCGATGTGTGCACAATTTCACCACCTTACAATTTTTGAACTAACTCACTGGAAACCTTATAATTGAATTTAATCAACTTATGGGTTAAGCACTCCGATTATGTTAGTTCTTCGTGCTCCAAATTTGCGGAGAGACAGGGATTCGAACCCCAGATACCTTTCAGTATGCCGGTTTTCAAGACCGGTGCATTCAACCACTCTGCCATCTCTCCTGTTATATTAATAGATATTACCTTTTTCTTTTTCGAAATCTTTAGTATCCATTTCAAATTTACTTTGATTTCTTCTAGCTTCTTCTGCTTCTTTATAGACCCTAACCCATGTCAAAAATATATCAATTGGAGCCAATGCCCAACACATAATCAACATAGCCATTGTGTCTAAACCAGGTGAAATACCTAACCCACCTGTTTTAACATCTCTGTTCCATTTTTTGAATGACATATACAAACAATACACCAAACAAATCAAATAATAATAACCAAAAAATTCCATAGTTTTATGTTTTAAATTTTAATAATTTGTGGACCCGATAGGACTTGAACCTATGACCCCCTGATTATGAGTCAGGTGCTACTAACCAACTGAGCTACAGGTCCAATAAAAATAAGCAGGTGGTGGAAACACCTACCTATTTTAGTGAATGAGAAACATCTATCTCTCTTTATGGCTATATCACCAAAGCCCATAAGGTGCCGGAGGAAGTATTGGTTAACTTCACGGGGTCCTTTTCGGTTACCCCACCACTCTAGAATAGGAACGTCTCAAGATTGTACACATCTCTTTCCGCCACTCCGGCATATTGTGGAGAAGAAGGGAGTCGAACCCATGACCCTCTGCGTGCAAGGCAGATGCTCTAGCCAACTGAGCTACTTCCCCAACTTTGGTTTTTCCGTCCGTGCCTCAGGCGGGAATCGAACCCGCACTCGCTTTCAGCGAAACAGATTTTAAGTCTGTCTTGTCTACCAATTCCAACACCAAGGCTGCTTATCAAATAACTTTTACAAATATAAGATAATTTTTTTAAACTACCAAATATTATGTTGGGAAAACAGGATTCGAACCTGCGACCCCTTGGTCCCAAACCAAGTACGCTACCGGACTGCGCTATTTCCCAATTTGTAGACTCAGGTAGAATCGAACTACCAATAACTGCTTAGAAGGCAGTAGTTATATCCATTTAACTATGAGTCCATTAGTTGTTCTAACTTGCAAGTTTACTCTTAACATCTCTTTCTCTACAACGTCTGAACTTAATCACATTTGTAGTCCGAATGTAGCGTTGGGTAATTACTCCATGCTTCTATGTAACTCTATGTGCCTTGCTTTGTTACTAAGCGTGTTAAGTGTATAGAACAACTTTAAAACACAACCATCTCACATCTTCAGGTGTAAAAGGTTGCCGAGCTAATTGCATATACAACCTAATTGTGTTTGCGGAGTGGACGGGACTCGAACCCGCGACCTCTGCCGTGACAGGGCAGCATTCTAACCAACTGAACTACCACTCCTTTTTGTAGGTGGGACTAACCTACACCGGTCTTGTACTTCGACCATTTAAGTCCTTTTGAGCCTCGAGTCAGATTCGAACTGACGACCCTCTGATTACAAATCAGATGCTCTGGCCAACTGAGCTATCAAGGCAATTTAGGAAAGTAGAAGATGGGTGCGTGGACATCTACTTTTACGACTGGCATTTCTAACCGATTTGGCCACAATGGGCAAATTCCAATCAACCTATATGGTCGGTAAGAGAAACGTCCCAGCCACTTCTTTTTCTCTTACCTATCAATACACTAACGGCTAAATGTGGCTTGACCGAATTATAGTGTACCTTTGTACTCGGTACGGGATTCGAACCCGTGCTACATCCGTGAAAGGGATGTGACCTAACCCCTAGTCCAACCGAGCAGTTTTGTATGTTACAAATATAGTATAAAATTCGCACGTGGCAAAATTTTTAACTCCAAAAAATTTTTTACAGCTACCCAAAAAACTAAAAAAGTTTAAATTTTAACTAAATGGTCAGCTGCGTAAGTTGCAATAGGTCCCAAAGTTTTGTATCTTACCTTATATCCCATTCCTTCCACTAAACCCACCGCTTGCCTTAAAACTTCGTTAGATTTGAATTTTGGGTCTGGATTAATATCTATATCAATCCACTTAACTTCAGGAATACCTGCATTTTTCATATATTCGGCAGTTTCAACTGCATACCAAACTTCATTCAATAATCTAATATTTCTAGTTGGTTCTCTTTTCGTTTTCCACCTATTATATAAAACATGTGCACCTTTACCCACATCATAAATTGCCACTACAATAGCGTATATCGTTTTATCTGAAAAGTTTTGTGAGTCACAACCAATCAGTATTTCTGCATTTGGTTTTAACTCTAACCAGTCTTTTACATATTCAACTAAATCTACTTCTTTACTATCGAATAGCCGTTTATATTTCATAATACTTTATTTTTGTACCCCATAAGAGACTCGAACTCTTAATGCTTTCGCACTGGTGCCTAAAACCAGCGTGTCTACCAATTCCACCAACGGGGTATTTAGCAGTTTGTTCTATATTTTTTAATTCCACCATTCCATCTCCTCACACATATTAAACAAGCTCCATTTTCTCTAATAATTTTTCTAATTCTAACAATACGATTTACTCTTTTGTTAGTTTCAAATTTATTTGTTTTCATGCGGAAGGAGTGAGATTCGAACTCACGGACCTTTTGAGTCGGCAGTTTAGTAAACTGCTGGTTTAAACCCCTCACCCATCCTTCCTTTGTGTGATTGGAGAGAATCGAACTCTCACATAAAGTGCCACAAACTTTCGCCCTACCATTAGGCTACAACCACCATGTTGAGGCGAGTATAGGAATCGAACCTATGTGAAAGCTTTTGCAGAGCTCCACCTCACCACTCGGCCAACTCGCCTTTTATTCAAATTTCTGAACTAATAAAATAGCATCGGTAACATCTTCTTCTCTTAAATATCCAACCACATCTCCCATTGCAACTGGATTATCGTAATGAATTGTTCCATCTTTCCAAACTGCCAATTCATATAATCCTTTATCTCCACCATATGTGTGCGGTCCTTTTACAACGGTCACTCCATAACCATTATGAAAATCTTCTCTAGCTATTACTCCCATACCCATTGGGTGAGATTTAAATTCCAAATCTTTAAATGTTTTCATATCATTTTGTTTTAGTAGCCCCATTAGGATTCGAACCCAAAATTCAACGTCCGTAGCGTTGCGTGATAATCCATTTCACCATAGAGCCATTGTTTGCACGGGTTGAGAGATTCGAACTCCCATCAAAAGTTTTGGAGACTTACATGCTGCCGTTGCACCAAACCCGCAATTTATGTTTTGTATTATGTATGTCAGTTTTAACCTTACCTCATTACTACAAAACATCGGTTGGAATAGTGGGACTCGAACCTACAACCTTCCGCGTATCAGACGGATGCTCTAACCAATTGAGCTATATTCCAAAGTGATGCCTCTTTAGGATTCGAACCTAAACTAAAAGAACCAAAAACTTTTGTGCTACCATTACACAAAGAGGCAATTTGAGCAGGTGAGAGGAATCGAACCTCCGTCTCCTACTTGGAAGGAAGGAGTAATGGCCATTATACGACACCTGCTTTTTGTGGGAGTAGAAGGACTCGAACCTTCGAACTCGAATGAGAGCGGATTTACAGTCCGCAGTGATTGCCGCTACACAATACTCCCAATTGCGCTTCTTCTTGGGCTCGAACCAAGGACCTACTGATTAACAGTCAGTCGCTCTAACCTGCTGAGCTAAAGAAGCCTATAAACAAAAAAACCCCAACTTTTTTAAGTCAGGGTTTTCAAATAATTTATATAATCTACTATACTATTATCCTTTTATATCCCCTGAATTATACATAATAATGCTACCCCACACATTAAGCGTCGGTTGATAACAATTCGTATGTAAATTCAAGTTCATCATCTTATAATAAATATAGTTTTTTTAAAAAAGCTAATCTAACTTCAAAATACGCCATCCAAGTCATGCTCTGGTTAATACTAGCCTCGTCAAATTAGCCATTTAAAATGAGAGAAAAAGGGGAACAGCTCTCTCTTATAGCGGCCTACTACATAACTGGCAATCATATCGTATAGATTGCGTTTATTTATTGGTCTAAAACTTCCCCACAAAACCGGATGTATCTATGCTACATTTTAGTTTTTTTATTAGGTCTAAAACTGCTTGAGAGGTTCGCACATCTGAACTCTATGCTAAAATGACCACGATACTTGTGAATAGTTTCAAAGGTTTTGTTGTTTAGTTAAAGTCCTAACTGCTTCTTTCTCACTATTCGAGCTATTATTGCAAACGGACTATTTGTTTTTACTATTGGAATCGAACCAATATACAACCATTGTAAAAAAATAAATGAGTGAGATTACCTCATTGGGAGTACCGACTTTAGAAAGATTATTGTTTCCTTTCTTATCCACTACCTTTTGAGTAGTACCGATACAATGTGGATGATTTGAGACTATCAGTCTTTGAGTTACGTCTTACTCTCTTTATACTCCGCTTCTTCAAATCTGCCGACCTGATTAACACTTGCGGTGTTAGAAGTTTTTTTAAAGAATCACAGACCTCTTGCGAAGGTATCGTGGCAAGGAACAGCTCCCTACTATGTACACATCTTTCGTCCGTAACTGGCAAACACTTAAGCTTTTATTTTTAAATTGAATTGTCAAAATCCTCATTTTGATAAAAGGGTTGGTTTGTAGATGGGTTCAGGTAGCGGTTTGCCAACCAGTTCCCTCAACTTTTGGTCGAGAGAATACTGAACTACCCGATGTACTATCGTCAGTACCATTCTATAAGAAATCTTCACCAATAATCGTTGGTACGATTTATCAATGGTTAATAACAGCACCACCTGTACATTAACATACCTTACGTCCTTTCGGATGGCTTGGTTTTAAGACTCCTCTTGAATTGAACACCGCAATTGTATAAAGTGATTAGCGTTATATTTCTTACTGATGTTCTATGAGTTATTCTTATTGTTCTTCCGAACTCAACCGAAGTATCTACTTACCCCGGTCATTCAAACTCTTCCGATATAGTGTTACCCTTTCGTACAAAGCTCAAATGATACCCCACTTGCATACTCAAGCTCATAAGTCCAAAGACCTATAAACCGCAGATTGTGTAAACCTAACAATCCACTTTATCCTACTTTCGTAGTTTATTTGACGACCATATGCGGCCGTTGTTTACTATGTAGAACAAGTCTACTATGTAAAGTATTTTTAATCTTTTAAAGAACTAAAAGTTTGAATACCGAGTATCTTTCATTGCCTATAAGTTTCAAACTTAACAATACAAATATACGATACTTTTTTCAAACTACCAAATTTCTTTGGGTTTTTTTTTTTGTTAAGGTGTCCGGCTTTCTTCCGTACTGCATACGTCACTCAATCGGTTTTATTAGTTGATGGCTTCAACCTTAACATTTGTTGCGGCGGCGGGATTCGAACCTGCGACCCCAAGGTTATGAGCCTTGTGAGCTACCTCTGCTCTACGCCACGATGTTATTTCGTTTTTATATATATACAAATATACTACAAAAAATTCAATTTTCCAAAAATATTTGTATATTTTTTTAAATTAAATAGTGTGGGGTTGGGTCGTACCCTTTTCAATCTGCTTTCACACCCATCACTCCCAAAGAGCTGTCAGTATCAGATACCACACTATTTAATTTTAGTGGAGATGAGGGGAATCGAACCCCTGTCTTACAAAGAACTAATAATACCAGCATATCACACGTTTAGTAAATTTTATCAAAACTTACAAATTAGGCGAGTTTTGATAATTCATCGCCATCATTATTTTAACTCGATTTTGGGTTCAGTTAATTTTCCACCTTTATAGATACTTCTGTTCCTAGGTTATATGTATTCCGACCCGATTGTGATTAGGCAGCTACTGCGTAATCAGCGCCGATGAATTCCATTAAAGAATCAAAGGTCATTGTTGACATTTCGTCAGTTATTGTTTTGTAAGTATTTAAAGACTTTCTTCCTTTGTCTACGTGTGGTACTACCATTTACATTGCAATCAATTCCATGGCATCCCCATATATAATTATGATTTACTATCCCAATACATTTGTCGTACCTTTGCACCCAATTCTGCATCGTTTGGTGTATCAATGATAGTTCTTTCATCTATTGTAATAAGACTCCTAGATTTACCGGTATAACACTCCCAACATAGTTGTCCCGCTCCCTCTACATATCCAGTTCTAAAATCTATATGTGTACTTTTTAATGTAGTAGTTTCATTACCACACATAATACACGTTTCATAAATAGATTGTCCATTTCCATCTACCTTTGGAAATTGGATTTCTAATTGTTCATATTTAGGTGTTTTTATTTCATAGGACCCACCCATATCATGTCCTACTTTTGTTACCAATCCATCATCATTGATTGTTAATGGTACATGTTGTTCTCCCATATTATAAAATTTTATTCAGTTTCGTGCTCCATATAATAAATAAAATCTGCAGCTGCTTGTGGGTGTTTCATTTTTAAATTCTCTAAACTCATTTCATATCTGCCGTTTATGTTTTGAGAATTAAACAATTCGCCTTGTAATGAATCAATTAATTCTGCTTTTTGAATATCACCACCAACTACAACTTCTGGTTTATTTCTTAATTGTACTAATTCTTGTCTTTGGAAATAGTTAATTACTAGCATAACTAATGCAAAACTCATTCCTAATTTTCCGTAATTTTTCTTAATAAATTGTATCATAATTTTAATATTTTGAACGTCCTCTACCTAATTTTTCCAGGTCTTTATAACTACCACTTTCCTTTTTATCACTCTTTTTATCATCATTTCCCCAATTCAAAAAATCTTCTCCTGTATAATCTGGGTAATTCTTTTTCATATTATCAATTCCTCTTACCCAAAAGAATGAAATAATTGCAGCCATTATAAAACTACAACCAATACCTATTACATAACTAATTATCATAACTCTATTTTTTTCGTTTAAATAAATCCGATAGTTTTTTAGCCGGCTTAATTGTTTTCCAACTTCCATCTGGTTGTTCTTCCATCAATGGTGCTCGCCAAATTTCAAAGGCCATCCAAAGACCTGTTCCGATTATACCAATCCCAATGTATTGTGTTATTTCGTACATCATTTATTTTAATTTATTTATTAAAGTATTCCATTCTTGTCTTTCAATCTTATCTGCATTAAACATTTCAAATTCATCAGTATCTTTATCATTTTTTAATACTATAATGTGATATTCATTATTCATATCCGATTTGTATATTATTTCGGATACAGTCTTTTGTTCTTCATCACTCATGGAATTACGAAATCTCATTACGAATACTGGTTTTGCCATAACTTTGTTTTATTTTTTCCAAAATTGATACCATTTTTTCTTTGGTGTTTCTGGTTTAGCGAATGGTTGTGTATTATCCCAAATGTTTACCATACCACCATATCTTACCATCATCATTTGACAAAATAACTGATGATATTGTGGTGGAATTTTATCGAAGTCTGCTTTTATAACTACATCCAAAGTAACACTTTTACCATCTCCTGTCATTAATTTTAGGTAATCATGCATTTCTACGACAGTAGAACTTTTTACCGTCAAATGTGCTCCATCTCCAATATGAAAATCACCTTCTACTTTTTTTGGTGCCATAACTATTTTTTATTTTTAGCATTCCAAAGTGCTTCCCTTTCTACTTCCGTTAGAACATGCTCTTCTGGAATATGATGTGGTATATGCGTTTGTACACATACCATTGGTAATTTACAAAAACTTTTTAAGTAATTGTTTACATATCCGATAATATTTCCTGCACCAATTGGGTTAGCAGAATGTACAAATACTTGTGGTATTGGAATACCGGTATTCATACTTTCTGCTACTAACCATTTAGCACAATCTAATCCAGTTTTTTCCTGTATGTTATCGTAGTTTATTTTATAATTTTCTTTTGCATTAGTATAATACTCTACCATTGCAGTAAATCCTAAATCGTGGTCCAATGAAATCACTTCGTAATTTTCTAAACCATTCAAACGGATATGAGCCACTAATTCATCATAGCTTCTAACTACTTGCCATTTCTCATCATTAGGAACTCTAACGTCGTCTAAAAATAACCAAATTCTCTCTTTCATTATATAAAATTCAATTCTCTTGTTTCAAAATTATAATCTAATGTAATTGGTTTATTTTGATAAAAATATTCCAAACTACAACTACTTCCATTAAAGGTGTAAGTATCACCCCATTCATCTCTATAAGGTATAGTTCCCCAACCATGCGCTTCGTGTATATGGCCAGAAAAATGTAAATGTGGTTTTACTTCGTGCACTCTATGATACAAATCGGCACATCCTACATTTTCATTTGTGTTGTATGTTCTATCACAATACCCGTATATTGGAGTATGTGTAATTAAAACATCCGTATCGGTGGGTATTTGACTCCACAATTCAGCCGCATCATGCCCTCTATTCACATTAAACGCCCAATCTCTACCAAAAGTTGGTGAGTATGGTGAGCCCCATATTTTGATACCACCAATCTCTACTGAACTATTCTCCAAATAAATGATTGAGTCATCTAATTCGTTTTTAAGAAATTCTTCTAACCATTCAGGTCTACCCAACGCTCCTTCATCACTATATACTTTTCTATCAAACCACTCCGATTTCAATCTAAATAGTTTTTCAGATTGGAATGTTATATCGTGATTTCCGGCTATGAAAATTTTATGAGTATAATTCGTTCTTAATTTTAACCAATTAATAAAGTTTCTAACTTCACTTTCTCTACCAATAGATGTAAAGTCGCCAGAGTGAATTAATATATCTCCACCCGGCAAATCATTCGTTAAATGATTGTGTTTATTGTGAGTATCGGAAATATGTGTTATTCTCATAAAATTTAACTTTGATAAACAAAGATACGAAATCTTTTTGAGACCACCAAATTTTTGTGGTTTTTTTATCTAACTTGTTGATTATCAATGATTTGTGTACTAAAATAATCACTAATATGTTGATGAAATTCCCTACCAGGATGTACCCCATCTTTAGCCCCACCCTTAAAGGTTTCATATTCATTCTTAAAATCCTTCATTTCTATACCAAACCAATTCGCTTTTTGTGGTACAACTCCCGCACAATAGAAATCTATGCCTTCGGTTTCACAATAATCTTTTAGTGAATAAAAACTCTTACTAAAATTAACCGAATTGTTTTCATCATTGTTTATATAGAGATAGGCATCGGTTATTGATGTATGTATTGGTGATTGATTTCCCTTTCCACTATGAACGGCTAAATGCATAATATCTTTGTCTGACATAAAGTGGAATCTTCTATCAAAAATTGTCCATAAAATAAAAATAGCGACGGGTTTCCATCCCCAGCCCCTTCGCAAATATTGCATTGTATTAAACCAAATATGGTCATTACTCCAATCATAACAGCTGAGATTGTGATAATGTGTACCAATATCTCTACTTAACTTTTCCGGCCAAGTTTCTATTTGAGGAATACCTACACCAAAAGTTAAAGCATCGCCAACACATAGAATATGCCCTTCTTCTCCGTCTTCCCAATCCTTTCCTCTAAATCCCAAATTATTTATTCTATATGGAATAGAGTCTCCGGTATTATGAGTATGGATATAGTTTAGTTCTTTATTTTTGTGCTTTGCGTTTTGGTTTAAGAATATCATATATTTTTTTAATTAAAACATCACCAATAATTAGGTTTCCTTTTTTATTTGCATGTCCTCTTTCTGCAAAACAATTATTATCTAAATTTCTATACAAAGAAGGCTCCTTAAAGGATGTTGGTAACAAATGGTACATATTTCGTAATCCAAAGTAGTCATCAGTAGTATCAAATATCTTTAATATTTTTTCCTCACATGTTCTAGCATCAAATAATATACAATCATTCTCATCAAAATCCACAAAACCATTCACTATAAGATGTGGTATATTATTTTTTTCTAAAAATGAGTCTAATGTAAGTACCTGTTGAAACATTCTAACATAAGATGCTCTTGCATCTGTTTGGTTTATAATATATGGATTATCGGTAACTCTATGTATATCTTTATATCCCCATTTATCGTTATCCCAAAATCTTTCTGGTAGGAATACATCACCATCAAAATAATCAAAACGGGTTGGTGTAGTAAATTGAACCAATACAAATATATCTTTGGCTTTTATACTACCAATTTCTTCGTTTGATATTTTATTACCATTTAAAAATTTAGATATATCTCTGATAGTGTTTCGAAATATTCTATCATTTGATATACCACTACTTGCACAATTAAAATCTATATATCCCAATTCATCTGCTATGATACGCGAAAATCTATTTCGTTTATCATTTAATTCTGCTCCCCATGTGATTGAATCGCCAATTGAATATAAAACTTTCATATTAATATCTATTGAATCCAATAGTTTGTCTTTCGTCTTTTGTTTTATCTTGCTGATTATCTATATTATAAATTTCCGCTAATGTTAATTCTGTATCTGATGTAGTTTCCTTTCCTATTTTTTCCAATAATTTATTGGTATCATTTACACTTAATTTACCAAATTTATGTTCAGCAATTAATCTACCTTTTCTTAATAATGCACTATCAATTTTTTCTCTATCCATATTGAATGTTGCAATAATATGGATATTTAAAATATCACCCAATATACCATCACTCAAATTTAATAGATTAGATACTCCAATTGAACTACCACTACTTTGTCTGTCTCCAATTACCTTTTCTGCATCTTCTACTATTAATACACAATCTTTATTCTCCATTAAAAAAGGAACGAAATCTGGGTTTACGATACCATCTGCCATAACAGGCGGTAAAAATAATACCTTCTTACCTAATTCATGTGCCAAATACTTTAAATAAGTTGTCTTTCCAGTTCCAGGTAATCCGTGCAATAAAACTAATTTAGCATTGTTATCATTCTTACCTCTAATTGTATCAACAATGTTTCTATGTATTTTAGTAAAGCCTGTTCCATAGTTTAATTCCAAATCTATCTTTGGTTTTTTCAAATCAAATGCTTCGGTTTCAAATCCATAGGATGTTGCTTTTAATAAATGAATTTTACCTGTGTTATCGTTTTTAGCAAATGTATTAAAATCAGGAAACTTATTAAAGAATTTTTCTATATCACAACTACATTGAATCCAACATCTTAAACTAGATTTTTCTTGATTACCTTTTGTTAAAAATGCCGGCATATCTTCCAAATCTCTATTATTAAATGATATCAATGCCAAATCACCATTGCCCATATCAATTTCGTAAATATCATTTATTGAAAATGTTTTAAGTGTTTGGTAGTTTCTTCTTTGAAATACTAATTTTGCATTTGATTTTGTTAAATATTCAAATACTTTTTTATTCCAATTAACTCCACTATTATAGTATATACCATTTACCGTCTTTCCAGTTTTATTGAAAATATATAATTCCGATGGGAAATCTGCACCATGTGCAGGGCTATACATTGGTCTAGTTTTATCCATAATTTTATTTTATTTTTTTCCAAATCCAAACTGGTTCACAGAATGTTTTATTTTTAGCTTCTTCCGCTTTTCTCAATGCTTCTTCGGTATATCTACCTTCATCCCCTTCAATAATAGCACCTGCTCCTGCTGAACCAGGTCTCTTTGCCATTTCCATACCCAAACATCCTTCATATTCTCCACCCAATGATTTAATATAATCATTCATTGGATTTGTAATCTCTTGATAACCTTTACCGTCTCCCTTTGAAGTTGCATATACATCTGCAATATTCACTGCTAATATGCCACCAACTTTAAGTGTAGGCCAAACATTAGCAATTGTTTTATGTAAGAACAATGTATTCCAATCATCAATTGTTTTATATCTAACCCAACTTTGTGTATCATCATATGAATATCTTTCAACATTAAAATATGGTGGTGAACTAAATACAATATCAAAATATTCTGGGTATTGTGTTAAGTCTAAATCTTCCGCAGGTGATTCATAAAATGTTGCGTTCTTATCAGTTTCAAAGAATGTATTGTGTTTTTTATACCAATCAGCCTGTTGTTGGTATATTGGATGATTTTCTTTTCTAGGGTCTATACCTACATAATGTTCGCCATTTTCACTTGCAAAAAAACCACAAAGGCGGTCACCCCACCCAGCTGATATATCTAATACATTTTTACATTCATAAAAATCATATAATGCTTTTGCTACATTTGGTTTGAATTGAGAACAAATATATTTTCTTAAACCTAATGCTGTTCTTAATTCACTTCTTCCAATTTCTTTAAACTTTAAAGTGTACATTGCACCCATTAATGTTTTCATAAAATCCAAAGTTCTCCAAGTTCTTGCTGGCCCAGGAGATACTGTCCCATCTACACTCCAACGATTTGCTTGTTGAAAATGATTAGATGCCGCATTACCGGTGTTTATTCTTCTTACAAATTGTTGCTCACCTCTAAATGTAATTGGGTATCTACTTTCACTTGCTTTTCTCGGAACCCATTCTCCCTTTTTAAATAAATCTCGCCAATTAGTTCCTTTTAAAGCCTGATATTCTTTCAATGCTTCTGCTTCACTAATTTCAATGTAAGGTAATGGATATTCCATTGCTATTATCGCTAACGATTCGCATACATCTGCTTTTTGAAATGTAGCTTTTATGTGTGTCCATTCTTCTGGACTAATAAAAAGGTATGGTTGCATACCTTTAAACTTATCAAAATAATCTAAATACATACTGTCTCAATATTTTTATCAGCAACTAATCTTAATCTAAAAACAACGCCTGGAATAATTCCATCTTTTTTAGATGTCCAATGAATATCACTATCTTTTACAAATCCATTTCTATAATAAAAATTAACCGCTTTATCATTATATTTTCTAACTGTCAGAAATAAATTTTCTGCGTGTTGTGATTTACAATATTCTATAAAGTCGGATAACACTACTTTAGCATTTCCGTTATGCTGGTCTATATTTGCAATTTGATGAAGAATAAAATCACCTTTCTTTTTATAGGTGACAGCATTTCTGCTCATCTTACCATTACTACCATATCTACCAAATGTAATAACAACTCCATCTTGTAATATGAGACCTCCCTTTTCAATATATTTTTCCAACTTAAAACTTTGTTTATATAAGTGTGGAAATATTTCTGGATACAAATCAATAATAGCAGAAGCCTGTTGAAGTGCTTTTGCCATTTCTGCTGTACCTTTTTCTGCTTTTATAAAATTAAGCATATTCAAAAAATTTATTTAAGTTTAATTGGTCTTTATACAAATATAACTCTTTTAGTTTAGATTTCAAAATATCTTTCCTACTTTCTATTAACTCACCTGTTCTAGCTCCCTTTGCGAAAAATACTTTTGGTCTAAAAAGAAGTTCATCTGATATTTCACCTTTAAATGCTGCTCTTAATAATGGTTTCATATGACCATTTTCTTTTTGATATAGTGGTGGAATGTTTAATGTGTATTCTACAAATGGCCTCCAACTATAAGGAGTTCTTACTTCAACTGTCCCACCCCACATAATAGATTGATTGGTTGTTAGGAAATTAGTTTTGTGAACATCCTGTACTAATTTTCTTCTAGCCTTATCATAATCTTCAGGTTTGTAATGAAATGCCTGGATGTGTCCATAACTTCCCCAAATTTCATCCGATAGGTCTCCGCTGAATACTACTTTAAATCCTAACTCATTTATTTTTTTACCTAATGCAACTTGCGCAATTGCACTACCTAAATTTTGCCAACGAGCTTGCTCAATAACATAAAGTGTTTCATCTATTGCATCAATTACATCCTGTTCAGTTAATATTATTTCATGCAACTTAACACCAAATTCCTTTGCAGCTATTCTAGCGTATTTGATATCGTCATTCTTCGTATCACCGTCTCCCATTGAAACCACAAATGCTTCAATATTAGGGTTTATTTTTGAAAGTATGTAAGTTGTTATCACCGAATCAATACCCCCACTCAATATAGTGCAAATTGGAACGTCAGATACCATTTTTACTTTAACCGCTTCCTCTAACATCACTCTTATATTTTTAACAATAGTTTCTCTATCATCATTTATAATTTCGTTAGGAAGTGTATAATACGTCTTTATAGAATGTTCTAATGTGTTGTAGTTATAATCTATGTAAGTACCAGGATAAACCGCTTTAACTTGTTTTTCATACAACTCGGATATTGGTAATCCTTTCTTTTCCGAACAAAATACTAACTTATTATCGTTATCAATTGCGTACCATAAAGGTAATTCCCCAACATAATCTCTAACTACAAATATTTTATGAATTTTTGTATCAACTATTGCAAATGAAAACATCCCATCTAATAATTCAAATGAGTTAGTTCCTAATTCGCAATAGGCATTTAAAATTATTTCAGTATCAGATTTTGTTTTGAACTTTGTTTTTAGACCTTTTTTTAATTCTTTTGTTTCAAAACTATCCCAAAGTTCACCATTGTATACAATACAAACGGTCTTATCTTCATTCCACATTGGTTGATTTGCAGTTGAAGATAAGTCCTGTATTGATAAACGATTGTGCCCAACAAAGACACCATCTACATTATCTACGATAGAAGCATCTCTACCTCTATGAATTATTTTATTTAATTGGGTATGGGTTTGCTTTTTAGATGTAAACCAATTACCACCTATTATTCCGCACATATAACAAATTTACTAATAATAACCTTTATTACAAAATTAAATGTGAGATTTTATTGCGTTCTCATACATCATTTTAGAATTCAATCCAACAAATCTTTCAACTTCCACCCCATCTTTTACAACTACGACAGTTGGTACTGATGTTACTGAATATTTAGTTACTTCTTCACTATAAGTGTCTACATCATATTCTTCAAATTTTACATTTGAATAGTTTGGTTTGATTTGTTCAAATACCGGTGCTAACATTCTACAAGGTCCACACCATTCTGCACTAAATTTTTTTACTACTATCATTTTTATTTATATTTTTATTTCCTTTTACATATTTTGGCTCATATGGACAATGGCGGCACCCACTCCCACAGCAATCACCTCGTTGTAGGTGATACTCAGGAGTGAAAACCACTTTACCATTTTCCAAATAATATAATGTTTTATCATCTTTATTTAACTTCACACGCACCTCCTGCACAAGCTAATTCACCACTTAAGTCTGTGTTATCATTTAATTCAACAACTTTACTTAAATCAATTTCATGCAGAGTTTGCATTAATTCTTCATATTTTTCTTTTGTACAATCTTCAAATGGTGCTTGAATATAACTTCCACCATCGTAAGGTAATACTGAAAGCCCGTTATAATATTCTTTGTTATCCCACATCCACTCACCAACTGCTTTCCACTCATGTTCTCTAATAGAAATGGTTGCAGATACATTGTGTGTATTGTTACCACTTCTATGTCCTGGTTTAATCCACTCACTATGGACTCTCTTAACTCTCTCTAATAATTGAATTGGTGATTCAGTACGGAAGATTGCGTTATCCGGCGCCTTTTGTGGAATACCAATTACCGCAGTATCATGTGGTCTAAAGTATTCATCTTCCACTAATTCAGGATGATTCAATAAAAGATATTGATAAATTGCTTCATTCTTACCAACTCTTACTCTACGAATATAGTAATCGTTATGCCAAGCGTGAATACCAGAAGATGTTCCCAATGTTAATGATGTTGTTCCTGCTGGTTTTACAGTCGTTGTTCTTGCGGATGGATTGATACCCATTATATCTGCTAATCTTTTATTTTCAGCTTTCACAACTTTTGCTGCTTCTTTCATATCCATCTTTAAAACTGCGCCACTACCAATACCTGTCATAGATACACCAATAAGTGCATCCTTTTCAGTTGTTCTTTGCCAAATTGGTCTTAAATAATGGAAATCAGTATAACCAGCTTGTAATGTTCCAATGAATGATGCTGCTTTTACTCTTGCATTCAAGTCATCCTGGTCAACTACATCACTTACATTAACTTCACATAAGTTACAGAATTGGAAAGGTCTTAATGCAATCTCACAACACGGATTAGTTCCCCAATCTTTATCATTTGATAAGTAGATACCAGGCTCACCTGCTCCACTTGCTTCAATTCTTTTCCACAAATCCATAAAATATTCTTTGGTAATTTTATGTCTCATCAATACTGCCGAATTATTTGCTCTACCTCTTTGTGGATTTGTTTCCCACCATGCACCACTCTTACAACTAATCATTTCATCATCAGTTGCAGAGAATAGTGAAATTAATGCTGCTCTACGGATACCACCTGCTAATACTGCATCTGCAATATGACAAATAATATCATGCACTTCAATAGGTCTTAATTTATCACCATCTTTATGTGAATCTAATATTCCTTCAATTTTAATTAAACATTCTTTTAGCGGTTGAGGACCTGGTGCTTTACCACCCGATGTAATCAATCTTGCACCTTTTGGACGAATATCTCTAAAATCAAATACCGGTTTACTTCCACCGAAAAAATATGCTTTCATTAATACAGAAACACCATCTGCCCATCCCTCAATAGAATCACCTATTAAAAATCTTCTCGTCTTATCTGCATTTGGTTTTCTAATTTCAGGCAATGCATCAACATGATGTTTTTGAACTGAATACCCTACACCTGTTCCACCTAATAAAAGGAACATAATTTCAGAGAATACTCTCCAATCATCTGCAGGTGCAAATGCGCAGTTGTAAATTCTATTTGGTGAAATCTCAATTGGTTTACCTGCAAACTGCATTGAACGCATTGAAGGTAAAACCTTTTTATCGTATACAAATTTGTAGTTCTCTCTAATTTCTTCTTCTAATTGTGGATACTTTTTAATATGCATATCCATATTTCTCTTTACTAATTCTTCCCAAGTTTCTCTTCTTTGTAATTCAGGGATGTACTTTGCGTACTTCATGTAGACTGTAATGTCCGATAAAATTTTGTTTGAAATCTCCATTCTAAAATGTAATTTTGTCAGTTAATGTAAAAAATTTTTTTCCAAAAAAGTGGAAAATGTATTAATAAATATGGGATGTATAATATATACAACCCAATTTTACTTAAAAAAAGTGTGTTTTTTATAACTTTTTTTTAAGTATATATTATACTTATTAACCCATATTTTCTACATATTTTTTATGTAATAATTTTCTTTCTAATATTTGTCCGTTGTTTGATTCTTTTGTTGCACTCATTCCTTCCGAAGATGATTGGTCAAATATATCAATTTGCCCAACCATAGTATCTAATTTAGCCGGGAACGTTAATCCATCTGGTCCAAATCGGTTTTTAACTATATGGATTCTTGCTGTATTTGCTAATTTATCTTTTGTCTTTCTACTCACACTCATAATAAAATCCGCAGTTTGAACTTTCTTATATGAATCACCCACACTATCCGCTTGAATAACTTCATGTTCAATTGCAGCTCTATTAGTTTGAGATGCTGTCCAAATTGGTATTCCTAATTCACCACCCAATCCTCGTAGTTCTTCGTATATCCCACCCAATTCTGCATATAAATTATCTCTACCTTTGTGAGAAGATTTTAAAAGGTCTGCATAATCAATTATAATAATATCGGGTTTAAATCCTACACCCGCTAATTTATCAATGTGGGCATGTAATGTTTTGGTACTCGCTGCCTGTGGTGGATAGTATTTAATAATAACTTTACCGCTAATGTGTGAAACCTTTTGTTTGATTTCATCTTTTCTTTCTTTAAGTTTATCAGATGGAATACCGGTTAAGATGGTTGAATATCTATGTCCAACATATGTTTCGGATAACTCCAATGTATAATGCAAAACATTTTTACCTGCTTTCAATGCATCACATGCCAATTTAGATAAAAACCAAGTCTTACCAATACCCGATGGTGCTAATACAACTCCCAATTCACCGGGTCCTAATCCACCATCCATCAAATCGTTAACAACTTTCCATCCAGTTGGTACTGAATTTCTTTTTGTTTCTTCCATTATCAAGTCAATATCTTCCAAATAATCTAAACCGAAATTGCTCTCTAAACCTGCTTTTAATGCATCATTGATAATACTACCAACTTCATCTAATTTTTCTGCTTTAATTAAATCAACTGATTTAAAAATTGCTTCTTTTAATTTTTGATGTTTAGAAAATTTTAAATACTCTTGCTTAACATAAGGTAAATCAGTTGAACCAAGTAAAGTATAAACATACTTTAATTGTTCAACAATTATTTTTTGTACAGCTTCGTTTTCAATTTCTTTGATTTTAATTTTAAAAACATCAATAGATGGAGCAGTTCTAAATTGTGGATAATATTTTATTATCTCATTTACAATCCATTTATTTGCTTCACTTTCAAAAAAATCTTTATTAGTTATATCGTAAACTTGTTCTAAAAATTTAGAATCAGTAAGAAATGCAGCTACTACTTTAGATTGATATGATGAACCATATTTTTGTAGTGTGTCTACTGCTTCCATTATTTTTCCATTAATCTGTTATCTAAATCTTCTGCTGGTCTTTGTTTGTCTTTTAACTTTTGGCGTTTTAATGCTTTTTCAGAAATAGTTTCTGCTTTCTTTTCTGCTTCTTCTGATTGTTTTTCAGATACAGGTTTTCTTAAAGCTTTCCATTCTGATTTTGGAATATACTTCCATTCACTTGTTGAGTTGTGTGCTTCTTTATCAGTTACTCTGATAATTGCTCCTGTTTTTGTACTTTTAAGACACTTCATAGTTTACCTCCATGTTTTAATTTAATTTGTTAATTGTGTAAAATGAATCCATTAACCATTTATTAACATCACCAAATGAGTTAATAACTTTATAATGCATCATTGCTTTTATTAGGTCTAATTTATCGAATTTTTTTAAGTTTTCCAAAAATTTATCATTAATTTTTAGTTTAACTTGTCCGCTTATATCCGGGTCAGATAATTGCATTAATTTATAATTTCTCTCAACTATATCTCTTTGCTCAAATATGTCGGTGTATATCTTTCCATTTGCTTTGTTTTGTTCTGCAAATGATATAATATCATCAACTGAATATTGAGTTGATTCTGTCACCATTGGAATCTTTTTAATGATGGTTTTTATACCACATCCTTTTATTCCATCTATTCCATCTGATTTATCCCCATCTAACATTCTAAAATTAATAAAGTTATGCGGGTGTACTCCATACTCATCTAATACCGAATCTATTGTATAGAGTTTCTTTTTAGTTGGTGAATATACTTTTACATTATCAGTAACTAATTGTAAAAAATCTTTATCCGAACTCATTATGGTACAACCTTCTCCTTCTTTAAGGAGTTGAGATGCGATATATCCTATTACATCATCTGCTTCAATTCTATCATATAACATAACCTGTACTGGCATATGTTCTAAAATAGAAACCAATGAAACCAATTGTCTTTTCATAGATTGTTGTTCATCTTCTTGAGACATCATATCTTCGTATGCCCTATTGACTCTGAATCGGTTGTTGCCTCTATCGGCTTTATAATCACCAAATAATTCTTTTCTTCGTTGTGACCCACCTTTACCATCAAATATAACAATACAACGGGTACAATTATATTGTCGTATTGCATATGCTATTCCTTTTAAAGAACCAACAATTCCGCCAATATGTTCTCCATTATCATTTAGAGATGGGTTTGCTGTCCAACTACGAATGAATGTATTTAGTCCATCAACTAAAAGCACATTAGAGTTTTTCCCTAATGTGCCTTGATATTGATGTTCTTCTGTAACTTCGTTGAGTAACTTTTTGTATAAATCTTTCATACTAATCTTCTAAACCTCCTGCGAAATCATCTCCATTTGCGTATTCTACTGCATCTGGGTCGATTCCTCCTTTCTTATATTGTAAGATAGTTGATTCGCAGATTTTTTTATAAATTTGTTCTTTAATTTCCTCTTTATCCATCAGTAAAGAAATGAAATCTTTAGATTGGAATTTGATAATTTCACCGCTATCGGTATCAATATATTCATACCATGCACCAGCTTGTTTTACTAACTTACTATCTTTCATTACCTTTAGCCATCCGCCATAATTATCAATACCACTATCAAAGTAGATATCGAAATCAGCAGAACGCAATGGTGGTCCTAAACGATTTTTAATTACCTGTGCTCTTACTTTGATGCCGATAATTTTATCGCCCGCTTTTATCTGTCCCATATTCTTTAAACGAATACGAACTGAAGCGTGGAATGCTAATGCTTTACCGCCCGATGTAGTCCAAGGGTCACCGAACATTACTCCTAACTTTTGTCTTAATTGGTTTGTGAAGATAACTGCAATTTTCTGTCTACCGATTACATTGGTAATCTTTCTCATTGCTTTTGAAATGATAATAGCTTTATCAGTTGCGTAACCGTCTTTTTCATAATCAGCTTCCATCTCTTTCTTTGTAGATGCTGCTGCTACTGAATCGACTACGATTGTAACTATTTTATCTTTATCAGAAGTTCTAACTTTTTCAATGATTGTATCAATAGTTTCAAATATATCTTCGACTGTGTCTACACTTACATAAAGTAATTTAGATACATCTACTCCAATTGCATCGAAGAACTCTCTACTTACCGCAGTTTCAGTATCAATTAATACTGCAACCCCACCTTGCTTTTGTGTTTCAGCTAAAAGATGGGCAGAGAGCAGAGATTTTCCACTCTGCTCTAAACCGGTAATTTCAGTAATTCTTCCAACTGGCAAACCACCATAAGGTCTGTTTGATATTGCAACGTCTAGCATTGCAGTACCGGTAGAAATCCATCCGTTTACATTCGTTGGTGCTCCATCGGAGTCATCATCTAAAAAGAATGCTACCTTTTGGTCTTTCCATTTTTTATTTAAGGAATCTGCAAGTACACTTGCTAAGTCTTCCTGTTTACTTATTTTTGCCATTTAGAAAATTTTTGTTATTAAAATAAATCATCAAACGCTGCTGCTACATCATCTTTTGTAGATTTAGCTTCTTCCTTTTCCCAAGGTAGGTCATTAATTTCATCTACCTTTTTTGGTGTAGGTTGTAAGGTTTCTGCTACTGCTGTTGTAGGTTTTGAAATAGCAGGTTGTGCTGCAATTTCTTCTTCTACTGCTTCTTCGTCAGTTGCTGCTTTTGATGGGTCTAACCAATTTTCTAAAATACCTTTTAATTCAGCGTAAGTTAATTCCGAATAAATTTCTGTAATCTCTTTTTGATTATCTAATGCTTTAGATACCACTTCTTGATTTTCAGAAAGTTTAGTTTGATTTGGCTTTACTCTGATACGAGTTTCGTTGTAGCTCTTACCAATTTCCGCACCATCTAATACTTCTACTACAATATCTCTACCACTAATTGGGTCAGTAATATCACCATAATCAGGGTCAGCAATGATTGCTAAAATTTCCTCATAAACGGTCTTACCAAATCCCCAAAACTTAACTCCTTCATTTTCTTGCCCTCTTACTAAAATTGGACAGAAAGTTCTTAATTTTGGCTCCATCTTTTTACCCGCTTTCCAGTTTTCAGTATCGCCTAATTTCTTAAGTTTTTCTGCAAACTCTACGATTGGGTCAGGTCTACCAAAAGAGATAGGACTCAAATAAGTTTTGTTGTTAATGTTGTAGTGAAAAAATAGTTCAATAAATGGATTGTCTTTGTTAAATTTGTAAGGAACAATTCGAACTATGTATTTGCCAGGTGCTGGCTTCCAAAGAGAGTCTGATTTTTTTGTGTTGTTTTGTAAGGCATTCAGACGAGCCTTGATTGCATTGATGTTCATGCTGTTTAAGTTTTAAAGTTTAAAATTAAGGTTTATGGTTTATAGCTATAACCATCTATAAATATCAAAAACCTATACAAATATACGACTAATATTTGAATTTTCCAAATTTATTTCCATAAAATTGACACCCCTATAATAGCCAATGCCAGAAGGACTTGCACTAATACTTTAAGGGTAAACGGCTGATGGTAATGATATGGATATAGTACCATTCCAACAAATACGCCCGTCACGAAGAATAAAAATCTATTACTCCACATACTACCATTAAATCCGGCTACACCATATTCACTTGCTTTTATCCATAACCAAGTACAAATAACTGCAATAACATAAGGATATGGTGTTTTTATCCAATTTGACATTTTGAATTGCCAATACATTATATACCAATGTCCAAATCCACCCAACATAAAAAGGATGAATGATTGTAATATTTTAACTAAATTCATTTTATTTTGCCCATTTACCTCTTTGTACTAATTGTGCTATAATACCATATACGGATAGGTCCTGATATGTATCTTGTATTGATTCACCCACTTCATCAGGTTGACCTAATACTATCAATTGCTTTAATCTTTGAACCTTATCATTAATTCTAAACCAAAGACCTGTTAGAGAAAGTTTTACATCTTCTTTTGTTGTAAGTGGTGTTCCAACTGAAATATTTCCAGGGCCATAATTCCTTTGTTTCTTACAGAATGTTTCATACATTTCTGATTGAATTTTTTTAAACTCCTCCATCATCTGGGGATATTCTCTCTCACAATATTGAATAGCGGATTCATTTTCCAGTTCTTGGAAAATTTGATTAAGTGATACTTGTTCTTTGTTATTCATCGTTTAGTAATATATTTTTACAAATATACTATTTTATTTCGATAATATCAAAAATTCTAGTGCTAATTTTTTTAACCCCTTCTGTGTTTGTTACTAATATACAATTCTTATATTTTTCCCAATCAATTTGGAAGTGTGGGTCTAATGCTCCATTTAACTCAACGACTAATTGATTAAGAGCATTAATTGTGTATAAAGTATTACTATGTTTTTTTCTATGAACTAAAATAGTTTTTAGATTTATTTTATTAGTAATATCTTCACTTACTATATTGTAAGTTATGTATAATTCGTTTGGTAGTTCTTTATTTTGAAGAACGTAAATATAATTAAAAGCAATTTGGAAATTATTTTTAATTGTTTCTATTACTTCTTTATAACCAACTTTATCTGTAAATGTACATAGTAACTGCGTTTTCATTTCCATTATACTTTTCTTTTTAATAAATCAGGTTCTTCTGACACAATGTGTGATGGATTTTGGTTTGTTGGTGCTGCCGCTTTACATCCCGTCTTTTTACTTGCTGATATTGTGAATCCAGGATCGTGATGTGGACTCATATAACAAGGTGTACTTACACCATCTGCTATATCATCTTTAACTGCTGTTGCGATTGAATCTTTATTTACAGAAATTTCTTCATTAAAGTTTGAAAATCTGGTATAATCCATATCTCTATTATTAATCAATGCCGTTAGATGCATCATAGAGTGATGTAATTGTAATGCTCTTTTAAAGTTCTTAACTCCCTTTGCACCACCACACGCTGCTACACCTGCTTTGGTTAATTTATCACCCATGTTAGTACCAATTGCAGTACCAATTGTCATTGCCTTTTTAGCTTCTTCTGCTGTAATTATACCAGCTTTAACTGCATAATCAACAAACTTTTTAAGTTTACCTTCGGCCTGTTTCAATGCTCCATCGGATATGTTTTGTTGCTCATCTTTATTTTTAGGATATGCTAAACCATATATATCTTGCACAGCTAACATTTCTTTTTTAGTATTTGGGTGTTTGTATTCTGTCATCATAATTTTAGGAATACCTGCTGAACCGCCACCTCCTTTATACTTAACACTCAACCCACCAACATATGTTAATGATACATTGTAGAATTGTAAATTTTTAGCTATAGCTTGTTCTATTGTTTCACCCTTTTTAGGTTTTACATCTATATCATCTGGTAATACAATAATATCTGCTGTTTTGAAATTTTCAGATGATGGGAATAATACCTGTTTGCCTTCTGATAAGAATTGTAAACCTGCTTTTAATTCTGTAAAATCCGCAACAGAATCTTTAAAGTCAGGTGAATTTGCCATATTTAATAACAATTCATCTAATTTCTTTTTATACGCTCTTCTTGCTCCCTCATCTGTTTGTAAATCGTATTTTTGATTAAACGTTTTTAGCTCTTCTAATGTTTTAAATATTGCTTTATTTTCAGGAGTTTTTGTTAAATCATCTTTACCAAATTCTTTTGCGTATTTATCTAATTCATTTTTAAAGTTTTTAGTAACACCTTCTAATAAAGAGCTAGCCACTTTTCTTCTTCCTTCTGCTGTGGTTACATCTCCAAAGTTCACCATAGTTAAAGGTTTACCTTCTTTTTCAGCATCTTTTCTTGCAGTTACTAAATCATCTAATCTTCCATTATATGCTTTAATTTGATTGACAGTATATTTTGCTTGTCTAGCTGCTTCTGTTTTATCCAATCCTTTATCAACCAATGCCTGTGCCAATTTTTTAACATCAGGAATTTTCATTTTTTTCATCATCACATTACCAACCTTAACACTACCATCTTTTTGTTCTGCTATATCTAATTTAGATTCTGGCTGTGATGGGTTTACTGCTTGTACCATTTTTAAAGGAGTAAATACTTTTTTACCAATTGCTCCTTCTGATGATTTACCTACATTTAATCCATTTTTTAAAGCAAATTCTTTAACTGCATTAACCATTGGTAAATTATCCGCTGCCAATTGGATACTTTCATATCCTTGTTGTGGATGTCTTCCGATTGCTGTTCTTGTAAAATACATTTTAACATCTCCGTTTTCAGGATTTGTTACAAATTTGGTTGTTTGATTTAATAATTTTCTTTGTGCAGCATCTAATTTACCACCTGCAAATAATGTTGCCAATGCTTTCTTTAAATCATTAACATTTACCTCAACATATTTGTTAGAGCCCTTTTCATTTTCTAAATAAATAAATCCTTTCTTAACTTTAACACCACGTGATGCAGCTACTTTTGCAGATTTTTCAGCACATATATCTAATGCTTTACCCGATTCTTTTGCTTTATCGGATAATGTTGAATCTATTTTATCACCTTTTTGTTTTGTGGTTGAAGCAAACGCAGCTTTAAATGAACTACTATCTCCTGCTTTTTGATTTTGAGCAGATGGTTGTGGTTTATCAGTAGGTTTTGTTTTTTTAGGTTCTTCTGGTTTTGGTTCTTGTTTTTTAGTTTTAGATGGTTGCTTTTCTTTACTAAAAATATTTGGTTCGCTTTCTCTTTCTGGAGCATCTACGAAATCCAAATCATCCATTTTAATTTTATTAGTTCTTAATAATGCTTTAGCTGCTCTATTTGCTGACCTTTTTAGGTTGCTTTTTGCAAAGTCATCATCTTTTTCATAACCTAATGCAGTTGCGACAGTAACCTGTTTACCAAAGGCACCACTTACTTTCATTTTAAGAACTTTATCTATCTTATTATCATCTGCTTCATCAACAATATGTTGTACTCCTTCTGGTAAAAGCTCGATAAATTCCATTAACCCATTTCTATATAAATGAGTTTTTAATTTATTTAAGTGTTCTTCGTTAGTCAAATCAACTACACCAACTTCCACACTTAATTCCAATAAAATATCTTCTAATAATTGATTAAGATTTTCTTGTGTTAAGTTCATTTTGCTCTTGATAATTTTTTCCGATTGTAACTTTAATAGGATATGCTCCTTCTTTTAAAATACTTTCTATTTCTTTTAATAAATATGTTTCTTCTTTATAAATATCAAAAGTTAAGGCATCATATGTATATAATATTAATTTTGTTTTTTTACCTCTTAACAACTCAACTACCTTTTTAATTTTTTCAACATTTATTTCGGTTTCTAATGCCTGAATGTAATAATTAAATGCTTTTGTTCCCGAAATCGCTTTGCCAAATTCAACTACTCTCAATGGTAATTTAAATATTCTACTTTCTACTATACCTCTTCCATCTATATTTTCTAATAATTTTTCAGTAAATAATGCAATATCATTAAAAAATGGTATCTCTTTCATTTCAGCATCTATACCACCATATATTTGTTGAAAGGTTAAAACTTTCATTTCATCATATGTTATATCATTTAAAGCAATGGATTGGCTTTGAATCCAATTATATATGTTTGTATTTTCATCAATTGTTGAATAATGTGATGAAAATCTATTTGGGTGTTTTTTAAATAGGTCAACAAATATATTTGCTAAAATACGAGGATGATAGGACACAAAATCTATATTTAGAATTCTACCATCGTTTCCATATCTACTTGTAAAGTGCTTACGAATTCCAGTATTTTTATTAAGAGCTGAAAAGTTTGTTCCTCCGAATGTATTAGAAGGTCTTAATGTTGATGTTAAAAAATTATAGGATGAAAACACTAAACCATCTTGATTTCTTTTGCCTTCTCTTTGTTGTGATATTTCTTCATCAACATATATTCCATTTTTTTCTATTTCACCAAATGCTTTTACATATTTACTAAATTCTTTAACACTTATAAATGTTTTCCAAGTTGTGCAAGTGTGATATATTTGCATTAATGATTTGATTTGTTCTAGTTGTTTTGAAATTGGAACTGAATCATTTATATTTACTAAATCTTTATAGTATGGTTTTGGTATTTGATATTCCTCCGCTACTTTACCAAATGAACACATATGTAAAATATCGGCATCTATTCCGTTATCAATATCATATAATTGAGAAAATTCTTTAAACCAATAAATAATTCTATTTAGGTTTCCAATTTGTTTTTCATTCAAAAAGTCTAACCCTTCTATTTTCATACCTAAACAATCAGTATGGTTTATATTGACGATGTAATATTGCGATGATTGATTAAAATAAAATACAATGAATGATAATCTATTTTCAGAAAAATGCAGTTTATTATCTGACCATTGTGGGTATATTACACAATCTTCGGATAACCATTTTACTTTAAGTGCCTGCAAACTATCTATATCTTCTACAAAAATCATGTCACAAATATAGTAAATTTTTGTGACAAAACAAAATAAAAAAGGGAGTATTTAAACTCCCCAATCTATTTTTTATTCTCCCCAATGTTTTTTTCTTAATTCGTACATATCAATTGGTTCTCTTTTCATATGACTACCGGTTGAAAAATTTGCACCTTTCTTTAAGTATCCACCTAAAAAGTTTCTTCTCATTCTATTTGAGTTATTTGCTTCTGAACCATGTACACAATGTGAATGTAACAACACTATTTGTCCTTTTCTTAAATATCCTTCTACTTTACGGAAATCATGTCCTTCTGGCATTACACAAGGTTTACCTCTTTCGTTTCTCCAAAATGTTGGATTAGTTTTTGTTCTTTCCTCATCCACTTCTATTGGTAAAACTGGCAATCTATGTGAACCTTCGTAGTTCCATACTGCACCATTTTCAGGATCGTGATTATCTAAAGCTAATGCTGTGTTAATAATTTCATTGTGACCACATTGTGTATAAAATGCGTTTTGATGTTGGTCTCTACCTAATTGTCCTGGTGGTTTAAAGTAACACCAACTTTGCATACCTTGAATTTCACCTTCCATTAAAAATTCTACCGCTTCCAAAACTTTTGGATGTGCAAATAGAGCTTCTAACTTTGCTGATAGTTTATGTGGATATGCAAACGGGTCCCACTCTCCCCATTCTTTACCGTCTTCGGTAGTAGTGCCTATTCTTTCTTGGCGAAGTCTTTCTAACTCATCATTAATCTCATCTACTTGTTCTTCTGTTAATAATTCTAGGACCGTAAATCCTCTGTATCTCCAATCAAAGGTCATTTGTTGGATTTCCAAATCTGTTAAATGTTTAAAATTTGCCATAACTAATTTATTGTTGTATATATAAATATATAAAATTGTTTTTAGAAGTAATTATTTTTTATAAAATTTTGTATAATCAACTAAAAAGGTATCTATATTTGGTATACTTTTTTTTGCTAATTCTATTGAGCGTTTGTTTGCGTGAATTATTCCAAATTCTTTAACAGAACCATCTTCATTAAAAATAGTTTCATATGGTCCTGATATTTTCCATCTTAATCTAGCTGTAATAAATCGTTTATCCGATTGCAGTTTATCAAATAATTTCGGAGCTATTTCAGTTATTATTCCATTTGATTGATTTCCTGCTCTTACAAAAAATCTATCAATATATCCAATTTTATAATCCTCCGAAATTGGATTAGGATGATAGGCATCTATTACATTTAGTTCTTGTCTACCTGCTAATTTCTTATATGCTTTTACTAAATCCATATTAATTTTTTATGGTTGTTTTCTAACTACTCTCCATTTAGCTTTACAATTAACTTCCCATTTTGTATTATCGACAGTATGAGATATTGTTGTTAATTGAAAATATCCTCTATCTTTTAACCCAAATGGCATTCCTTCTATTTGCATTCTATATCCATTTTTTAATCCACCAAATCCTACTGCTTTTATTTCTACTTCACAATTAGTAAGCATTGATGAACCATCAAATACCGCAGGTGCGTTTGCTGCTCTACCATTTATTATATTTGTAATGGCATCTCTGTGTTTAAATATTGGAAATAAACTACTACCACTTTTCCCATCTCCAGACCAACCACTGCCTTCCCCTGCATATCCTTCTATTTTCCATTCCTTTCCGTTGTTATTGGTTGTTTTTATTTTAACTTGAGCTTCCACCGGTGCGTTAAATATATTTGCAACTGCTGATGTAACACTATTAACTATTGAATCCCAAAACCCAACTTCATCTGCTGCTTCTCTTGCTGCAGCTTCTTCTGTTTCTTTTTGTTTTTTTAATTTTTCTTGTTCTGCTTTAATCTCTGCTTCTGTTGGATTTTTTTTACCACTTTTTTGTAATGATTTAATAGCTTCACCTCTAGCTTTTTCTTCTTTAAATGGTCCTAAAATTGCATCTGGTTCTTTTTTTGCAAATAAATTATTACCCTCAACTCCGCCTGTCTTTTTTTGAGCTAACGATTCTCCCATTACTGCCTGTGCCGCCATTTGTTTTGGCATATCGGTAGTTAAACTAATATCGGTAATTCCACTTCCGGCTTTTCTAGGGTTTAGATTAAATGGTTGCGCATCTGCTTTTGGTGGTGTTAAATTAAAATCAACTAATGTTGTTATTAATTTTCCATTTACATCTGGTCTTTCGCTTAAATGTACATCCATTAAATCACAACTTGCATATCTTAATTCATCACATAACTTTTCAATCCAATCCGCAATAGTATCACAAGTTTTTAATGTTTCTTCAACCCAAGTTATTTGCATATAAATATTTTTTATATACCCAGCTTTATATGCAGGAAATTGTATATTTCCTTCGGTTGATGATATTGTTAATGATTTTGGTTCAGGAAAATTTACTTCCGTAGAACCACCTTTAAGTATGGTTAAATCTTGAAGTGAACTAACTATTGGAACTGCCATTCTACTTCCATCCGTATCTGTTTCACGTGAGAATCCAGGTGCTTTGGCGTTTGGAAATATAACATTTTCACTTATACTAATCATATGCTCATGCCCTCTCGCAACCGCATCACTTATATCAAATGTAAATTCAAATTGAGGGTTTACAATTGCTTTAAAATTATTTACAACTGATTTTATAATAATATCTAATGATGCATATGGTTCATCAGAATTGCCATAAGTAAAATCTAACCAAGGCAAATCAAAATTAATTGAATTTGCTTTTAATTCTGCTTTATTTGCGGAGTCTTTCTGACTATAATTTAATCCATTTAATACTTTATGTAATTTATCTTTCTTTTCATCACTATTAAATGCCCCTCTATTTTCATCATCCGCTCTTCCTAATTTTAATGTACCAGGTAATTCATTTGGTGATGATATATGAAATACGACTGTGACAGTTCCGTTTGAATTTACTGTCAGTTCGAAGTTTGTCATCAAACCAACCATAATTTCATGTTCATAACCTTTAGATGATACATAATTTCTCCATTCCGTTACATTATTAAAAACTTTTCCGGCTTCGTCTATATTGCCGGCGCCACTTCCTTTATACGTCCATCCCCATACAACTGCAGCTGTATTTCCAATTCTAAAAAAATCTTTCCAAGGTTCAGAATCTATATAATCATAATTTGGAAATTGTATTGTTACTTCTGCTTTTCTTAATGTACCATTTGCACCACTTGCCTTAACTTCCAATCCTAATATAGATACAGGATGTCTTTTACCTGCTGCATTATCATACTTAAATGTTAACCATTGGTCATTACCGACTGTTGCAGCAGTAGTCCATTGTGCACCACTTCTATACGCGATATAAGGTTTTGGTCCTTTATCCCATAGGTTTTGTACATTGTAAAATTTGTTACCAATTTCTGCAGGTAGGTTTGATAAAAATGGAAATCCCATATTATAATAAATCTTTAATTGTAAACGGATTTGAAGGTATTTTTAATTGAGTACCTTCTTTTAATTTTAAATCAATTTCCGTAAGATTATTATTGTATGCTATAACATACCAAAGTGTTTCATCATCATAAAACCTTTTTGCTAACAAATCTAAACGGTCTTCGGCTGTTGTGATAATAACTATATCATTATCAGAATCATCAAATTTAGGAGCAGGCTTTAATTCATAAATATTTTTACCTGTTTTAGTTTTTTCTATTTTATGCTTATAATATCTACTCATAAAATTATCCTCCTATTTTCTTTTTTATTTTAGTATCCTTTTCTAAATTCGCTTTTAATTGTTCTTGTGGAACATTTCTCGTATTATCCGATGCCACTTTATCGGTTGGTTTATCTTTAAAAAATAAATAATCAGATTTTTCTTTTTCAGTTGCTAACGCTTTATATTCTGGATCAAGTGTGCTTCGTGTTTTACCAACTGCTGCTCCTGGAACCGCTTCGTTTTCAGCTTTAACATCTGGACTAAATCCATATAAATTATATGTTTCAGTATCATTATTTGTTGCTACTTTAAATGTAATATCAATTGAAGCAACCATTGGTAATCCTGCATCTATATCCCACGGATGCATATCATCTATTGATAATGTCCATGCACTTATAAATCCAACTTGTGAAATTAGGTTACCAATTGTAAGACTTGTTATATTTCCGTATGCACCATATTGGCCTCTTTTACTCCACGCTGCCTTACCTACTGCATTATATTTATCTTTTATCGCGGCCACTTCTGATGCATTTTCTGCATATAAAAGCATTTTAAAAGATATTTCTCTTTCAACATTATTAAATACATAAAAAGGTACACCTGCTCCAATTGGATTTACACTATCCCAATTCGGTGTTAGTGAATCCTGAAATGATGTTATTGTAGATGGAAACGAAATTCCTGCAATAACTACATTTAAATTTGAAGGCGCTTTACTTAATATACTTTGTTTTGATTTATTTAAAAATGCTCCCGGTTTACTACTATATGTAGGTAATGTTATTTTAACTGGTTGTGGTTGTAATGTTTTATATGTTTGTCTTAAAACTTTTGATGTTGCAATTTTCTTTTCTACATCTCCAATAGTTGAACTATCACCTTCGTATATATCTTTATTATTTGTATATGCAAAACTTGCAGTTGATACATTTGGATTACTTACTAATGTTCCTTTTGTTATCTGATTATCAACATTAATACTACCACTTCCAAAATATGATTGGTCTACTCTTCTACCACTATCTAATAATGATTGTGAGAATGAATTTATTGCACCATTATTTTGTCCATAGATATCTTTCTTTTCTTTTGGGTCTGGTGCTTTACCATCCAATGTTCCAATTAAAGGAAAATCAGAAGGTAATTTTGTTTTCTTTGGATATAAAACGGAACCAGAAACATTTGCAAATACTAATACTTCATTAATATCGGTATCTATTGATAAAAATTTATTTCTAATATTATGATTAAAATCTTTTCTTTGTTTTAATAATATTGATTTAGTTGTGTTTTCGGCTTTTATATATTCATTATAGTTAGCCACACCTTTCATTCCTTCATATCCATCTTTGCTAAATTTTAGCATCATTGAACCATTGAAGTAGGTATCTGATTTTAATACTTTATCATTTTCATATGCAATTGCAGTATCATCTATTATAGATTTAAAATCAGTTCCAATTGTAATTCTTTTGTTAAATACATCATCAATTGCAATACCATCTACAAAATAATTTTGTTCTTGATTTCCTACAACACCGCCAACATTTTTATTTTGATGTATAACGACAGTAGATGGGAATATTAAAGACCTTTTACTAATATATGAAGATGAAGGCTTTCTAACATCAACTGGGTTATCGGAATCTATTTTTCCAATTCCTAATTTACCCAATGCTTTATTACCTAATGCTTTTAATCCTTTTTGGGCCAAATCCAATCCTGCTCCTAATGCATTACCAGCTATTTGTTGTGGTGTTTTATTATCTTTTAAAAATTGTTTAACCGATTTTAATACCACACCACCAAATGAACCATTCTCCTGAACTCCCTCATATAATGGGTCTATTGTTTTATTATCTGCGATTAAATCCCCAGGTTTATATGCAGTTGGTGCTATTAATTTTTTTACAAATCCACCTAATTTACCTTTTCCTGCAATTTTACCAACAACACTTCTTACTTTATCTTTATCAACTTGCCCTCCACTAGCAATTCTTATAATATCTGTTCCGTATATTTTTGGACTCTCTTTTACTAAATGTAATAATTGCTTTCCATCAGTTTCTAACTTTGATGGCACTTTTGTATCTATTGCCTTTGGGTCACTGCTATTTGGAAAATTCCACTTTTCATATATGTCTTTTAATGATGTTGGCATTCTTACTTATCTGTTTTTGAATTTCCTGCGGTTTTAAATATTTTTCTACTCACAGCCATACCATCCATATGAACTGCGATTTTACCTGCTGCTAAATCTGCGCGTAACCCTTGCAATTCCAATAAGACAGGGTCTTCTCCTTGCTTTCCACCACCGCCAACAATTCCACCCATATCAATTCCCAATCCTTCTGCTATTGCCGATATCGCCATTAAAGCTAATAATCCAGGAGCAGATAAAATTCCTGCTGCTCCTAATGCTATTAATGAAGTTGCTAAAAACATTATAGAAGTTCCTAACATAAAAATTCCTGCTGCTAATGCCGCAACTACTAATGCCGCAGGTGCTATTGCAACTAAAAAATCAGTTACCGCTTGGAATGCGCCAGGCTGAACTCCACTTAATATACTCGCCATTACTGCAATTGCACCACCCAAAGCAAGTAATCCTAATATACCTGCTCCAAATACAAGTGCACCAGGTCCAGCTATTAATGCTCCCAATCCAGTTACCACTAAACTCAATATAGCAATAGATGCTGCAAATGCAAGTATTGAACCCGCATCAACTCCACCTAATAATGAAAATGCGTATGCTGCCGGTATCAATGCCAATCCTAATAATGCGATTGCCGCTGCACCTATAACCATTTGACTTGCTGCTCCACCTAAACTCATTGCAATTACAGCTATACCTGCTAATCCTACTAATCCTTTTGCAACACCTCCCCATTCAACACTTCCAAACTCCTGAAATCCTTTTGCTGCAACATATAATGCTCCTGCTAAAATTAATATTGCAAATGCGCCTTTTATTAATGCACCTGTGTTTATTCTAGAGAACATTCCCGCCGTTGCTGCCGTACCCGCTGCATTTGCACCGGTACTAACGGCTGCTCCACCTGCTGTTGCTGCATTTTTTGTTTGTTCTGCTGCAGTTTGTGCAATTGTGGCGGTTTTTAACGCTGCCATTTTTGCTAATATTCCTGGGAACATTGTATTCAACATCCACATACCTGACATTTTAATCCAATTCCACGCTCCACCAACTGCCCATGTTACTGCTCCCCAAATTCGTGTCATTATTGTACTATTCATAATAGCATTCCAAATACCAGATGCTGCATTTTTTACAAATGCCCATGCCGACCCCAATGCAGTTGTTATTCCTGTCCATATTCGTGTCCACATTGCACTATTTGAAATTGCATTCCACACACCCATTGTTAATGCCTTTAACAATCTAAATGGACCAGTAACTATTGACCATGCCAATGAACCAAATTGTTTTAACCATCCAAATACACCTGGCCACATTGTTTTAATATGTCCAAACATTACCAACCAGGCACCCATACCTTCTAATATCTTTGAGAAGTTATTATTAAATAAATGCTGTATTGCACCACCTATTGCTGTAAATCCTCCGTGTAATTTTCCAGTAACTGTCTGTGCTTGTTCCTGGTTTGCTAACATTGTTTGTAATTCACTTACCTCTACACCCATTGCTTTTGCTATGGCTTGTCTTTGGAATAAGTTCATATTATTAAACTCATTGATACCACCAACTTGTCTTAACATTTCTTTTGTTGCACCTTCAATATCATTTTGAAATGCTAATTCTCTTGCTCTTTGGAAGTTTACTTCTCTACCTAGCATTGCACTTGCTTCCATTTCTTCATTTATTGAGTTTTCAAAATCCAATAAATGTTCTGCCATACCCGCTGTCTTTTCAACACTAACACCTAATTTAGCCGCTTGAACTGCTGCTTTAATCATATTATATCCACCATGTGCCGAAAATTTAGCAAATACTTCTGTATTTTTTGCTAAATCTTCCATTACAGCATTTGGCATTACATTATTTGCTTCTGCTAAATGTGCTGCTGCATAGGCTGTGTTTTGTCCTACAAGTACACTCTCTCCTTGCATTTTACCAAACTGCATTGATAAAGTTGCTGCTTCTTGACCCGATATTCCCAAATGGTTTGCCAAATAACCTGCTTTCAATGAAGCCATAAACCCAACCTGGTCAACATTACCCATCTGTTTAGCTAATTCTTTTGCCGCCGCTGCTCCCTTTTCTCCAAATATCGCACCTGTCAACATTAATTGGGTTTTAAATTTCATCATACCCATCATACCTACACCAATCTCTTCTGATATTTCGTGGAATTTATGCCACATCTTTCCTAATGCAATTAAACCAACTCCAATAAAACCAGTAATACTTCCAAACATTGTTTTTACAATACCATTTAACGCCAATAATCCATTTTTAATTTTTTTAAAAATTTCTAATTGTTCTTCTAATTCTTCTTTTTGGTCTTTTGTAAGAGCTTGATTTAATTTTAAAATAGGCAATCTTTTATTTAATTCTTCGTTTTGATTCATCATAGCAGTTAAAATAGAAGCTGCTATTTTAGATTCTCCCTGATATTGTGTTAATGATTCTGCTAATTTAGTTTCTAATGCAGTATATAGTGATAATTTTTCTTTAAACTTATCCCCATCTTCTGCACTCATTCCGGCCATTTGCGATTGCAATTCCATCATTTGACCTTGGATGTTTAATGCATCTTCTAATCTAGCTTTTGCGGATTCCGGTATCCAAGAGTTTTCGCTCATTGCTCTCATTTGAGCCAATGATGTTGGTGCTTCTTGTAGTTGTAATCCTATTTTTTGTATAAATGAAGAACTTTCTTTTAATCCTTCTCCTAATCCTCTAAATTCAACATGACTTTCTCCTGCTGAATTTTTAACTGCTTCCATTGTATCGGCAATAGACCTAAATCCATCTGCACCTCTTATTATAGATGCATTAGTTTCATCTTGCCACGTTTTAGAAAGATACATTAATTGGTTTATTTCTTTAATCTGACCAATTATTGTTTTTCTTTTATCTATATTATCTTTATCCAGGGCATTCAACTCCTTTTGAAGACCTTTTCTTTTCTCCAAAAGTTGTTTATATTCTTTTTCTAAATCATTTAATTTAGCTTGGTCTGCTGAAACGGATGTAGCCATTTAAAATAAATTGTTTATCTTTTACCAGATGCTCTTTCTATTGCTTTTCTAAAAGCGTCCTGTGTTTTTTTATGAGCTTCCGCTTGCTTATCAAATAATTTTGCAAGCTCCGGGTCATCTTTTTTGATTCTATCAATGTATCTTTTTTCTGTATTATCAACTAATGACTGATAAAACTTTCCGATTAAATCATCAATAAAATTTTCTCTAATTACTATTTTTGCCATAATAAGTCTTTTACTCTTAATAAATATCATATAAAAAGAAAAGTTAGGACTTATCTTTTCCTAACTTTACTTTCTGCTTTCTTTTGTTCTTCCAATTCTTTTTTCTTAATATCAATTAGAATGTGTGCATAAAACCTTCTAATCTTAACCGGCATATTGTATATATCTGAATGAGTAAATCCGCCACCTCCTTGAAATACCAAAAAGAATATTTCTTCGTGTAATGTTTTACTATAATCACTCGGTAGGGTAAAAAAAGTCAACCCCAAAAGGTATATCAAGTGCCTCCACTTCACCCGTTGATTCTGATACAAAGTTAAATTTCAAATCTAAATCTGGAGAAATTTTTCTTAAATTATCTCTAAACGCTTTTGTATCTCTAGCTAACATTTGAGTGTCTACATATCTATTGATTGTACCTCTATCTGTGTTACCATCTATACCAGTAATCATTTTCTTTAAACGAGTTGTTAAATCTAAAGATGTTTCTGATTTGGTTAGTCTCTGCATTGCTTGAATTTCCGCAGTAATATCTTTTTCATCTTTATGAGTTAATAATTTAAACTCAATTACTCTACCAGATGGTGTTGTAAATGTATATCTATTTTGTGGATTTAATTGAGAGTAATCAATTTCTTTTGGTTTTAATTCTGAAAGGTCTATTGATTGTTTTTGTTTTAATCCACTATAAGGGTCTGTCATCTCTACAACATATTCTGGTCCATATGCTAACATACGAGAAACTATTAATACAGCATTCTTATCACCTACTAACATTTCATCTGCTAATTTAGGGTCAATCATAACTGATTCAAATAATTTTTCTAATACAATACCCTTTTTAATAAGGTTTTGTGAAGAAAGGATATCTTCTTCTCTTGCTGTCATCAATTTGATTTCAACTGTCCCATTTGATAATGGGTGTCCTTCAGGATATGCTTTACCTTCTGATGGCAATGATATAACTTCCGTAGGGAAATCATATTTCTTTTGTGTTGTTTCGGTTGGTTGTACTGTCTGTGTTGGTATAACCGAACCTCTTCCTATTTGAATGTTTTCTTCCATAATAACTTTTTATATAACTATTTGTTTTTTAAATTTTTTATTCTGCCCCACCTAAATCAATTTCTTCTTCCCATTCTTTTACTGATTTGGCTTTTCTTTTTTTACTAATTCTTTTTTCTTCTTTCTGTGATTCCAATTCATGCCCAACACAGGGTGTTATTTTTTTATTTGGGTTAACACTATCATCATCATATGTACTATATGGTTGTGTTGCGTTTGTATAACTCCATGCAGAACCGCTTGGATATCCATATGTGGTTGATGATGGATTATATGTATTTAAAATGCCCGTACTACCTGTACCAAATGATGCTATGTTTGGATTGGCAATTGTAATAAATCCGGTAGTACCAGGTGTTGTTGTAACTTGAAATCCAGGTGATGTTGTTCCTGGTGTACAAGTTATTTTATATGGATTGTATGGGTCTATTGGTTGTGGTGGTGTAATATGTGGTGAACCATTTGGTGTTCCCCATCCACCTATCCCAATTGGAGTTCCTATCTTTGGTTCATCACTAACTTCTGCCAATTTTTCTTTTAAATAATCCCATTGTTTTGGAGTTACATTAAATTCATGTACTCCTTCGGTAAATCCTCTTAACCAAATAACAAATTCTTTTGATGTCATAACCTATATATTTGTATATATAAATATAAGAAAAATAAAAAAGGGATACAATTTTTGTACCCCTTTTTTTTTATGTTTAGTTCTTATTAGAATTCTAAAATTGCGTAATCATATCTGATTGTTAATTCGATTTCCATTGGGTCTTGTTCTGACCAATCCATATCACCGAAGTTTGCAGTTTTAATATACGCTCCAACTAATTTCCATTGCTCAACTACATCACCTACTGGTCCAATAGTTTTGAAAGTTAGTGTTCTTTTGTAGAAGTCTGCATATCCATCTCTACCAGTTACAGATTCATGTGAAGTACGAATCCATTCCATAGCCGCCTGTGCTCCAGATGGTACAATTGGGTCGTACAACTTAATTGTAATATCATTCCACTTTGTTTTTCCCTTAATCTTTCTAATTAAGTTGATGTGGTGTAATTCTACATCCTCTGATTCAACTGTCGGTCTTTGAGCTGCTTTAATTATGAAAGATGGAATATCATCAATCTCCATAATAAATCTGTTCTTTAACTTTGGTTCAAAGTTAGTATAGAATATTTTATCAAATGTTAGAACTTCTGCCATATTTTTTATCCTTTAATCGTTGTATATAAGTATCTCTTTTTTTAATTATGCGTTAAAAGTAGCGCCGGTTGGTAAAACATTGAAATCAATTACAATGAATTCAGCTGTTTTAGTTGGTTGTAAGTAGATAGCTCCTTGTAAGATATTTCTATCAATTGTATCAGGAGTATTATTACTTTCATCCATTACTACTTTAAATGTATATAAACCTTGTCTTTGTTGGATTGATTCCATATATGGATTTACAATGTTTAAAAACTTAGCTCTCAATTCAGCAGTGTTTTGTTCGAACACCAAGAATCTAGCTGAAGATGCAACAAACTTTTTCAAGTTGATTAACAATCTTCTTACATTAATTCTATCTAATGCTGATGGTAATTGTTGTAATGTTTTTTGTCCGAATACTACAATACCTTGTCCTGGGAATTGAGCGATTGGGTTTACATTTGATTCATATAATGTATCTCTTTCTGCGTGTGTTAATCTATTAACTACACCAACTGCTCCTACTAATCCACCTCTATTTAAACCTGCTGGTGCAAACCATTCAGCTTTAGCGTTATCGTTTGCTGCGTAAACAGCTGGAATCAATACTGATGGTGGGATAGTTATTAATTTGTTAGTATTACTATCAATTGTTTTAACCCAAGGATAATAAGTACCTGCGTAGTTTGAATCTACTGCCTCTGCTTGCTCTACTACACTTAAAATATCACCACTATGGTCAACTGCATCGAATACATAGAATGCATCTTCTCTAGCTTCAATCATATCTAATGCTGCTGTTACTACTGATGGATGTAAACTTCTCACAATACCAGGAGTTACTAATAGATTAATATCATATTCATCTTTATTAGATAATGCGTTAAAACATAAAGAATATGCTATTGAACCACTTTGTGTAGATGCTGCACATAACATACCACCTACATTACCGGTTAACCATGCACTATTATCGTTATCATCTGATTTTGCTTTAGATAATCTAACATCAAAACCATCAAATCCACCTTGGAATGCAATAGTAAAACTTCTATATGAAATTTGAGTTGGATTATCATTTGCTACTGATAGCTCCAATCCAACATTTGTATCTAATCCAAATACTTCATTTGCACCAATACCCGCATTTGCTGGTATAGCTCTTAAATAAATCTTATTATCTGTGTTTCCTTCTAAATCAATACCACTAGTATATACAGAAGAACTCAATGATGCTGTTGAATAAGTTACTTTTGGTATGATATTACCTATTGCTGCACTTACTGATACAGGTAATGTATATGCTCCATGTCCAAATGGAACTGCTGCTGCAGGATATAAACTACCATCTTTAACTTCTACTCTAATGTATTTAGATTTGTTTTTCCAAACACCATTTTCAGATACTTTACCACTAATACCTTCGGTATCAATTGTATTGTAAATATCACCAATTACTCTTGCTATATAATTTGGAGAATCTGGGTCTAATGTTAATCCGTTGTATTGCTCTAATATAAATCTTTTCTTATCTGTATCGTTGAATTTTCTAACTTGCAATGAGAAAGAACCATAATCAGAACCTACGATTGAACCTGCTCTCTTAATTTGAGAAATAGTTACTTTGAATCTTGTATTCTCAACATCACCATCTGATAATGTATGTATTCTAAATAAATCAAATCTTTCACCACCAATTTCTTGTGATTTAACCCAAGGTGTTGATGCGTAAGTTGCATCAAATGCAAAATTTTGAGATGCACTAACTGCTGTTAATGTAGTTGTACCATCTATTGTTAATCCGTGATTTTCGAATAATCCAATTGTATATGCACCTTTTTCACCTAACGGAGATGTACCAAAAACATCATCAATTGATGCTGTACTTGCTGCTACAACTGAAGATGATATTCCATTTATTGTGAAATTACCATTTCCAAATGAAGTAAATGCTGAGCCTGTGATACCATCAATTGTATTGAATAAGATACCTACTGATGCAGATTCTCCGGCTGTTGTTGCTTTTAAAATTACTGCTCCAGGATCGGTATAACCACCTAAACCTGCTACTCTACAAATTGTTACACTACCTGCTTCTCTCAAATAATTTTGAGCTGCTAACGGGGTATAATAAGTGCCATCTGCAACACCAAAAATATCTGCTAATTCAGATTGTGATGTTACGATGGTTGGTTTGAATGCAGGTCCTTGTTTGAAAGGCCCTACGATTGCCGCTCCGATGTTTGATACTCCTTGTGCTAAAAACGAAAGGTCATTTTCTCTCGTAAATACGCCTGGTGATACTATTTTTTCTGCCATTGTTTTCTCCTTAAATGTTTTATATAGAAATACTCTTCATATAAATATATGTATTTAGTTTGAAAAGTATCTTTGTTTTTTTATTTTTGTTCAGTTGGTGTGAACTCTCCGGTTGCCAAATCTAAATTACCTTCTCCATATTCTTTATTAATTGTATCTATTAAATTTTTTTCACTTACAATTAATTGAGAATAGTTTTTTAATAACTCTTCTTTTTGTAACTTGATATTATTTTCATCAATTACTAAATCACCTAATGTAGTTGTGATTTGAATTGCAGATGTTCTAATCTGTTTAACTTGTTGTAACAATTCTTCTCTTATTTTCATAGTTTATATTTTTGTATATATAAATATATAAAAATTATTACAAACCATAACTTCCTTTGGTATTAGCGTAAATATCTGATATGTTTTGTGCTGTTAATGCACTTCCACCATAGAATATTACTTCACCAATTTCACCATTAAAGTAAGTACCAACTCCTCCACCTATATATAAAGGATATGAATTATTTGCAGTACCCGCCGTTGTTGTTTGGTCAGTTCCTACCTGTGTTCCGTTTTTATAAAATTTAGTTGTTGTGCCACTTAATGTTACTGCCAACATATTATATGTAGATGTACTTAAACCATGTGTTACTGATACATTTCCGAATACACTTGAATTCAATTGTAAAGCAGTTGAAGTCATTGCTAATTCATAATCTTTAGAAGAACCATTTGTTTTACTAAATAAAGTTGCAGTACCTAATGTAGCAGGAGTTTTAATCCACATAATCAATGTAAATGCGGATTGATTAAATTCAGTTGCACCTGTACTTAATGCATCTGCTGAACCATTTGCTGGTTTGAAAAAATATTGTGAACTACCATTCAACGTCCAAGTATAGTATGGGGTTGTATTTCTAGTAGGTGTTGCAATTTGTCTAAATCCTGTTTTAAATCCAGAAAGGTCTGACCAGTCTGTTGTATTTACTTCAACTGATTGTGAGTATTGTGGATGCAAATACATTCTTAAGTTTGCGTTTGGAATAGGAATAATTGAGTTTGAACCTTTATTATGTGAAATAAACCCATTTGCTAAATAAACGTCAGCTTGCTCAACATCTATTGTAACAACTTCTATTGAACTTAATACTAATGCGTTTGATGTTACAACTATTTCTTCTATTTGGTTTGTATCTTTATTATATTTTACAAGTTTATCACCAACTCTAATATCCATTGCCTGCTTAAACTTATAAACACCAGATGGTTCATCCAAACATAATGTAGGGTGAGTTTCTGTAACTTTTAATAAACCATCATTTATATTATAGAATTTATCTACAAAATTAAAAAATACATTTCTAACAACAACTTCTTGCGTATTACCTGCTAATTGATTTTCATTCCACCAAATCCATGGATTAAATGAATCACTCTCATCTGGTAAAGTTGTAGGTACATATGCTAATAATTTATCTCCAACATACACATCGCCTGCATCCACTAATGAACCATCTGCTAATTGAATTTGCGTATCTGTGCTTACACAATAAACATCATTGATTGAATTGTATGTATCTACTGAATATATTGTTTTTGTAGATGCTACATTATATCCCGTTGCTGATGTATTAAATCCATCTGCATAAGTTGCACTAATTGTACATCCCGCACTCTGCCCTGCATATGCACCAGATGTTACTGATTGTGCATTGATTGAAAAGTTTGGTGGTGTTGCCGTAATAGTGAATTGAGCTGCATCACTTGTTGTGACAGTGTAATTTTGTGATACACCTGCTACTCTCGAACTATGTCTTGTTCCTGCACTACCAAATGTTGTTGTAAATGTTTCTGATGTTCCTTCTACAACATAAGTAAATACGTGATTGTGGGTAACAGAATCTACTGCAAAATCAGATAGTGATACTTGTGTACTACCTCCACCATTATTATTATTAAGTGATGAAGTTTCGGTTGAACGTGCTGTTCCTTTTGTTGCTCTGAATAAGTTTCCTAAACTTAAATTTGTTTTTGGCATGGTCTTTCTCCTTTAACTAATATAAATATCTAATAATCTTTTTGTCCACAATTCTTTGTCGGAATAATTATCAGATAAAAACATTTTTATTTTATTAAAATGTATTTCTTTTTCTTCGTAACTTAATTTTTTTATATTTTCAACACAATTTTCAAATTCTTTTTTATTATCAGCTCTAAATGGATAGCCAAAATCAGGATTCCATGTATTACTAATTATTGGAAGTTTACCCCAATCAACGGCTTGAAATATACCATATCCAAATGGTTCATAGTTAAATGCACAATGTGCTATTCCCCAATCCATTTCAAAAAAATTAGTGTGAAATTGCCAATCAAAATTATATACTTTTGATTTTCTAAAATCACATCCATATTTTTTCTCCCAGATATCTCTTAAAATTTTAGCATTTGTAAAAATTACACTTTTTATATTTTCTAAATACCAAACTCTCTTTCGTGTTTCAGTTCTTGCTGCAAATCCAACTATTGTTGAATCTGATAGTTTTTTATTATGAATAAACTCATAATAATTTGGGATATTTTCAAATTTATAATTAGCATGTTTTGGTGTATCAAATACTCCAACCCAAATTCTTTTTTCTGCTTTTTCAATTATATTATTTTCCCATTCACTATCTGCTCCAAAGTGTTGTACACCTGGTGCATCGGAGAATAAACCAGCTTTTAAACTCAAATCAATTGAGTTATGCATTACATAACTTTTTATTTTATTTAGATTTCTTATTAATCCATGTGATGGATAATAATGTCCGTGTAGAATGTGTATATTTTCACATTCATCCAACATTTCATCAAATTTAATTGGGTCATCACTTTGCCAAAAAACGGAAAGGGGAAGTTCATTCCCCTCTTCGTAATTTTTTGGCTTACTTCTATGAATTAGTAATACTGATTTTTTTGTAAGTTTTGGAGCCACACATTCAATCCAATTGTTAACCCACAAATCACTTCCAGCTCCTACTTTATTTCCGTAACCAGTTGTATAATAAACATCATACATTATTAATCTTTAGTTTTTAATCCTTCTAATTCAGCGGATAATAAATCTATTTTATATTGTTGTTCCTTAATTGCTTCTACTAAAAGACCAATCATCTTTGAGTAATCCAATCCCAAGAAACCATCTTCTTTTTCCTTAACAACTTGTGGTAATACTGCTTGAACTTCTTGTGCGATAAGACCAGTTGTTGGTGCTGCTTTTGTTACATCATTTGTATTTTCTGCCCAATCCCAAGTCACACCATTTAATGCTCTAACCTTATCCAATGCGTTAGGAATTGTTTGAACATTATTTTTAAATCTTCTATCAGAAGTATAGTATGCAGTAATATCTCCGGTTGCTGTAATTGAACCATTGATTGTTAAACCAGCAAATGTTGGTGAAGAAGTTGTTTTAACTGCTTGGTTAATATAAGTGCCATAGTTAGTTGTTGCTGTTAAATCTACTTGTGCAGAACCACTAAATGCTCCAATTGCGTTACCAATTGTTGCTGCACTTATTGAACCACCTAATGAAGTAGAACTACCTGCAATTGTTATCGCCGAATTTGCTAAAACACCACTCAATACTCCCGTACCACTATTATATGTTAAATCAATACCACTTGCACCAGTTGTATCTGATACTGATATTGCTCCTCTTGCTCCACCTAAAAAGTGTGCAGAACCGGTATCTAATGTTAATGTTCTAGTTGCACTAATATCACCACCACCACTAATACCACTACCTGCTGTAATTGAAACTGCGGTATGGTCAATATGTCTATTTGCTGAATAGTTTGTAGTTGAGTTATGGTCAACTTGTGCTGATGAACTTATTGCACCGGCTAATGTTTGAGCCGTAGTTAAAGTACCACCTAATGCTACTGATGTACCATTGATAGTGATTGAATTATTTTGAATTGCAGTACCATTAACTTGTGCTGATGAACTAAATGCTCCAATTGCGTTACCAATTGTTGCTGCACTTATTGTTCCACCTAATGCAGTTGAAGTACCAGCAATACTCATTGAATTATAAAGAATACTTAAACCATTTACCTGAGCTGAAGATGAAATTGCTCCTGCTAAAGTTTGTGCGGTTGTTAAAGTACCACCTAATTTAACTGCTGTACCATTTATTGTTATTGTGTTTGCCGCAAATGAACTACTAATTGCTGTTACGTTTGCTAAACTAGCACTAAATGAAGTTGCTGCAGATGAACTATATGCACTTGCACTTGCGAACGCTCCTGCTGCTGCATTTGCATTAGTTATAATTCTACTATCTACTGAAGATGAATATAATGTTACATTTCCAATACCATTTATAGTTGATGAACTTATTGCTCCTATTACATCTAAATCACTTGAGATACTCACTTTCGTACCAGTATCAGAAATATTTGAATCAACAATATGGAAACCATTTTTTGCTTTAACTAATCTATTATCAGTTAAATGGGTTTCGTTGCCTAAATTATCATAGGTTTCAGGACCAGTAATGACTGTTGATGAAGTTACTGCTGCATTTCCTTGATGTACAAATATCCACTCATCATCTGTTGAATCAAAATATAAAGAACCACTCTTACCTGCTGCACTACCACTATCAGTTACCGATAACCCACCATATCTTACAGCAGGGTTATTTGTATTTAAAATGACAGTATTAGTACCAATTGATACTGCACTTGCAGTTATATTTTGTAATGATGATGAACCTTGAACTATTAAATTAGAACTTATATAAAGTGAACCAGTAATAATTTGTGTTCCGGTGAATGTGTTATCCCCATTTAATTTAGCAAATGTTGAATACGCAGAAGAACTAGCATTGTTTAATGAAGTTGCTACTGCACCACTTACAGAACTCAATGCACTTGCTGCACTAGCACTATATCCTACTGCACTTGCATTACTTTCACTAATTGAAGTTGCTAAAGATGCAGAGTATGCAGAAGCACTTTGGAATGCTCCCCATGCACTTGCAGAAGCTGCTGTTATATTTGTTGTTTGAGTATTATCATTTGTTGCATTACTTGCACTAAATGATGTATACTCTGCTTTACTTGCACTAATTGAAGTTGCTAAAGATGCAGAGTATGCAGAAGCACTTTGGAATGCTCCCCATGCACTTGCACTTACTACTCCTAATTCTGCATCTGTTGCAAATCCATTTCCTAATGAAGATGAGAATGATTCTAATGATGATACTCTACTATTTACTGAAGATGAATATGCTGTTACATTACCAATACCAGTAATTGTTGATGCACTTACTGAACCAATTACTGCTACCGCACCACTTACATTCAATGAACCGGTTACCGATGTTACTGCTGCAGATGATGTACCAAATGAACTATTACCATTTGCAGTAATACCCTGGTCTAATGCAAATCCATTTCCCGTATTTGATAATACGGAAACAACTACACCATTTGATACCATTTTAATTGAACCAGTAGAAATGTAAAGGTCTCTCCAAATATTTGTTAAAGAACCTAAATCTCTTGCATTTGTTGTTGCTGGTATAATATCACCATCAACATATATTTCTCTTTGTGTAAAATCACCACCAATTAATGGAGTGTTACTTGCTGCGTTGTTAATATATAATTTTCCACTTTCTTCAACACTTGCAGTTGGACCGGCTCCATTACCAATATATACGTTTGAATTTGATGAACCACTTGCATATTGTCCAGCTAGGTAACCAATTGCTGTATTATTTCCGCCATTATCACCAATTCTTTTTAATGCAATTGCACCGACTGCAGTATTGCCTGAACCAGAAATACTATTAAATAATGTTTCTTTACCTACTGCTGTATTTTGATATCCCGCATTTTTATATAATGCTTGAGTACCAACTGCAGTATTATCACTTCCAGCTTCATTAAATGATAATGCGGTTGTACCAACTGCCACATTACTATCACCAGATTTATTTGATGTTAATGCCGTTGCGCCTACTGCTGTATTTGATTGTCCAGTTGTATTGCTGTTTAATGCTGCATAACCTAATGCAGTATTAAATGTTGTATTACTTCCAGCACCTCTACCAACTCTAACACCTGTGTTACCATCACTTGCAACATATATATCGTTTGTTAATTGTAATCCCGATGCATTTGTTGATAATGAACCTACTATTGTACCTGCTGATACAAATTTAATTGAACCAGTAGATATATAAAGGTCTTTCCAAGATTTAGAAAGAGAACCTAAATCATAGGTATTATCTGATTGCGGAATAAGTGAAGAACTCAATGATGCTACTACATTAATAGTATCCGATGTATTATCACCAATTTGAATTGTACCACCAATAGTTACATTTCCTTTAATATTTGCATCATTTACAATTTCTAAATAAGAAGCTGATAAAAAGTTTGATGCGGAAATAGATGCTACTGCTGATGTTGCAGTTGGACTTGTTGTAGACAATGTTACATCTCCTTGGTCCGTTCCTATTTGTAATGTTTGTAGGTCATAGTTAATATATGGTTCTCCTACTGCTAACGAACCTGATTTCTGTGCGGTTGTCCCACGTCTAAATTTAAGTGCCATCTAGTTTACCTTTTTTTTAAGACGATTAAAAATGTTTTTACTTATTATAAATATTTACTTATTTTCCAATTCCTTTACTTTAGCTGATAATTCTTTTACAGATTGTATTAAAAGTGGAATTATTTTTTCGTAATCTACTGCTAAATAACCATTATCTCTTCTAGTCACTGCTTCTGGAAGAATTTCTTCAATTTCATGTGCCAGTATACCTACATCATGTCCTTTTCTTGCCTTTTGCAAATCTTCATTCCAATCAAATTCATAACCAGAAATTTTATTTATTTTTTCTAATCCGTTTTCAATTTGTTTTATATTTTCTTTCAATCTTTCATCGGAAGAATTAAATGCAACAATATCACCACTTGCTGCTATATCACCTGCTACTTTAAATTCATAAGTTGCATCAGGTGCAGTTCCAACACCCAATGATGCAAATTGAACACCAGTTGATGTTGTACCTAAATTTTGATTTATTGTATCTAAATTTGCTTTATTAGAGTGAGTATGTGTTGTTCCTTCTAATGTATCTACTCTACTATCAATTGAAGATGAGAATGTATATACAGATGAACTCAAATTATTTATAGTTGTATAAAAACTTCCACTATAAGAACTTGCACTTTGGAATGCTCCCCATGCACTTGCACTTACTATTTGCAATGATGCTGTTGTTGCAAACCCAGCAATATATTGTTCGTTAGTTGCATCTTTAATTCTTTGGTCAATTGATGAACTAAATAATGTTACATTTCCAATACCAGAAACACTACCACTAAATCCTAATGATGCAGTAATAGAACCTGTCATATATAAACCAGTTGCACTATATTGGTCAATACCATTTTGTGTCATTCCGGTGAACGTAATTGTATCTACAACTTGAATTGATTTTGAAGTTGCACCTTTAATTAAAAGATTGCCCAAAGTACCATTTGTTTCATATTCCAATACAGGTAAAGTTGCACCTACCAATGTACTTGCTACTAATGTATCACAATAAACTGTCCCAGATGCACTAATACTATTTGATGCGGTTACACTGGCAAAATGTACATTTGAAGTGGTACTTAATCCACTTGCAATTGCACTAACCTGTGTGCCATTGTGTGTAAAATCAATTCCTGTTTGACCCGTTGTATCGTTAAATGTTAATGTACTTGCACTAATTCTTGTATCAAATGAACTACTATCATTTTTATATTCAGAACCACTAAAGTTTTCTAATGCATCTATTCTACTATCTACTGATGTTGAGAATGTTGTATTTAAATAAGATGCAGTTTGTTCTAATAAAGTTGTTCTATTACTAATCGAAGAACTAAATGTTGTATTTAAATATGATGCAGTTGATTCTACATTAATTAATCTATTATTTACCGAAGATGAATCTGCTAAATATTGAGATGCACTAAATGTAAATAACGATGCACTTACTAAATTTAAACTTTGAGATGTTGTATTAAATGATGAAGTTATGGATGCTGTAAATTGATTAACACTACCACTATGTTGTTCTAAATTAGCTATTTTAGTACTAAAATTAGAACCGGTTAATTCTAAACTAACTAATCTACTATCTACTGATGCAGAATATAATGTTACATTTCCAATACCATTAATTGTTGATGAACTTATTGAACCGGTTGCTGCAAAATCTTTATTTAATTCTATTCTTTGATTTGCATCACTCCAACTCATTGTTACATTTGCACCATCTATATTAATACCGGCACCATTTGCAGCTGCTGAATTGGTAGAACCACTTGCAATTGTAATGTTTAAATCTTTTACATTTAAAATATTGGATTGAATTGCCGTCTGTGTTCCTTGTACCGTCAAATTTCCGTAAATAGTTACATTAGTAGAATCTAATTCAATTGCTGTATCAAATGCAGATTGTGATAATTCTAAAATATGAATTCTATTTTCATGATTAGAACCTGTTTGTTCTATCAAATCCAATCTACTATCTACCGAAGTGCTGAATGATGTGTTTAGATATGATGCCGTTGCTTCTACTAAATCTAATCTACTATCAAATGATGTACTATCTGCATTATATTGAGATGCACTAAATGTTAATAAAGATGAACTTACTAAATTTAATGATTGAGAAGTTGCAACATATGAAGTTGATACATTTAATAATGATTGACTTACTACATTTAAACTACCACTTGTTGTATTAAATGATGCAGTTATGGATGCTGTAAATTGATTAACACTACCACTATGTTGTTCTAAATTTAAAATTCTATTTTCATGATTAGAAGATGTATTATTTAAATTACCAATTGATGTCGATACCGATGCGCTAAATGGGGTAATATCTATACCATTAACAGAGCCACTTAATGAACCCGTAATTGCAGTTATATAACCTGTTTTCCAGTATTTTGTTGTACTACCTAAATCATGTACATTATTTCCTTCTGGTATTAAAGATGATGATAAAGATGCAACGACAGTGACAGTATCTGCTCCCGAATTATCTCCGAATGTTAAATTACCAACAATATTAGCGTTTCCACTTACAAATAAGTCACCACTTATATTGAAGCTCCCACTATTAACATCGTTTAGTTTTGCTATATTAATTACTTTGGAACCATCACCTAATGCTAATGATTTGCTTTCTGGGTTAAATTCCAATTGTCCTGCTGTTATAGAACCGCTATTGTTTTTCAGTATAAAAGTTGCCATCTATATCTTTTATCGTTTTGTATAAATATGTTAATTATTAAAATCCAAATCTACTATGTCTAATGTTGCACATCCTACATATAATTCTGCAAAAGAACGAGGTGGAATATTATTAGCATCCACTTCATTTAATTGTGCAGTTGAAAGGTCTACTACTATATTTGTTAAACCACTACCATCACCACTAAATGAACTTGCTACCATACTACCGGTTAATGCCATTGAACCAGATAGTTGTATATTATTATGTGTAATTTGGACAGTATCATTGATTGATAATCCACTACCACTAACATCTCCACCCGCATCAATATCACCAATAGTAATAATATCTCTAATTACATAAAGGTCTCTTTGTGCTGTAATATCTTCGGAAACTTGTATCGAACCACTTGTAATTGTGTTCGTTGTTAAAATCGTTTCTACTGACTCAACTGAACCTGATTTTTTGAAATATAGTTTACCGTCATAGGTGTTTATTGCTACTTCACCTAAATTTATTGAAGACGTATCGGGTACTCTACCAGGAACGGCAGAGCGTTTCAGTATAATTTTTTGTTGAGCCATATGTATGGAACGTTTTTATTGTTATTTAACAACGAAAAAAGGTACTATATAGTACCTTTATAAATATTGTTATTTAAAATAAAAAGATTAAATTACTTGAATTGTAATTCCAACAGGGTCGATATTATTAAATGTTACACCCGAAGTTGAAATAATACTAATTGAGTTTTGTGGTGCATTTCCAAAAGTTGGGTCATGCAAAACCTGATTAGAATTTGGTCCACCCACTCCACCATCTTGCCAAGCCTGATTAGTACAATCAAATGTTATATGATATGAATTTTGTGTAAATGTTAAATGTGTATGATTACCTACTAATTGAGTTAAATACACACTATTATCATTATTATTAGAATCAAATTTATTAATGTAAATAGCATTTCCAGTATTTTCATTTACATCATTAAAATCCAATGTCCACGTCCCATTATCATGCTTTGGAATTGTAATTTCACCTTGATTAATAGCAGGTGTATATGACGGTGATAAATAATAGTTACCTATTTCAGGTGTAATTCCACCTTGCGTAATTGTAAAACCACCTGTAAATTCTATACTCATTGTGCGATTTTTATTTTATTATACCCAAACACCCGCATCAGTTGTAGATGCCAATGAAGATAATCTATAATCTACCGATGAACTAAATGTTGTTACATTTCCAATTCCATATACACTTCCACTAAATCCATCACCATTTGTAAATGCACTAAATATTACATCATTATAAAGTAATTCAACTCCTGTATTAACTGCTTGAACTGAATATGCTGAACCTGTTCCTTGAATATATCCAACTGTCCCTGCAAATGCTTCTTCTGGTCTATTGAAATCAAAGTCATCAGGTCTCATTGATGCGGTAATACCATATAATCCGCTACCATCACCACCGAATGAACCAGTAAAATATCCAGAAGCAGTTACAAATTGTGCATTTCCGTCAAAATTTGCATTACCATTTATTTCTAATTGACCAAAACTACCTGTTCCTAATATATTAATACTTCCGGTTACTTCTGCACCAGTTACGACAAATTGCTCAATGGTTACGTTTACACCATCATCTTTTTTCATGAAGGCTCTACCATCATTAGTATTTAATGCTAATTCACCTAATTGAAGTGATGACGTAGTAGGAACTTTTCCCGCTATATTTGAACGTCTTAATAAAATTGATTGTGTTACTGCTGTTGCCATATTTTTATTATCCTTTTTCCTTTGTTATATTAGAAAGAACCTCCATCAATTACTAACTCCAAGTTTGTAATTCTGTAATTACTTGAACTTATTGCGGTTGCAAAAGATGCACTATTATTTGTTATATCGGTACTTTGAGTAGCGTCAGTTAAGTATATTGATGCACTTAATGCTTCTAAATTAAATGCACTTGCACTAAACGAAGTTGCTACTGATGAACTGAAATCTCCCGTTACACTTGCTACACTTGCACTTAAACTTGCTATACTTGCATTTGATGCTGATACTGAAGTTGCAAATGATGAACTATTATTTGCAATTTCAAAGTAACTAGCAGAGAATGAAGTCGCTACTGAAGAACTTAAATTACTAATAGTGGTTGCTACTGAAGAACTTAATGCTGTTTGTGATGCTGCACTTGCACTAAACGAAGTTGCTACACTACTACTGAAATCTCCGGTTACACTTGCTACACTCGCACTTAATGCTGCAATACTTGCATTACTAGCACTAAATGAAGTTGCAACAGATGAACTAAAGTCGCCAGTTACACTTGCTACACTTGCAGATAAAGATGATATACTTGCATTACTTGCAGAGAATGAAGTTGAAATTGCGGTATCAAATGAACTAAATCCTGTTGTAGAACTTAATGTTATTTGTGCTGATGAACTTACTACATTATCACCTACTGCCACTAATATTTTTGCTTCACTACCACTCTTACCCGCTATCCAATAATCATCTTGTGCGTTCCATAATAATGAACCACTTACTTTCGAACCATCTAATTGGTCATTTATTTGAATACCACCGAATGCTGCAGTTGTACCATTTAAACTGATGATGTTGTCGCCCAATTCAATAGTTGTAGAATTAACGGTCGTAGTTGTACCATTAACTACTAAATTTCCTTTGACAGTTACACTTGAACCACTTAAAGTGAATGCCGTATCAAATGCCGATTGAGATGCTTCTAATTTAGTTGCTCTACCTGCTATTGATGCACTCCATACTGCTTCATTTGCATTACTTGCAGAAATTGAAGTTACTAATGAAGAACTTAAATTATTTAAATCAGATGCTACTGAAGAACTTAATGAAGTTACACTTGCTGCACTTGCACTAAATTGAGTTGCTACTGAACTACTGAAATCACCAGTTGTACTTGCTACACTTGCACTTAACGCTGCAATAGCTGCATTACTTGCTGATGTAGAAGTTGCAAATGCTCCACTTACACTATTTAAATTGCTTGCTGCACTTGCACTAAATGATGTGTATTCTGCTTTACTTGCACTTAAAGAAGTTGCTACTGCACCACTTACTGAATTTAAATCAGATGCTACCGAAGAACTTAATGCAGTTACACTTGCTGCACTTGCACTTAAAGAAGTTGCAAAACTTTGAGAATTTGCATTTATTGCGTTACTTTGAGTTGCATCTGTTTGATATATTGATGCACTTAAAGTGTTTATATTACTTGCAAATGATGAACTTATATTAGTTACGTTTGCTGCACTTGCACTTAAAGAAGTTGCAACAGATGAACTTAATACTGTCACATCATATTGAGAAGCTGATATTATTTGATTTTGTGCCGCTTGGCTCGCACTAAAGTCTGTTGCTACCGATGAACTGAAGTTATTTAAGGTGGTTGCTGCACTTCCACTATATGAACTTGCACTTTGAAATGCTCCCCATGCACTTGCACTTACAATTGAAATATTATTACTTTGAGTTGCATCTGTTTGATATATAGATGAACTTAAAGTGTTTAAATCAGATGCTACTGAAGAACTTAAATTATTTAATGCTGTTGCTGAACTTGCAGAGAATGCTGTGTATTCTGCTTTACTTGCACTTAATGAAGTTGCTACCGCACCACTTACAGAACTTAATTGAGATGCTGCATAAGCCGCACTTGCACTAAAGTCTGTTGCTATTGATGAACTTAAATTAGAAATTGTAGTTGCAACAGATGAACTGAATGTACCACCTACTGATGCTACACTTGCTGATAATATTGATAATTCAAATGCACTTGCACTAAATCTACTATCTACTGATGCAGAATACGCACTTACATTACCTATACCTACGATACTACCACTAATTACACCTACACCCGCTACATAAATTGAAGAACCACCGGTTAAATTCAATGAAGAACTATTACCCAAGTTCATATTTGAATCATTAACTGCTACTGCATTATTGAAGTTTGCAGTACCCGTCATTGAGAATGAACCGGTTAATGTTTGGTCACCATGAAATACATTTGAACCAGTTGTTGCATATGTTGTTTCTATTACATTTAATCTACCTGCAACTGAAGAACTAAAGTTACCAGTTGTACTTGCTACACTTGCACTTAACGCTTCAATAGCTGCATTACTTGCAGAAGTAGAAGTTGCAAATGCTCCACTAATTGAAGTTACATTTGCATTACTTGCAGATAATGAAGTTGCAAATGCTCCACTAATTGAAGTTACATTTGCATTGCTCGAACTAAATGAAGTTGCTACACTACTACTGAAATCTCCCGTAACAGAAGCTACGGATGCACTTAAACTTGCTATACTTGCGTTACTTGCAGAAGTAGAAGTTGCAAATGCTCCACTTACATTTAATAATTGTGATGCTGCATATGCTGCACTTGCGGAATCGGTCGTTGCAATACTCGCGGATAACTCCAATTGAGATGCTACACTTGCAGAGAATGAAGTTGCTACACTAGAACTTACATTATTTAAATCACTTGCTGCACTTGCAGAGAATGATGTGTATTCTGCTTTACTTGCACTAATTCTTGTATCAAATGATGAACTATCACTATAATATGATTGTGTAAATGCTAAATAAGAAGATGAGATAGTTTCTAAATTTGCTACTCTCGTTCCTAATGAACCACCACTACCTAAATTTGTATTAATTGATGCAATTGATGCACTAATTGAACTACTAAAGTCTGCTACATTTCCTATACCAGTTATAGTTGAAGCACTTAAAGCACCTTCTACATATAAATTACCAGCTTCGATTGTTACTTCGTTACCAACAACTTTAATGTTTGAATCACCAATATGGTCATCACCTAATGCTACTGGAACATATGTTGTTGATAAACCAATCTCTTCACCTAATGAACCAGTGTTTTGAGGTCCTGCAATTAAACGAGCTGAACCATATCCTGCTCCAACTGGATTAGCATATAACCAAACATTATTTTCAGAATCCCAAAGTAATGAACCGGTTGCTTGAGAAGAACCAGAATCAATTACTTGTATACCACCAAATCTAATTGCAGGATTTGCTGTATTTAAAACGACAGTGTTAGTACCAATTGATACTGCACTTGCTGTTACATTTTGAACCGAAGAAGAACCATATACTACTAAATTATTTGTAATATATAATGAACCACTAATTACTTCGGTTCCAACGAATGTATTTGAACCAGTTGTTGCGTAAGTTGCATTTACTGATGCTTGCGAAGAACTAAATGTATTAAATTGAGATGCTGCACTTGCACTAAATGATGTATATTCGGCTTTAGATGCAGAATCAGTTGTTGCTATTGAAGAACTTAAATTACTAATTGTTGTTGCTACCGAACTACTTAAATCATTTTGAGAAGCTGCACTTGCACTATCAGTTGTTGCAATAGAAGAACTTAAATTACTAATTGTTGTTGCTACCGAACTACTTAAATTAAAATTATCAGATGCTGCCGTTGCCGAACTTGCACTAATTGTAGTTGCTAATGAAGCACTTAAATTATTTTGAGAAGCTGTACTTGCAGAAAATGAAGTTGCTACTGATGAACTGAAATCTCCTGTTACACTTGCTACACTTGCACTCAATGAAGCAATTGCTGCATTACTTGCAGAAGTTGATGTTGCAAACGCACCACTTACATTATTAATAGTTGTTGCTACCGCACCACTTACTGAATTCAATTGAGATGCTGCGTAAGCTGCACTCGCTGAATCTGTTGTTGCAATTGAAGAACTTAAATTACTAATTGTTGTTGCTACCGAACTACTTAAATCATTTTGAGAAGCGGCACTTGCACTAAATGAAGTTGCTACCGAAGCACTTAAATTATTTTGAGAAGCTGCACTTGCAGAAAATGAAGTTGCTACTGAACTACTGAAGTCACCTGTAACACTTGCCACACTTGCACTTAATGCTGCAATTGATGCTGCACTTGCACTATCAGTTGTTGCTGCTGATGCACTATATGAATGTAAATCAGAAGCTGCTTTTGCAGAACTTGCTGAAATAGATTGTTCAATTGATGAACTCAATCCACCAAAATCAAAAATAGTTGTATGGATTGATGCACTTAATGCTGCTACACTTGCTGCACTAGCACTAAATGAAGTTGCTACTGATGAACTGAAATCTCCCGTAACGGAAGCTACGGATGCACTTAAACTTGCAAATGAAGAACTTACCGAAGAACTGAAATCAGAGATGTTACCACTTAAATCTATTGCAGTGTTACCATCTGCTCCCAATAAGTACAATGTTTTGCTACTACTAGCATAAAAAGGAACTCCGTCCATTAAATGCCCGTATTGAGATGCAGAGAATATTTGAGGTGTATTTCCTGTCAATATTCTGTTAGCGGCTACAATCGAACCACTTTCTACTGCTGCAAAAACAAGACCTTGTCCGTTTGTTACATTATTTAATTTACTAGAGCCGGTTGCAATTAAGATTTCTCCTTTTTGTGCTGAGCCGGTGTTTGCTGATAGTCTGTCTAAACTACCACGTTTATTCAATATTTGTTGTGCCATATTAGTTCAGTTACTCCTTTACCCATATAAATATGAGAAATGATTTTTAAATTTGTTTAATATTAATAAATTTTAATTATTTTTTTTTACCATTCACCGCCATCCATCAATGAAGATGTGACCTCAACTTCATAATCCGTTGCAAATACATTATCAACCGTCGTTGCCATTGAACTACTGAAGTTAGCGTTGAAAATATCTATAACTTGTTGTGAACTACTTATAACACCTGCTGGAAAGAAAGTGTAAATATTAGATAAAGAATTTGCAATTGAAGCACTTACTGCCGCTTCCGATGCTGATACCGATTGAGAAACTGCTGCTAATTCTATATCTGTTGCAAATGTTGTAGTTAATGAAGAACTAAAACTTTCTAATTGAGAAATTCTAGTGTTAACCGATGAACTCAATGGTTGAATGTTACCAATTAAAGAAATTGCTTCATTTCCATCTGCACCTAATAAATAAAGAGTACCACTTCCACTATCAAAATAAGGAACACCATCTATTGTATTGCCGTATACCGATGAACTAAATATGTTTGGAGCGGTATTACTTTTGATTATTCTATTTACGGCTTCAATACGTCCATTTTCTGTTGTTGAAAATACAATTGAACTTCCATTTATAGAATTTATATTTGCGGAAGAAGAAGCAATAATCATTTCACCCTTTGTTAACGAACCCGTTACAATGGATATTCTTTCTAAATTACCGCGTTTTAGTTTTAAAATTTGACTCATTTGTTATATAAATATTAAAATTCTCCCTGGTCTAAAATTAATGATGAAGTAACAAATACTTCGTAATCTGTTGCAAATGTAATATTCAATGATTCAGTAAATGCATTATATCCACTTGCTGATAATAATTCTATTTGTGCAGATGAAGATACTATACCATCTGGTAATACACCTGCAATAGAACTACTAACAATGTTTATTATTGATTGTGAAACATTATTTCCCAAATCTGCAGATGTTTGTAATGCAGAACCACTTTCTATTTGTTTTAATCTTATTAAAGTTGCCATTAGGTATAAATATCGTTAATATAATCTTTCTATTGAAATGAAATTATTATTGTATCCCGCACCAATCATTAAACTTACACGATAAACTCTATTATTGGTTTTATCGTTTATAATATAATTCGAACCATCACCTTCTGTTCCAAACGACCACCCAAATGCCGAATTTGACCCGGTTGTTGTGTATGATACGTTATATGCGGATGCACCACCCCCACCACCGGTATATCCAAACCAACCCGATATGTTAGCGGTAAAATTTGTTGATACTGCTCCCACACTCAATCCTCTACTACCACCTGTTGTTACTGATACTTTTAAATTATCTAATGTTAAGAATGTTCCTGCGTTTACAAACCCACTTGTTTTCCATATCAATTCACCTGCAACACCTTCCGGTAATTTACTTAAATCCAAATGTGCACCTCTAGCATTACCACCACCTTCAAATATTCTTAATCTATTTTGATAAATATCCACACTAACTGCACTACCTGTTAAAGTAGAACCCGATGGTGCGTATGCTAATTGTAGTTCACCACCTTCAAATCCTGCACCGGCTCCAATTCTTACCGAACCACTTAAATTGGTTGCACCAGTAAATGTGTTTGTTTCAGTAAATGTATTATTTGTAGATGGTAAGTTTGTATTTGTTTTTAATTCTACTGCGGTTAAAAGAGGACCCGTTGCTTCACCAAATGCCCAAGTTCCTTGTGGTGATGCTATTTTAAGAGAATATTCATATGTTCCTGCTGATGGTGTATCTATTACATTTAAACAATACGGAACATTTTCATTTTGTGCAGAAGATTCTACTTGAATAATATTACCAATTGCACTACTATTTCTATATAATTGAAGTCTACACCATTGACCTGTTGTTGATGTTGGGTTTGCATCACCGGTCACCATAATTTGAACGGGATTACCGGTCGTAGTAATACTACCACTAATAATTGATGTTCCATCAACTGATATACCACTTCTTTGATTACCTAATACTTGTATATAATTTGGACTTCCACTTATGATAGTTGCTTCTAATGTATCAAATCTACTATCTACTGAAGAACTTAATGTGTTTACACTACTACTTAATGTTGTAATTGAAGTTTGTAAAGAACTACTATAAGAACTTGCACTTTGGAATGCTCCCCATGCTGATGCACTTATTGTAGTTACGGATGATGTAGTTGCATATCCCAATGCTGCTATTTGAGAACTACCACTTATTGTTCCTGCTACTGCACTACCACTAATAATTCTACTATCAAATGAAGCACTTTCACTATAATATGATTGAGTAAATTCTAAATATGAAGCTGTAATTGAGTTAATTCCACTAAAATCTATTTCGCCAAAACTACCACTAACTGTCGTAAATGATTGTGATATTTGATTAAATGATTGTGTTAAATTATTGAATGAAGTTATAGTAGTATATGAACCTGTTACAAATCCCAAATCAGAAATTTGTGTTGATGAACTTATAATATCATTTGGTTTATTTGCAATATTATCCCAAGTTGTTTGAGTAATGCTCCCACTCAAAACATATCTATTATCTGCTGAACTACTAAAACTTTCTAATCCATCTAATCTACTGTCAAATGAAGTACTATCGGTATTGTACGATGCTGTTAGTAATAATCCTGCTATATATTGCTCATTTGTTGCCGCATCTATTCTGCTACTAAAACTAGAACTTTCGGAATGATAACTATAAACAAATTCTGTATATGATTCACTTATATATGCAGTTGACGATATATGATTTTGTATTCTACTATCAAATGAAGCACTTACATTATAATATGATTGTGTAAATGAATTAAATGAAGATGTAGTTATTAAATGTGCTAAACTTTGTTCATTTGTTGCGGCTTCTATTTTAATATCAATAGATGAGCTAAATTGAGGAAACGATGCGCTAAAAGTTTCTAAAAAATCCAATCTATTATCAATTGATGATGATAAAACATGTACCATTGCGGTTTCTAAAACATTTAAATCTGTTTTATATGTTACACCATTATCAACAACAGGTAGTATTACATCTGCAGATGCACTTACTAAATAAGGTAATTCTGAAATTCTAACTTTTCCCATTTTTTAAAATATAATATCTTTACTATCTTCTGTTCCTAACCAATTATCATCTTCTGATACCAGATAACTATCAACAAATTTACCTTTGATTGTTATCATTTCAGGTGAATATGTTACAAAATAATTATCTGAATTATCAAATGTTAAAATTATTTCTGTTTTATTAAATTTAATATCTTTTAAATATTCTGATAAAATTGGTAATCCCGAAAAATATATTTGAATTGAGTCTTTTGAATATATATCATAACCTTTTGCATAATCTATGTTCGCAAAAGTTGCAATAAAATCAGTACCGATGGTAGTTACATTATCAGCTATGATTGTTTTATCTGTTGCTATTTGTGTTCTAACATCATTTTTAAATTGTATTGCTCTTTTTGTATATTTTTTTAATATTTTCATTATATATTTTCAATAGGTCCTTCTACAAATACTTTATCCGTAACATCAATTGAATATGGAAAGTTTGCTTTTCTAAACGCTATTTTTATATACCCATCCATATCACCAACAATATAATCTTTTTTATCTATTAATTGTGAATTTATATCTACATCAAATTTTACAACAGAAGGGTCTGCTAATTCTTTTATTCTATAATTTATATTTTTGAATATCCAAAATTTAGAATTATCCGAATCATATGTTAATTCTATTTTTATTGTTTCATATGAATTAACCAATTCGTTGAATGTTCTTGGTTTATATTTTTTAGATTGTTTTAATAATTTTATTTTACCTGTTATTGTAATATAATCATCACTTTCTGTTTCAAATCCAATCACATTTGAATTAAAGGTAGCTACAATATTTGTATCGTTTATTTGCAACGAATATCCTGTCGGTGTTTGATACTGCCCGTTGATGTATATTTTTAAAGTATCATTTGTATCTAATGTTTCTAATCCGGTTGGCGGTGTTATATACTTTACATCTTTAAATGTTATTACATTTGCAGATTCATATTCACCTATACTTGTATTATTTAAAACAATATAATCATGTACTAATTTATTTCCAGTATAATCATCCGTTTTAACTCTAGGCTCTTCTCCAATAATTTTTGAGTCAATTTGAATCGCTTTTGGTGAAATTGATTTTTTAATAGTATTTTCACCATCAAATTTTTCAGGAAGAAGGTATGCTTTAACTAACATTGTAAAATTAGTTTTAACAATTCTTTCCCCACCATCTACCATATCTTGTGATGTTTCAAAATTATCTATTTTAGTTTTAAACTTAAATTTATTTTTATCTCCCCAATATTCATCTGAAGCATATTGAAACGCTTCAACTATTGTATTCATATGTTCGGTGTAGTTTGTCCATATTACTACTTCATATGTAACATCCACATAATCCGGCATTGTTATATTATAAACTTCTTTTTTTGGTCTAAAATTATTTAAAATAGAAAATTTATCATATGCATTTTTTTTGCTCCAAATTGCCTGTGATGTGTACGATAAATGTCTATTTAACATCTGCATACTATCTGTTCTTTCGACTGTATTTCGTTTGAACATTATAATAGGAATTTGTATTTTTCCTCTTTTATCTCTATGAACGCCATCTATTTGTGCAGCTTTCCATCTTTCTGCATTACCATATACTAATGGAATATTTATTTTTTGTCCATTTTCTTCTAATTGTGGTATAACAATATCTTGCATATATTGTGATATTGCAAAATCAACATCATAAAGAGTAATACTTCTTTTAGTAAAAGTTTCTTCTCTTTTAATTTCGGTTGCTCTGTTTCCTGGATTATGTAATGGATTTTCTATTGGCATTTTATTTTAATCTTTCTTCTATGTTTAAAGATGACTTTCTAGTTAAGAATGTTTGTGCAACAATTGATAAGCTATTAGCCGGCTGTCCTGCTATAAATTGACTTTCATTTACATTACTAACCTCATAATAACCATCATTGAATTTAAAATAGTCACCAACTTCAAGATATATACCATCGGTTATTAATGCATTTTTTGTAAATATAAAATTAACAGTCTGCGTAGAATCTTGTCCAAATCCCTCATAAGTTGCACTTATTTCACCATATTCTATTCTAGCATAAATTTCTACTGGTCTAAAATAAGTTTTACCCAATGATTCACCATATAAATTTGTTTTACTTTCATATGGATTTACTTTAAAATAATAGCAAAGTTGCTGAGTAACATTTGTTATCAGTTCACTTCCTATGGAAATAAATAAATTAATATCATTGCCACCTATTATTCCCGTTGATGGGTTTACGCAAGTTTCACTCATATTATCCTATATAAAATGGCAAAGGAACTTTACCCAACATTTTCTGAACTTGCTCAGCTTCTGCTGCTTTATATTCCATTTGCTTTGGTTTACTTAATTCTTCTAATGTTTGTCTTAATTGATTAAACAATGTTTCCTTGTCCTGCAATGCTTCTGCTCTTAATGCCGCTCCATCTAAAGAAATACTATCTTGCCCTGCAATCGGTATAGTTGCATATTTTTCTCTAACTGCCCCTAATAATTCTTTTGCCAAAGCCAATGTATATCTCCAAATCCATTGTTTACCAACGGAATTGATTGCTGCATATTTCATAAAATCATAACCAATATTTGAGTAATCACCAATAACATTACTTACTCCACTATTATCATCTCCTTTTATTCTAATATTACCAGTACTACTTCCTTCATATCTATCATCTTCTAATGTATATTGAATCCAAACCTTTTTAATAGATTGTGTTGTTGTTGGTATTGGGAAAATTTTTATTACATTATCTACTATATGAAATGAATAAAAACTTCTACGAATTTGGTCATTGAATTCAATTTGTTGCATTCTTAAAATATCTTCGAACAAAGGCATCAATACAAATTGAGCAGTTGGTGAAAACGATGCAAATCCAAATTCATCAATTAAATTCAATGTACCCATCGCAGATACTGCATACGGGTCGAAGAAACGCGATACAGCAGGTATACCATCATGGAATACTTTACGAACTTCTATTTTACTTCCACTATGTAATGTATTTTCAAAAAGTTCTTTTAAATCATATGATTGTTGTCCAACTTCTAAACTAATACTAGCACTTCTCAATGCTATGTTACCACCTACCAATGCTTCGCTTCCATATTGGTCAGATATTTGTATTACCTGATTTAAGTTTGAACCTTCTACCCATTTACCATTTAAATCTAATGATGAAGAATCATTTACTTTTTCATATGTTCTTTCGTTACCAACTAAATTATATAAGTTATTACGAATATTAAATTGATTTACTTGTGCAGAATATTCAGTAACTGCTTCTTCAAAACAGGTAAATAATTGGCAAGCATTTAATTCAATATCAATAGATGGGTATCCTAATCTTCTAGCTACATAATTTGCAACCAAAGGTGCGTCATGTTGGAAATCCAAATCCGAATCATATATTCCAAAAGGAGTATCGCCGGAACCAGATGAAAATGATGCACTTCCTGGCCATTTTGCTGAAAGTCCGCCGCTCGTGTTATTGTTACAAGACATTTAATATATTTAATTTGATTTTATATAAATATCTAAATATTGTTAAATAAAAAAAGGGAGTGATTTCTCACCCCCTTTTAGTTTATTATATCATTACTGATTAGATTTTATCCATATCAGCGATAACAATCTTACCATAGAATTCTGGTCTTACCATCTTCTTAGCGTAACGAGTCATAACTCCTCTTCTTGGAGTGAAGTTATCTGGATCGTACACCAATGGAGTTAATACCAATGGTACATATGGAGAATAAACAGCACCAGTCTCAAGGAAGTTATTTCCTTTGTAACCCATTAACATTACGTTTTCAGTCATGTAAGGATTTTTGTAGACAGTGTATCTGTTTGCGATGTTACCTACTGCAGAAACACCAGCAGAGAATTGCTTAGCGTCTTTATCAGCAGTTACTGCAAATCCTGGAATTGATTCTAAAATAGTACATACATCTGGAGATGCAACGATAAAGTTAGCACCACCTCTTAAAGTCAATTGGTGAATCTTGTTAGATACCTTATTGATTTTAACACCTAAAGTTTGGAACCAAGTGTTCTTTTGGTATGCAGATGCTGCATTTGTTGAAGAATCAGCTACGAATGCACTTGTTGCTTGGTCGTACTCATAACCAACTCTAGCTGACCATCTTTCTGTAGTCAATGCATTTTGCTGTAACATTTCTAAAATTTCCAAATCAATCTCTAAAGAGATGTATTCAGATAACATAGAAGTTAATTCAGCTTCTGCATCAATTGAATGGTAAGCGTTTAAGTCTTGAGCTAATTCAGGAGTCCATACTGCTTTCAACTTACGAGTTTTAGCAACGATAGCCTCTGATTTTAATTCAAGGTCGATTGTTGGGATGTCTAATGCATCACCATCATTTACATCATTAAATCTTGTACCTTTCTCTTCGAAATCACCTCTGTTTGCTGCAGTTGGTTGCTTAGTGTAGTCCAATCTTAATGAACCAGTTAATAAACCAGTGATAGCAGGAACGATGAATGATAAAGTTGTACCATCTAATTTTGTAAATTGTGGATAGTATCCTGAAGTGATTTGTGCACCACCAATTTGGAAACTTCTGATACCATTGTAATCAGCGTCTGAAGGAATACCTACAGTCACTTTCTTTAATGAACCAGTTGCTAAGAAATTAGCATCAAAGTTAACATCTGCGAAAGATACTGAAGATGTAGACCATAAAGTAGCTGCTGAAGATGAGAATGTATCGTTTAAAGTGTATCCGAATCTACCTGCACCATATAAACCACCTTGTGCAGTTTGAGTAGAACCTAATTTTTCACCTGATGGAGATAAAGAATCTTTACCTGCTAAACCACCACTACCGAATAATGATGAGTTTTGGAAAGATGGGTTACCTGGTTGGTTAGAACCATATTTGAAATCCATATAGAAAATCAAACCTGAAGGTAAGTTCATTGGTTGTACTGAAACGAATTCTTTTGCTGCAATTTCACCGAAGATACGTCTTACAAGTGGTAAAGCCACTCCAGACCATTCTTCGTTACCAGCTGTTGTTGAAGTATAGTTTGCTTCATCCAACAATTGCTTTGCTTGGTTTTCTAAAAGTACCGCCATACCTGCTTTTTCAGTTGCAGTTCCGATACCTTCTAAAAGGCCAGTTTTTTCCCACTTGCTTCTCAAACCTCTAGTTTGCTCAAGCATTACTGATTGTGGGTTTTTGCCTTCCATCAATTTTGATAAATCGAATTGTGCCATTGTTATTTAATTTTTTGTTTAATTATTTAATAATACCAGCTAATTGCTTGAATCTGTTTGCAAATGCTTCAGATTTGTTTTCGCTGATGATTTCTTTTGCTGGAGCAGTACTCTTTTGTGCTTTAGAAGCAATACCTTCTGTGATATTCTTTTTAGCTGGAGTATTTGCACCAAACTTCATTGATTCTGCTAAAGTTGAATAAACCAATTTAACTTCTCTAACATTTGAAGTTCTATCTAATGTATCAATTACTTTAGATTTTTGCTCATTTGTCATGTTAAATGCTCTAAACAATTTGTTAGCGAACAATAATTTTGCGTTTAAAAGATTTACTTCGTTGATTGTGCTTTTTAATTGCTTAATCACTCCGTACGCTTCTTCCAAATCTGATGATAATGAATCTACTTTAGATTTTTCTTCTTCACCAGCTTTTTCAGCAGCTTCTTCATCTTCTAATTCTTTGATGATTTCTTCGATGTCAATCATGTCATCTTTAGAATCTTCAGCGTCTTCTCCTTCAGCTTTGTATTCAGCTGCATCTTCTGCAGCGTCTTCTGCTGATGCTTCATCTTCTGCTTCGTTTTTCCACTCTTCTTCAGATGCGTCTTCAGCTTCATCGCTTTTAGATAATTCGTCTTCTAATTCTTTGATGATTTCGTCTAAATCTAAATCATCTTCTTCTGAATCCATTTCTTCACCTTCGTATGCCATTTTTTCGTCATCTTCTTGTGAATCCATTTCATCACCTTCCATTAAATCGTCTGTTTCAGTATATTCTTCATCTTCTTTACCTACTTCTGAATTTTTCTTGTCAGTATCAGATAAACCTAATTGTAAAGTGTTACTATCGTCTGTGTAAGATGGTTGTTTACCGTCTGTACCAGAACCCGCACCTGCTTTACCAATTCCTGATGAAGTCAATTCCTCATAAACGTTCTCTGGCTTTTCTTCATCCTTTTCAGCATCCATCTCTTCACCTTCTTTTACATCTTCAACATCTTCTTCATTATCTTGCATTTCTGCTTGTAATTTTTTAGATAACATTGATGACAATCTTGGGGCGAAAGCTTCAGCTAATTGGATTTTTGCGTTTGCTAATGCAGTTTCTTTTACAGCTTTTGCATCAGCGATTGCTTCTTTCAATAATTTTGAATTTGCCATGGTTAATTTGTCCTTGGTCTTCTGAAGTCATTAAATATAAAAAGGGAACTTCAATTCGGTTAAGTTAGTTTTTCGTTGATTTTATATAGAGATAAAATATTCATCAACTAACCTTAAAATAAAAATGTAATCCTATTGTGAGGATTTATTGTATATACATATATCAAAGTTTATAAAAAGATTAAACTTTTTTATATTTTGTAGGAATATTTTTTGATTTTTTAAAATCTAGAGTACTCTTTATCTGTTTTAAATTTTTTCTAACAGCATCTTCTTTCTCTAATCTTTTTGTAACGGATGGCTTAGTATATTCTTTTCTATCTCTTAATTGCTCAACGGCTTTAGAATCTTGCCATTTTCTTTTAAGTTTTTTTAATGCCTTATCTATGTTACCTTCTTTAACGTCTATTATCAACATATATTAGTGCTTATGTACTCCACCACATCCACAATCGTGATTTTTGTTACATCCACAATTGTTTTCTTTTATTTCGTTTTTAGGTACGCAATTAGGAACTTCTCTGCCATTTTTCATTTTAGTGCCAACCATCTCATATCCTTTCCAACAAGGATTTTCCATTTCATTTACTGACTCTGTTGGTGTTTTGTATTTTTCGTATAAACCTTTTAATCTTAATTTAGATTCTTTTATTTTTTTATTAGCTTCTCTGATTCTTTCTTTTTTTAATTTTAAATCTTCATTAGCCGCTTTTAATCTTTCTTTGTGCATTTGAACGTGAGTTGTAGCATTTTGTATTCTACCCTTCTCTTCCTTCAATTTAGCTGCAACTTCTTTTAATCTATTTTTATACGATTTAACTTTTTCATACGCTCCACTAATTCTATCGTATGTATCTTGTTTTTGAGCCATTTCAGCATCTGCTTCTTCTTGTGCTATTTTTGCATCGTCTGGTAAATCTGCAATTTCAAAATATCTACCTAATATGTGACCCATATCATCATACAATGCACTCATTCTATCTTCATGCACTTTTGATTCACTTGCTACTTTTTTAAATTCTTCTGCAATTTTACCCAAAGCTTCCATATTTTTTTTAACGGTCATGCCATCAAACCAATCTTCTGCTTCATTTACTGAAAACATTCTAGCTGCATTTGCTATGCCGCTTAAATTTTCTGCAATACTAGAAATATCTTGTTCTCTTTTTAATTGCTTTCCATATTGATTAAACGTAGAAATTATTTCTAAAAAGTTTCTACGAATATCATTATTGAAATTTTCTTTATATAGTGATTTTAACTTTATCATTGTATATAAATATTATTATTTTACATTACACGCTTCTGCGAATCTATCTGAATCAAATCTACTATTATCTTTTTTAAATAGATTTGTAAACTTACCACATAATTCTTCTCTCATAGAAGAACTACCTATTCCTTTAATTATTTTAGCAACTTCTTCATAGTGTTGTCTGCTAAATGCTTCAACTACTATTTCTTTTTTTTCTGCTACCATTGGGGCCGTTGATGCTACTCCTACTGCTTTTGGTGTTACTATCGAAGTAACCATTGCTCCTAACTTTATCATATTATGCTAAATTTTCTAATTTATATTTTGTTGAATATAACAATGTTGCTATATTATCTATGTCATTTTGAATCCAACTATCTTGCAATTTATCATCTTTTCTTAATTTTTCTAATGCTTTACATAGTTTTTCAAAATAAGAAATTATGTTTTTGATATCACAATTGTTATCAATTCCATTTACTACTTGAAATTTAATTAAACCATTTTTACCTTGATATGATTCAACTAAACCATCAATCAAATCAACGATACCTTCGTAATATTCTTGTAATGCTTTATGTGCTGCAAATGAACCAGGTCCTTTAACTCCTAAATGGAATACATGTGCCTGTGTTCTACTATGAAAAAATAAAGATGCTAGTTGTTCCATTTTTTTAGTTTAATTCTTCTATAATGTTTCTCATTAAATCTTGTGCCTTGCACCACTTACCACACTCATCTACTATTCCTTTGTTAACGCTTTCATTTACAGGTGATAAAAATGCACCATGTGTTGATGGATTAGATACAAAATCAAATCCAATTAATTCAAAATCTTCTTGAACTACTACTTTGTTTTCTCCAATAGGTTTTACAGACCCCAATCCTCTACTACTAATACCTAAACGAATATTATTTTTAAATAATTCTTTTAAAATATTTCCTGCTGGTGTTGATAATACTTCAACTACTCCAACTAAATCTTTACCATCCCATTTCATTTCTCTTACATTATGGGAAACATTTTTTAAATTAATAACCGCAGAATCTGGATGGTCTAATTCACCCAATGCTCTACGCTCATTTATTAAAGTTTCGTATTTTGTAGCTTCTCTTTGTAATATAGGAAATGGATATACTCTACCATTTTGGTTTTCAGCATCTGCTCTTTGTAAGACACCTTTAACCAAAAAAGAACCATCTTTTTCTTCAACTACTCCTTCGAATAATCTATGTTCAATGATTAAATTCTTATTCATTTAATTATTTCTTTTTACTTTCGTTCTTACTTGCTCTTAATTTTGCCAAATCATCGCCACCAATTTTACCATCACCATCAACATCTAATTCTTTTTGTCCACCAACTAATGCTTCCGTTTTTGCTTTGTAAATAGTATCGACAGTTGTAAAGAATTTTTTCTTTTCATCATCTGATTGCAATTCATCTGGTGAGTTAATACCATATTTTGCCATTACTTTACGAAATACTTTTTGGTAATCTTCTTCTTCTTTCATTACTTCTCTTACAATTCCTTTAAGAGCTTCTCTGGTTAGTTTTCCCATTTTATTTAGTTTTGTATCTTTTTTATTATTAATACCCCACCTTTAAGTGTAGATTTTGAATTTATATCTTCAAACCCATATGCTTTAAATATTGGTCTTCCCAAATTTCGTAGTCTTTCTGCTTCTTTTATGTCAGAAAAAACAAAAGCATATCCACCATTCGGTAGAATTTTCATTGTATCGTAACTTTTCAAATCCCACTTATGAATAAGAGATTCTATATCGTTACGAAGTTTTTTTGGGTCTTGTTGTAATTCATTAATATGATTACCCAATTTACCCAATCTCTCCTTTATCTTATAAATATGATTATTTGTGCGTTTCCAAAAAGATTCGTTAGATAAATTGTTTTCATGTTTTAGCATACCATACCATTTCATAAACTTTTCGATTTCATCAATTTGTTTACGAACTTCTCTGATACCTAATCCTATCTTTTGTTTTGGGGAATAGTTTGGATTACTTTTCATTTCAATCCATCTATTTTCTGAAACAACTTGGCCATGAGCCAAATCCGCTAATTTCTTATCGTGTCTTTTCTTTTGGTCTTTGCCTTTTGAAAATGCATTTGGAGTATTATAAATGTCGAAAGAAGATGTAGTGTTACCGGTTGTCGCGGCTTCACCATCTTCTTCTAACGCTAATTTATTTATTAACTCTTTAAGTTTTAAAAGATGTTTATTTTCCAATTGCATTTAATAATTCCTTTTTTAATTCATAAGAAATCATTATAGCTGAAATATGAGAATCTTTGATTTTTTTAGTTTCACCAATTTTTTTAAGTTGATTGACAGTTTCGGCCAATTTAATTTTGGTTACTTTATCATTGATGTTTTTTGAAATAGCTATAAATTCATTCTTAAGTTCGGTTACTTTTTTCTTAATGTTTTCAGATAAAGAATCTTCATTTGTATAAGAATTGATATATGTTTTTAATAAACTTTTTTGAGATTCATCTAATGTTTTATATTTTTTATTAAATGAATCAACTAAAATTTTATAACTCAAATCTCTAATATCTTTATCTTCTTTTTTAAAAGATTCGTATATTTTTTCTTCTGAATTTCCTTTTCCGGCTGGTTTAGAAATAATGTGTTCTACAATTGTTAATTTTGTATTTAATACGTCTTTAGGGTCGTATATTGCAGATGAATCTTTTGTAGAGCTATATTCAAATATTTTATAGATAGAAGCTAAAACTTTATAATTAGGAATTTGTGTATTTAAAAAACTATCCAAATTATAATTCTCTTTAATTTCTTTTATTAATTCATATTTTTCCCTGAGGATTTTTTTTTCATTTAATTTAGAACGTGTTTCTAAAATAGCACTAATGAACTTTTCTGCTCTATTTTCTGCATTGTATTTTTCATTAACCAAAAATTGATATAATTTTAATTCACTATGTAATTCAGTTTTAGAATTAAAATATTTTTTTAATAAATTTTCAGCAATAGATTTTGGTCTGCCATTTAGAATATCAGAGGTCACTTGTCTAACTAAAAGTTCAAATATGAACCCTGTGTTTCTAAATTTGGAATGTTTTATTGATTTCATAATGTTATTTTCCTAATATATAAATATACAGAATTAAATTTCAAAAATATTATTCTCATCCATCATATTCTTTCCTTCTAAAATTATATGTTTTGGATTATATTGGTCCTTTAATTGTTTAATAAGTTTCTTACGGAATTCGGATTCAAATACTTTTTGGTTTTCTTTTTTTCCTAATGGGTCTCTACCAAATTTAGAATCATCTTTTTCGTATCTGTTTGCAGATTTAGGTCTTCCTGCTGGTTTATTAGCTTCACTAACACCTAAATCATTTTCTAATTCTTTAATTTTTTCATCTTCATCTACACCAGTATCATCACCCTGTTGTTCATCCTCTCCTTTAAATTTTCCCAATTCACCATTAACATCTGTTTTTTGTTGTTCTGCTTCTGCTTTAGGGTCTTGTCCTGCTGTTTCAATTTGTGTTAAACGGAATCTTTCTTTTGCATCTTCAATTAATTGATTTCTCAAATCTTCACATTCATCATTTGTAAAATGAAATACATTTTTATATATCCAATCTGTTGATACAATTTTGTTATCTTGCATATCTCTTGCTAAATTAACTTTGTTTGACCATAGGTTAATTTTTTCCTGCTCAGCAATTGTTGAAGGATTTGTTAATTCTAAATCAAAGTTAACTAATCTATCATCTGTTATATTTTGTGCATATAAGTGTGTTATCGCTATTTTATACAATTCACTAATAACAATCTTTTGTAATCTATCTATTGTTCTAGCAAAACGAACATCTTCTGCTGCCAATGTTGCTTTACCACTTACATTTTCCTCATATCCTAAAAATGCTTTTGGAACTTTTAAAGCAGCCATAAATTTATTTTTAAGATAATTTATGTCATCAATTGCAACATACTCCAATCCTTCTAAATTTTCAACATCAGTTCCACTATCACTACCTCTCACCGGAAAATAAAAATCTTCCATAATGTTTTGAATATTATACTTTAAGTTATAATCTCCAGTAGTTTCATTTATGTATGGTTGCTTTTTAGATTGTGATATAATTCTCTTCATGTAGTTTTCAACTTCATGAGGAGGTATATTACCAATATCAATTTTGAATTTTCTTTTAGCTGGTGCTCTCGTGATACGATGGATTAACATAGCATCTTCCATCATAGTTAATTGTTTCCAAACTCTTCTAGCTCCTTCTAATATTGATTTACCATATGGTAGCCAGTTTGTATCTGCTAAATGTCTAAAATGAGCAACCTCGTAGTTTTCGTATTCAATCTTTTGTCCTGCCGTATAAGTTGAACGGACAGTTATTGGTGTTTGAATAAATTTAACTTTTTGTAAATGGTCTTTATCATATTCTTCAACTCTATTCATTTCATAAGTTGAAACAGGTTGAACTGATACAATACCTAATTCCGGTGCAATTTCTAATACTAAAAAGAAATCTCCGTATTTACAAAGGTTTCTAATCCAAGGCCATAAATTGAAATCAATATTTAAAATATCATAGAATAAATTTTCTAAAATATCTTTTACTTGGTCATCCTGTGATTTGATTGTAAGTACTTTTCCATATTCATTTCTAGTTGTACATTCATCGGAATAGATATCTAATACAGATGCAACTATTGGGTCATTATCCATTGCATCATAATCTCTGAATAACTCCTGTCTAACTTGCTGATATGCTATATAGTTTTCATAATTGTATTGGGTAGCAGAAGTAGTCATTCTTAAGAATCTATCTCTTAAATTTGTTGCTACTGCTTGTGTTTCGTCGTAATCAACCACTTTAAGTTTATTACCGCCAACATTACGAATAATAATTTGACCAGTAAATAACTTTTTTAACCTACCAAATAATGATGTATCTGCCATTACAATTCTTTTATTTTTATCATCAAATCAGTTGTACCTTTCCAAACTCTGTGCCATGTTTGTTTTGGTATTCTGATATTGAAACCTTTATTTAATTCTATTGGAAGTTCGTTTTCAAATTGTAACTTCCAATCATATCCTTCTATTATTTGAATCTCTCTATCTTTTTCATCCAAATGCCAACTCAATTCTTCTTCGTTAACATCCATTTTAAATAACCTTAATTTTTCATTTTCCGCTAACGGAAATTCATTATATGGTTTCATATTACCAATATCTATATGCCGGTTTACCCAGTCCTAATTGTTTTGCGTATCTTGGTAGATGGCATCCCCAATAATTCGCTGATGTTTTATCCTTCTCTTGGTCACATTTATGTCTTGCTGCAAATGCTTTAGATGCTTCTAAATCATTTATTTTAACAGAAAGACCTGTTGTATCACCAAATGTTACTTTCTTTACACTATCGCCATCCTTAACATAAACATAGAATTTTTTTGGACCACCTCTTTTTGGTTGATTAAGTGGTTCTTTTTTTTCTTCTTCTTCGTTTATGTACGGAAAATCTAAATAAACCTGCTTACCTTCATATAGTGCAGTTTCACCTAAATTACTTTCTAAAAAGAACAAATCATTTTTATTTGTTACTTCTAATATTCCTTCTTTCCACAATTTTCTAGCTTCAACAAATAATTTAAAATAATTTTGGCTTTCATATCTGTAAATGTTTTCTTCCAATGGAATTTGTTTACTAATATGATAAACCAATCCTTCAAATATACTTAATTTATTTGTATCAAACAAATTATTTTGTACATTTTCTTGGGTATTTAATAATGTTTTTAACTTTATCATTTTTTAATTTTTATTGAAGTACATAAACAGTCCCACTAGATACGGACAATGTTTGTCCATAGCAAGGAAAAACATTATGGTCATCAATATCTACCATAAGAATAGTTCCACCACCTTCTAATGTGATACTTCCACTTGCATTTTTTCCAAGTAAAATACCCCAATGTTTTGGTGCATTTGTTTTCATATTATAAGGTGATTCTGCTGATGTTACTGCTACACTCTTAAATGCTCTATAATTTGTCATAGTTAATATATTTTGTCTTATTTATATAAATATAATATTATTTACGAATTGAGGACCTATCAATTAGCCACATTAAATCTTCTTCTCCTTCTTGTCCTCCTATTTTCATTTTGTATGGATTTTCCTGAAAATCTGTTGATGAATAAAACATTTCATATTTGGTTTGTGTTATGCCATTTAAAGCCTGTCTTGTTAAATCAATTCCTTCTTGTTTTAATCTTAATGCAGTATCTCTAATCCACAATCCAATACCTAATGCAAATATAAGGTCATCATTATATCCTCGCATTGCTTCTGCTCTACTTGCTGGTCCCCATATGAATACAAAAAATTCATCTATCAATCTTTTACTATGTAAAATAACAGATGTTTCTCTCATATAGTTATCTATTTTAGAAACAATCAAAGGACGTGTTTTTGATGATATACCAAACCCAGGTGTCATATTCTTTTCTTTACGATACCATTTATTTGTCCATTGTGTATCTATATCAACATATTTTATATCATCATTTGAATAGAATAAATTTTTATAATCTCTATCCAAAACTCTTTGTATTGTTGCCCATCCAATATTTGCATTATCTATAACCAATAAAGCATCATTGTATTCGGTTGCTGCCATTACTAAAAAATTACCAAATTCAGTTGGTTCTATTTTCCCTTTATATTCGGCAACTTGTTCACAACTATCCAATTCTATTACATGAAATGCAGAAAAATCCGCACCATCGCCTCTCGCTACGTCCGCACACAATAAATAATTTTTAGTGTAATCTGGTCTTTTCCATATCCAATAGTTTCCATCAAATCCTTTTTTCTCTATTGGTTCCTGAATATGGTTATCTAAATATTTAATAAGAATTTCTGAATCTATGACAGTATCACCTGTTGAAATAAAGTCACAATCACATTCTTGTGCCGCTCCTTTTTTTCCTAATTGTGTTTCTTGTTCATCTCTCCAACTTTGGTCTCTTTCAGGATGAACCGTCCAATGGAGTTTTATTGTATTAAATAAATTCTCGTGATTTTCAGCACCTACCCACATCTGATGGAACCAGTTACCCACACCATTAGGAGTAGAAAGTGCAATACAACTACCACCCGTTGAAAGAGTTGATTGTGCTGAAGTCCAAATATCATCAATATAGTCAATGAATGCTGCCTCATCAAATACAAGTAATGATAGCGCTTCTGAACGTCCTGCATCTGGTTTAGATGAAATTGCTTTGATTTGAGAACCATTTGTAAAACGAAGTGAAAGTTTGTTATCTTCCTGTTCAGTTACTTTTAACCAAGATGGAAGAAACTCATTCATAACTCTAACTTTAAGTACAAGGTTTTTTGCAACTTCTTGTTTTGTTGCAATAACCAACACGTTAAAGTCATTATTAAAAATCATTTTCCAAAGCGAAAATCCCGCCACCAAGGTAGATATACCTAGCTGACGAGATTTCAATACGATATTAAATCTATTGTCTTTGAAATCGGATAAAACATCCTCCTGAAATGGGTAAAGGTCAAATGGAATTTTACCTTTAATTGGATGTTGAATCTTACAATATTTTCTCATAAAGTAAATAGGGTCTATCGCACACTTACCATATTCCTCCCTAATTACTTCTTTAAGGGTTTTAGCCATAATTATTTTTTCAACTTAATCTTCCAATATACACCTGCACCGATGTATGGAGATAATGAACCATTTGTACCATCTACTACTCTATTTGCAACACCGGCACCTAATTGGTAAATTTTATCTTTTTTAGTCTTTACTATAACACCCGCTCCTATATTAGATACCACATCTGCTTTATTGAATCCACCATTGAATCCATAATATACTTGTGTTTTAGGTAATTCTTTAACAATAAGAGTTTCTTTAATTTCTCTTTGTTTTACACTTGCATTGAAAGTTCTACCCAATATCTTATTTTGTGTAATAGTATCTGTTACTGCTACCATACCCAATGAATCAGGTAATCTTAAAGTATCTTTGTAAACATTTTTAGCAAAGAAATCTTTTAATAATGCTGCAGTATCTACTATTGCAGGAATTTTAACTTCTTTCTCAACAATTGTTTCATGATAGATATCTGCTCCTTTTTTAGTTACAACTTTAGTTTTAACAACTTCAAGTGTATCTATATCATGTTTGATAACTTCATACTTCTTACCTTCAATTCTGATGGTTCTTCCTGGCATTTTGCCACCTGGATTAAAATACTCTAATAAAATGATTGCAATCAAAACTGCTATTGCAATGTTCTTAATGTTCAATAGTTTTTTCATAATAATTGTTTTCTATAAATAGAGGAATATATAAATCTTTTATTTTTTCCCAACTTGCATCCCTCAAATTTCTCAAGTCGGTTAGTAAATTATTAACTTTTTCAATATCATCTAAAATTGTTTTTTTCAAATCTTCGATATTTCCTTCAAAATTCCATTTCTCAAATGTTCCATCTTCATTTACAATTTCAGTAGTTTGTTTGGCATCTTTATATGCCTGCTCTAACTTATTTAGAACATCATTAAAATATCCTATTTCATTTTGGGATATTTTCCAATCTTCATATTCTTTCCATAGATTTAATCTTCTAATTTCAGTTTCTCTTTTTGATAAACAATCTAAACAAAATCCTGTTCTTCTAACCATTTTCAGGTCATATGAATTTAATTTAATTGTTTTACAATCTGTTGCTTTACAATTTGAAAGTGATTCTATGTATTGACGAACATCATCATATTTGGAAACGCTTATTTTAAATCCATCTTTTTGTTCCCACTCTTTTCCATCACTATCTATCCATCTTTCACCTACTTCTCTTTTTTTCTCAACTTCAGGTGTCCAACCAAATGTATCTTTGGTATTCGATGCTCTACCATAGACAGTATCTATAATTTTTTGTCTTGACTTATGAATGTGCTTATTCTTTTCATCAAACGATTTTCTTTTTGCCATATAACTAATTTATATTTGTATATATAAATATATAAATTATCTGCCAAACTTAAAAATTCCTAGTATTTGATTTAAAGGAGCAAATGTTCCAGTTAATTTATATGTATTTCCATTGTAGAAAAATACCAATCCTTCGTTTGGAACTAATTTATCAAATCCACCAATTGAATTTAATCTAGATAATTCTTTTTCTAATCTTTTAATTTGTTCAGCAGAGCCCTGTGAGCGGATTTGTGATATTGTACTATCCAATGATGTTTTTATTAATTGTAATGCCTTATCTGGTTGTGCGGTTAATACTGAGCTCATAAATGAAAGAACTTCCGCGCCTACTCCTAAAAAGATATCCTCAAACTTACGAAGATTTCCTTTCATAATTTTATCCTTCGCATCTTTATCTACACCATCTGCCCATTTTCTAGCATCTTCATCAACGATTGATTTGATTGTAAATGATTTGTTATCAAAAGCCCATCTTCTTGCTAATCCTTCTTTTTCTAATTGAGATAATTTTTTCTTTGAATCTTTTACAAATTTCATCCACCAAGCAAAGTGGTAATCTGCTACACCATCACTATCCGATAGTTTAAATTCAGATTGTAATTTAGATAACATAGAATTAAATCTACTTTTTTGAGAACTCAATTTTTCATCTTTTGGTAATTTTGTAATAGGTGGTCCTTGTATTACATATTTTGATTGTACATCAGCATTTACTTTTTTAATCATATTAGCTAATTTACTTTCACCACCCTTTACCACACCAATTGCGTTTCCTTTTATATCATATTCAACTACATTATGGAACACTAATAAGTTTTGTCCATATGGAATTACATTTGCATTTTTAGGATATATTACTTCTAGATTACAAAACGCAGAACCATCTTTGAATATTGCTTTTCTATCTTTTTCGCCCAATGAACTTATTGCACTTGCCAAATCTTTCATTGCAAAATTATATGCATCAGCTAAAGGTCCTCTACCACTAAATTTATCAGATAACGCAGATGCATCTAATGCATTTGCACCACCATTTGACAAATGTGATTTATTTCTTGCTGCAATTAATCTACCATTCTTCCAACTGATTGCTAAGGCTTGACCATCTGTTTTTTCTCTAACTACACCCAAATTACCATCCAATGCATTATTAATAATATTTTTTAAATCTCCAAATGTAAGATTCATTTGAATGTCAAATGGATGATTCATATGTCCATATGCACCACCTTCTAATAGGATATCTTCATTTTTAATATCTTCTAAAAGAGTTTTAACTAAATAATCCGATAATGAAATATAGCTTTCTGTTTTTGTTTTATCTGAACCCGATTTTGCTGCAATACCCATATCCTCTGCAAATTTATTTGCCATTGGAATAATATTATCAATGGTATCATCAATAATCATTACTTTCATTGGTATTGGTTTATCTGGGTGTTTAAGGTTATAAGATGTAACCGCTGCCCATCTATGATGTCCATCAACCACATATCCATCATTTGAAACGTATATAGGTGCTGTTATATTTGGATTTTCTGGATTTTCTTCTAATGCTCCTTCCATACCCAATACCTTTTGTCCAACTAATTCGTTTTGTGTTGCTTTTAATGATTCAACAGGTACTTCTTCATTTGTAACTTTGATTCCCTTATCTGCTAACATTTTTTTGAACATTGGTTCAGTATCAACTTCACCATCTTTATTTAATTCCATTTCAGCTGCCGGGGTTCCTGGAATTGGTTTTCCTTTGAATTGTGGCATTGCATCTCTTTTTATATTTTTGTTATCATCGCAGTATAAGTTTGTTCCAGGTACTGAAATTTGACATAAATTATATACTTCTCTTTTTACTCCATTTTTCTTATCATCATCAAACATCTTTTGCAAATCGTTTATTTTTGTGGCAACTTGCTTTTTAAAATCTTCCGGTACATCTTGTAATTTAGGCTCTTTGTCTATTGAAGTTCCTGCTACTTTCAATCCACTTCCTACTAAATCAACGTGCCCATCACCTGCTATTGTTACTGGTATCTTACCCTGTGATGCTAATTCTTTTGTTTTTTTAATTAAATTAAGGTCTCTAGCTTTATTAAATGCAACCTGAATATCGTTTACTTTTGTTTCTTTATCGGAATTATCTTCTGGAAATGATAATCTATAAAGCGTATCTTTATCATCTTCGGTTGGATTTTCCCAATTTTCTATTGGCTTAAATCCTGCTTCTTTGGCAGAATCTTGTAAGAATTTTTTTCCTTCATCATCTAAAAAAATATCTGGACTCATAGTATCCGTTCCTTCTCCCTGTCCAATCATACTTGCCCAGTTTCCAGCCTTTACTTGTGAGTGGCTAAGACCTGTTGCCTTAAGTTGCATTTGATATAAATTGGAATCCGGATTATGTACATCCAATTCATCACCATCAAATGTATCAATTGATGCACCAATTTCTTTAAATTTAGGTGCTGCGTATTCCATTTCATCATGAAATACTAACTCACCATCATCTCCGGTTGCACCACCTTCACCCACAAATACAATATCTTTCCACTTTTCTTCCGGTATTGTTGCTTTAACTTGATTAAGAATATCATCAACCATTTTTGTATTTCTATGAATAGTTCCATACAAATATCCACCGCCTTTAAATGAAAGAGTTTTAATTTCTTCTCCTGATGATTTTCCTTTGAATACTTTTATTTTAGAATTAGTGTCATCACCATAAGGTTTTAATTCTGCTTTATTTGAGCTTGGTTTAAATATATTTGGTTGAGGTTGTTCTTCTCCACCTTGACCTTGTGGCTGTTCTACCCCATTCTTCGGAAGTTCATCTTTTTGTTGGTCACCGGCTTTTGTTGGGGCTTTAGGTTTTTCAGTAGAAGCTGATTTGGTTGTTGGTGCTTCTGCTCCTTTTTGACCTGTTGGTTCTTGTTTTGCTGTTTTTGGTTTGCCATTTGGTTCTACTGGTTTTTGTGCTCCTTTCTTTTGTACTAATGCCAATGCAGCTTTATAGGCTGCTCTCATTCCTGGATCTTTAGCATCCGAATAATTAAGAGCGGTTTTAACTTTAATTTTTTGTTTTGTATGAGGATTTTCTACTGTCTGATTTAAAATTTCTTCACTATATCCAGTTCCATCGGAACTTGCCTCATTTATTGGGTCATAACAATATTCTTTATCGGTATCGGTTTTCTTTCTATAATCCGCTACTTTTTTCATTCTTGCTCTTAACTCATCTTTTCCAGGGTAACCTTTGTAAAGTGCAGTAACACCACCTGTTCCAATCCCAACTTCTTCTACCTTTTTTAGTTTAGTATAGTAATGCAAATCTTCCCATAAATGGTCTTTTGCAATTTCGGCTGCAATTCTGATATCGGTTGTGTGTTCCATTTCAATTTTAATACCGATTTTCATTTCTTCTTTTACAATCTGCATTACATTTCTCCAATCATAATATTGACCGGCATATTTTCTTGCAATATCTTCCAATGTTTTGCCCTCTGATTTTCCGCCTGGTATAAATTCTTCTTGTAATTTTCTTTTAACTAAATCAAATATTCCTTTATCCATTTTACCAAATGCATTTGTAAAAAACTTTTTTTTATCTTTATCGGTGCCTTTTTTAAATGCGTTTCTAACTTCCGTTCCACTTAATACATCCTGTTCAGGTGGTATGATATAGTAATATCCCTTATCCAAATACCCTTCTTTCTCACCACTATTTGTATATTTTACAAAATAGTTACCTTTTAATCTACTTGCATCTTTATCACCAACTGCTGCCACATAATAAGTTTTCTTTTTATCAAATTTACTTAATATTTCTTCCGGTGCGTATGGGTTTTTAACTTGTACAAATTTAGAAGTTGGAATTCCAAACATTTTATTTGCAATCTCTTTTTTATCTTTAAAAGAAAATGGAGATTTAGTATCATCCTGTGCGTTTGATGATGCAACAAATACATTATTACTTCCAAATTTAGATACTAATCTTTGGTATGCTGCATAGTGACCTCTATGAAATGGTTGAAAACGACCAGAATATACAACCACAGGCTGCATTTCTTTTGCTTCTTTTAAAATTTGCTCAACTAAAAAATTGGATAAATTATTCATTATAGATAAATATCATTTTAATTAGAAAACTTCTTAATTATACTTTCTGCAATTATTTTATGCCCTTCTAATGAAAGATGAGCGTCACCACATTGATAACCTTTTTCGCAAAAATCAGAATGTATTGTAAATTTCTTTCCAGTATTTGTTAAACCATCAATTGAATAACATATATTATTATTCTGTTGTATTTCTATTAAATTGTTTTTAAAAAATTCAAACTCTTCTTCTAATATCACATCATACCAAAATTTATGTCTCCACATTAAAAAAGCAAATTTTACATTTAATTCAATGTATGGTTCTAATTCTTTTTTAAAATTTCTTAAAATATATCTGATACCGTCTTTTTCAAATTCTTCTGTACTAATTCCTTTTTCTATGCAGTACTGATGCTGCGCAGGTCTATTCCATTTGATGCTTGCTCCACAACTTTCAAAGTTATCTCTATATACATCTGTAAATTGGATTACAATATGTGTTATTTCATTTTTATTAAAAAATGATTCTTTTCTATAATTTTTAGGGTCTCCGTTTATGTAATCTGGTATAAATTCAGTTGGTCTAAATAGCATATTTGTCATTGTAGTATGATTTCCACCATTTACCGCAGTTACTATTTCTATACCATTTAATCTATCCGCAACTAATCTTGCAAATCTATTTTTTTTAATAAATTGATATTGTGGGTATGTTATTTCTCTACTATCAAATATATGATGTGTATGAAATATAACAGATGGTAGTTCAGAATAATATTGCAATCCTTCACCCCACGTAAAAGAACACCCTAAAAAAAGAAATACATTCATAATTACATATTCTTATAAATAAATGGGTCTCTTTTGCGAAGCTCTTTTATTTTCTTTTTGAACTCTTTTCTTAATTTATATTCTTTGTATAATTTTTTAAAATACATTAAAATCTTTTTCATTTTTATAATTTTTAATTTTTTTATAAAGTTTGTACTCATAACTATCACGTTCTTTTCCAATTTTTTCTAATAATTTTCTATTATGTTCTAAATCAAAAAAATTTATTGATATTGAGTTTTTGATTTCTTCTATATCCATTGAATTTAATCTGTCAATTTCATTCATTAATAAAGTAAATCTTTTATCGTTATCTTCAATGTCATCATATCTTTCATTTATTAACCAACCAAATGTTTTAAATCCTAAAGAACGGAGATATTTTAATGTACCAGGTCTTCCGATTAAAATAAAAGGTTGCCCATACCAAATTGGTTTCCAAATTTTTTCACTTATATAATTTGCTTCATCAAAAAATGAAGTTTCTGTTGTAATATTAATTAATGTTTTATCATAATGCTCTAACACATCACAACCATAGCCATGAACATTATTCATATCGGTTATATCCAACACCTCTCTTTCTTTAAAATTTTTATATTTTTCTTTTATTTCATCACTCGCTTCTTCATCTAACCATCTTTTACATAAATTGCTTAACAATGTTTTATCAAAACTAATTAAAGAATTATCCTTTAGTTTTTCATATTGTTCCATCAAATACATTATTCTATGTTGAGACATATTTTTATTATATGATAAAAACTTAATATCTTTTTTTTGAATGTTATCTTTTGATAAAATGTATTTTGATGTTTCAATGTAATATTCTGAACTATTTAGTAAATACCAAGAAAAATTAAAAAATGTTGGAAAGTATCTTTCGGATAATAATCCGCTTCCTCTTTCACTTTTATATTTTTTTATTTTATTATCAATATCAAAATCATTTACGATAATCAATACATTTCGTAAATCTATTTGTCTTTCTTTCAACTTTCTAATTATACTATCTATGAAAAAATCACTAACATTTCCTTCATGTGAATAATTAATTATCAAAGTAGCATTTCCATTGTTTATATTATTCTTTATTTTATTATCTATTTTATTAAATACATTTGATTCAAAAATAGAATAAGACCAATGCCCCCATGGTTCTATTGCATAAAACCAATGATTACATGCACCGGTTGATGCATAATAATATGGAACAAAATCTACTAATTGTTGGTGTGTTTTTTTAAACCCACAATAGTTTGTCCATGTATTAAATTTTTCTGGTGGAAATTCTCTACCTAAAAAATTTTCTAATCCATTTCCTATTGTGTGTATTGTTTCATCTATTTTTTGAAACACTTCCTTTTCAACACAATTTGGAATGAATCCATTTATGTTCCAGTTATCATATACTAAATAAAGTCTATCAAAATTACGCATAATATAATTCAGGATATTCTACCAATACATGTATACCACCTTCTTTTGTTGCATATTTGTATGCTAATTCAATATCAATAGGTGTTTTTAAATCGTGAAATTCAATATTTTTACAAATAGATTTAAACTCTTCAAAATAGTTACCTCTATGTTGATGTCCTGGATCTAATGGTTTATCAGAACCCTTGCCTAATCTGATTAATAAATTTGGTTTCCATTTTCCGCCACTCATCAAACCAATTTTATCAACATGATTTATTAATTGATTTGCTGCACAAATAATAAAATCCCAACGTGGATAAAATGTAACTACAAATTTACCTGCCATCGCCATTCCTAAACTCATACCCATTTGTGATTCTTCCATAACAGGAACTTCAATCATTAGGTCTTTAGATACATTACCCAATGTTGTACTCATAGGATTGCCTGGATAAACTATTTGTTGTCCAATAAAAACGATATCATCTTTTTTTGCCAATTCCGTCATTGCATTTGTTAATGCATCTTTATATGGAGTATATTCTGGTGAGCTCATAACTTAATTTTTAAATTCTTCTTTATTTTCTAAATACCATTCATATGCGTTTGCTAAACCATCTTCTAATTTAGTAGTTGCTTGCCATCCCAAATTATCATAAATCTTAAATGAATCAATTTTACGAGTTGGAATCATTGATGGTTTTCCTTTAATAAATTCGGTTGGTGCATCAAAGTTTGCAATTCTTTTCATTGCTTCCAATACTTCTAATACAGAATAAACTCGGTTAGAACCAATATTATAAACTTGAAAATCTTCAGTTTCTTTTTCCATTACTATTTGTAATGCTTCTACAAAATCTTCAATATATAATAAATCTCTCAATTCACTACCATCACCCCAAATTGGAATAGGATTCATCTTATCAGCTACTTTACGGATTGTTGCAGGAGTAACGTGACATTTATTGAAATCATATTTATCATGTGGCCCATATAAGTTTGCAGGTCTAATAATTGTACATTTCATTTTTTCAGGCAAATACTTTGCATATAATTCACATTGAACTTCTGCATATCTTTTCATCCAACCTACTGGAAAATATACAGGATATGGTTCATCAAATAAGAAATCCGTTTCAACTACCGGTGTATCTCCTTTTGGTGGATAGACTGTATTAGATGATAAGAAGATGTAATGTTGAACTTTGTTTCTCCAACTAGCATCAATTAAGAAATTATTCATTGCCACATTTGGTGTAACATGTGCCAATGGGTCAACGACAGTATCAACTGCGTTTGATGTACTTGCTGCGCAATGGAATACAACATCAATTCCTTTTGTTGCTTCTAAACATTCATTATGGTCTTTTAAATTTAAGTGAGTGTACTCAACTCCATCTAATTTTTTTCTTACACCTCTTCTGTGTAAATTAACTCTTAAATTTGTATAACCTTCTCTGTATAATCTGTTGGTTAAATTTTGTCCTACTAATCCGGAACCACCTGTTATTAGGATTTTTGAATCTTTGTTTATCATATTATTTTTTTATTATAACTTTGTTTTCTATAAATTTTTTATATTTTTGGCTTGTTTCATATACCGATGGAAAATGTATTGATGCGTATCTTTTAAAATCTCCATTTACATGCGATACCCCATGCTCTACATCATTCTTTAACATATCCAATACAACATAATTTCCAAATACAGGTTCTATTGCCATTTTATCCTCACCTTTATTTCTTATATATAACATTCCACCATTTTCTTCTTTCCAATCTTCTGGATTACTTAAATAAATTAAAACTGCACATAATATATTTCCTCCGTTACCATCTCTATGTGGATTTTGCATATCACCTTCTACATATAAAGTAAATGGTCCTCCTAAATTTAAATCAGATTCTTCAAATTCATATTCCGAATATAAATGATTTAATAATTTGAAAGTTAATCTGTTTATTTCTTCTTGAATAGTTTGGTCATATATGCCTTCTATTTCTCTCCATCTTTGATAAATTGTATAATCATTATCAAAAACTTCTATATCTCTTTGTTTTAATTCATCAATCGTAACTCTATTTGATTCATAATTTCCACCCGAATGGTCGTATCTACCGGATATATTATTATCATCTTTACTTTGTTCTATAACTTTATTTTTTATTTCTTTTAATTGTTCTATTTCCGAATCATTTAATATATCGTAGATACTACCAATATGATATCCTTTTTCAAAAAAGTTTTCCATTATATTACTTTTATTTTTTTGAATTCGTTCCAACAATTTGACCTTTCATTTTCTCTTAATTCGATAAAATGAGCAAAGGTAAATCTTTTAAACCCATTCTTAATATGATTAACTGCATGTCTTACATTATTTTGAACAAAATCTAGAATAACATAATCACCAAATTTAGGTGGAACTACTGCTATTTTATTATGTCCAGAATCTTCTAATACCAATTCTCCACCACACTCACTATTCCAATCTTTGTTTAGATATAATAAAATAACACAAAGACGAGTTTCATTTTTACCATCGGCGTGCATTTCTATAAAATCACCATCTTCATAATAAGTTAAACCTCCTCTACTTCTAACATCCTGTGGGTTTATATCAAAATTTGGATATTCAAATTTAATTAAATCTTCTGATATTTTTTGTAGGTTGTTTCCAAATTCTGTTACAAATCTTCCATCTTTTCCTGCTTCTTTGAACATTTCAAATGGTTTTAAAAAAGACCAGGCTTGAGAAATGTGATATGCATTATTAAAAAGATATTGTTGTTTTTCTACACCTTCCTTATAATCATATGTATCATCTGCACTTCTTTCCGAATAATTTGAACTAACTCTTTTTCTTAAAATTTCTTCTTTATTATTTTCTACAAATGGAAAAATATCAGTAAGTTGTATTAAATAATTAATCATTTCTTCTGATAAAACATCTTTTATATTTCTTACAGAAAATCCTTTTTCTAAAATTTCCATATCTTTTTTAATAATTATTTATTTAAATTTTTTTTATAAAAGTTATAACTTTTTTCCAATGCTTTTTCAAAACCTAACTTTGGTAATAAACTAATTTCTTTTTGTTTAGTTGTATCCATTTGTCTACGAAGGTCTCCATTTGGTTTTGTAGTATCCCAATTTATAGATAAATTTTTACCACTAATTTTAATAAGAGTTTCAATCATTTGTTTAATTGTAATTTCTTCGCCTGCACCAAAATTTACAATTTCGTTTTTACCATTTTGATATAGTTGTAAAATTGCATCTGCTACATCACCGCCGTAAACAAAATCTCTAATTGGTGAACCATCTCCCCACGCTTCTATTGAATCCGAATCTGCTTCGTAAATCTTTTTAATTGTGGATGCAATAACTGTCCCCTTTCCGCTGAAATCATCATATTCTCCAAAAATATTTGCAGGTCTAATTATTGACCATTTAGTATAATCATATTGAACTTTATATGCTTCTAATAATATTTCACCCATTCTTTTACTCCAAGATGGAAACCAATCTGCTTCGGATGGAAGTGTTTTCCATACACTATCTTCTACAAACTTTTCAGCTGGTGCATATACTCCAACCGAACTTACAAATATCAACCAAATATTATTCTTTGCACATTGGTTGATAATCTCTGTATTAATTTTAAATGATGGGTATAGAAAGTCTACTGGTTGATTTTTTGCTCTCATTGGTGAACCTTTTACACCAAATGTATTAAATACCGCATCGAATTTATTATTCATAAATAAACTCTCTATTGCAAATGGTTTAGTTAAATCATCCTGTATAAATTGCCACCCAATATCTGGTAGATTTTTACTTCTATTGATATCTACACCAATTACTTTATATCCTAAATCTATACATTTTTTTACTAAATGTGTTCCCACCAATCCACTGCATCCTGTTATTAAAACCTTTTTCATAAATTATTTATTTTGTCAAATAAAACTTTAAATCCATCATTAATATTCAAAGATAAGAAATGTTTTTGATTTTCTCTAATAATATCTATATCTTTTTTTATTAATTCAACCAATTCTTCTTTTGATAATTTCATAAATTTATCTATTTGGGATAAAACCATATCTAATCTTTCAAAATCATGTTCACATTCATCAAAAGAATAATCCAAAATAGTATACTTTTTAAATCCTAATTTTTCTAAATTTTTTACTAAATGCCTATTACCAATTGGTATAAAAAATTGTCCATTAAGAATTGGTTTAAATATTTTTTCCGTTATATTACATCCTTTTGAAAAGAAATCTGTTTCGGTTACAATATTAAAACAAGTATTTTCATAATAGTTTGCAATATTATACTTTGGTGATGCATGTTCTGATATTTCTTCTGGTGTTGTCGCATCTAATGTTAGTGGTAATATTTTTATAAATTCATCAGAAATTTCTTTAGTCAACGCTCGCATATTCCTATATCCTTTCATTGTTTTAAATAGTTCATCGGAATAATCTATATGTTCACATAATAAAGCAGATACATATCCTTCATCCAAATATCCATTTTTATACAACCACAACAATAAAACTGCTCTATGTGCTCTATTTGCACTTTTATTTAATGAATAATATTTTTTTTCTTTTGGTTGAGATATCCACCTATCAACCTCTCCAATTTTAATTAGATTATCATTTAAATAAAACTGACGTGTTGTTGTTTCATATTGTTTTATTTCTTGTCCCATACTATATGCGAAAAATGGAAACCATATTCCTTTATCGGTTTCTAAACTTTCGTATATTGTATTACCCGAAACAAATATACAATTATCATATCCAATTTGCTCTTTTAATTTATTATGAGACCAATCATCATAACTACCTTCGTGCATATTAATAAACAAAAATGGCTTTCCTAAACTTTTAAGTTCTTTTACTTTTTCAAAATCTAAACTATCATATCTAACCTTTCCACAAAATAAAATGAAATGACAATTTTCATGATTGTTTGTAAGATAAATCTTTCTTTCATTATCAAGAGAAAGTTTAATTAAACCAGGTCTTTCTTCTTCTACATTTTGATTTGCAACAAATTCTGTGTGACGTGTTGAATTAAAATTTATGTGTATATATTTTTTAAATTCATTAAATGACTCCAAATTATGAAAATTCATTTTTTGTATATCATCATTTGATGTTCCATTTGGTATTGGATATTTTCCATCATACCAATCTTTGTAATATAATTTAATCGTTTGCAATTTGAACTAAAATTTTAGATAAAAAAGATTTATTTTTTAAATCCATATACATGTCATGATTATGTTTTAATATATCAAAACTTTCTATATAGATTTTTTTAAGTGTTTCTATGTTATTAATTTTTTCAATTTCTTTTAAAACCGCTTTCATTCTTTCCTTTGGGTCTTTTATCAAATCATAACTTTCATCAATCCATTTATCAAATGTTTTAAATCCTCTTTCTTTTAAATGATATAAATGTTTATAACCACCAACAATTATAAATGGATGAAAATAATATAATGCTTTACAAGTTTTTTCTGTCAAATGGGCAGAATTATCTTCAAAGCAAGTTTCTGATACAATTGAAAAATATGAATTTTTAAACAATGTATAATCTGTATTTGCAAATACATCAAAAAATTCTTTTAAATTTTCCAATTGTGTTCTTTCTTCTGGTATTTTTACGGAGCCTAAATCTTGAAAGGCTTTCATTATCGGTAGCTCTTTTTCAAAATCTTCTTTACTTAATATTGGTTCTAAATAATTTTCGTATTTAATATCTCCTTCGTTATTAAAAAGACAAGAAAAATAGCTATCATCCAACGCTCCTATTTGATTTAATTTAGATAATAAATAAAATCGGTGAGGTTTATATGCATTTCTATTTAATAAAATAAATTTTTTATTTCTATCCAAGTTATCTAAAACTTCTTTTTCGGTAAGGTCTTTTATATCATATCCCAATTTATCTACTCTACCGATATTCATCTGCATACTTTTTGATATTATTTCAAAAAGATATTCTGATTTATAAACTTTTATTTTATTATCTATTTTATTTTCTATGCAGTATTCTTCGTATAATTCTTCTATATTATGATTACCATGTATAATATAAATTAAATCAGCAGGTAAATCATAAAATTTTATAGAAGAATATACACAATCAAAGAATAAATTTATATCACCACCACCTTCTTCTATATTTGATAAAACTAACTTTATTTTTCTATCTTTTAATGCCGTTAAAACTTTATCACTTAAATTAAATAATTTACCAGGTCTGTAACCCCTACCATTTGGTTCTATCCATTCTGGTTCTTCTGCAAAAATAAAAAGAACATTACCTTTAAAATCTACCAAATATATGTTTTGTTCACCTTCTACAATATCATCTATATTTTTTAGATGAACCGTCCATCTATCTTCTGAATTCTGTAACTTAAACCTATATTTTCTTTCATCAATACCTTCCCAATACCCATACCATTTATATGGTTTATTATATACATAATTGTAAACTTTTTCATTTTTATTTTTTACATATGCATCCCACATTCCATCGTGACAATGGCGTGTAAAATCTTCCCAACTTTGATTATCATAAAATTCTCTAACTTTATCTAAAGATTTTATAATATCATCGGTATTTCCGTTTGGAATAAAACACCCATCTATTTCTTTATCAAAAACTAAATTTAAAAAATTACCCATTTTCCTGTTCCGTAGTGCGGCCACACTTTTTCATAATTATACCAAATAACTTTTTCCGAAGGAATATCTTTTTTAACATTCCAAGTTGCTTCTGTTGGTGTATTTGTTGATACTCCGTTATCTTCAACTACAAATACAATTGGTAAGTCAAAATTTACTGCGTATTTATGCATTTCATAGAAACCACCCGTTTCAAATGCCATATCACCAACAAAGCACCAAACTTTATCATCTTTACCATCACGTTTGTTTACCATTGCTACACCGGTTGCTATTGGTATAATTGCACCTACAATTGCACTTGCATAAAATCTTTGTTCTTCGCTAACAATGGTAATACTTCTACCTGCTAATATTTCTTCTTCTAACCAAACCGGGCATACACCTTTGATTAGTGCATGATAGTGAGAACGCCAGGTTGAAAATACCCAATCGGTTTCTTTAATTCTTTTTCCAATTTCAATTAATTGTTCTTCATTACCACCACTTAAATGAACTGGTCCTTTAATTCTACCTGCTTCCCAATGGTCAGCAATCATTCTTTCGTAATTAACTAATTCATCCTTTGTAAATCTAGCTTCAGATACAACTGGATATTTTTCTAAATTTTTTATCATCTGTCTCTTTTTTGTAATATTGGATTATTTGTTGGCCATTCAATTTGATATTCCGGGTCATTCCACTTCACTACGCCTTGCTCATCCGCATCTACATAACCATCTTTATAAAATAAATTATAATGAAACATACAATCGGTTAATGCATAGTGTCCGTTTGCAAATCCTGGTGGAACTAATACTTGATTTCTTAATCTCTCACTTATAATATAATTTTCCCATTCACCAAATGTAGGACTATTTTTTCTCATATCTAATACAACTAAATAGATATCACCAACTGCTGCTTGAACTAATTTCCAAGTCTTATTATCCCAGTGCAATCCTCTCAATACACCTTTGTATGAACGAGAAAACCTACCATGTATTTCACATCCATCACTCACATAATTCATTACAGGGTGTTCTTTTGAATGAAAGGTTGTAAATATCTCGCCTCTGTATTCTCTAAATACCGATGGTTGAAATTGTGGAACTTCTATACCAAATTTTTTTGATGGAGTTATTTTGAACTCGTCCCATTTGCTACTCATACTTAAAAGTTTTGTGCATATCCCAAAGGAAATCCGTTTCTAAATTCCGATGTCATTCTTGGTATTAAAACTCTATACCCTTTCATCAATTCTAATATACCATCATCTAATGTATATTGCGGTTTCCAACCAGTTGCTTCTATTTTTGAGTTTGATACAATATAATCTCTTTTATCCGGGTCCTCATAAAAATCAGAATATGTAATTGCAAAATCAGGTATATGTTCTTTAATTTTTTCTAATAATTCTTGTTTACTTAAATTTGCATCACTCAATCCAACATTATAAACATTATGTTTCATTTTATCATAATTGTTTAATGCATGTAAAAATACATTTGCAACATCTTGAATATGAATAAAATTTCTTTTAAAATTCTTCTCAAAGACGGTAATATATTTATCTGTCATTGCTTTGTAAACAAATTCATTTACTAATAAATCTGTTCTCATTCTTGGTGATGTACCAAAGACAGTTGCTAAACGGAAACATACAGCAGATGAACTTTCTAATAATAATTTTTCAGCCGCTACTTTACTTTCACCATAAACTGAAATTGGATTTAATGGTGATGTTTCTGTACATTCGGTTTGTCCTTCACCTATACCATATCCACTATTTGTATTTGGATAAAGTATTATGTGATGGTCATCTACTGCTTCTAATATTGTTTCAATTTGATGAAAATTTACATCCCATGCTAATTGTGGGTCTGCTTTACACGCAGGAAATCCAACAATTGCAGCTAATGGTATAATAACATCATGAAACGCTACCAATCTTTTTAACACTAATTTTTGTCTTACATCAACATTGATAAAATTATAGTTTGGATTTGCTGTATGATTTAATGGTGATAACTGCTTAAATGAAAGATTGTCTACGACCGTTACTTCATGTCCTACATCTAACATTTTTTTTGTTATAACTGAACCTAAATATCCCGCGCCACCGGTGATTAATATTTTCATTTTATATAAGATTAAATGGATTACTTTTATTTTTTACTTCTTCTTTTTTTGGTATTAATTTTTTTCCAAATTCGCTTATTTCTATTTTATCCCTACTATATGCTTGTAATTTATCTCTAACCTCTAAAAAATGCCAATCTGGTACTATTCCATGGTTACCATTATTACTTTTATCAAACACTTTAAATCTACTAAAATTTTTAATAGTAAATTCATACCAAGCAAATAAAGATTCATTTATTTCAGAATTAACAATATTAGTATATCCTTTATTTACAAATATTGTTTTTACTTGTTCTTCATTTAAGAATTTTTCATTTATTGCAAATTCATATATTTCCCCATTAAAAAACCATTGTAAATCTTCGGTATACCAGGGTGCACATGCTCCAATCCAAAAAGGTGCCTGTGAATAATCTACTACTGGATTATCCAATGTTGCTTCTGCTTCTTTATCATTTACATATAGTTTTACTTTTTTATTTTCATTATCTACTTGAAATAAAATTTGTATCTCACCATAAAACTCTTTTTCATCTATCCATATTGGTAACGCTATTTCTTTAACATTATTTTTTTCATCTTGAGTAAAAACCAAACCAACAACGCAACTATCTCTTAACCAAACACCAGAGTGCATTCCTTGTTTAGCAAATACACCATATGTATTTTCTGCATTACAAAAGGCAGTTTTATCTAATTTAAATTTAGCGTATATGCTAAATGTTTTATTAAAAAAAGTTTTAACAGCATCATCTTTCATAGATGTACCATGTTTACTATTTTCATAGACCTGTACGGAAAGATTATCCGTAAATTTTACATATTCATTTAACATAACTCTTTACATTTATTATAAAATTCTTCTAATTCGGGGAATGTTTTACAAAAATCAGTTCCTCTTCGTCTATCATGTTCGCTAAAAAAGCGATAGAAATCTTGTCTATCGTATTTTATAGCTTCTTCATTTTCTACTGATTTCATATAATCAGCTATTCTTTTCATTTTAACAATTTCAACATCACTATATCCCCAACAGCCTGCTCCAACTCTACTAAACTCATAAAAATCCATAAGTTGTGCCTGCTCCATTATTTCTTTTGACCAATGATTATCTAATAATTTAATATGTTGATGTGATGGCCAACGAAGATATGAACTATCCAATAAAACCGATTGTTGATAATAACGATTTTCATCTGCATATAATGCTTTTAAATCATATACTTCGTGAATTAATTTTTTATATTTTGGAACAGATAATGCGTTATATGTACTCATAATGATAATTGTTAATCTTGGTATTTCTTTTAACAAAATATCCATTCTATCCATCAATTGATTATATACTAATCCATTTCTAATATATTCGGCCTGTGCACCATGTGTATCTACTGATGTAAATAAAATCAATTCTCTAACCAATCCTCTATCACTTATCTCTTTTAATTTTTCCTTTGCTTTATTGAATAACTTATCAGGAACTCCCAAATTACTATTCATACTTAATGCTAAGTTTTTATTTGGATTTGGTGTTTCCAAAATATAATCCAATACCTTAAATGTATCTTTATGCATAAATGGTTCACCACCAGTTATACGAAATGTATGTAATCCTTTATATAATTCAGGCCACCATTTCCAAAACGCTTCTACATAAGGATTGTGCTGATTTTGTGGTATTGGCATTCTATCACTTAATTGGAAATGTTCTAATCCATTAAATTTACCCGCAGTTGGATATGCACCAAATTGTTCAATTTCTTCCATCCATTGTGTTGAAAATGGTGGTGCACAATATGAACATTTAAAGTTACATGCATTACTAAATGATACTTCTACATATGATGGTAATACATTCGCATCTGCTGGTAGGTTTTTTATTTGATTATAATATGGTAACGCCCATGGTTCTGCTGATTTAAATGTTCTATCGGAAAACGCATCGGAACTATCTTCTACTCTCCAACAATAATCGCACTCTTTAGGTCTTTTACCTTCTAACATTTCCTTTCTTCTCTCTTTTTTAAATCGAGTATTGTGAAGATGCGATGGGTCTTCTGCTATTTCTCTTTCAGAAATTTTATGTGTACCCGGGTGGTGACAACTATGATTGTGACCAATGTGTAGATGTAATGTAACCTGTTTCCATTTAGCCAAACAAAATCCAGGTCCTACTGAATTGAGTTTATATCTTACATCATCAAAAAAATTATTACTTATCATTTATTAGCATTTACAATTTATTATTACTGAATTGTTACCTATATCTTCTATTGATAATAACTCATAGGTTAAGTTATTCATCCCATCATTTTTCCAATCCCATTCACCTTGTTGCATTTGAAGAACATATCTTCTTTCATTTCTTGCAGTTGTTTCTCCTTTAGCCCATTTATCTACACCATCTATTTGGATTAATCCTTCTGTTTGGTGTGGTAAACAAAAGAATTTACCATCTCTCCGATGTGGTAATATTGTATATGGAATTGCAATTTCATCTTCTATTTCAGTTATATTAAATATATTTCCATAGTTGTCATTTCCACTTAAATCATTTATTAATCCAAATCTAGATTTTGCAAAATCATAATATAATTGCAAATCTTCTTTAATAGGTTCACCTAAAATACTTTGTTGAATTTCTTCTTCTGATAAACATCTGTCCCACATTGCAACTTTTGCAATTGAACCTTTAAACCATTTTGCAGGATGTGAATCTGCTAATGAATTTGTTGTTCCTAATATATATGGTTCACTTGCATATCGTTTCAATAATCCATTATATTTTAATGGTGATGGCACACCTGTTCCAAATCTACTATCACTTTCCTTTCCATTTAAATACAAACGAATTTCTTTTGTTTCATCATCAACTGTCAATGTTACCCATGTCCATTGTTCTTCGTATCTTTTCATCCACATATATAAAAATTCCTTTTCATAATTCCATAACATAGTTGTATATGCTCTACTATTATTATAACTCAATCCCCAATCATATCCAGGTCTTCTTATTATAGGATATTCCACAAATCTTCTTTCATCATCACCAATTAAATACAATGGAGCCTTATCTAATTGCTGTTCTGCTTTTACTAAAATTGAGACAGTATGAGAACGTGAACATAATCCCCTAATATTCCTACTTACAGGTATTTCTACTGATGAATTTTTTCCATTAAAATGTAAAACTTTTTGAACATATTTGTCGTGTAAATACTTTTGGTCAGCGTATCCGTTCACAACGCATCTCCAAAACAAATCATCATCTTCCATACCCCAATCCCAATAATCATTTGAGTAACCATTGGTTTTCATAACCTGCTCCTTTGTAAACAATACGGCGCCACCAAAATACTCCTCATATTTGAGGTTATAATCTGATTGTGATATTCTTACTGCCAAATGTTTTGGAGTATCAGGATTGTAACTATAATCACAGGAATCATCTTCTGGTAACATATCAATATCATGCCATACGATATAATCACACCCATCTTTAAATGCAATATCCGCTGCAATATTTTTCATTTTACCTCTGTTGAACAATTTATCGTCGCATTGGTGTGCAAAATAAATCTTATGGTCTATTCCTCTTTTTTTAAGAAATTCATGAACATGAGGTGAAAATTTTGCTAAATGTTCTTCTCTGTTTCTATATGGTACACATACGCCTAATTTCATATTCTTGTATATATGTGATGAATATTATTTACTGATTCTTGTTTTACTATGTTATATAAGCAACTATTTAATCCATCCTTTCTTATATCTATCATATTGTTTGAAACATCATTCATAAAACGAATTTGATTTAAACGGGTTTCTTCTTGTATCCATCCTCCTCTTTCCCATCCATTATTATAATGATTTAATTTTTTAAATTTAGATATCCTTCTATATGGAAGAGGTATTGTTTTACCAAATACTTCTTTTGTTTGCTTAAAATAAGCATTTGTAATTTCACCATGTCTTCCCTTACCACTTATATCTAATATTTTTCCATTTTTATAATGTTGAAAATCATAATATACAGCAAGATGTTCAGAACTTTTATATTTTTTAAAATTACTTAATAAAGAAAAAGAATTTATGTTTTCATATAAAAACTCAATTTCTTTATCATCTAAAATAGTATCAAATACAGAAAATCCTGATACTAATCCTGTAAAAAAGTTTTTGTCTTTCTCTCTATATGGGTCTCCCACTCCTAAATAAAAATGTGGTTCTTCTGTTACATACTCTTTAAAGAATGATGGCATTTTTTCAATTCCAATTAATTTACTATTTAAGTAAAATTTAATTTCTTTTCTTTTTACATCCATAACAAATGCAATCTGTACCCATTGTTCATCCATTTGTTCAGAATTTATAGATACACACTCATTACTATCTGTCCATGTTTCTACTTTGTATCTTCTATCGGAAGTATACGAAATACAGGTATCATATCCTGGTATAGAAAAGACTGTAAAATCATCTTTTTTCTTTGATGTATCACAATATATGTTACTTGGCTGGAATGTTATTAAAACTGTCTGTGATTTTCTCCAATCAAATAAAGTATCATTTGCTAATGGTTGAATTGGTATTGATATGTATGCATCTCCTGTAAATGAAAAACTATTCATTACTTTTAATGTAGATTTACCATATGTTTTTTTATCTAATGGTAAATTAAATTTTTTACATCTAAAAAGTAAATCATCATCTTCAAATCCCCATCCCCAATATTCATTTGAATACCCATTGATTTGTTCAAATTGGTCTACTGGAAATAATGTTACTCCTCCAAAATATTCATCAAAATGCAATGTTTCTATCTCATTTGTTTCATCTTTAACAAATGATGTTGCCAAATGTATTGGTTTAAACTCAAATGAATAATCTGCCTCCAATGGTATCATATCAACATCATGAAATGCTAAATAAGTACATCCGATTTCAGATGCCTTCATAGCACCTATATTTAAAAGCTTTCCTCTATTAAATGGTTTATCATCATATTGTTCTACAATGATAAGTTCAAACGGAATAGATTTTTGCTCTAAAAAAGCACAAAACTCTTTCTTAAAAATATTAAGATGTTCTTCTCTATCTCTATATGGTACGATTACTCCTAATTTCATTATTCAACTATTCTACGAGTTGGTCTTACAAATTCTGCTTCTTCTGTATCTTCTTCTTGTGTTTTAGTATTCTTATCTTGTCTATACGATTTGGATTGGTCTTTATTTAAGAACTCATATAAATAATACTGGATTCTTTCGCTCCATTCTGCCTTATCTATATCTTCAACCCAAGATGTTAATGCATCCAGTGATTTGGCTATTTTTTCCAATGCTTTAACTTTTCTTTCTTCTAATAATGCTACTGATGTAGATTCTACATTTTTTTCAGTTTCTTTTTTTGATGTTGCCATAATTTTATAGTTTAATTTGATATATTTCTACATTTTTTCTATCCATCCCATCTTCTCCTTTTGGATAAAATTCGTTTTCTTTTTTAAATTCCAATGATGATAATCCAACTTTTTTAAAATAAGTTTTTGATGGTAGTACATCATTAAAAAATATATGTTTGTTTTCTTCTAAATCCACATTACCAGACCATCTCCAAATATTTTTGAAGTCATTCATTCTATCTACATCTAAACATTTGTATTTTCCAGGTGTTTCTTCTGGAAAATTATAATCATAATTTAATGATATTAATTCTGTTTTTGTATTATCTTCTTTTGTTGCGGATAAATCTCTTACATGCGATTCATATAATCCCATATCAATATAAAAATCTTTATATTTTTTAGAAAATGGAATATCAATAATTGCCTTTTCTCTCGTTACAATATTACCGGTTTCGTTTATATAATTTTGTTTATATAAGTTTAATATTTCCGAATCCGATAATGCGTAGTCAAATACCAATATGTTTGAAACTTTACCAGAAAATTGATGATTGAATGCTAAACTACCAATCCAAATATCTTTATCTGTATAATCAAATACTTCACCATTAAATGAATTACTTGCTACTGGTAGACCATCGACATATAACCAAAGATGTTGTGCATCAAAATCAAATTTCATAGTTATTTTCATCCACCTTTCTAATAAATTAAAATTCTCATACCAAACTTCACATACCTTACCATCACTATTCCATAATTGTAAATTCAATGCTTTGTTATCTTTAAAAAAGATGCCGGCGTTATAACCTTGTTTTCCAAAAATAAAACTATCGTAGTTTTTATTTCTATCTACATACAAAAACATATCAATAGTAAAACTATCTTGAAAAACATATTTTGTATTTTTTGTTGATTTAATCATACATGATTTATATTTTTTATCAAAATCAAAATATGTTAAACTTACTTTTTTTAGATTTGAAATTTCATTTATATCAAATAAATCATGCTCTTTAAGCATATCAATATTAAAATATTTTTTATTTCTTACTAATTTTTTACGATTTAATCTATACAACATATCAACATCTTCCATACCTATTCCCCAATATTCATCAGAATATCCGTTTACTTCTTCAAATGTTTCGTGTGTAAATTTTATTGCACCACCTATCCATTCTGCATATGGTTTTTTATATCCAAATGCATCTACTACCGATGATAGATGTTGAACTTTTGTGGAATAAGAATAATCACATGTATCATCAACTGGAATAAAATAAGGGCTGTGGAAAATAAAATAATCACATTCATCTTTTGCCAATTCATAGCCAGTATTGCACAACGCACCATAATTGAAAGGTTTTTTATCAACCTGTTCAATTATATAGAATTTATAATTTATCTCTTTATTATTTAAGAAATATTCTATATGACCTAAAAACTTATGAAGGTCTTGGTAATCTCCTCTCCACGGAACTATTAGACCTAATCTTTTATTTTCCATTTTACAAATGTAACGAATTTATTTCAAATAAACAAATTATATTGATTGAATTATTTTAGAAAGTTTACCCCAACTTTTATAGTAGTGATATCCAATTTTATTTACTTCTTCAAACATATATTTCTTATCATAAATATCAAGCATAAAATTATTTTCTTTTAATGCTTCATACATTTCTTTATATTCTTTTGAAAATGCATAAACTTTACCAATATTTGCAACATCTTGCAATCTATCTACGACGGTTGAATCCCATTTAAAATGATGCACTTGCGTAAAGTTTCTATCTACTGGATATCGAAGTGGGTGGTTCCAACCTTGCCATCTCCAAGTTGTTTGACCATCTATTTTTGCATAATGCTGTCCAGGTGTAAGTTCTATCCATCCTTTCATTAAGGTAACTTTATTTGGACACGCTCCACTCATTGGATATCGAAAAAATCCAGCCATTGGAAATTGCTTCCAAATGTCTTCTTTCTCTTTTATTTTTGGAAAATCACCATTAAACCCAATTCTATCTATAAATCCACCCGTTACAAATTTATATCCAAATTCTTCACACTCATCAATTATGTTTTCAACTAAATCATTATATATTTGAAACTCGTCATCATCTGATACAATCCACCAATCATTTGGGTGTAACATTTTTGTTTCATTATATAATTGTGTTACATATTCCCAATCAAAAGGTCTATGTGTTCTGACAGTATGTGGTGTAATTCCAAATTGTTTGCAAATATATTCAACTTCTCCTTTTATATTTTTTGGAGAATCTTCGTTTTCATATGTAATAACAAAAATATCACTAACCATATCTTTATAATGGTTTAGTTGATGCCATAATGTATTTGTTCTATGCCCTGTGACAGTAACTAATTTTGGTTTCATTATTTTTTTCTTACTAAAGTTAATCCGGTTGAAGCTGGTTTGTTTTTTATAATGCCAAAATTAAATAGGTCAAAAACTTGCCATTTTTCAGTATCTATTTCTTTTGCTAATTTAATTGGTCCACTCCAATCATCGTGGTCTCCTCTATCTTTTACTTCATTTGTAACTATGTATTTATCCGCGTAATTCGGGTCTGTATCGTGAATTGATATAATACCATTCTCACTCATTAATTGAGAATATAATTCAAAATCTTCTTTTACGTTTTCGTATGAATGACCTGCATCAATATGCAAATAATCAATCTTAATATCATTTAATACAAAAAAATTATGAAATGCATTTGCAGTTGTATCATTAATAATTCTTGGATAAAATGTTCTTCTAAAGAAAGATTCTTCTTTAAACCAATTTACATTACCACCAATTCCATTCATTGCATCTACTACATATGTTGTTCCAATATCACCCCAATTATAATCTCTATTACCTTCTAATATATTTTGAGAATGTAAATCAATTCTAGCCTGTGTCATAATTCTAGGTATAAATCCGCCACCACTGCCTAAACATACACATACTTTTGCTCTCATATACTGAATAATAGAGTATATAATTAGTCCATCGCCTAAATGTTCATCTGTTGCACCATGTGACCAACGATATGGGACATCTTTTAACACTTCTTCACCAACCTCATTAAATTCTAAATTATTGGTGATATAATTTTTAATGTAATCTTTATTTGTTATCATTTATTTAAAACACTTACTATTTTTCCAATCCATTTTTCTCTGCTGGTGAATCTTTGTAAAAAGAATTTTAAATTATAAAACTCTTTTTCTTTTTCTTCAAACGAATCTAATTTAATAATTTCATAAACATTATCAAATTCTTCTTTCGTACTTGCTCTATATTTGTACTCTAATTCTGGACACCAATCGGAATGTAATATTGGTAATTTTCCATAATCTACTGCGTTAAATATAGAATATCCAAACGGCTCATTTAAGTAGCAAGCGTGGAATACAGAGAAGTCTAAATTAAAGAAATTTTTGTGATTTTCCAAATTATAATGGTAAAATTTTATTTTCCTATCATTTATTTTAAAATACTCTTTGTAATTTTCCCAATCCATTGCATTTGAACAAATTAAAGCCTGTTTGCCACTTAAATAATGTGGTGCTTTTCTTGTTTCAATTCTTGCTGCATATCCTATTTTATCGTTCTTATATTCAAATGGTTTATTTTCTGTGAATTGGTAGTAGTTTGGTATTCTAATACATTTATCTTTGTGTTGTTTTTCAACCAATCCATCATTACACCCAATCCATACAACTTTCTTACATTCTTTAATTACATTTTGTTCCCAATTTAAATCCATTTTTGTTGGTAAATAAATTTTATCAAGCCCTAATTCTATATTTGTGTTTATAATTTCTTGAATATATGCGTGACAAAAATATGTGTGAAATTTTTGTTTATATTTCCACAATTTAGGTCTTTCAAAATAATTGTTATGAAGAAAATGTATTCTATCTGCTTTGTTTAAAACTAAATCAACTATTCTTTCATCTTCATTTGTTACAACATAGCGTACAGGTAAACTTTTAATATCAAATCCTACTGGTAGTTTGTTATCTATATACAATACAACATTACTTTGTAAATATGGTAACACTTCGTTTAAGAACATATTAACCCATATATCACTTCCACCGATTGGTACATTTCCGGCACCTGTTGTAACTAAAACATCTAGCATAACTGATTATTTTGAGCCACTAATTTGTGCTTCTAATTGATTTACTTTTAAGTATAGCTTTTTTATTGCGGATACTAACATACCGGTTACCGCGTTGTAATCAACTCCTTTAATTCCAGTATTAGTATTTGTTGATACTGCATTTGGTAATATAGTTTCTATTTCTTGTGCTATCACACCATATGTAGAAATAATTGTATCAGGATTACCATCTTCATCATAATCAATTGCCTTATTATATGAATATCCATCTATTTCATTTAATTTTGTCAAATCAAAATCAATTGGTATTATATTATTTTTAATATTTCTATCAGATGTTGTTATTAATGTTCCATTATGTGACCAGTTTCCCGCTGATGTCATCCAAGGTGTTGCTGCACTATCGGTGACAGTTCTATCTGCTTTTAAATATGCTGCTGTACTATTTACAATTTGCATCCCGCCTGGAATAATTTCCGTTTTAGAAACCGTCTGTTGGTAACTATATGAATATGCAGGGAATACAAGGCTTCTTGCTGTCTGTCTACTACCATTATACATTATTCCTGGTCTTAATTTTAAGATAGTACCATCTCCTACCACAGATGTTGTTATTGTCCTATTATAAATTCCACCCGCATCTGTCCATGTCCAGGACGAATCGTTATATATGGTATCTGATGTATCGTACCAAATATTTTGCAATTGAGTAGATAATGCAGTATCCCATATATCCATTCGTGTAATAATATTACCGGTTGAAGTATCAAGACTAAAATTACAAATCTCATTACCATCTGGTTCTATAAATGTAATTGTAAGATTATATACTGCTCCTGCTACTGTCGGTATACTTATTGGTGGAGCATATCTTTGTACTCCAGATGTACTATTTCCAATTGAATATTGAGCTACGTTTGCACTTCCAGCTCCACCACCAGTTAATGATGAAAGAGTTGGGCTGTTATTTATAATTACTCTTGGTATGTTATCTGAACCATATACATTAATTGCTGGGTATGTTGCACCTGCATCTAATTCTAATTTATTTGTTCTATATAATTTATTTCCACCAATTGTCCATCCCCCAATTATACCACTATCTGCGGTTATTTCACCTTGTACTTTAAGGTTATTTGTATCCCATGTTAGTTTATCTTTTAAAGAAAAATATCCACCACTATTAACGAAAAAACCAGTATCAGAATTCGCCCAATTTCCGTTTCCAATATATATACTAGATGGTGCGATTGTTACCCCACCTATACTACCACCACTTAATCCTAAAGATTTATTTGTTTGACCATTTTGTAATGCACTTGCTGCGTTTGATATAGTTGTTGATGTAACTTCACTTCCATCTGATACTTTGATTTGTCCTCTTATTATTAAGTTTGCACCATCCCATAGTAAAGCGTTTCCACCTGCACTTCCTGTTAAATAAAACAAACCAGAAGAACTCATAAATGTTTTCCAATCTGCACCATCATAAAACCCTAACTTTTTTTGGTCTAAAAATAATCCAGTACCGGTTCCAGGAGTTGCCGTTTTATTTATTTTACCAACAGCATCATTAAAAATTCTATCATCTAATGAATTAATTGAAGATGTGTTTGCATTCTGTAATGCATAAGCTGCTGCTGAATTTGCTGAATTTGCAGTTGTTTGTGCAGCGTTTACAGATGTTGCTACTGAACCCGATAATGAAGATGTTGCAGTATTTACATAATCTTGAGTTGCTGCGTTTCCACCTGTGATATTAATAGAACCTTTTATATCCAATGTTCCTGCGCTTGAATCCCATTTTAACCAACCACCCGTTGAACCTGTTAAAAAGAAATTACCATTATTAGCCATATAGGTTTTCCAACCTAATGCTGTACCATCTCCGTTGTGATAACCTAAATAAGAACTTCCTAAAAATAAGCCGGCTACACCAGTTGAAGGTGCTTTTACTATTCTACCATTTGCATCTGTGAATATTTTTGAATCTGCTGCAAATGCACTTCCACTTGCATTAAAAGCACTTGCACTTGCTGCTGATGCGGAATCTGCTACTCCATTAATTCTATCATTTGCCGTTCCACCTGTTATATTAATTGCACCCGCTACAGTCAATGTTCCTGCACCATCCCACGTTAAATAATTTGAATATCCATCTGTTAGAGAGCCTGTTAAATAGAATTTTCCTAAATTATCCATATAGGTTCTCCAACCACTTCCACTATAAAACCCCATATATGAAGAACCTAAATATAATCCATAATTAGATGCAGTATTTACTGGTGGTTTTACTATTTTACCCGTTGAATCTGTGAATATTCTACCATCTAATAAATTTGTTGTAAAGAATGTTGATGCGGATATTGATGCACTATACGAACTTGCAGAATCAAATGCATTTGAAGCAGATAGGGCTGCGTTATCTATATCAGTTCTTGCTGAACCACCTGTTATATCAATTGCACCTTTTATTTGTAAGGTTGCTGCTGCACTATCCCAAACTAAATATCCTCCATTTGTTTGTGATGATGTTAAAAAGAAATTACCAGTATTAGACATATATGTTTTCCAACCGGTAACTAGCCCATTTCCGTTGTGATAACCTAAATAACTCTGACCTAAATATAAACCAGAAACACCGGTTGAAGGTGTTCTACTTACCAATCCAGTTGAATCGGTGAATATTCTACTATTAACATCTGTAAATTCTAAAAAATTAGATGCTGAAATTTCGTCCGTGTATGCGTATGATTGTGAAAGTGATGTTGATATACTACTACTTAATGATGAACTTACATTTGAAATTGTCCCACTAACAGATGAACTTATATATAAAGATGAACTTTGTAATGACGCACTGGCTGCTGCGGTATATCCTAATGATGATGAATATGAATGTGAAACCGATGCTGTTAAACTACCAGTTGGATTGAACCATAAATCATAAGATACTGATTGTGATAATGCACTCGTTGAACCACTAATTAATGTAATTGTGCCACCAATATTATTATTACCACCAGTAAATGTTGCCGATTGTGTAACTGATATTGGAACATAGTTATTATTTACATCATAAAACTCAAATTTGAAATTATACGTCTCATTACCAATGACAGTTGGCATTGATGTAACAAAACTTATTTCAGTTGGAGAAAATGCAGTATCTTCTGTTAGTTTTAAACTTAAATTACCTATATGCCATTCACCTTGTGATTGAGATAAATATAGACTAGCACTTGGTTCATCATTTGATAGTGTAAATGATATCAATTGATTTTCTAAATTCTTAACAGGAGTTATTCCATTTAGTGATGCTAATAAAATTTCACCATTATTAGAACCACTAATATAAATTCCCAAATTACTAGCGGTTGATGATGAATAAAATGCATCTAATGTTAATTCATAAACATTTGTAGAACTGATGTTCAATGAACCTGTAAATGTAAAATATCCACTACCTGTAAGTCTACATCCATTATCAATTCTACTACTCGTTAAATATGTGTTTAATGAGCCAGTATTCCATGTATTTTTTAATGTATCGGCCGTCAATAAACCCGCTTCTCCTTTAACACTTCCACTTATATTAAGTGTAGTTAATAATTCCTTTGATTCGACATATATATCTTGTATCAAATCGTAATCGGATATATCGCCCGCTGATGTTCTAAATACTTTTACTCTTTTTACATCTCCTGCAAAGGTATCTAATTGAGATAAAATAATATTTGCAAAAGAAGCCGTAACGTTTGATGCTACTTTTGAACCACTTTCAATTCTATAAATTGGTGAAAGTATTTCAGTAATATTAGCAGTTGGCCTTTTATAAAATCTTACCTTTGTTGTATTAGCTAATGACGGATTTATTGTTAAATTTCGTTGCCATTTAACATTATAAACACCTTTCCAATCTGCAGGTATTTCTTGTTTAATATTATTTTGGTCTAAATAATATTTTGCTTCACCTAATATTGTAATTTGAGCAGGACCGTATGATGTATCGGTATAAACATACATTGATACTATTTTAGAAGTACCTTCGTAATATTCGGTAATTATTGGATTACCATTTGAATCAAATGATGATGTAGCATAACCGTCTGCTGCTTCTATATAAACAGGTACACCCGTTGAATCTAAAATTTCAATTTTAATTTCACTACCCAATTGTAGTAAATCAGAACCTTCTATTAAGAATGCATTTTTACCACCTGTTAATGTATCTGGTAATTCTGTTACTTTAAAATAGGTAGAATTTGCAGCCGTATCTTGGATGAATGTGCTATAGCTTTTTAAATTCTGTTTAAAAACCTGTTTTTTCTCTACTGCCATATTTTGGTAAATACTTTAATATAAGTATTTTACTTATAAATTATAGAGGAGAAGCCATCTGTTTTCTTAATTTCAATTAAATTATCAACAATATCTCTCATTTGGTCTAAATGTGAAATAACAATTATATAATCAAATTGAGTTTTAAGATAATCAAATAACATAAACATAGATGTTAAATTCTCACTATCTAATGTACCAAATCCCTCATCAATTACTAAAAAGTTTGGACGAGGAAGGTGACAAACATTAATGAGTGCAACCCTAATTGCCAATCCACTAATAAACTTTTCCATGCCACTACACATTTCCAATGGCCACTCTTGGTCTTCGTAGACAATTTTTCCATTTATACTTTTACCATCCATTTGAAGTGTAACACCAAAATCTACAATTTGTTGTAGAATATTATTTACCTCACCTTCAATTACAGGAAGAGCTTTGGAGATAAGTTCATATGAAACACCATCTCTCTTAATCGAGTCGATATAATATTCATATGTTTTGAACTTATCTTCCAAAGTGGATACCTCTTCCATTCTTGTATATATGGATTGTATTTTTGATTTTAATGAGCCAATTGTTCCATTTGCTTCCATTAATTTACTACTTACTTCTCTTACATCTTTTGTTATATTTGCAAGTTCACCCCTTTTAACTTCTATTTCATAATTTAATCTTTCATTGGTTTGAATACTTACTTCATTAGTATGATATCTTTCAATATCACTTTCTATTGTAGATAATTGATTTTGTTTAAGTTGTAAAGATGTTCTTTGACTACCTAATTCAATTTTTGCAGTATCTATTAATGAATTTCCTTTTAAAAATTTTAATTTAAGTTCATTCCATTCATTATATTGTTCTTCAACACCTTCCATTGTATCTATGTTTTGTTGAATACCAACACAATCAATCATTGCTTGCTTAACAATTCCTTCTAATTGAGGCAATGCTTCTTTTGCTCTCATTGCATCTTTAACAAATTCATTATCACAACAAAATTTACAATTTGGGTCGTATTTATGATTATCCAAATGTTTAATCTTTTCTTCTGCAGAACTTAAATGTAATTTTGCATTATCATAAACTTTTGTTGCTTCGATTAATTCTTTTTGTTTTTTCTGATAATTTGAATATGCTGTTTCTATCTCAATAGTTCCACCAAATGATTTCTTATCATCTATTGATTGTGAAATTTCTTGAACCTTTCCTTCTAATATAGAAATATTATTTTCTTTTGTAGAAATCAATGAAATTATATTTTCTATTTCATCTTCTAATTTACTTTTAGATTTTGTTAAAGAATTAAGATTGAGATTTCCATCAATTGGTGTTAATTGAGCGGCAAGTTCTGCTATTTCTTCATTTAATTCTTCTTGCCTGTCTTCATATCCTTCTTTCTCAATTTCCAATTCTTCAAAATCATCTTCTAATTTTTCTAAATCCTTTTCATTTTGAGCAAGTTCAGATGTGAAATCTTCACTTTTAAATCTTCTTAATAAAGTAGAAACTTCTTTTGTATCTTCAATTGCTATATTATATAATTTATCAAATATATTAATGCCCATAAACTGAGCCAATAAATCTTTTCTCTCCGATTGTGATTTATCAATAAACAATGAGTTATTACCCTGTAAAGATAATGCAGTTAAAACGAAATCTTCGTATGTTCCCAGATATTGCGAAATAATAGTATCAGTATCTCTGCGTTCTGTTCCGTTTAGGACAACAACTTCACCGCTATCTTCTTTCCAAAATTGTACATCAACCTTTACTGCTTCTCCTTTCTTAACTGTCTTTGCTATTCTTTCTATAAAGAAATTTTCTCCGTTTATCTGAAAATGTAATTTACAACGAAATGCTGATTTTCTATTATTTAGGATAGCAGATGCTTTAAATGCTCTACTACATTTATCAAATATACAAAATGAAAGGGCATCAAATAATGAAGATTTACCTTGAGCGTTAGCTGCAAACAATCCCATAATACCTTTCATTTTATCAAAATCAACTATATTATCTTCACCATAACTAAACATATTAGAAAACTCAAAACGGATTGGCTTCCAGTGTATATTTCTAGCCAAATCTTCATCTTTAAGTTTCTTATTTGTTTCTCTATTTAAAGATGCAACTTTATCCAGCATTTCATCATCTATTGGATAATTTCGTTTAAGATAATCTATTATTAACCCATTTTGGAATTCAACATCCGTAATATTCCCGATATCCAATTGCCCATCCCTATTACCACTTTTGAGTTTAGATAAAGTATCTGTTCTTGTAATTGTAAAATCATCAACCTTATATTTCTTTTTAATTTCGGTAGTAACTCTTTTAATTTGAGAACTATCAGTATTAGACACAAAAACACGAAGACGAGGAATTTTAGGTATATCATCCACATCTGGTACGATTCCGTTGTCGATATGTAAAGTATAGTAACCATAATCATTTGGAATATCTATTGAAGTATAAGTATGGTTTTCCAAATCCCATACCATATATCCATGTTTATCTAAAGTTTCTCCATGGTTTTGTTGAATTAATGAGCCACAATATGCAACAAATGGTTTACCATCTGCTTTCTCTTGCATAATTTGTCTTTTATGAATATCACCTAACAAAGCATAATCATATCCATCAAAAATTTCAATAGGAAAATTCTTTGAAGAAACTTTATATCCTATGTCAGTTTGTGATTTATCTACTGCACCATGAAATAATGCAATATTTAATTTATCATTTCCTAATGTTTCTGCTTTTGGCCAGTTTTCTTTTTGGTCAAATATGCTAAAACATACTAATCTAGCATTCTCAAATTCCGCTATTTCGGTATCCTTTAGGTAAACTAAATTTGGTAATTTTAATGAATTAACAATTGGTGTTAATGCATCTAATCTACCAACATTATTCATATTACAATCGTGATTACCTGTAATTAAATATGTTGGAGCAATATTTGCACAATTAGTTAAAAAATCTGCAATTTCCTTAACTAATTCAGGAGACATTTCTAATTTTGCATGCGCAATATCTCCACCCAAATAAATAATTGTATTATCATCAGTTTGTTCTTTTAATGATTTATACAATTTGTTAAATACCTGACGATACTCTTCGTGTCTTTTAATATTACGAATATGTACGTCAGCTATGTGTAAAATCTTTTTTACTACCATATATACATTTTAATTAAAAAGAGAATTTAACTTCTCTTTAAGCTTTTTATCCCAACTCAAAGTTACGGAATTTTTCTGATATTTCCAAAAATTTTGATACCCTATTTCCGATGGGTCTTTATCATCTAACTCAATGATTTTCACTGACTTATCGTATTTTTCTAATTTTTCTACTAATTTTATAGCATCTTCTTTTGCATCATTATCTAATGCTATGTATATTTCTGATGAATTGTCCAGTATTTTATTGAATAATTTGGTGGGTATGAACTTGCCCAAAAGTGGTATCGCCTGTCTCTTTATAGCAATTGCATCAAACATACCTTCACAGAGTATGATTGGTTCACTCCAGTCTATTGTTGAATCTAATGCCAAAACATCTTTTGATATTGGTGGATTTTTATATTTCATTGTAGAATCTGCAAATATTGACCTTCCTACAAAATAATTAAGCATACCATTTGTATCATATGATGGAATTATTATTCTTCCTTGATATGGTCCATCTGCACAAAATCCTATATTATATTTTATTATTGTTTTTTTGTCAATACCCCTTTCTTTCAGATATTGTATTGCATGCCCTTCTATTGGGTTTTCTTGACTATGTGTTAGTTCTAACGCAGATTTAAATCCTTCTGGTAGTCTAAAATTAATTTGAGTTTCTTTATCCAATTCTTCCTCTAATCCTTCCCACAATGCTTTTAATGTATCTCCAAATGTTTCTTCTGTTATTACTCCGTTTTTTCTAAATTTCTTTTTAGCTTCTTCAAAATATATTCCACCAATTTCTTCTAATTCTTTTTTGGATATATCTAATTTTTTAGCAAGTGATAAAATACTTCTACCACCACTATTACATACCCAACAATGCCATTTTTGAGAACTAAAATTTACCTGTAATTTTGGTTTGTGATGATTACAAAATGGGCAATGATATGCTTCTTCACCTCCTTTTAATGTGTGTGAACTACCTAAATAGTTTGTAATAATACCTTTTGCGAGTTCTAAATTTATAGATTTAGTCATAGATAACAAATATACAACAAAATCGTGAAATTACCAAAAATTATTCACCAAACCATTCATCTGGTATTACCTTATCAGCATACTTAAATCCGTTCTTATCACACCAATCTGCGTAAGTAGTTTTGGATTTTTTATTTATTTTATTTTTGGAATTTGTGAAAACAAATCTAATATCCAATTCGGGATGTTGTTGTTTCACTAAAAGATGTTTCTTTCTATCTGCTAAAACAAATCTACCTTTTGTTTCTACCCTAATACCATTTGGTAACTTAAAATCAGGATGGTAATTATGTTCAGAAGCAGGTATAATATAAGATACCTCTTCGGTCTCATATTCAACCTTAATTCCTCTACCTTCGATTTGTTGAGATATACATTCTTCAAGACCTGACTTAAATCCATGCTTTTTTGCAACCCATTTAGAGTTGTTCTTTTTTGTAACTTTTTTAGCCATTAAAATTATTTACCGCCTTCGTATCTCTTATTAGCAGAGTATTTGTTTTGGCCTGGGCCTTTAACTAAATCTAAAATTTTATCATCTAAATTAAATCCAGATTTATCTTTTGTTTGAAATTGAGTAAATCCTTCAACTGCAATTTTACCATCAATTTTTGGTTTAATTACATCTGATGTTTGTTTGTTTGCATCTTTTTCGTTGAATTTATTACTTTCGTATGTATCTGCTATATTTCCTTTCCAACTAATTGCCATAATTCGTTTATTTTATATAAATATATGTTAAGTGTCAATTCTTACTAAAAAGTTTACAGGATAATCTGGATATACTTTTATTGGTGTTGGTAATTTAGCAACAGCAATCATATCATAGTTTTCATCATATAAACCAATTGTTGTTACATAAGGTGTTAAAGAGTTTTCAATTTCAATAGATGATGTATATTCAAATCTATTACCACCATCAAATGATTTTGTTATTTCACATTGACCATATCCATATTTACCACTAACTTCTAATGAGCCAGTTAAATTAATACCCATGTATTTGGAACCTGAATTAAATGTTCTAGAAAAAGGTCTTCTGTAATCGTATTCCGTTCCATCCGGTAATGTTCCTTTTTGAATCATGCGCTGTTCGCCAGGAATTTTATATAATACATTTGAACCACCATCTGGTATTTCTTCGAATGACCAATTTATTGGTTCATAATCATAAAATTTGGATACTCTAATTGTATATACATTATTTGGTTCAATAAAAATAGTCTGTTCACTTCCTTTATCATCCAAATAGTTAACAAAACCACCGGCAGTAGAGCCTGCATTAATTCTATATTTTATTTTATCTCCAGTAATAAATGAATCAGTTATAGCACCTACCTCATAATAAGCTGTTGGATTTGTGGAATAATTAAATTCATCCGAATCAACGCTTATAAAATATTCATTTTCATAAATTGTTTTTGTTGATTTATAATCAATTTGATAATTTAAGAAATCCGTATTAACATCTTCTAATTGAGTAACTACTGCTATACCATGCTCATAAAAAATATTACCTGCTGGTGCAATTTGAAATCCTGTAATAAAATCAAATGTATATTGTGTAACATCAAATATAACAATACCACCTGTGTTTGTATTTAAATATTTTATTTTCAATGTACCTGGATTACCATTATATTTTAAATCTAAAAGGCCGGTATCTGCATTAAAACTAATTAATTCTAATTCATATTCAACCAATGCAGCATCTACAAATATGAATTTATTAGTTTCTGCATTAAATAATGACCATGTTGTATCTACTATATCACTATACAAAACACCATCGGCGTTGTAACTATCCGTAAATGTATTATTTCTATCCGAATCATAAATTGTAAAAGAACCTGGTTTTATTTTTTCTCCAAATTTTACTTGAGGTATTGTAAATACAATTGCATTATCTTCTAATTTTCTAAATTGTAATAATGGTGAATTATTTACATTTTTTGATATAGTACCAAAAGTTGTTATTGGATTGTAAATATCATCGTAATACATTCTATGTATTGATGCCCATAACGAAGCAGAAGGTGTTAGTAAATCCCCAACAACTTCATTTTTCTTTGCAATTAATTTTTGATGTCCAGATAAAGAACCGGTGCTTAAATTATCTTGTGTTAGTTGAAATCGTTTATATACTTTAAACGGCCTAATTCTAATATCGCTTTGTGGAATAGTTTTTATCATATAAAATAAATATATTGAAATAAAAAACCCAACCTTACGGGGTTGGGTTTATCACATACCAATACGATTTTTAGAAATCTAATTTAACTTTAATCAGAGCTTCTGAATCAAAAGTTTTTCTGATTGGTTGTGATGTTTTAGCTACTGCTAAAAGTTCGTTTGAATCGTTATATAATCCTATTGTTGTAATATAAACTTTAGGGTCTGTTTTGAATGTATCTTGAGAGAAAGAACCAGTTGAATCTGCAAATGTAGGGTTATTTGAGAAATTAAATTCTCTATTTTGAACTCTTACAAAATAATGAGATGTAGAAACATTTTCAGTTCTTCTTGCCTGGAAATCACCTCCGCCTTGAATAGCTTTTAATAATTTTTTGTGATTATATTCAGAAACACCACTATCTGATGGTGATAATTCACTACCTACCATTGAAGATAACGCTGCTGGGTTTAATACTATAATACCTGCATCTGGATAGAATAATCCAAATCCTTGTTGATTAGATGCAGTTGGTGTTAATTCTGTTGAGCCAACTCCACTTCCTAAATTTATAGAACCACTAATAATATTGAATACTCTTTGGCCATTTGCTGTATCTGCATCTGCCATTCCGCTATCATCAATAAATTTATAAATTCCATTAGAACCAGATAATGTTAATTGTAAATTACCAGCATCCAATTTTTCTCTATAATTTGAACGAGCAATGTTTATTACATAGATATCATTAGTATCCCATCCACCTGCAGTAGAACCGCTGTAAACGCTGAATTTGGCATCTGCAGTTCCTAATAGTGCTAATCTATATTGAGAATATGTTACTTTTGATTCTTGTTTAGATTGGTCATCATCTGCTAAATCAGGAGAACCACTACCATTAAAATGTCCATATGCAATAGCAAATTCTACATCTGCTGAACCGGTATTTGTACTTCCATATACATTAAAATAAAATTTAGATGCTGCTGAGCCACTATGTCCTGCAATATCTGAATCCGAGCCTGTATAAAATGATACTAAACTACCACTTCCATTACTCCATAATCCAGTTGTTACTATTTCAGTTTTTGCAGTTACAATATCAGATGTATTAAATCTTTTATAAATTTGATTTGTTAAGGCAACTGTCTCACTTATTAATTGTTCACCTGTTGTTAAGTATCTATTGATAATACTTGCCAACTCTGTTGTATCTACTGCTCCGTTTGCATTTGTTTTTTGTTGCAAAAGGTACGCTGATAAATCAGTTGTAAGTTGGGTACCCGTATTTTGTCCTAATTGTGCCATATATTTTTATTAAACTTTTGATATTGTTACTGGAATAGTTACCGAACCTCCTGTTTCATTACCATATATTGTAATTGTAGTTCTAATAGTTGATGTTAATGATAGGTTAGGTATGAATGTAAATGTTAATCCTTTCGCTACTTCCGCAGTTGCAGTTGTACTATCACCCAAGAATGTTGAAATAGTTCCTACATTACCAGTAATACCCTCACCTATTAACGAACCTGCATTTTTATTTGATAAAATAGCAGTGTAACCAGCTGTTCTATTTCCGGCTGGAGATGTTGATGGGTTTATTGGGAAATTACCAGAATTTGTATTTCCTGTAATTGCTGTTACATTTAATGATACCACAGGTATCTTTGTACTACCTTTTGGTAATGTAACTAATTTGTATTTTAAAACTTGTGTTTCATCTGGAGATGCTTCTAATACTGGAGTTGCTAATATTGCAGAATCATAATACGCAGACCCCAATGGGTGTGCTGGTTCGTATAATGAATAATCAATTTCATCATCACCCAATGCGAATTGAGTAATACCTAATGGTTGTCCTGCTGCTAATTTTTCTCTACCTTTTTTAGTAAGAATTGCATCTACTGTCAATGATGTGTTATCTAAATATGCCATATTGTGTATATATTTCTAAATTATAAATATAAGTATTCAAAAAATATTTTTATTTTATTAATCAACTTCTAAAATTGGTTCACCACTAACTCTACCTTGCTTATTAACTCTTAATACAGTCGGATTAGATATGAATATTTCAACCGGTGATTTTCCATCAATAGTTGTATTACTTGTTTGTTTTGAACCTTTATAATAACTATTTTTTAAACCGGTTGTTAAGTCACCAACATTTTTATAATGCGTTGGTAAATATCCATTGATTGTTTTAACATTAGATATTATCTGTTTGTTAAATTCATCACCAACATTTAATGAATTAGAGCCACTTTCTTGTAATATCAATTCAGTAACCGAACCAGATATAAATATAGGTTTTGCACCACCATACTTAAATGTTGTTTTACCTTCCGAACCGGTGTATAATCCTGTAAATGTTTTTGATGTTGTTGTTACTAACGAACCTTTATATCTTTTATGATTAAGTTTTCCATTTTCATAATATTTGTAATCAAAATATCCATTTGTAAAATAGTTTCCAAATCCATAATCTATAAAATTACTTCCAACTCCAACTATTTTTTGTGCATCTTGATAACCAATAGAACCCAACAATGTTGGTTGCCTTAATCCGGCATCTATACTTGCTGTGTAATATTCATTTGATGCATAAAATGTATCTATTTTTTGGGTTTCCGTTATCGTCCCTTCTAGGCTTGAAATATAAGTTTCTAAACTTTTATTTATTTCTAAATTAATAGTACCACTTATTGTTTCATCTGATGCGTTGAAGGTTGGTAATAATTGTTTAGCACCAATCAATGCTTCCTTATACAAATCAGCATCCATTGTTACATTATAATCATTATGGTATTCATATGTACCACTATAATATAAATTTTCTATTTGTGGTTTTGTATTTATATCAACTTTTGAACGTTCTAGCATATGCGGAGCAATCAACAATCCTATATTGGTTGCTACTCTCGCTGGTAACATTTGTTTTATATTTTCAAATAATGATTTATCATATGAACGTATTAATCTTATGTAATCGTATATGTTGCGTTTATTTAAATCAATACGTTTGAACCAATAGTTTCTTATTGATTTTAATGTTTTATATTCATACTCATTATCATCTGATGGGTCTCCTATATAATCATCAAATTGAATCCCACCAAACGATTGTGCTATACTTAAATCCAAATCTTTATTTGGTGAAAAGAATATTCCTAATTTATTTGAATCGGCTGCTGCTTGGTCGTATTGTTTAGCAGTTGCTCTTTTTAAAGGAGAAAGGTCATTTATTAATGTTTGTTCTTCAAATCTAACTTTATTATTTACAAATCTACTTGCTCCAGAATTTGGTATTTCTATAACAAGTTTCCTATCATATACACTAAAATTATATGGATATGATGAAACCGGCGTTGCTCCAAATATTGTTACATAATCTTGAAATACATCTATTGGTGCAATGTTATTGATTGTTATATCATTATTAAAATTTTGAGGTCTTTCAAAATCAAGTCTTAATAATAAATTTTCAGTAGATGAATTGTAATTGTTACCATTTATCATTTCTGGTCCGATTACATGTGATTCAAATACAGAATGAGATAATGGTTCATCCCATATTTTAACCTCATCCAATTCACCATTAAAATATCCTAATTCAATTGAAGTTCCACTATTCCAATCCGAAGTTGGATATGTAAAATTAAGTGATGCGGTTTGTGTTATAAATTCATTATCCGAATGCTCTAAATATAGTTCTGTTGTATTATTATTGTTTTGAACTAATAATGTATGCCATTTCCCATCATATATAGGATATTGTGATGATGTTACTGAAACACCGCTTCCACTAAATACCAAACATCCCCATTTTTCATATTGAGCAGATGATGTTGAGAATGAACTACTATTTAATAAACTTATTGTAAATGTATTACCATTTATTATATCATATTCATCAAACTCATTTAATCTAAATCTTGTTTCAATTGCTTTTACATCACCATTCCAACTCATTGAAAAATGTGTATTTGTATCAAATTTCAAAGCAGCTGTTACATTTTCATATGTAAATTTTGTTGTTTCTGTTGATATGTCATTTGGTCCACCGAATTCTACAATAGATAATTGTGATTCAGGAACACCATAACAACTTAATAATGCTTTAATACCTCTACTAGAACCTTTGTGTTTTAATAGATAAGGTATATTATTTGCAATTCTTCTCCAGACTCTTTTAGTAGCTTTTTCTCCACTTAAAAATCCGTTTCCATCCGATAATGATTCTCCATTTTCGAGTGTTCTTCCTGGATTATTACCATCTTTATCTATACCAAAGAAATATTTCCACAATTCATTTGTGTTTCCTAAATTTTTAGTATCCCATCCGAATTGTTTTAAGTAAACATATAAATAATCATCATGTACACCATCACCATATCTTTCACTTATGTTTCTTATTTGTGTCATATTTTTGATATACAAATGAATTGTATCAAAATGTTGACCTATCATATCACAGAATAATAAGAATTCTTCGTAATTAGAATCTTCTTGAATATATTGTGGTAAATTATTTTTTAATGAGTTTCTATTTTCTTTATCAAACAAATATGCATCATTAACTAATAAATCATACCAATTTGTTGCGGTTGGGTTGTATGATAAAATACTCCCACTACTACTCCAATTTGATACAAATTTACCACCACTAACACTAGATGATAATTCTGTTGTCAAAAATCTTTCAAATCCATCATATCCAGAAACTAAATTATCTTTCTTTTTTTGATTTGTTTCTCTTTCTAATTTATATTCTAAAAGAGATGAACTCGGATGATTATCTAAAACAAATACACTATGTGAGTAGTATTCGGTTAGTTCCTGTTTATATCTAAAATTAATTATTCTTTCTTTTGCCGAACTATATTTTACAAAATTATCCCAAAGATATAATGAACCACTCTTATAATCTACATTTATTTTAGAAGCATCTACATTGTTATTTGATAAATATTTTTGAACTATTTGTTCAGATGTTTGAGACCCACTTAAAATTATTTCATCATACGACTCATACCCTAAACTATTTGATTTTACAAAATCAACATCTGCTGTAAAATTTGGTGCTCGTAAAGGAGGGCACTGCATTGATTGGTATCCAGTAACCACAACATCTGTTATGATTGGCAAAGACATTAATTTAGAAATCCATACAGGTGTGTGAACTTCTATTTGTCCATCCAATTCTTCATATAATCTTATTACAATTGAATTATTAATTTCACCATCAGGTATTGTATTTCCTAATTCATCTATTTTAAAATTTGTGAATTTTGAAGGGTCTACATCCCAATTGGCAATTAATAATTGTTTATCATCACCTATTTCTACAATATGATTTAAATATCTAGGGTCATCTGAATAATCTAATGTTAATTCTTTTGCAATGGCAGCAAATAAATCATTTTTTAATGATTCTTTTGATATTGTATATTCTGCTTCATCAAATGTTATTGTAAATTTTTCTCTATCTCCTTTTATAACTCTACTATCTCTTACGTTGTATGGTACGATTATAATTTCTGCTTTACCTGGAGAATTGAATTTTAATTTACCATTTTGATATAACTCTTTATAATTAAGTGTTACAGACCCTTTTGAACCACCTTTATAGACCAATCCATTATCATCTTCGTTTGAAACATAAACATAAACATAATCAGTTAAAACATATTCATATGTTATTGTTGTATTTACATCTCTATTGGAATAAGAAGGTATGTAAATATAATCTTCATACTCAATTTGTTTTAATCTAGGGTATTCGTATTCTTTACCAATAGTAACTAATAATGTTACCGGTGCACCATAACCTGCTTTTTCCGAATATGGAGTTAATATTATATTTGCTGTACCGAATTTGTTTTGAAAATCGGATAGTGAGTTTAATTGTAAAATTTGTTGTTTTAATGTAGTTGTTACTTCATTAACCAAGTATTCATTTGTTCCATTTGGAGTTTCTACTTTAAAACTTTCTGCGTATTTTGTAGAAAATATAGCTAAAAAATCTTCACCAACTCCACTATTCAAATATGTTTCGTCAACATCAACTGAAATTGTTGGAGAATCTAATACTATTTTAGGTAATAATTCTGGATTATAAATTATATCAAATGTTACTATATAATCTTCTGAAAGACTGTTGGGGGTTAGTTCTAAAGAATTTGATTTTATAATATTAAATTCGGATTCTGTATAATTGTTTAAATCATATCTATCGACCTTTTGATACTTTATAGAATTTACAATATAATCGCCAAGACCATCAACTTCTATTTTTATATTTTCAAAAGAATTAGCAAATGTGCTTAATTTGACAGTTTTTTCTTTTTCTAATTTTACTTGTTGATAATCTCCATCTATATTTTTTGAATTTAATTTTACAATAGAGTTTGGTATTTTTTTATAATCTAATGTAGAATTAAATGTTATTGTTATATCCTTTCTTACAGGTATAGGAGGGGGGTCTGCTAATTTATTAAAAGATAAAGTTATAGTATCACCAATATTATGGGTAGTTGATTCTAATAAAGTATCATCTTTAGAAAATCTTCTAATTACTATCTTTTTTTCAACTTGGGTATTTGTTGTTTGTATTGTTTTTAATAAGTCAGGATTTGCCAATGTATCTGAACTAGAAAAATATGTATTAATTAATGTTGGATTATTAAAATCTGTTAGAGACAAATTAGTTCCAAATTGTTTATTAAAAGCATCCAATGAACCCTGTGGGTTGTTGGTTAATTTTATTGAATTTAATATGTCTTGATATGTTGGCATTATTTATAAATACTTTATTTTTGTGCATTTTGGTCAATAGGTCTTTCTGCTAAATTTGAATTAAATCCAGGTGATCCAGGATTATACTGTCCTCCAGTATATACATATCCGCCGGTTCTTCCTCCTCCACCACTACTTACCCCGCCCATTGTTGGTGGTGATACGATTGCATCCTTAACAGGTGCTTCTATTGAAACGTTTTCAAATGAAATAACATAATACTCTCCATATTTAGCTCCCTCTCCTTTTAATGTAACAGAATCTAATGATGATAAAACATTAAACTCTATTGTATTATCATCATAATATACTTTATTATCATACTTTATGAATCCATTTTTTAATCCAGTTAGTTTTAGATTAATTTTTGGAAGTTGTGTTATTGGTAATTCTGGTGTGATTATTGGTGTTGTGTAAAATGGTGGCTCCACGGAAGGTACAATTGATATATTACCTCCACCACCTCCACCACCAAAAGTAGAGCCACCCGCAGAAGGTGCTCCCATTTCTAAACTAGAAACCCATGGATATTGACTGATTAAAAAATCAGCGGTTGGATTATATAATTGGTCTAATGCATCAGTTGTTCTCATCTTTAAAATATTTTAGGAATTTTAAATTTAGATTGACCAATTTTTTTCTTTGGTTTTTTTAACAATCCCTTCACTTTATTTAATCCTTCGGTTGCTTTTCCTTTTAATTCATCTGCTTTTCCTTTTAAATCACCAATCTTACCTAAAGCTTCATCTTTTAATCCTGCTATTTTATTTGCTGCTGCTTGTGCATCTGCAATTGCCTTTGTACCTTTCTCTTTTAATTCATTTGCCTTATTAATAGCATCATTGATTTGTTGTTTGGTTTCATCTATTTTATTATTAACAGCAGATATTGTATCCTGAATGCTTTTTCTTGCAGGATTTGTTGTTGGTAAAGCAGGGTCATTTGGACTTGCTTTATATGGTTTAATATCCGATATTTTTGATGCTAATTCTTCCGGTGTAGTTGCTTTAATTGTTATTTGTTTTCCTGTTGCAGGGTCAGTAACATCTATTGTTAACCCTCCATCAACTTTTTTTACTCCTTTTAGTAATTCCATTAATGTATCAGGTGGTAATTTTCTTACCGCAGGTTTTCCTTCTATAATAGATTTTGATACCAATGGTTTTTCAATTAAGCTTTCCAATAACTTAACCTCATCACTATTATTAATTTCTTCTTGAACAGAAGGTGGGAATTTGGTTTCTACAAAATATTTTAAATTATAATCAATTGCTTCTGTTAATCTTTGTTGGATATATGGAGTAAATTCTTCATATTCATCAAAATCAAGTTTTTGATTAATTGGTGAACCAAATGAGGGTGCGCCTAATTTGTATTCTTTTCCATTTATTTGATTTAATAAAGATTCTTTAAAGTCTGTTAGTATTTTTGTTTTTACAAAATCCCAATTATTATTTATTCCAAAATCTTTTTTAATTGTGTCAACATAATTCAATCCATATTTAGAAGTAAAATAATCATCTATTATTTTAGTAATCTGTAATTGTATTGAATCAATTTTTTGTGTTACCTTTGATACACTACTTCTTAACTCTGCTGTATTATTTCCAAAACTTTTGTATCTTTTTTCTATTATAGAATTATAATTAGAACCATCTTTTAATAAAGGTAAAACTCTTATTTCTTTTCTAGATGGAGATATTTCTTCAATCCATACTTTTTCAGTTTCATTATCTGTTCCTAATTTGTTTTTAACAAAATTAAGAGATACTCTATATTCTCCATTTCCATTTCCAGAATCTAATATTAATTTTTCTATATCAACAGAATATACTTTTTCACCATTTGAATCTATTCCTGTTTTTAAATAGTTATTAAATTCAATATATTTTATATATTTTACTTTTTTATTATCTTTTTGAGTAAGTAAGTTATTTGCTTTATCGTATAATCTAAATTCAATAACATCGTTTTTACTTTGCCCAAATTGACTAATAACAGCAGCGGAACTCTTAAAGATATTCAAATCTTTTGATTCTATTAACTGACCTTTTGTTTCAGTTCGTAGATTTATATTTTCTATATTTTTTAAATCTGTTATTGCCATTACTTAATATAATTATCCATGATGATATAATCTTCCCCTAAAATCTTTTGTTTCTGTTTTTCCATTTTGGTCAATATCTTTTGCAATAATTGTCATTACATAATCATATACAGTCGCACGTGAATGTGAAAACAACCCACCCCCATGTTGACCTGTTATTGTTCCTAAATAACCAGAAGGTGCATCCATTTTAAATCTTAAAGTTTCATTTGCTTTTATTGTTGCGGGTAATTGTACTCCAAAATCCCAAGGAGAATTTTTTAAACCGTCTTTAAATGCAAAATCAACTTGTATATCCTTTGGACCAGCTACAATATCTACCCACGATTTATATAAACCTTTCCATGGTGGATTTGATGGTGCAAAACTCTTATATTTAGCCGTAGAACCATACCCATCTCCATAATCTTGGCAAATATTAAAACCTTCATTTGTAGTTTTTGTAGGGTCTCCTCCATCAAATACTAATGTAGATAATTGTCCTGTTGCAACACCTCCCGCTGATATCGCTTGTTCTTTTGCGGATAGTTGACCTTCTAATCTTTGTATTTGACTATTTTGTTGATTTAATAAATTATTTAGAGTATCTATTTGTTTGATTAATGCATTTTTTTGTGCAATTAATCCTTCATTTTCTGCCTCCAACGCACCTCTTTCAATATTTTCATTTATAGCTTTGGAAAAAGATTCTTGAATTTGTTGTCTTACTTCTATTATTGTAAGACCACTTTGTTGAAACTGATTTTCAATAAATGCTTTTTGTAATTTATTATCATCTATATCAAATTCTAATGTTCTAACCTTATCTTCTAAAATTGTAATTTCTGAATTTAAGTTGTCAATTTCTATTTGTTGTGTTGCTATAATTTGTGTTAGGTCCTGTATCTCTAATAATGCCTCATCATATAATGGCTTTGGTATTAATTCTAAATTTGGTGTAGGTAAAGGTTTTATTAACTCCCTTACACCTACATCAACGGATTTAACCAATTCGTTTACATTATATGTATCAACGATAAGTTTAGCATCTAGTGTAGATGAACTAGAATCTGTAATGTTTATTTTTTTAATCTCTTCCAATTTTATACAATATCAAAGTTTCCTATATTAAATATTTGTTGCGAAAAATCTTCTTCAATTTTTACATTTATAGTATAATTTCTACCTTTTTCAAAATTACTTAAATTTAAGTAAAAATAATTTTTAGCAGAAGATGAATCTCTATTTAATTTTGACTGTGATGAAAATGGAATAATAACATCTCCGGTTTTACTATCTATAATTTCGTAGTAACTTGAAGATGGTAAATTATAATATGTATCATATCCAAATGTAGAATATGTTGTAGTTGGGTATTTTTCTCTTGTTTTTACTTCTATTTTTACTCTCTGTCCTAATTTGTATTCTGAATTTAAATTAGAAGTAAAAGTTCTATAATTTTGTCCTAAAACGCTACCAGTTCCTTCATTGAAAGTTTCATCCCATTTTAATATTAATTTAGGTTGATATATTGTGTTTGTTTGTTTTGAAAAGAATTTAAATTTACCATAATCGTTATCATCTGATTCTAAATCAGATAATAGTTTTAGTACAATTCCTTCGTTTGCAACACTACCACTTAACCAATTTTTTACAAATGAAGTTATATCTATTTCTAAATCTTCTACTTTATAGCTATATGTTTTTGATAAAGATGATGTATACCAGGTACCACCTCTTCCATCTGTATCTAAACTTGTTCCAATAGAACCTGTTAATTCTTGTCCGATATTATCATCTGCATCCGTGTGCCAAAGTGTTTGCGATTCACCATTTCTATACCACCAAGATACACCTTTTGTGGAAATCTTATCTACCAATGTACCAACACCTTCTTCCCAACTTTGAGAAACGGGATATGCGTATATTGTAGATGTAGCAGGTATTTCATTAAATTCAATTGCTCTTAATAATAAAGATGCGGTAAATAATGATGATGCAGATTGTGCATTATATATTGCTAATGATTGTGATATATGTGATGTTTCAAACTTAATTAAAGAACGAGTTTTATATTTAGTAACATCTACAATGTATGCACCAACTTCTAATATTTCATCATATCCTGTATTTTGGTATGATTCTTCGTTATATATAGCTGCATCTTTAGATGCTGTAATGAATGTGTACATATTATAAAGCTCTTCCTTTTATATCTACGTTTGGAAATTTAAGTTCAAAAATAGATGGGTCTAATGATGGGTAAATTATTTTATTTTTAGTTGCTTCTTTAATATTATATGAATTAGTTGCATAGTCTCCTCCATTTGATGAACTTTTACATATGTTATATATTTCAACTAATGGGACAGATGATACACCATCTACATTTGCGATTTCTAATTCTAATTCACTTAAATTAATTGGTTGGTTTATTTTCCATTTATCTATATCAAAGAAATTAGTTATCGTTTGTATACAATTTAAAACAACTTCTCTTTTGTTATAATTGTTAAAGACAGTAACTTCAAAGTTAACTCCAATATTAATAATAAATGCTTTTAAAATATTAACAGCGTCTGTCAACATTCTATGTTCATTTAAATATATTTTTAAATTTTGTTTTAAACTCTCATTTATTGGAATTAAATTTTTATTAATATCATATGCCAAAAGATACATATTAATTGCAAATGGATTGTTTATTTCCGGATTTGGTGTATCTTTTTTATTTTTTAAAAACTTTTTAAGCTCAACTTCAATTTCTTTATCGTTTAAAGATTTTGAACTTTTAATAAATGATAAAAATTCTTTTTGAAGATTTGCATCTTTTAATATTGCTCTTGCTCCAAAATCATCAATATTACCATCTGCTTCAACATATACTTTTGCTATATTGCCGAATTTTGGTGGTAATGATAAAACTCTTACCTCATAATCCTGTTTAGTAACTGCTCTGTTTTGAGATGCAAAATTTGCAATAGAATTTTCTCTTATTAATTCCAAAGATTCAAAACCAGAACCACCAACAGCAGGTTCATCATTTGTTACCTGTAATTGTTGTCTATAATATGCATAGGTATTTTGTTCAGTACTACTAAATGTATTCGCATCTTCATTAAAAGTTATGCTTCTAATTTTTGTAATAGAATCTGACGATATGTTTGATTTTAATCCACCACCACTTAAATATTTAACTTTTAATTTTGTTTTTTGAGGTGCAATTCCATATGCATTTGTAAATAAAAAATTAGAAGGGTCATATCCATGATTCAATCTTTCGATTGAATTATTCAATCCTAATCCTACATTTTTAGTATTTGGTATTAATATTTCATCAGGTAAATCTTCATTTCCACTTCCAAATCTAACTTCAATTGTATTTTCATTTATTACTCTAGTAACAAATCTTCTATTTGTTTTTAATTGTTTTAGTAGATATGGAGTTGTAGTTGCTTCGGATGATTTATTTCCGTTTATGCTTATATTTGGTTCCTGAATATATACAAAGTCTTGAGCTAAGAAATCTACTTCATAGTATCTATTGTTTTCATCATCATATATTGATGTGATTCCTAAAAATTCATTATCTGTTATTGTAAACGATGGGTTTTCTTCAAATTCTTTATTGCTCCAATTGATTTCCATTTCCAATTCATCCGCACTCATAGCCTTAACTCTTTTTTTAACTAAAAATTCTCCATTATCTTTATTATAAAGAGTTATATCTCTATCCGTTTCATCGTTGAAATCACAAACATCCATTGTTCTAAATACAATACCATCAGCAGTTTCCGCTTCCATACCTGCTTCTATTCTCAATGCATATCTAAAATCAGGTGTTCCTACTACTCCATCGGTTTTTATTGCAGGTAATATTTGGTATAATGATAAATTAACAATTGATGGTGTTGAAATTTTTGGTTTATATCCTAAATTTTGTGCGTGGGTTATTAGATTTGTTTTATTCGATGCTAAATTAATAAATGATTCTTTTAATTGAGCATCAGTATAAAAAGATAATACATCCCCAACATATGATGCAAGTTCTATAAACATAGTACCAGGTGAAGCATCACTAAAATCGTTTGCTGTATTTGGAAAATATGTTTTGGCAAAATCTGTTAATGCCTGCTTAAATGATGAAAAATCTCTATTAAGATATCTTACATCTTTTTTATTTCCTGTAAATGTTTTATCTATTGGTTTCAGTGCCATTTTATATTACCAAATTTATTGTTTCTATATCTTTAATTGTATCAAAATTTAAAGAATAATTTATGTTTAATTCTATTCTATGTTCATCCTCATTTTGAGAATAATCAATTGATTCTATTGTAACATAAGGAAGATATGTTGCAACTGCTAACTCAATATCGGATTGAATAAACGATTCCAAATCTTCTTGTATTAGTGGTTCAAACAAAACCTTTTTTAAATTGCAACCAAAGTCAGTATTTCCTATTCTTTCTCCTTTTTGTGTTAGTAATAAATTTCTTAAATTAGATTGGATTTGTTTTCTTGTTTCATAATTAGATTCAAAATAACCACCATTACCTTTTCTAATTGGTAAAGATAATCCAATTGCTTTTTGAGCAATTTCTGCTTTAAATTTATTATTTATTACAATTGCCATTATTTTTTAAATCTTTTCACTAATTCACTATAATCTCTTGTCATTGCTTTCGCAACAGCTGCAACTTCTTTATTAGCTGGATTTGCAGCCAATGGTTGACCATCTGGATTTGTAGTTGGTAATCCTGTATTCATTCCACCATACCCAATCATATCTGCCGTAAAATTCATTGTTCCATATCCACCATCATCTCTACTCATACCCGGTTGGAACGGCATTGTTTGATTTAAAACTTCATTCAAAATTGGATTTTTACTTAATCTTTTATTTTGAACAGGCTCATCTTTTCTACTTTGTTGTAAAATTCTATTTGCTTTTTCAAATGGGTCTTCAACCATTTCTTTTAAAGATGGTTTAGATATTTGTTTAGTTTGTGTTTGTTTTTGTTCTAATAAAACCTCTTTAACAGCAGTTTTCACTTCTTCACGAATAACTGCTCTAATTAATTGAATAAATTTTTTATTGTCCATACTAATTTATTTGTTATATATAATTATTTAACTTTTCTTTTTTGTTGTTTTTAAACTCTTTGCATCAACAGGTGATACATATCCTAATACATTTCTAAAAGGACCAGTTTTTCTAAAACACCCACATCCATTTCTATTAAATCCCCTTCCACCGGTTGTGTTTCCTTCAATTGTAGATACTAATTTTGTACCACTTACTTGTTCAACTATACCAATATGGTGTGCATCTGCTTCTGAGCCATATAGTATCGCTGCACCGATTGTTGGTGTTCTACTCCATAATCCTTTTTTCTTTGCCCATGCTCTCCACTCATCACAACCTGCTGAACTTGGATTTGCTGCACCTGCTGATTTATAAATCTTCGTTACAAATGCGGCACACCAAAACGCAGGTTCATTTATACCTGTTGATTTTAAACACGATTGCACAAAGGGACCCCAGTTTTCAGGTTTACCAGGTGGCAATGGGTCTTCGGTTTTACCAATATCCAATTTAGCATAATATACTATTTTATTTCCAATAGCAGCATCAGATGGTGGTGGAGGTGGTGGTGGATTTTCTTCTATTTGAGAATCCGCAGTTAATGCATTATTTTTCTTTGCCGCTATTTTGTTTCTAAAAAATTTTATCGCATCCAATGCTGCCTGTTTAGCAGGGTCTGTTTTAGCCTGTTTAGCTGCTACTTGTGCTGATTTTAAATCCTCTTTTGCACCTGATAGTTCGTTTTCTGTCATTGTGAGTTCATCATTATCTCCATCATCCTGGTCAGGTACACTAAATCCTGTCCATTGTACTATCGAAGGTGCCGGCGGCGCCGGTGGTGGATATTGTGCCATTGTATTGCATATACCACTAATTGTAACCAAATGTGCTTTTGCTAAAGAAATAAATGAATTTAGAAATGTTAATGCATTATCAATTGGTGCAACAGGTGCCGTAGCAAACTGACCTGGGTTTGTTACAACATTTCCTTCCGGTATTATATATAAATTTTTTATAGCAGGTGGTGTTACTAATATTGGTGGGTTTGTTTCCATTAATTTGGCACCTGCCCAATATGCTTTAGCTGCATTTCCCATTTTAAGAAAAAGTAAACTATAAAATGCTTCGGTTGTTGATGCAACTCCTTCTGCTTGCTGTGCTTCTATTATTGCTTGAAATGCGGATTTATTTCCTACTTTTAGTCTGTTTTTATTTACAATATCAGACCCACTTTTCATACATTTATCGTATTCGTCCGCAAGTGCTTGAGCAAATCCATTATTATCCTCATACGGATAATTGTTCATTTTCTCAATCATATTATTTCGGAATCTAGACCAGCTCATTATATAAGGAAATTATTATTAGATAAAATCTTTTTTAGGTCCGATTTGATTGCGTTTAATTCACTCTTATCAACGGGACCAAAATCAGTAATACCAGATGGTGTTTTCATTTGATATGTATCCGTTAAAATCATAACCAACCTATCTAAAATTTCAGCTAATGCATTTCCTTTTACAGCTTGTTGTACTTTAGATGTAGCAGAAACTTCTGATGGTTCTGCTCCTAAACATATTTTGCCCGTATCATTTATTTCTACAACATAGTTGTTTGATTGTCCATTAATTTTTGTAAAATAATCACCATCTTGAACTACGGCTCTATATCCATTTGCAGTATCTATTGTAAAGAAATCATCCGAATAAAATGATGTAGATAGTTTAGAAAATATATATATTTCATTTGCTTTTGTAGATAAAATTAATCGTCCAGTATTAACTACTACCTGGTCACCTATAAGTTTATTTTGTGGTGGAAACACATCATTTGCTTCTTTTTTTACAGAAGTTGTTGGTGTATATGGTGTTAAATAATCACCACTTGTTATATGAATTGATGTTCCATCTTTATTAACATCTTCCTTTACTGTCTCATATATTTTTATATTATTAAGAGATTCTGCATTTTCACCATTTCTTATTATTATTGATGGACTTGCTTTTTTTGCATTTTTTCTATTTTCATTTATAAATCCACTAAATCTTATTGATTGTCCAAATCTTCCTTGTAAAATAGTATCACCCTCATACGGGGTTAATGAATGATATCTCAAATCTCTTTTAAAATATTGTCCAACTTCGGAAGATGGTATATTATTTGGCCTTTTTTTTATAGAAGATTGTGGTATCCCGGCTTCTGCACTCTTAATTGAATCCAATCCTTTTTGTTGTAAAAAACTATTATTACCATTCTGTGTTTCTGATGATAATAAAATACCCACATTTGTTGAATAGTTTGGAGAATTATTTGATTTTACTCTTTCATAATAATGTCCACTTTCAGTTTTTGTAATTTCTACTATTTCTTTTAATAAAGGTATAGTAAAAAAATTTGGATTTAATGGAAAGGCAATTGGTAATTGAGTTGTATCTTGTCCAGCTTGAGTTGATAAACGATATCTAATTGCCCCTATGTATCTTTGATTTTTAAGTTTGTTTTCTTTTATATAATTTTGAGCATCTACTGCTTTTTGGTCTACTGCTCTTTCTTGTAGGTCTCTTATATCTCCCGATGGTATTATATTATTAAATTCCGAATACAAATAATCATTTGTTTCGGCATCAAAAGTTATTGCAGATGTATCTAATATTACTTCTTCAACAATAGCCAATACAAGTTCTGTGCCTTTGCCGGCACTACCACCCGTTTTTTCTGTTGGAAAATCTGCCATTACTTAATTCCCTTTTTTAAATCTTCTAATTCAAATTCAATATCTTCTAATTTAGATACCTGTTTTGTATGCGAATCCTCTATTTGTTCAGCAACTCTATCTATCTCTCCTAATAATTGTCTTTTTTCTTCTTCTGATAAAAAGCCATCATCGGATTTTGATTTACCCTGTGCCAACATTATTCTTTGTGCTATTGTTGCTAACTTTACTAAATGTTCATCATTAAAAACAGAAACATCTATAAGGTCTTTAATTATAGGACCTATAACAACTGCAGATTGCTGATTCGTAATTAATTTACGCATATCCTCAATCATAGCAGATATATTTTTCTTTTTATTTTGTTGATTTTCGTATATATCTTGCATCAATCCGGAAAATGTCTTTCCTTTAAACAATTGAAATTCCAAGTCTATTGGCATAATAAGTTTTTTATAAATATTCCTAACAAAAAAATGTTATTTAGATATGATATAGTTACCAATAACTAAATAATCCATTTCGCAATTCTGGAATGTCCAAATTGCTTCATTTGGTGTGTTTACCATTGTTTGACCTCGGAGATTAAATGAGGTATTTAATAATATTGGATATCCACTTTTGTATTCAAATTTTTTCAATAAAGAATGCATTAATGGATTTATTTTTTCTTCTAATGTTTGTACTCTTGCTGTTCCATCTACGTGAGTAATTGAAGGTAAATTAGCTATGAAAGAATCTTTTACTTTAACAACCTGATTCATATATGGAACTTTTTGTCCATTCATTTGGAAATATTTATCCGCATCTTGCGATGTAACCATCGGTGCAAATGGTCTAAATCCTTCTCTCTTTTTAATTACTTTATTAACTTTTGGTTTTATATCAGGAATACAAGGATTTGCCAATATAGAACGATTACCCAATGCTCTCGCACCAAATTCAGTTCTACCCTGAAACCAGCCTATAATCTTTCCTTCTTTTAAATAAGTTGATACATCTTCTATTAAGTCAGATTCTTTTAAATATTTTTTTACTTTTTTTCTATCTATTTTTTGTACATTATTATGATGATGGTAGAAAATAGAAAGTTCGTAATCTGCATCTGTGTATTTTGGTCCTAAATATGCACTTACATTATTGTAATCTCTAATTTTTACATTTTTATATTTGTAATAGATACTCAATGCCGCACCAATTGCACTTCCAGAATCAGATGGTGCTGGTGGGATATAAACATTTTTAAATTTTGTTTTTTCTAAAATTTTTCCATTAGCAGTTCCGTTGTATGCACAACCACCACTTAAACATAAATTATCATATGGTGTTTTTGAATATGCATAATTCAAAAATTTAAAAAATATTCTTTCATAGTGAGATTGAAGAGAAAATGCAATATCTTTATGTATTTGTTCTAACTCACTTTCAGGCACTCTTGGTGATATATTAAATAATTTTGCTAATTCAAATGTATACATTTTTTTATTTGAGTACTCATATGAAAAATATTTCATATTCATTTCGAATTGATTGGTTTTATTATTCCACCATATCAATTTTTCCATTTCTTTTTTAAATTTATCCTTTGTACTACCAAATGCCGCTAACCCCATTACTTTATACTCACCACTATTTGGTTTAAAACCCAAAAAAGAAGTAAGTGTTGCGTAAAACATGCCCAATGAATTTGGATATGATACCCTTTCTAATGGTTGAACATATGTATTATTTACACCAACTCCATATACAGCAGTATCCCATTCACCAACACCATCAACTGATATTAAAACTGCTTTTTCAAAATTAGATGTTAAAAAAGAATATGCCAAATGTGAAATATGATGCTCTACAAAATGTACATTTTTATCCCATCCTATTTTTTTTAAATGAGGGATTGGGTCTGTTCGTTTTTTCCAAGTTAAAAAATCAAAAATAATACCTAAAGATTTTGGAAATCTTTTCCAAAAAGTTTTTCGTATTCTATCTTTTTTAAGAGTTGGGCATTCGTACCAGGCTATTTTATCAATATCTGATATTTTTAAATTATTTGATTTTAAAATCCAATCTATGGATTTATATGGGAATGAAGGATCGTGTTTTTTACCACTAAATCGTTCTTCTTCTACTGCTGCTACTATTTTACCGTCTACAATTAAAGCAGCTGCAGAATCGTGATAAAAAGCAGAAATCCCTAAAATTTTCATATAACTAAATGTTTATTGATTTTTCCCAAAATGGGTCATCTTTTTCTCTTATATCGCCTTCATCTAAAAATTTATAATATAACTTCATTTGAGTTTCTTTCATTTGAGAAACCACTTTTGTTATATAGTGTGTTTTATGACCCGTCATTTCTCTAATAAGTAGGTATAAATTCTTTTTATTAAAATTTTCTATGTATTCCGCTCTTCTAAATAATTCTAAAACAGAATCTGCAATTTGTATATCTCGTTTCTTTGTAAAAATTCTAGAAAGATTTACATCCCAATATTCTAACATTCTATCATTAAATGTTTTAAATTCTTCATTATGGGTTGTTTGTTTAAAATCATTTTCTAAATCAAATGATTCTGGTAGTTCCGATAGTTGTGATGTTGCTTTAAATCTTTTGTAATTTGCATTATTATTTAATATAAGATAGTTCTTTGCTATAATTGTAAAATACGAAAAGGCTTTGCCTTTACCTTCTTTAAACATATGCATTTTTTCAATTAAAAAGGTAACAACTTCATGCATTATATCTTGCTTATCATCATCAAAATATGAAAATTTAAAAGTATTTAATACATTTTCAGCAAGTTTATGAAATGAATATTGTATTCTATCTCTATAAATTTTTTCTCTTTCTATTGAATTTGCACACTTATTATATTCAATAATTGCAGCTTCCGTGTCTAGTGTAAAGTAGTTTTTATCCTTCTTTTTTCTTCCCATTATTTAAGATGTTTTGTGTTTGATAGATTATACTTTTTAAATCATCAAAAACACTACCAACTTCATCATCGGTTGCAAACGCACCTCTTTCATCAATTTCTTTCATTTTTTCATATGAAGTTGTAAACAAACTTTCTAAATATTCAATATTATTGATAGATGTATCTACTTCATCTTCTAATAATTCATATTTTTTTAGTAAGTTGTAAACTGCGTATGCTAGTCCGATATTGATAATAATTGATAATGTTAGTAATATTGTTGTCATAGTTTTAAGTTTTAAGTTTTATGCTTCTCCTTTTGCCCCATAAAATATGTTAGACATAAGTAAATCTTTTTTTATTTCTTCTATTTTAGTTTCAACTTGAGCTTTAACTTTAAAGATTGCATCCTCATATTCTTCATCTGCTTTTTCTAAAATCTCTTTTGTTACTACAAATCCTTGTTTTTCTAATTCATCTGTTAAAGTTAATAAAAGTATTTCTAATTTCAAAATATTTTTACTAATTGTATTAAGATGTTCTACTAATTCTGCTTCGTTCATCTTATACGAGTTCATATCCTAAATCTGCATATTTAGGAAAATGTTTAAATTTAATTGTTTCAATTTCTCCATTAGGATTTTTTACCATAACTTTTTCATTTCTTCCAAAATCATTTTGTTTTATTACTTGTGGATTATATTGTCTATCTTTAATAGTAAATCCATCTAAATGGTCAATTTCATGTTGAACACAAACTGCTTCTAATAAATCTAAATTATTCCAATAATCATCTCCCTTTAAATCAGTAACATTATCTATACCAAATGTCAATTCTCCTAAATTATCTGTTGAAACAATGAGTTTAGAAGTTCTAACTGTCTTTATTGGTTTTTTTAAAGTTTTTGGTATTGATAAACACCCTTCGATATAAATTATCGGTTCACCAACAATCATTTTGATTTCTGGATTTACTAATATCAATGGATTATCTTTAACATTAACAACACACATTCTTTTGGTTAGACCTATTTGATTTGCACCCAATCCCAATCCTTTGTGTTTTGCGACCGCAGTTAATAATGCTGCTGCACATAAATTTTGTTCTTCCGTTGTGAATGTTGTCTTTTCTACTCTTTTCTTTAAGAGTGTTAAATCAGTAACTATTTTCATATTTTAAATTTCTATTACAAATATACAATTTATTTTGTTTTATTCAAAATATTTTCAACATATTTTATATTTTCTTCTAATTCAGAAGGAGTACCTCTGTAAACTCTGTATGAATCATAATCAAAATGTTCAGTAGATACTTCAAATATTACCGAATCATCTTCCAATGCTGTTAATTGGTGTGGTTTTCCTTTTTCTATATAAACAACATCTCCTTTGTTTATTATTGTTCTCATTAGTTTAGCATTTTCAGTATCAATCCAATCAAATTGAAATTTACCATCCTGTACATACCATGTTTCATTTTTAATCATATGGTAATGCATAGAAAAATGATTTCCTTTTAATGGGAACACTAATAACTTTCCGCAATATTGTGGGTCATTATGAATCCATAATTCATATCCCCATAATTTTTCTACTTTTTGTGGTTTTAATATCATAATGCAAAACTTTCTCCACATCCGCATGTTCTACTGGCGTTTGGGTTCTCCCATGCAAAACCCTTGCCATTTAATCCATCCGAATATGTTAATTGTGTACCAAATAAATATAATACCGATTTTCGGTCTATAACTACTTTTAATCCCGCTTCAACTTCTACTACTTCATCGGTATCTTCAATCTTATCATCAAAATCCATCATATATGATAGACCGGAGCAGCCTCCTCCTTTTACACCAACTCTTAAATGATGTGTATCTGGACTTATTCCACCTTCTATCATTAGGTTTAATACTTTATCTAATGCTTTTGGGCTAAGTGTTATCATTTTTTTATAATAATTAAATTTCCAGGTTGAGATGTATAAACATTATCACTTCCAAATATATTATAAATATATTCTCTTATTTTACCTTGATTTATATCTTCTATAACATAAATACCACCATTCTCTACTCTTTTATATAAATTGTTATATGTTGCAATCTGCGCATCTGCTGTATGTAATCCATCATCAATTATGATTTTGAAAGTCATATTTCCCAATGTATTATCACATTCTTCTTTATTTGTTGAATCAAATAAAAAAGTTTTTATTCTTTCTTCTTCAAATTGAGTATCATCTTGTACATCCCCTCCATAAATCATGGCATTTGAAAAATATTCTTTCCAGCTTCTCAAGCTTGCACCTGGCTTATAATTTTTGATTTTAGTTGCTTCCATTGAACTATTTACACCAGGTTTTATTGTACCTATTCCAATTTCTAACATAGAAAATTTTTCATTTCTAATACTTTCAAAAAGTTCTTCATATTTTTTAGTATATCCACTTAAATTTTTATCACTTCCATGAAAATCTATTATTTCTGTTAATGTTTTCATATTTTTTATTTATAATTTTTCAAAATAACCGCCTACATTAAATTTTGCTTTCATATTAATTGAACCTGCTTCGTTTGGTATAAATTTAGCCGGGTCTACTAAACGAAAATCAACCGATACTCTGGTTTGGTTACTATCATTGTTTTTATTACCATGATATAAATTAGCACCACTAAATACCAATATTTCACCATAATTGACAGTATAAGGTTTATAATCACCTTTATCCTCTACACTCTCCATCCATATTGTGTTTTGTTCGTTAGTATTTACGAATGGCATCCAAAAATTCACTTCGGTAGTTCCATGGTTGTAAGTTCTATCCTTATGCCACTCACCTACACCCAAATTACCTTCTGCTAATTGAACTCTAAATGTAGGGATAGCCTGATAAATAACTTCATCATATCCAAACCTTTCTTTAAGTTCTTTTACAAATTCTAAATAGGTAGGTAAGAAATCCGTTTTATATTTTTCGTAATATCTTTTATGCCAAATTGTAGATTGGTCTTTTTCTCTTACTAATAAATCATAATGTTGCAATTTATGCAATTCTTCCAATGGAATAGTGTCTCCTTCCCATACTTCCAACATTTTTGAAACAATTTCTCTAAATGGATATTTTTGTGTATCGTAACTAATTTTATAAGGTGTTTGTAAGTACATATTAAAATAAATTATATTGTTGTTTTAATCTTAAATCGTTTTCTCTTATCGAGTGAATATCAGGATCCGCATCTAAAATATTATTAGTTACTGATAGTTCTCCGTTAATAGTATATCCTACTAATTTATAGTTTTGTTTTCTTCTATTTCGTGCTTTAACAAATAACCAATCATCTTGTCCCCATAATTTCATTTCTTCTGGTATTAGGGTGTAATTTTCTTTATGTACAAATATTGCACATCCCCATCCACCATTTCTTCTTTCAATTGGCTCTAGCCCAAATGATTTAATTGGTTTTACATTGTATTCTATTTCATCTAATCCTATTAATCCAATTTGTTCTGTTATATGTGGCTCTAATATATTAAGAATGTTCCAATCCATCCATATATCATCATTTAGGATTAAAAGTTTATCATATTGTGCCATTTTAGCTCCTTTATTCCAAGGTGCAGTAACATATGTGTTTTTTCCTTCTAAAATATGAATTAATTTAGGTAATTCTATTTTTAAATCATTTGTTGTATTATCTATTAAAATAATTTCTCCAACTAATTCATGTGCACTTAATTCTCTTAATGTTTGTTGAAATCTATCACATTTCCACATCGTAGGTATAATAACTGAATACATTTTTTTAAAATATTTGTTTATATAGTTGTAAATATAATGAATATATGTGTGACCCCAGACTTTTTTCGTTTATAATTTGATTCCATATTGTACTCATATAAGAATTAAAATTATAATTTCTAGTACATAATGTGACATGTGATTGTGAAACATTTACCATTTTACCAGGATACCCTTCTACTGAAAATCTTCCTTTTTCAAACTTATCCCATCCATTTATACTAAATAATTTTTGTGTATTAAACCAAAAAAATGTTCCACTATAATGCCAATCACTTTCTACCCAAGGTGGACATGGTGTGGTTATTTGCATAATACCACTAAATGTTTTATCATCTATTAGATTCTTCTCAATATTTTTGAAAAAAATATTTTCTAAATTAAAAAAATACATTGATAGTAACCAAACTTTTACTACATTATTACCATCACCTCCACTTTTACTACCTTTATTATGTGCAAAAAAAGTAAGTGAGTTTTTATCTTTAATTTGTTTAAGTGATTCTATAAAATATTCAGATTCTCTTGTTTCTTTATTATTTTGCACTATTTCTATTTCGCAGTTTGGAAATAATGATTCTAAATGACTATTGTTTTTTGATAAATCATCTACTGCAATTTTAATAATTCTTTGTCCATCAAAAATATGTAAATAACCTAATAATAATTTTAAATTATATTTTGCATATTCGTTTATTTCTGAATTTTCAAAATAACAATAATATACTAGATTTTTAATCATAACTATTTTTTCCAAAATGAATAAATTCCATTATCTAATTCATACGAGTCCCAAACAAATTGTTCTCTTTTAGGTTGTTTTTGTACCCATTCCCACATATCACTCAATCCATGTTCAAAATCAGTTTTATGTTCAAATCCTAATATATCAATAGATTTCTGCCAAGTTGGAATAGCATGTTTAACTTCGTGTCTACCTTCTTTATAAACTACTTCACCACTACCAATTACTTTTCTCAATACTTCACTTGCTTTATTAACTGTCCACTCTTCTACACCACCTAAATTGATAATTTGTTTAGACGCTTCCGGTAAGATTGCTGATTTCCATAAGGGTTCAACAATATCATCAATACAACTAAATGCTCTAGTTTGTTCACCATCACCAAATATAGTCATTGGTTGATTATTTAAATGTTGGTACATCCAAATACCTAATACATTACGATATTTATCCCAAATGTTTTGATTTCTACCATAAACATTGTGAGGACGAATAATACACCAATCTAAATCATGTTGGTCACCTGCAATTTGGATATCCATTTCACAACCATACTTTGCAACACCATAAGGGTCAATCGGAGCAGGTTGTTGCTTCTCATCAAAGACGCCACCTTCACCATGTCCGTATACTGCTAATGTAGATGTGAATATTAATCGTTTAACATTATGTTTAATGCATTGATTTACTACTCTTGCCGTTGCAACTAAATTGTTTTCGTAATTGTACTGACGGATAAATGGTGATAACCCTTCTGCTGCATATGCAGCTAAATGAAACACATAATCAAACTTATGAGTTTCAAAACAATTCTCAATTGGGTGTTTTACCAAATCCATTTGCCATAATGTCACTCCATTTGGTACATTTTCTTTATAACCACCACTTAAATCATCTATACCAATAATTTCTGCGTTTGGTACATTGTTTACGATGTATTCTGCCAATCTACTACCTAATAAACCAGCTACACCTGTAATTAAAACTTTCATTATTTTCTTTTTAAGATTGTTAAACCATTATTGTTATAATATCTCTCCAATAGTTCCCAATGTGGATTTTCTTCTAAAAATTCTTCAATTGCCGGCCACAATCCGTCATAAACTACATCACTTGTTATAGTTTCACCTATAAATTCAAATGTTGTAGTATCATGCAGTATGATATATTTACTAGCCTTATTTGCATGTAACTTTAATTCTACTTTTAATTGTTCATAAACATGCCACGTATCTATAAAAAGTAAATCAGTTTCTTCTATTTCTATTTTTGTTGTATCTCCAACAATAAATTGGAAATCTGTATCTTCTTTTACTAAATCCTTTATCCACTCCCAATTTACAGGATTAATATCATAGGAAATCATTCTTTTTGGTTTACCCATTAAAAATGCATAAGTTGATACTATCCACCTAACTCCCATTTCGGTAATGTGTTCACATTCTTCTGCATATTTTTTTAATGTAGGTAAATGTTCATTAATATCCGATGGTATTAAACATTTTTCTTCGTAAATTTGTTGTAACTGCATTTTAATGTAATTTTTCTTCAAATACTAATTCTTCTAATCCTTGTTTTTTTCTATAATCGTTAATTGCCGATTTGATTGCGTCTTCTGCCAATACTGAACAATGTATTTTAACAGGTGGTAAGTTTAGTTCTTCCACTAAATCCATATTATCAATTGTAACGGCTTCATCCAAACTCTTTCCTTTCAACCATTCCGTTGCTAATGAAGATGCCGCAATAGCACTTCCGCAACCAAATGTTTTGAATTTAGCATCGGTTATTAACCCATCGTTTACTTCAATTTGAAGTCTCATTACGTCACCACATTCAGGTGCACCAACCAAACCAGTACCCACATTGGATTTACTCTTATCCAGAGTACCTACATTTTTTGGGTTACTATAATGGTCTAAAACTTTTTCACTATATGCCATAATTTTTTATTTTAAGTAAGGTAATATTGCTAATTCTTTTGCTTTTGCCTCAATCATAATATCTACATCTAAATTATATGTATTTGGAAGGGAATTAATATAATCGGAATGTGCTTGTGGTTTTTCTTTTGAGTTATTTTCATGCAATGCTTTTGATTCAGAATAATGTACAACGGGTGCAATTCCTTCGGGCCAAGTTGTTGCTGCTAATTTAATCGCTTGTTCTTCTGTAAGGTCTCCTGTACAAAATTGATGATGATGATAATCAAATACAATTGGAATACCAATCTTTTCATGAATATACATTAGGTCTCTTACTGAATACATTGATGCCTTATCATCGTTCTCAACTGTCAGCCTATTTTGCACCGATTTAGAGAGACGTTTGTAGTTTTTGATAAATCTATCCATAGCAGATTTTTTATCTCCGTAAACACCATTACAATGAATATTAATCTTATTGTATGGGGTTTGTGATAAACCCATTAGGTCAAATATCTTACCATGCATTTCTAAATTATTAATAGCGTTTGCTACTACACTTTCAGTTGGCGATGTTAATACTACATAAGGACCAGGATGACAAGTGATTCTCATATTCCAAAACTTAGCATAATCACCTGCTTTCTTTAATTCTCTTTTGATTTCTTTGTAATCTTTTAACAGAGTAAAATCATTAAAATCATCACCCCATGGGATAATGGCAGATGATAAACGGAAGAAATTGATACCATTCAATCTATTCCATTCTAATATCTTAATTATGTCACTTGCGTTTTTTAATGCAAGTTCGGAAACATAATCTAAACCTTTCGCCTGATATGTTCTCTTAACCATTGTTCTATTAGTACCGACCTTTTTACCCATACTAATATTGATACACGCATAACCTAAATTTCTCATATGTATTGTTTAGTTAAATCTTTATTTGGTAATTCATCTTTCAATCTAGTGAGTTCTTTTGTGTTTCCACCTTTATTTCGCATCCAATAATTCACTGCATTTACATCATTTATCCATCTACTTGTATTTTTCCAATCAAAATCAGATTGTAGGTAGTATGGAATATCCTTATCTACTATATCATCATATGCTGTATCAATTTGTGTATTATTTTCTAGTATAGCTTCATTTTTTTCTTCAATTGAATAATTTTTTCCATTATCTCCGTAAATTTCGTAATTTTTTTCTACTAAATCATCATAGAATCCCAATTTTTGGTTATTTTCAATCATTTCACCAATAATTCTTCTTTGTTTTTCTTTTTTTGTTTCAATTAAACCATTAAATGCGATAATAAGTGCTACCGCCAAAGGGTCAAACACTATTACAATTAAAAATATGAAGAATTTTACTACATTTTTCAATTCCATACCAAATGCATCTGCAACAAATCGGAACCCACCTACTTCTTTTTCTAAATCTAAATTTTTTAATTTAATTTCGTTAATTTTTTCCGTATTTTGAGCATTTTCAGTTTGTAAAACATCAATTTTTTTGTTAATTTGAGTAGTTTGACGGTCTTTATTATCAATACTACGCAATAAACGAGAATTTACTTTACCTTTTTCTAAAATTGTTGACTGAGTCTGTGATAGCCCACTTAATTGTTGATTTAATTGAGTAATTTGAGCAGTATTTTGGTCTATTTTTGTTTGCCACACCGCGATTTCCCTATCTACTACTTGTAATTTAAGGGATTGTGCTTGAAACGCGTTAGAAAGATAACCAAATATACCTGCGGAAGTAATTAACATTAGTAAAATTACTGCAGATGTTAGATACCATTTATTAAAACCTTTGATTTCATCCCATTTTTGTTTTAAATAAGTTGCTGCAACCAATTTTGCAAGTTCTAATGAACCTGCCATTATCATAACCGATACGGCAGCACCACTAAATAGTACGCCCAATCCGGTTACTGAAAAAAATGCCGCACAACCTGCAATGATTAATGCGGAAAATCCAACAAGCCATTTAAGCCAATTCATAGTTTTAATTAGTTGTTCTTTCTAGTTCAATTAATTCTTGAGCTCTCTCAACCAAAGTTGTAGCCTCTTTTAGATATTTAATAACATCTTCTTTAGAACCAGGTTGTACACCCTCTATAATTCTTCTAGCGTAATCTTGTCTTGTTTTTGCTCCTTCGAGCTTTTGTGTAATTTGTTCTTTGTATCTCATAATCTATAAATATTTAAAAATAAAAAAGGGTAGTCTTTATGACCACCCTCAAAGTTAAGAAAAATAACTGAATTAACCAACTTTAATAGCTAATTTTTTTGGTTTAGCTTCTTCTTTTTTAGGAATGTTTAAATAAAGAATACCATTTATGATTTTTGCTTCTGCTTTTTCTCCATCAAATTTATCACCTACATTGATTCTTTCTTCAATTTTAGAAATAAGTTGTTTCTGAACATTTGTTAATTCTTTTTGAGCGGATTTTACATAAATTACATCCTCGTGCAATTCTATTGAAATATCCTCTTTATCATGTCCTAAAACAGATAGTGCAATTACCGCTTTATCATCTAAAATCTCAATGGCAAGTTTAGAGTTAGTGTATTGGTAATTACGATTTTTAAAAAATTCATCATTAAAGATTGAATCAAATACATTGTCAAATGTTTCCCAATTTTTCTTTGTTGTTAAAAACATAATTTTAATTTTTTAGTTAATAATAATCTATATAATACAAATCATATACCAATAGATTATTTATGACAAAATGTTAGAATTTTCCAAAAGAAAGTGAAAATTTGTCAGTTTCATTGATTGCCGACTGTCTTTCTATGATTGTACTCATATGGTCTGCCCAATGCATAATATATTGGATGTTGGATTTAAGATATTTAGAAGTATCAAATACTTTGAAATACTTTTCATTATCTTCATCATATAAACCATCGGTAAGTTTTATGCCGAAATATTCATTTTCATTTATAACGATACCATATTGAGATAGTGTAAATAATGTTCTATCGGTTATTGCCATAAAAGAATTTTTTTCGTTTCTTTTATATAGTTCACCTCTATTTTCAACATGCCATTTACTATCGTTTGGTATATAATGTAATTCTTCCTTTGTACCCAATTTACCCAAATCATGATGTAGGGCAACAAAGATTAACTCTTCTTCTGTAAAATCACACACACCACCCGCTTCCTCAAATGTTTTTTTCATTTTTAAAGCGTTTTTACATACATTAAAAATGTGGTCAATATAACCACCTTCATATGCATTGTGATAATTTTTGTTACCACTTGCCGGTGATACTATTAAGTTTCCACCCAATTCATCTTCGGAATACATAAATAAAAGTTTTTCCAATCTTTCGCCTGTGAAATACTTTTTTATAATTGCGATGAACTTATCGTAATTTTGTTTTAATTCTTGTTCTGTTTTTTTCATAATTTAGAGTTTAAGTTTTCTTTTGTTAATAAATAATATAATAATTCTACTTCTTCTTCCGTTTTTAGTGGTGGCAACTCACCCACTTCAAATAACCTTACAATGAATTGTCCTGATTGTATTCCGAATTCTTTTGCTTCATCATTTGCAGATGTTATTAGAAATGGTTTCATATCATTATTTGGATAATTATTTTTTGGTAACGGAATTATGTAATAATAATATTCCGTTATATCATCCAATTCTTTTACTTTTTTTATTCCCCACTTTTTGAATGATGCGTCTGTTATTGGTGTTTGTGGTATTGTTATCATTTTTTAATCCGTATTTAATCCAACGATACCATATTCTTTCGTGAATATAGTATTGAATAGGTTTATAAATCAATTCTGCTACCCCAAATGCGGCGCCTATTTTAATTGAACCACTTATCAACCACATTAATAAGAAACCAATTATGGTACTTAAAATACGATATGAGATGGTTTTAGCTATGTGTCTCTTTCTTTCTACTATCATCTTCGGTATCTATATTGTAAACAATCACATCTCCATTAGAGTCGATGTATTTCTTTCTAATTGCAGTTCCACTAATTTGTTCGATTTCTTTTGGTGGTTCGTGATATATCACCTCATATCCAACCGCTCTACCATAGTTTACACTTTCAATATCTGGTATTATTGATAATAAAATTTTATCAAAATTGTTTGTAAAGAATGGTTCGTTTGATAATTCTTTTAAAACTTGTTGTGCCGATTTTGGATTGTTTTCATCCACTTGCACATCTCTAATTGCTACCCAACAATTCTTTCCTTTTTCTAATTGTTGATTGATTAACCACTCATGTCCTTTGTGCCATGTTTGCCATCTTCCGATGAATAATGCGTATTTTTTCATAAGTCTAATTTACTAAATTTTTTATTATAAACCTAATTTTTCTCTTATTTTTTGTATAGATTGAAATTCTTTATCATTGGTAGTATCTACATCAATAAAATTTTCCAATGGCGGTTCGTAATTAGGAACGTGAAAATGTGTCCTACCTCTATCCGTAAAACAATGTACATATATTTCTACCAAATCATTTCCCATTTTTTGTTTAAATTCTTCTCTTTGGTCTCTGTATGGAGAAACTAATGACACTATTGCTATCTCACCTTTTTTGTGTAAGAATTGTGCAATCTTTTGTGCTAAATCTATGTTCTTTCTTCTTCCGGCTTCTGAATAATCTTTGTTATCAAAAATTTCTCTAATATCATCTCCATCTACAATTTTTACTTTTTGTGTAGGAAACGATGCTGCTAACCAGTTCGCTAATGTTGTTTTTCCCGCCGCCGGCTGACCTGTAAACCAATATATCATTCTAATACTATTTTTGTTATTTTAAATTCTTTTTCGATTGATGCTTTAATTATCATTGTATCACCTTTCATTTTATATATGGGTGCAATGACGGTATTGATATCACCAACACCATATCCACTATAACTAGCTGAATTTATTGTTGGTACTAATTCGGTTTTATTTGAAACTAATGGTGGTAAAGATACGACAGTAACATTACCTGTGAAATAATTTATATATGTTTTTGTTATCCTAGCAATTGTATCTCCTTGAACTATATACCAATACAAATTACTATTCCATTCGATTTTTTCAGAAGGAAATGGTATTTCTCCATTTAATCTTAATGATCCAGAAATTCTATGAATTGTTTGGTTTTTTGTAGAATCCAATTTAAGATGATAATACCCATTTACATCAAATGGTAATCTCCCGTCTATTTCTATTTTATAGACATTTTCTTTTTTTACTATTATTGGTTCTTCTTTTTTACAAGAAAGGAATGAAAAAAGAATTAAAATTGTAACAATTTGTTTTAGCATATTTTAGGTTTTAGATTTTATTATACTCAAAGTTACGAAAAAAAATCCATATTTCCTAATATTTTTATTAACTTTTTTTTATTTAATCAATTGATTTTCAGAGACTTATAGTGTAGATTGAAATTATTTAAAATTATAATAACTTTTTTTTTATATTTTTATTAATTCTTAATCTTTCATCTGAATTTATATCAAAAATATCTTCATAATATATTATATCTAAATTTAATCTATTTTTTATATCAAACATTAATTTATTCAAAAATATAATATATCTATAAGTTTCTTCTAAATTTGGTGTTAATTCCCATATGTATTTGTTTGACCAATATGCTTTTTCGGTGTGGTATGCTGCATATGCTAAACTTTTGGAACAATCAACCAAATCTTTTCTTGAAAGTAATATGATTTTATCAAAATTTTTATGAAACTTTTCCCAGTAAGATATTATGTCCGTCTCACCTTCTGGTAATTGGTCTATAATAGATTTTATAACATAATTATCATTAGATATCCAATCATAATTTTTATATTTTTCGTAAAATATTTTATTAAACGGCTCGTGTATATAATTTAAATTATGTTTTTTTGCTGTTAGTTTCATTAACGATGTTGAACCAGTTCTAGGTAATGAAATTATTAAAATTTTCATAATAAACAACTAAATTAAAGTTAATTTATTTTTTTTACCTATATTAAAAAACATAACCAAACTAAATCTTTCTCCACTACTTACTGGTAATACTCTGTGTATTAATTTATCGTTTGATATTATAGAAAAATTTTCTTTTGGTTTTATTTTTATAATTTTTTTATCTTGATTTATATATTCAAACTCACCACCTTCAAACTCATTATTTAGATACAATATAAAAGTTAAATCACAACTATCTACATGCAATTCATCTTCCTCATTAGACCCTTCGAATATTTTATTTATTTGGATAGTCCATAATTCAATCTCATTGTGATTTGTTTCTTTTTTTATATGTTCCGTTATTTTATTAATTATTTCTTTAAATTCTAAATCATCAACATTAAATTTATATCTATGATAATAATTTTTAGTTAAACCATTATTATATAATATTGGAGATTCTGTTAAAATAAAATTCTTGCACTTATTTTTTAGAAATTCTAATTCACTATTCGATAGTCTATTAAAATTTTCACTTATCCATATCATCTTATATCAAATTTAAATTTTTTGATTGAGATAATTCGTACATATTATGTAATACATATGGATTGTGTGAGACCTTTTTTAATTCATTTAAAAATAGCTGATGTTCAGGATGCTCAGGATTCGCAACATCTAAAAATTTAAAAGTAGATTCAGAAATGTGTCCCCATTTTGTTACTCTACCAAAATATACTTTTCCATTTTTTGTAAAAATATTTCTCATTTTTTGTAAAAATATTTCCATTTCTGTATAATTTGCCTGTTGTACAACAAAGGATGTTCTAATAACTTTTAAATTAGGTATTGTTGATATAAAATTTAAATTATCCATTAGATTTTCCCAATTACCACCTAATCTTGTTACATTTTCGTATGTATGTTTTGTACCCGCATCAATTGATATTTCACAAGTTGTTACATATTTGTGTATGTTTGGCATACTATCCCACATTTTTTTATTCCAAAGAGAAGCATTTGTGTGCAACATTATAGTTTTTAATTTTGGATATTTTTTAGGGTCAAAATTTCTTAAATAGTTTCTAAATGCAACCGATGCAAATGGGTCACCACTACCTATGGTGTATATTAATTCTAAATCTTTTGCAAATAATTTTTCCATTTCCTCAATTGTAGTATTGATTCTTTTTATACCTTCTGAATTTTCTACAAACATTTCAACCCTACAAGATGGACATTTATAATTACATGTTAGGTCAAAACTCATGTGAATAGTTCTTGGGCCTATTTTCATTCTACCAGTTACTTCATCATATACATCCCAAAAATCATCATCTAATTCCTTTCTATGTTTTATAGGTGATACATTTTTATTTTTTAAATTTTTTAATTCGCTTAAATGTGGACACGTAATGTGACTGCAGTATTTATAACTACCATCTACTATTGATTTCCTTATTTCAGTAGATTCCTCGGAATTCCATACATCCGGCAGTTTATCAATTCCTTTTGGTAAACGTTTTTTTAACCATTCAGGACAACATAATGCATACGCTTCTGGGTGTATTTCTAATCTTTTAAAAGGAATTGTGCAAATATAATCTTTTAAATCAAATGACATCTATAATAAATTAGTTCTTTTAATATGATTTTCACTTACAAATATAGTCAGCGATTTTCGTATTCCGTTTGTAATCGGTGTTACTTCATGTGGAACTTTTATTCCAAATGCGTAAGTATATCCTATTGTTTTTGGTATTAATTGTTTATTATTTTTTGCATAAACATATACATTTCCACCTTCATATTCCGATTCGTTTGAAAGTTGAATACAAACCGACATATATCTTATTGGTTTTGGGTTGGGAGGTTGGTCTATATGTTTAATAAAAAAATCCCCAACTACATACTTTCTAAATACAGCATGTGGGGGATTTACTAATTTTATACCTAATTGTAAACTATCAATCCATTTTGATAATTTTATAAAAAACCAATTAATCTCATCATTCCATTCCAAATCGCTACTTTGCATTTTACAACCAATATCATTCCAATTCCCATCCATATAAACCGGATATAGTGTATCCGATGTTTCTCCCATATGATTTAATATTTTGTTTATTTCATCGGAAGTAAAAAGAGCAGTGTGTGAAAAGTTGGTTAACATAACAATTTATCAAAAATACAATATTATCAAAATTAAGATAAATGTTTTTCTTTAATTTTTGATACAATTGTTTGAAATGCCGTTGCTATTTTTGTCTTTAATTCGTTTGATATAGGTTTTATATCTACTTTGATTATTTGAGATGGTCTCTCTATTCTTTTATTTGCCATAATATTTTTTAATTTAATTATTTACATCCGGGAGGTAAGTTTTGGTAGCAGATTGGGCAATATTGTGAACAACACCAGTGTCCGCATGGGTTACCACAACACCAACAGCTGTTGTGCATTATACCAAATAATCCATCTCCAATATCAACTAAAAACAAATCAGAATCTTCAAAGTCTAAATCATATATTGTTTTCTGTGCATATACCATTTCTAAATTAGTTATTTCTATCGTTTCTAATTGATTTGTGGTATTGTTTTTTACAATCAATTTATCACCAATATACATATTATTAATCTTTTCCCATCTTGTTGATAATGAGCCAGACTCTTCAATATAGTAAGTTGCAGATGGTGAATCATCCCAATTTAATCCATTTTCTAATGTTATTTTTACAAAAATAGTATCAACAGAAGCAGAAGATAATCCAACCAATGATGATGTTATATCCGTTAATGTTTCAATTGTTTTTTCTAAAGTACCATCCCAGCCAAACGTTGTAATATCAGATATGTTATGTTGTATTGAACTACCACTTAAATCTGTGAAATCTACTGATTTTACAAATGTTCCCAATTGAATAGTATCAACATCTACTAACGAACCTGTATAATCTAATATCATTGTATCACTATCTACGTGATAATCTATTGTTGCAAAATTTCCTAATTGTTTATTAATATATTTGTATCTTGTCTTTTGATTATATTTTTTAGTACCTTCTACAAATTCATTTGATGCAAAACTTAAAGGTATTCTGGTAGAATGGGTATATCCTCCCATATTAATAACATCTAATTCGTTTCCATATATAATATCAATACTTCTTATAACAGCCCATTTACCATCTATAATATTTAAATCATCATAAATAAATTCTTGAATTAAATGGTCAGAAGGAAGAGAATTTTTTAAATCAATTAGTTCATTTTCTGTTTCTATTCCGTATATTGCAGGATAGTTTTTTGAATCGTATCTTGGACTTTTAGATTTTATAATATAATTTGGTTCATTTGGATTTTCTAAATTTATAGAATTTATTGTATCAAATCCTAAATCGGAATCATTAAAAAATGTATTTGGTATATAATTTGAACCACTCATTAAATTTAAAAATTCAAATTTATCTGCACAATATGTTTCATCAACTAATGCGGTAGTATCAAATGCTTGTCTTAAAATAAATTTATTTGATGCATCTTCAACATATGGTATTGTAATTGAATTAGCAGGAACTATATAAGGATAATATTCTATATTGTGTTCTAAACATTTTTCTTTTAATTTATCTTCAAATACAAATGATGCTGCATTGGTTGGTAGATAACTATTTCCAGCTGTGTATATAAAATGTAATTCATTTATATTATTTGCTACCAAAACCGAAAATAGTGCCGTATAGTCTAAAAATTCAGCACCATCATTGTAAATGGTTGTATTTGTATTTATTTCAATGACTTTTACCGAATCTTCTTTTTGTAATAAATCACTTCCTATTATTGTACCTTTCATAATTTTTTTATTTACATTTATAAATATGTTAAGTTTATAAAAACGATTTTTTATTTTTTGTTTGAATAGTTAATCCATTTTTATTATCCGATTCCATCCAATATCCCATTGGACATGGGTTAATTTCTTTTGAAAATACTTTTTTCATTAATGGACATCCACATTTACCACATATTGCCGACCATTCTTTTTTTTCAAAAACTTCTTTTTTATATTCACAACTTATACAAATTTCTAATCTATCTTTTGCAATTTTTGATTCCGATTCGCTTGGATTAAATGATGTTTTCCAAGCAATAAATATTTCTTTAAAATTTATCATATTATATTAACGATTTAATATTTTTTGGGTTATCATAATTTTTATATATAGAATCATACTTTTTTTTAAAATATTCATCATTTATTATATTACATTCAAAGTGTTGACTTGAATTTGTTTTTTCCAATTTAAAATCAAAACTTAATTTTTCAGATACCCAATTTTCTAATTCTTTTATATTTTGTATATCAAACCATATAATTGATTTATTATGATTATGCCAATGTGAAGTTGGACTCATAATCATATATATCATTGCGGTTACATATGCATCGGTTCTGGGAATGTTGTATCTTTTAAAGAATTTTTTTATAAACTCATATTTTTTCTCATTTGATGATATATCAATTTCTGTATATGATAATAATTCATCAACATTTAAAGACTTAAATATATTAAAAGTTTCAAATTCACCTATTCTATAAAGTTCATCTATTATATGTTTCCATAATGATATATACCTTTCATATGAATTCCTTTTTACAGCAATAACAGGTAAATCATAACCAAATTTTTTTTGCAAATTAATTAACTTTTCATGTGTATGTGATAAATTATCAGCTATTATTTCATTGTTATCATTTTTATTTAATTTTGGTGGATTTAATGTATGAATAATATCATCATAATATTTAATATCCAATTCGTATTTAAGGCATGCTATATGAAATGATGTAGATGCGCATCTTGGTAAATTAAGGTATATAAATTTATTTTCTACTAACATTATATTAAACTTTTATTTAATTTAGAAAAATCCATTCTAACACTACCTGCTAATACAATTCTATCTTTTGTAGAATTTGGTGCATAGTTTGGAACATGCGGTAAATCACCTTTCATAATCAATATATCACCATCTTTTGGTAATATTGAAAAAACTGATTTATCAACATCTTCCATAAATAATACACCATCATCATTGGTTAGATTATCTGGCATTTGTATATAACAAACAAAAGTATATAATGGTGGTGTTAATTTATTTTTAATATTTAAATCAACATGATTATGAAAAATTAAACCTCCATTTGATTTATAGTTTTTTTGTATTGGATTTTTTGCTCTAACAACATTTATCCATATATCTGCTTTAATTTCATTAAATTTTTCAGAGTATATCTCAATACATTCATTAATTGCTGTCAACATAATTGAATCTAGTTCTTTTTCTATTGGTATATCAACATATCCTTTATATTTTAAACTATCATTCATATAGTAACCATATCCATCATTCCAAACGTCCGGTAAGTTTTTTATATGTTCTTCGCATTCTTGTATTAATTTATTTCTATTTGTTAAATCAAATTTCGATTTCCATATTGATAAAGTAGGACTAAATTTTATTTCTTCTAGAAAAGTCATATTAGTGTTTTTTTATTTTTACTAAAATTATTATTATATATATGTATATATTGTTTTTTTGTAAAAGCTAAATACTCTGTTTTAAAAATATCAGATAATGTTTTTTTAGTATAAAATGAATCATAAATTTCTTGTAAAATATTTGGTATTTTTTTGGACTTATATGTTCGCCAAAATTCAGTATCACATCTATCACAATTATAATGATGTCGTATAAACATCATATTTTGAAAATTAAATTGCTTTACATTATAATTGTATTCATTTCTTTTTGAATCATCGAAAATATTATTAGATAATTGTCTTAATTGAAATACAATTGTCATTATAGAAGTTGCTTCTAATGGTTCTAAAAACCCACTAGATAATCCAATTGCTACACAATTTTCTACCCATACATCTTCATATGAACCCGGTTTGAATTTTATTTTTTTATTGATTTGTATATTTTTATCACCATATAATCTATAAATTTCCTTTTGAATAAAATCATCATCTATCATGTTATCATTATACAGATAGCCACATCCCCATCTATCTTTGAGTGGGATTTTCCACATCCAGCCCCAATCTATTGCTTCTGCTGTTGTTTTTTGATTTATATTATTATTTTCTTCTTTTATAAAAAATGGTATAGCGGAATTAACTAATAATTCATCTTCATATGAATTCCATTTTGTATTATATTCATTTCCTATAATTAATCTTGCAAATCCGGAACAATCTATTACAAAATCTGTTTTTACTTCTTCTCCATTTTTTAAAATAATTTTTTTTATTTTATTATTTTTTTTTACAAATTTATCAATTTCTGCATCTATGTGCCGAACACCTTTTTCTATATTTTTATTTTTTAAATATTCTGAAAACAATCTTGCATTAAAATGATAAGAATATATTTCGTTTTCAGTCCCATCTTCTTCAAACCCATGAACAAAATTTTTATTTAAATCCCTACTCCAATTAGTAAAATTAATTCCATATTTTTTTGTTCCATTTATTTTCTTTAAAAAATCTTCCTCATTAAACCCAAATCCTTGAATAAGCATTGATTGGAGATTTGGTGTTGCACCTTCGCCTGCTCCTAATATTCCAATTTTAGAACTTTCTATTAAACATATATTACAATCTTTATAATTTTTTTTTAAAAAAAATGCAGATAGCCAACCAGCTGTTCCACCACCTACTATAACAATATTTTTCATTATATTAATGTTTTTTTATTTTTAGGTAAATCATAGTAATCATAAACATTATTATAATAATAAATAAATTCTTCGTTTAATTCTAAATTACATTTAATTTTATTATTTGAATTTAATTTTTTTAATTTAAATGGCTTATTTGTAATGTTTGATACCCATTCTTCTAATTTTGATAAATTATTTATATCAAACCAAATTATATCAGTATCGTTATTATGCCAATGAGATGTAGGAGCCAGTAGTATATCTATCACATTTATGACATATTCGTCCGTATTTAAAATTTGATTTTTTGATTTTTTATAACTTTTTTTTTCAATTAATTTATTATCATATAAATAATTTATTATTACTTCACTACGTGATGTTGATGATTTTAAATCATTTGTTTTAAAAAAAAATAAATCTTTTGTTTGTAATTCTGAAAGATGTTTAGCTATTTTTGTGAATCCTGCTCTGTTTAAATCGTAAATTAAATGTTTAAAATAAGAATAAAATGATTCATGTCTATTTCTATATATTGCAATGATTGGATATATGTTTCCGTATATCATTTTTTCTTCAACAATTCTCTCATGTCCATGAGCTATATAATCCATTATATTTGATTCATTTATATTTTTAAAATCAATTTTAGAATTTGCTATACTCCAATCAACTGGGCCTATATTTTTTACATTCAATCCATTTAGTAAACACGAATAATGAAATGAAGTTGATGCTCTTCTTGGCAATGAAACAAATATAAATTTATCATCAATAAGCATTATATTAATGTTTTTTTGAAATCATTTAATTTTTTCAATGAAACCCAATTAACTAGGGAATATCTAACTCCTTCTGTTACTGGTATAACTCTATGTTTTATGTTTGAATAAAATATATACATTGTACCGACTCCATGATCGCATTGATATATATTATCCTCACTTTCATCTATTAATTGTAAATATCCACCACTATATTCATCATTTAGTTGAATGACAATAGAACAGAATCTATCTTTATATTCCGGCTCATTTGAAGAATCCGTATGCCAAGCATAGTATTCTCCAGTTTTATATTCAGTAAATTGATACGGACCTAATCCAGTAAGTTCATATCCTTTTAATTGTATGAGATTTTTTAAAGTATCTTTTAATCGTTCATCTATTTCATTTATATTATCTATAAAGGCTATGGATGATTTTCTTTTATCGTTAACAACTTTTTGGCCATTGAATTGAATCTCGGCTGGTTTTAAATTTAATTCTACTTTATATTTTTCTAAAATAGAATAACATTCTTCTTTTGAAAGAAAATTTTTAAATGTATGTAACCTTTCCATATTATTTAATTTATTTTGGAGTTTTTTTAGTATATTTTCTTTTTAATTTTTTTGGATTTTTTAAATCTGCAATCATATCTCGTATGCTTGCACATTTTTCATATTCTTCTTTTATAATATGATGATTCATTATTTTTTCTAATAAATCAGGGTAATCTTCTTTTTTTATAGTAGCATACATTTTAGAGTCAATGAATTTTACAATTGCTACTTCTTCTAATTTTTTTTCTATTGCATGCTTTATTACATCAAACAACCAAGGATAAATTGTATCTGCATTATTATTAATGTAGTTGTGTACAGCAGGAGATGCTGCCTCATCAAAGTAATTTCTCCAATCTACCTTTACATACATATCAACCATTTTATCTAGTTTACGAATATCCATATACTATAAATATTAATTAACCACCAAATATTGATTTAAATCCTCCCCAAAGTTGCTGTAAGGTTGTTTGTGATTGTGCTGGTTTTTGTGGAGTCGATACATTGTATGTTTGCGATGTTTGGGTAGAGCTTGTAGAAGTAGTATCTACTAAATATTGGTCTACACTTCTTATTTTATCTCTTGCTGCTTTAGATGCCGCTACATTAGCAGGAAAATCTGCAGTTGGATTATCGTTTGCATCAAATAATCTTTTTAGTTTATACTTTGCATGAACTCTATCTGCATTCTTACCGAATAGATATAAAAATTGATTTAATATATCAATATCCGTTGGTCTATTTCCATCGTTAGAATGTAATTTAAATTCCTCTATGCCAGCATCTTTTAATTTATCTTTATATTTTTCTACTATATAATTGTAAGTTTTTGTTGTATCTATATCTATTCCCAATATATCATCTAATGTAAAATACATATTACCTTCGGAATAACTTTGATATAATTCTTTATATAACATTTCACAAATATATTTGGTATCTCCTATCTTAATAAAGAATGGAATATAAACATCTTCATTATTTGGTATTAACTTCCACTCTTTTGAATCCAAAGATGGGTAATCCTTTACTATTTGATGTTCTGGATAAATACCATTTAGAGTAAAACGTGTATCGGTTTCTTTTTCATAAAAACCATAATCGTTTTGTATTTCTGCTAATGTTTTCACTTACTAAATTGTTTTACTTTTTCTTCTAATACATATTCAATTTCGTAAGACATTGATTTATACCAGGTATCTTTATATCGTTTAAATGTAGCGTGTGCATCTTCATGCACATATTCTAATCCAAACCATTTAATAAATCTTTTTTTTTGAACATCGCATATAACTTTTAAATTATTTTCTACATTTTTAGGAAATTCTGATTCTGGATTTAATACACCCGTTTTTAATAAAAATGGTCTTACTATATCTTTGTACCAAAGAAAATGAGAAGCAGTTGATGGATGTGCATCAAACCAAGAAATATAACGATATCCTATTTCCAATTTTTCTCTAGCGTATTCTGCAATTCCGCCAAAATTATCTGCACCTAATTTATATATTTCTATTTCTTTTTCATCAATAGTTTTAAAATATTTAGAAGTTACGTTTTTAGGTCCAGCACAATAATTTGCACATTCGTCTTCATGTACATCATATTCTATAAATGTAACAATTTCTTTAACTTTATTTAATTTTGGAATTAAATTAGGATATTGAGAAAAATAATTACTATATAGATTTGCCCAACCAAAGTAAACTAACACCTCAATATTTTTTGAATCGCAAAATTGTTTTAAATCAATAATATTATCTAAATGCTTTTCGTAAAAAGTTTCTAATGAATATATTTTTTGTTTTAAAAAAGGATTTTCATAATCAAATGGAAAATCTTTTGTGTTGATTTCTACCTGAACAGAATCTGCTCTTAATAATGCACTTAATTGAACGATACCAACTATTTTAGCGTTTGGATTTTGTTCTAATATATCGTTTACCTTTTCTTTAAATCTATGTGTTATAACATGATTACCAAACGAACCTCTTGCAACATTATACAATGTTACATTATGTTGTTTGTTTTGGTTATTAAGTTCAATTTCAATAAAATGTTGATTTTTAGCTTCTCCAGGTAATCCACCCACATCTATTAATTCATTATCGTAATTAATTTGTTTTACTAAAACAGGTTCGTTAGGAAACCTAATTCCAGTATCAGAAAAGGAGCATCCTGCTAATACAATATTATCTACCTTGTCCTCTGTAATTTTTTTCTTTTCTATCATGTTTGTTATAACTTTTTACTGCTTTTCCTGTTTTTCTTTTTCCAAAGGATACTTTGTTAGAACTAGCTGATTTTGCTTTTGCCATAGTGTTACTTATTTAGTTTGTTTATATAATTCGAAAGAAAGATATACGATAACCAAAAACATCCTGAAATAGAATAAAAAACTACGTCTGCTATCCAATATGAATCTGTAATATCCATAATCATTTTGAATAGGGCATCGTAGCCAAACGGAAGAAAGAACATCGCTAACATTAGCGAAGTATCTTTGTATACCGTCAATCGGTGTTCTCTCTCTTTGAGTTTCTTTATTCTGTTTATCACCCTCGTCCATTAAGTTTTGGTTTCGTGAATAATAAGTAACCTTTATTGTTTATAAATATTTAATTCTTTTAATAATCCATCTTTATAAATTGTTTCCAATCTATCTGAATTTGCTTTTGCTATTTTATATTGCTCCTCTTTCCAAATTAAATATTCTGTTTCTGACATATTTAATTTTTCTTTTATAAATGAAATGAGATAATTAAACCTGTTTTCGTATTCAAATTCATCATATATTCTCTCATCTATATCCGAAACAATATTAAATCCCATTTTTTTAATTGCCAAATAAATGTTTTTATCCAATGGAATTATTGGTTTACCTAACATTAACATTTGAAATGTTTTTTCGGTAAATAATATTTCATTTAGTGGTCTTGATGCGTATGAATCATTATATATTATAACATCAGAAAGTAGATGTGCATTAAATATTGACTCATTTTGCATATATAAATGACTAACCCTTTTATTTTTTATAGGTAAGAACGAACGAGTAACATTATTTTTTATTATATTATCCGGTATATCCGATACATCAATATTAGAATATGAATTATGGCTAAAATGAAATTTATAATGGTTTATAATATCACTATCTATTAATTTATGTAAAAATTTTTTACGGATATTAGTTAATCTACCTGGATTAAATCCGAATCTATATGGTTTATTTACGATTTGAAAATATTCTTTTGCTCCCATATATGTTAATGCATAATCAGATGTATGTCTACACATATACATTAGTGGAAGTAACAAAGAATTGATTGTATCTTCTTGAAAATATAAACCATCTACTATTTTTATATTAGTATTGTTACTTACAATAGAAATAATTTCGGGATTTAATACCTCATCATTCATATTATAATTGTATTCAGTATTCCATGCTAATAGATATACTGGAATATTTTGTATTTTTGTTAAACTATTTAAAAATTTTCTTATATCAAATGGTAATTGTTGAGGTGGGTCATTAGATATATCAACAAATACAACATCATAACCATCAACATCCATTTTCAAAAATGAATCATTGTTAAAAATATCCCAACTATTAATAATTTTTATTTCAAATCCTTCTTCCGTTCTAAAATAAGAATGTGTATCTTCTCTATTCGCATCGTTTAGAAACTCTCTAACGGATGGGCAATTATTTTCACCAATCAATGGAACTAAATCTAATTCAGAAACTACTCCTCTATGAGTTATATAAACTATTTTCTTCATCAATAACGCTTTTTAAGATACCGTCTTTAAAATTTTGTTTTATTTTTTCTTTTGCCGGCTGACAAATCATTATCCATTCTTTATAAAACCGATTATACTCTATTTCGGGCATTTCTAAAATTTGTTTTATAAAATTATGTATGTGTTTATATAATGTTTTTGAATAATCCTTTGTACTAAAATCTAATATATTTGCAACATTTTCGTAATAATCAATAACCTTTGGATGTAATATTCCCATTTGTTTTTGAGCAAGATATGATGATGCTTCTATTGGTAAAAATGGTTTACCCAATAATAGATGTCCTAATCCCTTTTCGCTCCAACACCATCTTTTTAATAATTCAGGTTCATTTTCGCAATTATTAGATTCAAATAAAATAGATATGTTTGCTCCTAATAATATATGTGTATATAGTACATCGGACTTCATATAAAATAAATTTGAATAATGATTTTTTTCAGAAATGTATTCAAAAAAATCAGGAGGTTTTGGTATATCATATACATCAGAAGTATCACCCATATCTCTACCTTCCAATCTCGTTTCACCTGGAAACGCACAATACAATGAAAAATTTTCGTTTAAACTATCTTTACACTCTCTATAAAATTCCAATCTATCCCATCTAGGTTTACCGAAATATCCACTTATTCTTTTTGGTACATGTAAGTACTGACAAATATTTGATGCCAACATACACATTTCTGTAAATCTGATATCAGGATGTGCCCACCATAGATACGCAGCTTCTAATGAATAAATGTAATTTGGATGTTTAGAATGTGGAAATGCAGAAATGAAGCGAACTTTTTTACCTAAAAATTGGTCTAATGTTTCACTATTAACGTGGTGATGTGGATTACCAGTAAGAGTTGGGTCGGATACATAACTAAAAACTAATATTTCGTTTTTATCATGTCCATCTATAAATTTTAATAATCTGTTCCAATTGTCATCGGTATAATTATTCCAATAAAATATACTTACGATACCATCTTCGTTTGGTATTTCATTTAAATTTTCTTTTACATTTGGGTTTAATACTTCTATTTCTAATCCATTATTTAAATGCAGTATTTGTTTATTAAAATAATAATCAAACATTTTATCTTTATCAAAGGTTGTATGACCAAATAAAATTGGTATACATGTCCATGCATTAAACGAACCAATATGTGAGAAGTGTGGTAAAACAAAAACCTTTTTTATACTATCTAAATTCATAACAAATTTTATCTCTTATAAATAGAAACAAACTAAAAAAGGGGATATTAATTCATATCCCCTAAATTTATTTTTAATTAGATTTATTATTCTACAATAGATACTACTAATTCGTGTCCTTTAGGCTCTTCTTCTGTACCTAAATCAACTTCGTGACCTTCAGTCAAAGATGATGTTTGTTCCCAATATTCACCATTTCTTACTTTTTCAACTGCTTCTACTGAAGTTTCAGCTTCTACTGCAATAATAACTTCTTTTCCGTAAGCCGAAGCTTTAACATTAAATTGTGCCATAGTTATATGTTTTTAATTCAATAATAAATATATAGTTAAATTAATTTCCTATTAATATTTTGATATATTTGTGGGATAAACCCTAATTTTTTTAATTCTTCTGTTACACCTGAACTTTTTAAATAATGTTTGTAGTTGTGTATACACACCGAGTCAATTTCTTTTCTTATTGTATATAATTCATTATACGACATACTACATATTTTTCTTACTATATTTAATATTTTTTCAAATCGTATCTTAAAATTTGTTTCTTCATCATAACTTTCATCCCACCACCTATCAAATGTTTTAAATCCGATACTTTTTAAGTATTTTAATGAGTTTGGATTTCCCATAATAATAAATGGTTGTTGAGCAACTATTGGTTTATATGTTTTTTCTGAAAAAAATAATTTATCATTTGTAGCTAATGTTTCAGTTACCAACGATACAAACGTTTTTTTATAATCTTTCATTACAAAACTACGTCCAGGATCTGGTTTATTTAAATTTATATTTTTATCAAAGGATATATCTTTTTTTAAATTTGTAAAATAATCAAATATATTGTTTGCTTCGACCAAATTTTCAGTACAACCCGCAATTATTTCTGTGGTTATTTTATCATTATATTCCTGTTCATATCCCAAACTAAATAATGTATTATTTTTCAATAATTCATCTTTTAATATATTATAAACTAATATCTTTCTATGAGCGTGTGCCCTTCTATTATAACATAATACTTTGTATTTAAAATCAAAAGTATTTACAAAATTTAAATCAAGTTTATTTTTTTCAATAAAAGGTGGATGGTCTAAAAAATAGTTCCAAGTTACATACCTAAATTCGTCATCTTCTTTATTTTTTGCTAATAAATTACCTGTTATAAAGAAATGCATATTATGTTTTCCCATATAATCCACTTCCGCGGATTCCGCCATATGAGGCTCATTTGCTCTAAAAATGAATTCATTATTAATGTTTGTTACCATTTATTCGGCGGGGGGTTGGGGGGAATTAGTCGATTTTTCTTTTTTTATTTTTATGTTTCACCTATTGATAGTTTATATTAATTTTATTAAACTTTTATTAATATCTATTTTATATTCCTTTTCGGATAACAATTTATCATAATATTCTTTATCTTTTAAAGCAAGTTCTACTAATTCCAATGATTGTTTTGGGTATCTTTTACAAAATTCATACCAAAATTCTTCTCTACTAATATAAATTGGTTTATTTTTTTTACCAATAGGAATCCAATCTTTAATTTTTTTAGATGGTTTATATAATCCAGTTTCGGAAGCTAAAAAATTACTAAACTTTTTTAATTCAATGACTTTAAAATCACATCCGGATTCGTATAATGATTTGTGCATTTCACAATCATAATGATTTCCAAAATGAGGTTTATAATAATGTCTTTTTAAATACTCAATTACTCCTTCCGTATCATCTAACATATCATCGGTCATTATCTCGGTATTGAGCGCGGATTTTAAATGCTCTATCGGGTCTCTAACAATAATCCATTTTACATCATATATCCATTCATCTATATTTCGAAATGAACTCTCTTTAAAATCCGGATACAAATCGTAATAATATGATTTAAAAAATCTCGATCCGTGTTTTAACGGAATACAAAGTTCACCATTATTGTATAGATGTACTATCATAACGCTTTCTTTTTTTAACACCTCGCCACCACTCTTTAATAGGACGGGTAATTAGGACATAAATAAAAAATATGATAAGTAATGGTGTCGCCATAAGGATAGCAAAGAAGCCGGCAATTAAATTAAAGACCAGGACCAAATCGTTTATCAATTTCTTCGGTGTGTAGTTTAGTTTCTTCATAGTTAATCTTTGTTCGTTCCATTGAAATGTTTTTACAAAAGCGGATTTCCTTATTGTTCAACGTCCATATCTCCCCATCATCCATAGCACATACAAAGAGTAGATTGTGTTCTTGGGAGTAATCAATGCAAATGAACGCATACCCTTCCATCTTATCGGAAACTCTCACTATGGGTATCATAGGATTAAGTTGGAGCATCATAGGATTAGTACTTATGTATATCAATACGAAGCTTCTTCTCTAATTCAGTAACATCATCATAATCCATATGACGAAGTTCTTTGGCTATATCAGAGATAGAAACACCATTTTTAGTAGGGAATAGGTAATTAGATATTGCCTTTTTAAGCATCCCTCCTCTACTATATATCTTTAATAATTGTTTGAAGTGTATATCGTTATTACTCATTTCTGAAGTAATGGATGTGGTTTCAATACCCGCCATATCACCACCAAACCCACACATTAGTAAGAACTCTTTAATATCGAACTCAATACCTTCATCCTTTAATTGAATGATTTGTTGTTTAGCTAATTCTTTTCTATTACCCATATCTTCTACTCCGCGTAGGATTTGAGCGATACCCGATAACATTTCACTCTTATCGTTGTCGCTTACATTTACATCTTCTCTTTTCATATACTATAAGTATTAAATAAGCTCTCTTTTAACCATTTTACGAATAATCTTATCATCATCAATCCCTTTGAACAAAGAAACCAAATCACTCACTATATCCTTTTCCGCTTCCGTTTCCACTATCTTTCTATTCATTAAAAGGATATCTTCACACTCCATTAGTATCGAATTAAACTTTTCATCACTCATACTCATTAACCATTCGATATTATCACTAATCAATTGAGCAGATTGCCAATGACCCGAATTACCCAAACCAACCGAATCACCTTCCCATACATCCCATATGTCACTACGATATAAAGGTTTATAGGGAATGAAACCATAATCTTTCCATATCTTATGTGAATGTGGTGATGTATGTATAAATGGTTTCATTAGGAGAGCATGCTTTAAAGATTTCTCATTCAATTTACGATATTGTGGACCGGTTGATACATCTCTTTGAGGTCCATCCATTGATGTCTCATATACTGCTTCTATTTGTGATTGAAGACACATTTCTATATTAGATAGATAACAACGATTATTAAATATATTATCTACATCTCTAAATGGTTCATATATCCAATCATTGTTATGAAATTTATTTTCTATTATATCCCTTTCTTCTTTTGTAAATACATTTGAATCTTGATGCTGTAATGCTGTTATCCATAACTTTTCGTAATTGTGGTTAAGAAATCTTTTCATTATATCAGGTCTTTCCATTGTATGTACCTTTCCAAAGTGAATACCCATTCTATACCTCTTATGATACATCATAT